GAGCTTCATCAAGGGAAACTCAGTAGAAAGGATGTTAAAGAATCCAATCTCTGTGTAGTCTCCACGAGTATCAACAAAAATCGCTATCGTTTTATTATCCCGGTGTGTTTTAGCAAGTTTGATCTTATCACGATTAGCGTACTTGTACTCCTCGTATAAGTAGAAGGATTTCAGTTTCTGAAACTCATTTAAGAGATATTCCAGATCTGTGTTTTCAACGATGGTCTGGAGTGTCGTGTAAGCTTTCTCCCAGTGGATCGTGTCGATATGCGCGACATCGATCAGGTGATCGACGATCTCATCATGGGTAGGGTGTTTGATCTTAGGTTTAGCCTGCGGCTGGTAAGCTTGCGGATGATCTATGGTTTGGTTTTGGTTACTACGATCTGTCGTGCGGATACGATCGGTTATCGCACGTATACGAAAGGGATAAGTCATGATTTTTGGTTCCTATGTTTATATGTTGAAATATTGGATATAGTAGCGTATGCTACATGAGTATATTTAATGGTTCAAGATAAATAGATTGTGTGTTATCAAGGCATCATACACCCCTACCTAGGATCATCAGTCCTAGGTAGGGAGTAATGGTTTATGACGTGTATACGTCTAGTGATTTAAATAATCGACTACAGTACGAAAGACCTCACTCATTTTCGTGGTGAATTGTCTATTTGTAATCAGATTAAAATCCTGATCACGAACGACTGTGTCATCGGTCTCTATCTTGAAACGGTAGTCGTCTTTATGACAGACGACACCGATTCTCCCTTTGGGGATCTCTATCATCCACCCTTGTAGATCATTGAAGAGTTCATTGTCCGTGATAGAGATGATGAGTTTGTTGTGTTTGTGGAGCGTATAGATGATTTTATCATCTTCTGTCGTGATACGCATCCAGTCTTTATGTTCGGCTAGGGTAGTTAGACAGAAGAATAACTGCTCCATGAAGTTAACGATAGGTGCACTATCTGCTTTAGGGCTATCCTCAAATAAGGAAAACCCATAGTGCAAGACCTTAATCGTCTTTCTATATAAGTCTTTTTTGAGCTTATTTAGATCAGGTTTATTACCAGTTGTGTCCAAGAAGCCTTGAGTATCCTTTTGGACTTTCTTTTGGATCTTGCGATCCACTAGATCCTCTTTATAACCTTTTTGATGAGGACCGATCTTCCAAGTACCATCGTGATAGGTATAGTTGGTAAGATTAGGATAAGGTGTGTATTGCATCAGATATCTCCTCTATCTCCTTTAACTAGACATCTCTAGTCTAGATAGTTTATCTTCAAATAAAGGATGATCTCGTAAAGGCATCACCAGATGTTCTACTAATATCTTCGTTATCCCTTTCAAATAAGCACCACAGTCTGAATATTCATCATCGATCAGTAGTCTGATGTTGATGTGGTTGTCATTACCATCTTTGATCTCATATCCAGCACCATCTAAGAAATACCAGAGTCTACGGTATCCATAGAGTTCACGATTTAACATAAGTTCAAAATGAGGATTACCATCTGTGGCTATACTTAAAGAAAAGGATAGATCAGGAAGATGGTTGGTCTCCTCTGTCCAGGGATGTTTATAGCTATCAAAGATAAAAGTAACCACATCTTGGTGAAAGAGATCGTTGATATCAATGGTCGATACTTTGCTGTGATAACACTCTATATCAGAGAGTCTTCTGGTAAACATATCGAGTACTTGAGAAAAAGCATCGATGGTACGATCTCTTAAAAATAACGTAGGATCATCGGGATCAGGATCATTGACATTAGCGCTTTTCTTAAGCTTCTTTAAAAGCATGTCAACGTGTTCTTTAAAAGAGATATCATTGCTCGTTACAGTCATATACCACCTTCTGTCTAAGTAGATCAATAGAGGTCTTGATATCATCGAGTTTGTATACCAGATAACCTCCTGCATAGCGATAACTCTCTTTAGTGACTTTATCGCGTCCGTTTAAAGAGATGATCCTGACTTGATAGTTGTAAGGATCATCTTCGATGAAATAAGGATAAGATACCTCGATATCACGATGTCTGAACCGATAGAAATCCTGATAGATCATGATAGAGAGTTCTGGTTGCTTATCATTAGAGATAGAGAATAACTCTTTATCATCATCCTTGCTATAAGTGATGTTCTTACAAGACTGGTTCAAGCATTTAAAGAGATCTCCAAAATACCATGCAAGGTTACGGATACAGACTTTGACCGTAGCTTGTCTTTTCAGTCTTGCGATATTGGGGTTATCATTAAAAATCCAGTCATACGCAGCTTCTATAGTAGTACTGGATGCAAAATCAATAGGTTTGTTAGTCATGGGTTACTCATTTATAAGAGATGTCATACACCTTCACTAGGACTCTAAGGTCCTAGTGAAGGCGAGGATGTTTGGCGTATAGATTAATGATGTTCGATCAGAACAGATCATCAGCAGTGATCTGTTTCTGCTTCTTACTGTAGTCCGTACTACGCTTGTAGAAGAAGTCATTTTCTTTACCAGAAAGGACCTCTTCATCGAACCATCTGGTCTTAGCCAAGAGTCGCTCATCGACCAGGTAAGGTGCTTCGATACCTAGTATCTCCAGTGAGTTGTTGTAACGATGGATGATGTAGTTTTCAGCAGTAGCGAGATCGATGAAATCCAGATCCCCTTCTTCAAAGATCCAGTGGAGGATTGCTTTTTCTGCTTTAAGCGCAGAATCCGCAAGGGCGGTGAGTTCTTGATAGAACTCCTCCGTGAATAACTCAGGATGCTCTTCTTTCAAGATACCATATAAAGCGATACCAAATCTCCCATGGATCTCTTCTTCTTTGGAAGTAGCTTCGATAGCATTAGAGATCCCTTTAAACATGTTCTTGTGTTTGTTAAAGGACATGATCACCAGGAACTGACCAAAAAGAGAGATATGTTCGACGAACAGAGAGAACATGATCAAAGAAAGGACGAAATGGGATTTGGAGAGTTCTTTATTAGTTAAGAAACTCTCAATATACTCTACTCGACCCATCAATGCCGTGTATTCACGGATATTGGAGAACATCTCGTTCATACCAAGCTTCTCTAGGAGATCAGAATACGCGTCGAAATGTCGGGAATTGCCCTCTATTGATACAGTGTCTTTATATCTGGTAATGATGAAACCAGAAGGAACAGTTACACAGTAAACCATACCGTTGTAATCGATGGTTTCTTTTTGGATACTAGGGTTGTCTAAAGAGTAAAGTGTGATATTATCGATCTCTTTATCTGATCTTTGATCATATCCACCGTAATACTTTACTCTATCGATAGAAACATCGAAGTCTTTGGCCAACACTACTCTTTCATCGCCTGTGGTTGGATCGAAATCTAGCATCCTGTGGTTTGGAGTGACGATTGTTACCCACTTATCATTTTCCGTACTAAAACGATAAAGTTCGCCTTGGTACCGGTTTTTTATCACCTTAGTAGGTTTAGCAAAAGATATTTCCTTAGTTCTAGCATCAAACTGGCAAACTAATCTATCCCCAGTAATATTTTTAAAATTAACCCATCCAGAAGGAGTGAGAATTTCTGTTCCTTCAATATGGCATTCGCTCTCGCCGAAGGTCACACCTACGAGATCCACTTCTGGTTTGGGAAAGTATTTATAAAGATCACTCCAGAATCGTTTTACAGATACCTCTACTTGTGCTATCGCCAACATCGCTTTTGTTAAAACTGACTTTTCGGCAGGTGTGACATTAACATGATAGTCCTGGATATCTGAACTGAAGTTGAACTCCGATGAGAGCCAGTAGCTATGTCTGATAGCATCCTTAAAGTCTATCAGTTCAGGATACTCGTATGGTTTGGCTTCGACTCTTTTTTCAAATAAGTTGCGTTTACTCATGGGTTAAGACTCCTATGGTTCCAGTTAAATAAATAGCGGATGCTACGTCATATATCCTGTCTCCTCGTATCAAAGGAGACAGGATGATTTTTATTCAAAATTCATGTATAGGCAACATTGATCTCATTCTTACCAAATCCTACCGGTTTATAGTATCTTTTCTCGACTCGCTCAATAGGCGTATCCTCTAAGATGATGTATCTGTCTCTTAATGACAGATCGTCCACTCTGATCATCACACCATCAGCTCTACCTTGTCTGACATAACGTAGATATAGCTGACTGACGAAGTACTGATCTTCGATACCATAGTGGACTACCTGGAAACCATAGTCCATCTTTAGAGTATTGATCGCAGAACTATAACGAAACAGTCTACGACAAGAGATCGACATGTCATCTGCGATAAACCCTTCTGGAGTGAGATATCCTGATATCGACACGGATGGATAATGAATGGTGTGGATATATTTCGGTATGGATGGAGGATGATGACCTTTATAAGGAGACCATTTCTTTGCATGATAGAGATATTGTTCTATCTTGGAGAGTACACCTGCTTTGTAGATGCATCTAAGATACTTAGTCTGCACGTCAAAATGCTCAGATGCAATAAAAGCTGTGTTATGGGGATATTGATCTAATACCGGTAAGATCTCTGTTGGCTCAGAGAAGATTTTTGTTGCCATGAGTTAACCTCTTTTTGACTATAATACTCATCACTATAGTAAGAGTCTTTCATTGATACCCATACCTAGAGTCATTTCTATGTATGGGGATGTATGCCGTCTAGGCTCTCTGAGAGGATCAAATCTGAAGAGCTATCAAGATAGCTCTGATGACTTCTTCTGAGATGGTGTTGTTAGCACCATCGATGAAAAGGATGATCATCGATGACATGACGTCTATATCAGAGTCTGACTTTCATACCCAGATAAGACATAAGCATCGCATCCATCAGGATGTGGTATATCGATTCACCCACTAGTGCATTGTAATCATCTAGTCCTACTTTATCACCCGTGTGACTTAAGATATCTGCGTCATGGTAACGATATCCGTCGTCTCTATGGATCCCCCAGTTGAAAGCACCGTCGATATTGAGTTCAATATAGCTATTAGGATCATTCTCACGATAGCACTTGAGGACATGGATATCAGGTACAAGATCGATAGACTGATAGTCGATAGATCGAGTGTGACTATACACGGCAGGATATCGTTCTAGTGAGATGAACATATCTCCTTTATCACGACTGTCAAAAAGGAAGTATTTTAAATGATCTTGGATGTTGTTGATGATAGTAATGTAGTTATCAAGATAAGCAACACGATCTTCTTCAGGGATGTCCTCACTGATGAGATGCATCCGCATCGTGATCTGAGATCCTTTTAGGTGTGATGGAGTAAGATCTTTGATACTGAACTTAGCATTTGGGTAATCGATCTTCTTGAATGTACAATTCTGCAACATCTGCAAGATACGGATATCATGTTTGACGTTGTTTAAAGGGAAATGGGTTTTAAGGGTAACATCTCCTAAGAAAGGTGCTGCGGGATATACTTCAAATTCTAATACACCATAGCTGTAGTCAGGGTTTTCTGAAGTAGGGTTGGAGGGTGCAAAGGTCCAGTCGAAATGTTTACCACTGACATGGTCGTTGACCTTGATGTCGGTGGTAGTGACTTTACTAGCGTAATGAAGTTTGTCTTTCAAAAGACGATAGAGTCTTAAAGAAGGGATGATGTTATTATAATCTCTTTCTAAGATACGGTTGGTGATATTAAGGTAAAACATATCACACAGTGCTTGGTTGAAGCCTTGTACATCGTAGTTCATATAGCGTTCCTATGTTTGGGTTATTTAGATAATGATGGTAGTATACTACCATGGATATATTTAATATCTCAATAAAAAAAGAATAGACGTCATAGAGCATCCCTAGGATACCGATAGTGGGTATCCTAGGGACATATGACGTGTACTATCCACTGAGATATAAGTATCCTCCTGAAGTATAGGTGTACTAGATGATGTTGGTCCAGATATACGGAAGAGCTTTCGTGAGAGAATCGATGTAAGCTTTCATGATGACTGGTGTTTGATCATCTTCCTTGTCAAAAGAGATGTGTTCATTAGCTATGATCATCTTCGAAAGTACTGATTCCTCGTGTCTTATAGAGCATCTGAGACACCGAAGTTCTTTACCTGTATACCTAAAATGGACGTTTTGGTAAGCGACTATGAAAGCGGGTATATTGATACCGAGTTTTATATAGACGTTTCTGTCTACATCCTGCATAGCGATAGACTCCAAAACTCCTTCGACGTCTTTATACTCGACATACTGGACGCGACCGATATTATTTTTGAGATAACCAATCGCTTTCCGATAGATATCAAAGAGCTCATCTAGGTAATCTGCGTGTGTCATGTCTAGCTGATAGGCTTTATCTGTCAAGAACAAGATATCCTGATAGAGCGCTTTATGGGCTCTTGATACAGGTGGCTCTGTCTGACGACAGATCTCCTGATCTCTTATCCCGTGAAGAAGATCAGAGAAAATCTTTAGGATATCTACCATACAGAGTGGGATATCTTTATCACCAGAACCTACTTCATACTGGAAATTGCTGTCTTTGACATAGGTGTGGATATAGATAGGATCAACGCCTTTCTTGGAGAGGATGTAATAGGTGTCGTGAGTTCTTTTGTCCTCTTTAATCTCCATCCACTGAAATTTGTTATCGTCCATAGATCCATAAAACGTCAAGATATCTTTACCAGGTTCTTGATCGAAGTGATATTGGTTGTGGTTAGGATCATGTATGAACCGATAGATCTCTCCAATGAAATCCGTGATAAGTTCAGGTACTGGTTTATCGAGTTTTGTATATTGATCGCAGAGATTCGTGAAGTAGAAGTTAAACTGATCAATAAACGTATAGATAGAAACAGGGTTTTTAAAGGTAACAGATGTAGACATAATGAACTCCTTATTTAGATAAAATGGCATAGCACCCTAGTGATACCTTAGATAGGTATCACTAGGGGTGTTTGACGTGTTTCAGTATTCACCACTAGTGGGATCAAAACCAGTCATAGTCCTGAACAACGCTTTTCTTAGTAGCTGATGATATTGCTGGATGTATCCATTGTTAAGCTCACTAACGGGTATTGTGCCAACAACTTCGCTACCGTATTTCTTTACGTATATTGAATCTTCAGTCTTCTCTACTGAAAATGAATCATTCGAGTCTGAATATAGCACTGTGAAAGTATCTTCTTCATCATCACTAATAACTTTCAATGATTGATTTTCTTTGATGTTACCACCGAAGGCGTCAGTATCCAATAGTAAATTAAATTCATTGCGAGTAGCCTCTAACGGATCATCAGGGGTATGATATTTCATCTTCACTGATTGTTGATTATTAACCATTGCGTCTAATACAGTTAACACAAAACGGTTCATAGTTACTAGCAGATCCTGATAATAACTATTACTCAGGTACTGGTTATATTGAAGATTGATAAATTCGTAATGATTGAACAAAGTTATCATGGATGCATTATAACGATATTCGTTGAGATAGTACACAGGTTCATCGTAATGACGGATTAATTTTCTTAACTGGTCTACGAATTTAAATATCAGTTCTTTTTCTCTCTGATTTTCTAATCCATGTGTCTCATCCCAGAATAAGAATTTTCTACCATCTTGGTAAACCCTTTCTTCAAATTCAATGGTTCTACCAAATAAACATAACTCAATCTTATTGATTAATGAATATTCATCAGTAATCTTCTTTTCAGTGTAGTCCTGTAAATTAAGACGTAAATCTAATGCATTATCGGATGCGTAATGAAGGTAGTAAGTTGAGTAGAAGTAAGTAGCTTTTTCCTGATAATAAAACTTTATCTTCAGTGGCGAGTTTTGGATATTAGGACAGGTGTTAAAGATATCATTTAAAGCATCTTCGTAGAAGTACTGGAAGTATTCTACCATATTACCACTAAAATACACACTTTTATTGTTCTGATAATAATCGATAATATTATCTACTACTTTGCGAAAGAGAGGTTCTTTTAAAGTACTAATCTCTTTTCTTTCTATATCAACGATTGACATATTAGACTCCTATGTTTAAAATAAATATCATACATCCCCTGATACACCTGTAATGGGTGTATCAGGGATTTATGACGTGTATAACGCTATCTAAGACGAGATGACTGTGGGATACCTGTTGTATAAGCAAACAAGGTATCTCTGATGATAGATGTCAATGCAGTGGGGTAAGAGAGATAAGTTAAATCAGAATCTCTATAAGGCAAGACATAGCCTACATCGTCTATGTTGATATAGGAATCTTTACCGTGGTTATGATTAAATACCATCGATATCCCTGGTGCAGACAGCGTGGTGATAGGTTTATCATCTCCATCATGGTCAGTGATCTCAATGGCTGCGTTACCATGATAAAGCGTGTACACTAAGTGATCGTCGGTATACACTCTTTTTACTGCGTTGGAATCACCTACATCTAGGGCGAAATCATTCATGATCCCTTTAATAGCGTAGATCGCTTTATCATAGGCCTCATGTTCTGCCTCCGATAAGGAAGTATCTTCTTTGATCCTGGTAAGAAGATTGTTAAGCATTCTATCACAGGTGCTGCTGTAATGATCAATCGCTTCTTCTGTGCTTATATGGATGACGTTACCATAGCTTGCTTCCATCAGGTAGGTTGCATGGATCTTTAAGATATCGGCGATTAAGAAATACAGTTTAATATTCTCACCGGTGTCTAAGAGATCTCTGGGTGTATTGATGACGATCTTACCATCCTCATTGATGATAAATTTTGCATCAACTTCACCTCTAGGATCATTAGGGTTTAAGTAATGATAACTAAACCTAAGCAAACGATGATCTTTAAAATAGATTTTGAAAACATCTTCAATATCGTCATCAAAACCAAACTCTTGTTCATCAAAAGCTGGTATTGTAGCAAAGTTGATCGAAAGTGTCGATACAGACTCACCATTGATGGTATCACGTTGGACAATGAGATCAATCTTGTTCATGAGTTTAGTATAATAGATCAGTTTACCGACAAGTTTCATATGTCCCTTGATAAAAGGATAAAACTCATCGATCTCAGACCAGGTTGGAAACTCTTTGTCGATAGTATCAAGGATGGGATCTGACGCATCAAGCATGTCTTTTGCATTGAGAGGGTTGTTAGGGAACACTAATGTTGTCATGGGTTCACTCCTATGTTTAAAGATGATGTTGTAGGAATTGGATTAATTAAAGTTTGTGATATCGAAATTCATCGATGGTACCTTGCCGCTTATTTTCATGGTAATGATGGCTGATGTGGTATTTAAGTGTTTTGACAAGATCAATGAGTACCTTTTTCACGACATCGTGGACATCGATGATAAAATCCTCTGCATGATAGAAAAGAAAAGACAAAGGATCTGTAGGTCCAAAATAATGTATTCTGTCGATGATATTGATGCCTTTATGACCATTATGGTTATAATAGGAAACAACACCTTCCTCGTCATGGATAGCAATTACCTTGAAATCATCATACCACTGGATCGTGGTATAACGATTACCATGATTTAGTGTGATAGACTGGCATCTTTGATAACCAAATATCAAAGGCTCGAAATCACCAGGTTTCCAGAAAGAGAATAATCGGTTATCGACATTATACTGTTGATCGAATTTGATTTCATCTCTTTTATCGATAAAATATCGCAAGGTATTGAAGTAGAAGTTATAAGCATTAAAAATGTTTCTTTGATATGGGTTTTGTTCATCGTAGTGCTTCTTCATGACACAGTTGATGTCGTCAAATATCGACTGTATGTAATCTTGTTTATTCATGTCTATTTTCCTTTTGTAATACACTATGCGTCATAGATCCCCTACCCAGGACTTAGTATCCTGGGTAGGGGATATGACATTATTAAAAAGGCGATGTCTGTGACAGGATTAGATCCGACCAAGACATATCGCCACGCATTTTCGTACCACTATAGCTTTCGCTACCACACATCACTAGTACATGTGTGTTTGTGGTCTGGACTATACTTTTATCGTGGGTGGTTAACCACCTTTAGATACCTGCCGTTCTAGTCTCTACACCTTCTTGGTCTATATATGCTTTCCCAGGGTATGGTATATAGTAAGCTTGGCTCGGTATTACCGCGTCAGTGAGTTATCGGATTGTTGATAATCACTTATGTTGACTTATCTAAACCGGATGTGTTCAGACTGTAGGTTTTGCCGAATTTGACAGGTTACATCTGTAGGATCTCTCCTACAACACTTCAAGAAATATCTACGTTCCGTTAAGAAACCATATCTATATATTTGATAATAGCGACACTTTCTTGAGGGAAGTGTACACTTAAGGTATAACCTCCGATACGATCATTGATATAGACTCGATATTCAAGATCAACAGTGTTTTCTTTGGAAAGCGCGTCTCTGACGAGACCATCGATAATATCAGAGGGAGTTACATTTTGTAATGCTTTTCTGGCGATGGGAAGGAAGTGATCTTCGACGATTTGATCGAGTTCTCGAAGTCTATTATCAGAAGGTTTTTTATATTCGATCATGTGATTACCTCTGTTTTATCAGGTTTTGAGCTTTTATTAGTCCTAACCCAAGTAATGATGAAACCTTTGATTGCATTTTTGTGTTTGATCCAGTATGCATCATTGTACCGATCCAGGTTATTTAGATCAAGACGACAAAACTGATGTTTGTGTTTATGGTACCAGGATAATTCAACCAATCCATCATAATGGAAAAGCTCTTCTCTGATAGATTTGATATTCTTGATCTGGAAGTATTTACGGCGATACCATTCACGACTGAGTTTCTTTGACATAATAATCTTCTTTTCATATCTCGTCAGATAGCCACTATGTGGCATAGCATCCTGATACGCTATATGCGTATCAGGGATGTATGACGTGTATGTATTAAATAAAAGTATCTGAGATAGGATCATGCCCTGTGATGATCCTGAATATAGCTTTGTGGAGGGTGTGGTAGAGATCTTTGATTAAAGTGCCTCCTGTCATAGCCACAGGTGACATGAATTGTAGGTTATGTTCACTTATTTGGAAATGAACATAACCATCATCTTTCACCTCCATCACGGTAAAACCTTCTCTATCGTGTTTGTTAAAGACAAACTGAGTGCTGTAGCCAAACTTGAAGTAGAAAGTCTGATCTTCATTAAGACGATAATCATAGACTGTAAATTTATACTCGGTGGATTTAACCTCATTATCACTATCGAAAGTTTGACTTATCTCAACTGCTTTACGATATTCTGTCATGAGGTCAAGGGCAGATAACATCGAGATCACCTGACTGGTAATCTCAGCATATTCAGGATTACCATCAGTATAACTGTTATAGACTAGACTCGTGAGTTCATGATGGTGCTTCAACATGATCCTCTCGGCATTATGGCGATAGTCATCGCAGTAATGACCGATGTCGTTCATCAATTCGATATACAGATGGATACTATCAAAGAACTGATAGATCAACGACAGCTCTTGTGATGTCTGTACAGGTTCCGATACTTCGGGCGTATAGTAATAACGTTCTCCTTTACTGTCTTCACGGATATCCAGTTGGAAGGTATCGTTATCATCAACCATGAGTATGTAAGATGCAACAACCACACCTTCTTTTAAAGCATCCGTGATAGGTACAGGAGTTGTATAGACGTTACCTCTAAAGTGGTAACTAAAGCCCCCTTCATACCAGGAAAGAGATGTTTGTTTGATATATTTGTCCTGATGGAGATGTAGTCGTAATGGTGATCCCTGAACGTTAGGGATATGTTTGGTGATGTATTCTAGGGATTCGTCACTACTTGCTAGTTCTGATAAGACATACGGGAAGTACTCACCATAGCAACTGTTTACGGTGTCTTGTCCTCGATAATACGTCAGGAGTTTATCCAAAGGTTTCCAGAGGTGTTCTTCATAGAGCACCGACCATGATTTAGGTTCTATGAGTTTACCAACGTTAATATTAGCCATGGGTTATCACCTTAATTTAATTTAATAGAAATAGCATCGTCAATACCGATGCTACTGATATAATCTATATCTGTATATAAATAGCCTACGGCATATGTGCCATATCACCCTGATATACCTGTAATGGGTGTATCAGGGATGTATGATGTATGCTCTATGGATGATCGATGATATCGCATCCTGTATAGGTGGATATCATGGAGAGCAACAATGTCTCATGTAAAGACTTTGCGATATAAGCGTTGTCTAAGGTAAGTTTAACATCATCTTTCTTATACGTAATCTTACCTTCTTTGCTGTATAAGGATTTACCATGCCAGTTTAATGAGAAATCAACATCAGAGAAGTTGATCCTGAAGTTATCACGTTTGAAGAAAGAGATACCGTTGTTAAGTTCTTTGATATCGATAGTGTTGATGACATTGTGCATCTCAAAGACAAAATCTACTGAGAGTGCTAACGCAGGTGCTAACACAATGATGTCTTTGCTATCGATGATTTGCTTTATGATGCTGTAAAGACTGGTTCTGACCTGATGGATATAGTGGTTTCTTTGGAAAGGGATATAGGGTGTGAGATAATGTTCCATCCCTGCTGGTACAAAGTAATGATGAAACCAGTGAATCATATTTGCATATTCAAGGTGGTGAAGATAGTTACCGTTAGTTATACCTGGTAGGGGATCTTTGATCACTGAGGTACTACAGATTACATCAGTGTTTGTTAAATACTGGTAAGAGAAGACGAGATAAGGTTCTTTCTGGTTACCAAAAGAAAATATTTCATCACTGATACGATACTCACCAAGTTCGATGCTATCTATTTTACGTGTGCAGTCTGATGGATAAAAAGAAAGATAAGCTCTTAGCTTCTTAAAGAGTGCAAGATCTATGATGAACTCTGGATATTGTTTATCATGGATGTCTTGCAAGAGTCTGTTACGAGAGGGATGGTCAAGATGTTTCTTGACCTTGTCTAAGAAGATTTGATACATGTTTAACGACCTCTTTTTAATGAATACGTCATAGGACATCACTAGCTATCCCTGTAAGGTAGCTAGTGATGATGGGATGTATGCCGCGTAGTGTTACTGCTTTACCGATGATAACTCATCGTATCGTTTCATCAGTTGTTCTGCCCAGCGTTTATAAACCATGAATGTGTAATCATCGTGATCCAAGGTAAATATCACCCTTTCTCGGATAAACCCATTTTCAATATAAACGATGGTACCGTTAACATAGATACCAACACCAAAACACCTACCAGTATCTTTTCTCTGGTTATGCTGATAGAACTCATACAGCATAACCCCTGGAAACGGCTGGTTTTTGATGATCACGTCGTCTAGAGTGCTATTTGACAATATATCATCGATGATGGCGTATGAGTGCAAGATCTTAGATACGGCTTTTGGTGAGTTATTATAGACGAAATCGGTATAGGTTTTATCGTCGATCGTTACAGGAGACGTATTAATCTCATCTGGATCGATAGCGATCAGACGGGGATTGTCTAAATCATCTCTCTTATAGAGAATCTTTAGTGGTGCTATCAACGCATCAAGCACAACTTCTAAAGAATCCATCAAGGCATTTTTATACTGCGGATTACGGATAGTGGATTCAACTTGATGTTTATTGTGTTCAATGGTTTTAATCGTCTCGCCATCGATATCAACACTCATTCTACAACTGAGACCTACTTCTACCATAGACCAATCAACATGAATCAACAATCGACCTTTACTGTCACTATACCGGATGACGACATCGTCATCATCAGGAAGTTTGAAGATATCGTGTTCGTAGGGCATGCTAGTCGACAAAACATTTCTACGATAGCGATACTGGAAGATGTTCTTCGTGACATCACCTATCTCTTTAAAGACAGCATCAGTGATTTTCTTGTACTCTGGCCAGTTTTTGTTAAGATGATGTCTGGAAGAATCGAGATGTCGATAGATATAAGCTTGACAACGATAGATGTCGTTATTGAAATCGTCCAGAGATGCTTCTAAACTGTGGTTCATTTAAGACTCCTGTGTTTTGGGGATTATAGCTTGTTACATAGTGGTAATATATATTTAAAAATAAGTAATATTTAAAAATAAGTACACGTCATACATCCCTGATACACCTGTAGTAGGTGTATCAGGGTGCTCTGACTGAATGAAGGAAGAAGCACCTCACTAGGACCTTAGTGGTCCTAGTGAGGATGTATACCATTAATTATATTTATTTCCAGTACCTGGTGTTGTCCAGCCACCACCAGGAGTCCATTCGTATCCTGCTCCGCTACCACCAGGATTGCCAGGATTATAACTACCACCAGTACTTCTTCTAGTATAGGTAAGTTTATAATCAATCCTTTTGGTGTACAACCCATACTGATCACAGAAGATGAAGATTGCATAGCAGTCCCAGGTTGACGTGACATCACCATTGGGCAAACCATAGAAACCAAAATCAAATGCAGGTGCTGCGGGACCCGGACTAAATGAGAACCCGGTGTTAGTCCAGTTAGACACACCGAGTAAACGAGGTTCTGGTTTCGGAGACCATGGCTCTAGCATCTTGCTGTCTTTCCAGAACCTGGTATCCCAGCCATATTTGACATTAGAATCTAGATGGGAAGCGGAGAACTTTCCTCTCTGGATAAACTCGATATACGGTCTTAAAGCAGCATCGACAGCAGGCGGTCGTGATACTTCCACCACAAAGTACGCGGTAACGTCCTCTTTACGAGATAGGTAGTCGGCGTAGAGAGCATTTCTTTCAAGACCCACCGTGTAAGATATCGTCACCTTAGCTTTGATAACTTTATACCATTTATCGTGGTACAGGCGTAACATCTCATCAGTGATCGGTTCGACTGTGTTGAAAGTACCCATCGGGGTGTAGAAGGATGGATATGTAAGTTCAGTAATCCCTCTTCTACCTTTCTGGTTCTGATACAGGTTTGCTGATTCCCTCGAGTTATGTCCCAGATAGTAGTTGTAACCCCAAGCGTAATCTTTGGTGTCACTACGGTAGTTGTATTTGATACCAAGACCATTGTCTTTGATATCATTACTGACATTGTAGATTGTGGACGGGTTGATCCCTGGATAGTTACTTATAGCAAATCTTCGGGTGTCTATATCACTGGTACCCCAAGGTGACACATTACTAGACCTACGGTCTTTTGTTGTACGATAACCGATAGATACCACCGCAGGATAGTTCTTAGGAATCGGTAATATATTTTCCACACCTATATCGTTGACTGTAATGTTACCACCATCGATCTTTTCTAAGTAATAAGTGGTAGGTTGGGTACCCAAACCAGTACTATAGTTCATTTTCTTAGTAGGTGGAATGCCAACATAACCCTTTTCTCGTTGAAGTTCGAGATACTTCTCTTTGGTATAGTAGATGTTGCCATCAGTTGTGTCCGGCAAATTTACTTTTTTACCATCGCCATAAAGAAGATACGGAGGAAGGTCTTCTGAGGGATACATAAGCAATTCCCATCTCTCCCCTTCTACTGCTTTAATGGAACGATCTACACTAGGGTCATATTCACGAGAACCTTCACAGTTCGTGATCCTTAGTTTAAACCGGATATCACTGAAATTATCAATCGTTACGGTATTTGATCTCAATCTTCCGACCTTATTGGTGTTCTTATTGAGGAAATAGAGTTCTAGATAGACTCTCTTCCCTCTCTCCATATACGTAAATATCGGAGAAGCCATCCAGTTAATGTCTGCATCGGTCGATCTTACCCAAAGATCGTAGTCGTCAGGATTCTCATTACCTTTATCTAGAGGATTCAGGATGACCTTAGAACCTGGGTAAACGCCTTCTACTCTAATATAGTTCCCGTGAACCCAGTTATAATTCCCGGTGTCACGTTGCCAACTAAACCTTTTCACGATATCGATAGTCTCCTGTGGTTCATCGTTGATAAACCATTTACCCATGATCTCGATCTCGTTTAAGTTACGGACGGTCGTGGTGTTTAACTGGAAGTACTGCAAGATCGCAGCAGTACCTAATTTACCAGTACCGTAGATGCGTAACACCCCATCAGCGGTTTGCGTATTATCAATAACCGCTGCCAGTTTGTTAGAAGTGAAAGATTCCTCGAAACCTTTGTTATCAACATAAGTGATCTTAAGGGATAATGATTTACCGATATCATCTACCGTGAAACGATACTTCACAGAAGTATTTTCACCAGGAGCTGCGTAGTTGAAAGGATCTCCTACAGGTTTGTCATCTAGCAACCATTGCAGTTTAGCCTGGTTGATATCATATCCGTCTGGATCACTGATACTGACGGAATAGAAATACCCTTGTTCACCTACAAACGGTAAAGAGTTACCGACCATCTTGATCTGGATATTACCACTAGCAGCTCTATTCTGATCAAACTGACAGAAATCATTGGCTAACTGAGCGTTAGTATACCAACAGTTGATATCCACATGGTACTGACTGTAATCATCAGAAGGATTTTGTTTGATATGGGAACAGTACTGACTGAATAACTTAATACCAACAATATTTCTGTCAAAATCCTGCCATCTTAGTTTCGTTCTACCGAACACGGTATTGAAAGCATAACTCTGACCTTTGATGATGTCGGGTCTACCAAAAGTACCAATGAAGTTGTACTGTTTGGTACTTAAGTGGTGGTCTCCTGCAAATAAAGCATGGTTACAGGTATAGATCCCATCTTGACCACTCGGGTTTCTTGCAAGATACTTGATCTGATTTGCTGTCTCTAGAGTAGTGTTACAGAAATCATAGACAGAGTCTCCCAAAGACTGACGGTTACATTCCACCATGAAAGGTTCAAACTGACATCTGTTTTGCTTGAGCATCTTGGTGATGTCATTGGTACTGGGATGTTCTTGTACTAACGTCAGTCCATAGAAACGAAAACGGGTATGGAGTTTCTCATCATGAGTCCAGCCAGCTCTTGTGATTCTAGTTTCCATAAAACCAGAGTTATCTTTGCTACCGACGACCAAAAACTCACAGTGGTTAAAGATGATCTTGGTACTCAGTCTGTGATAACGAATATCCCAACCCCTCTCACCACCGAGTTCGTTATAGATCGTATCACACTGATCCCCATAAGGACGGAATTCAATCACGCCACCACGAGCATAGACCTTACCCCAGGTTTGATCACCCAGTTTGTTGAGCTCAAAATAGTTGTTTGCGATATTAGGATCAGTGACAGGAGTCCAGTTTTTAAACTGCCATCCCACACGGTGTTCAACCCCTTCTTTTAACCATACCGTACGATGGATACTGGCAGGACCTTGGGACAATGCATAAGCGATAGACTTAAGTGGTTTCTCACGAGTACCACGTTTATTCTCTTTGGTAACTGCTTCATCAACACCATCTTTTGGATCCACATAGAGGTTGACAAAATAAGACCAATCTTGTTCTATCGGTAAAGCGTAGTAGATCCCATCAGGCTGTAAGGTGATCAGGTTACCTGCTTTTTGAGAGATCGGGATGATCTGGGGCAACAACACACGGAAAGGTTGGTTGTAATACTCAACCATCCTGTCACCTACGATCTGTTTAGTAACGGTATATTTACTAAACTTACCATTTTCATACTTGGTCCACTCAGTACCATCTGGGATATCATATCCACCATAAAGGGCTAATTCATGAACGGCATAAACCATCTTGTCTTCTGATACCATGTAGTCCAGAAGATCTTTTAAACGATCTGCGTCTTTAAGTCTTTTGTCGATGTAGTTATAGATATCACCAAACTTATCCGTATCCCCTAAGAGCAATGCTTGTCTTAGACGATCTATTGCATAAACCAAATATTCAAAACCATAGATGTCACCGATGTCATGCATGTGTGGTGCCGGTGGCCAGAATTCAGGTTTGGCGATGATGTTATCCCAGATAACGGGTCTTTTGTCTTTAGCAAGGTTATCTAACTGTTGTTTTAACACATCTCCAAAAGAGAGCGCGTACATCCCACCTACCGTCTGATAACTTACGGTGATGTTATCAGAGACGGATTTATTGGTGATAACAATAGTAGTCGCAACTTCTTTACCGGTATCTCTTTGGATGGTTTCTGAGAAATCTGCAACTAAGTAGTCATCCTTGGTCAGTACTCTATTAGTTAAAGTATCTGTGATGATGACAGATTCTACATAGAAAGGAATATAGGTCGGGATAACGATCCTTCTTTCTCTTCCTGTGATGAGCGCATGGGGTTCATCTTGGACGAAGTTATTCGGTGATCTTGCAGATTTATCGAAAGGGTATCTTATTTGTAAAAGTGTTTGTGGCATGGTAGTTTCCTTAATTCATTAAACTGAGACGACTACGATGGGATAGATAAAAGCAGGTTTGCTATTGATAGCTGGGAATTTACAATGTCTGATATGAACTTTAAATGGGATCACTGAGGAGTCTCCGATGTGATCTTCGTAGTTATATACGAGTCGACCATTTGCTTTCATGTCATCTTTTTCTTGTTGGGTCAAGAAGGATTCTGGTTTCAACGCTCTTTCAATGTAATCAGGGTTGGTGATGATAGAGAGCTGGTTGTTCTGTGGGTATTTATAATAACCACCAGATTTAGCTTTCTCAACTCTGATGTATTCCTCGACATCAAAACCAAACTTAGTTGCAAGACCTACGATACCAGAACGATATCCAGCAACAGGATTTTCAGGATGGGTTGCTCTATCCCAGTTATCACTCGCATACCAGTTAACATTACCTTTCATGACGTTTAGTATCCAGTTCAACATGACATTAAACTTAACTGCTATCGTCTTCTCTTCGATAAATACTTTATACTGATCCGTGCTGTCTGAAGGATTTCGGTAATCTTTGAAGAAATCAGTTCGGTTATGGAGTGTGGTATATTTAATATCAAAGCTAGTCAAGTTGGCTTCATTGATCAGATTACCAGACTCTCCGTCATAGACGACATAGGTCTGGTTTGGCTGTGGTGTGGTAACACTGATGACATTGCATGGTGTCAGACCCAGAGCAGGTCTGATGACAGATGAGTTGCTACTGATGTTACCATAGAGAGGATCATTCTCATCTGTCACGTATCCTAAGGTGTAGGGTGTGTTAGATCCTTGGATGATCTGGTCAGCGATATACTTTTTATAGTTTTTGGTGATTGGAGGTTCGTATTCATTTAACGCACTGCCAAAAGCAGCAGACAATGCTGTTGATAGTTCTTTGAGCTTATCTTTGATGAGCGTATTGACTTCATCTTTACTATACTGCTTCTTACTGACATCTGTGATTGTGGTCGCGATACTTAAAATAGCTGAAGTTAGTTCTCTTGCACCATAGAGATCTTTGATATTAAAATCATGGTTGGTGACAGGGAACCTGTAAGGAAGTTCTGCTACCTGATCCCAGTAGATCACTTTGGGGTTGTGTATTCTGTCAGCGAGTATCTTGAGTATTGTCTGCTCATCGATCAACCAGTCACCACCTAGTGTCTGATAGTCAATCGACAATACCCCTTGCATATCTCTTTTCAAAAGACTGATCGAACCAAACAAAGGTTGTGCGACCGATTTTGACCCTTCACTGAAGTGGTGCGTTAATTCATAGTCCTCACCTCTCTTGAGTACTTTTGGGGTGACACCACTACCAGCTGCCTGATAAGTAACTTTGAGTCCCATCTCGTAGTAAGGGGCGAACTTAGGTACTATGAAATGAAAGTCTTGTAAATTGGAATGGGTGAGCACATGCTGCTCCCCGATGATTTTGTTGTTAGGGTTGATTCCCGTATAGTCGAAGACATAGGGAGCTGGCTTTAGCATCGCCATATAGAGATACTCCTATTTATAAAGATAAACATCGCAATCAATGCGAGTATATACTAATATACCCGCATGAACTCATATCTTCTTGACTTAGGACTCCCCCATGTATAGCTTAAAAAACACCATCGCTCAACCCATGAACCAAAGAGGTGTATGGGATAAAGTTGATATCTCTAAGATATCAACTAAAGAACTCTTAAAGCTTTTTGCAGAAGCTTACATCACGATCTACTCGAAGATCTTGGGTCGTGATATCACGATCTCTTTATCATCGATCAAAGATAGACTCTCTACTTTTGATGGGACTTTTACAGAATTTCTAGAAGAGAATAAAAACAAGTCCTTTGAAGAGATCGATTTTACGGTATCCTTGAAAAAGCGGATACTTAGATACGAAGATGGTGTCAGAGCAGGGTATAAGTTCTATCCGTCACCTAGCATCCATGCGGTAGACTCTGAACACGGTATCTCTGATCGTCCTTATATCAAGTTTGAGAAGAAGTACAACACGGCTAAAGGTAAAGTATCTATAGATCCCTTAGAGTTCTATAAGTACTGTCTGGTCTCTGTCAATGGCTTCATCCACAGAGTCGATGTCAGTAAAGACGAGATGTATATCATCGACGGTTACAAATCTGTCAGACAAGCTAATGATAATGCCATCGGTATCCTCTCATTCAAAGAGCTTGGTAGCATAGATGTTATCCCTATCACCAAAGACATGATCTACAAACAGGTCGACAGTGCTTTGCTCTACGACCAGTGTTTTATTGATATCGGTAAAGATACCTCTGATAAGACGATCATCTTGATCTTGGGAGGGTATCTACATGTCTTAGATTGGTTGGTCTTTAGGAGGATCTCTGATACAGCAATCAGAATAGACCTTAAGAATATCCCATTCTTAGAAAGGTTCCATGAAAGTAAAAGATATATCAGCTTTGCGGACGCACCACTAGACAGAGGACATGATGATGATCATGTTGCAGTATCCGATATCACAGGAGACAGGTTTATTAGATATTATCTACAGATGCCACAGAGTTTCATTGTGCTACTAGACAACACCGACATCCATGTCAGCAGACAAGATGTCGTCACCACAAGGATCCCTGGACAGTATATCAGCTATACTGAACCTAAAGCACCTTTGATCGATGGTCATGGTAAATTCGCAAACTACTGGTCAGTATGGGAGGATGATGAGTGGGTACTAAACACCAGAGAGAATCAGTACCACAACTGGGTTTATGATTCAGCCAGCATCTTTGGTATGAACTCTATCACAAATAGTAGATATACGCAAGAGCTTAGTGAAGCATCACTCGCGTATATGCTACGGATCAGTAGCATGATAGAGAAAAAGAAAAAATAAGACGTCATAGATCCCAGGATACCCTATTAAAGGTATCCTGGGATGTTATTTGATTATGCCCTAGTAGACCATGATAGGTCTACTAGGGATGTATGACGCATAGTTAGCTTACAGACGGGTATAGAAGTTGATCTCATCTTCTTTGATATCTTTATACTTCAGAAAAGACCATTTTTTATAAGCATTCCTGGTCTTCTGGTACTTAGCATACAGGAGGATCAGGAGGCTGATCGGAAACATCGTGATCAAGATGAAGTATCTCGAGTAGAGTAGACATAAGACTAACGTAAGTATCGACAACATGATTATCAAGAACAGGACGCGTTCTTGATATCTTCTTGCTCTCCAATAATAGAAAGCAAAAGCCTTATCGATATTCTCGAAATAAGCTTTCGCTTTTTCGAGATTACGTTCCATCTCTTCTTGGGTATATTTCACATTCTGTTCGTTCATATCCACCTGATCGCTAATTAATACGTGTATGACGTGTGCAAGATCGGAAAGTAAAATACGGTGTTATGGTAAATCCTGTTATTGCTTTAAAGAGTAGGGTATCTACATTACTAGCCATCACTTCACAGAGTTCAGGACTTACACGATGTTTAGAGAGCATGGCGTAGTGACCTTCATCATCCTCAAGGAAGATCTTGTATACAAGATCAACCACCTCATCATCGTCGTAAGCGAGTACACGGTTATCGTTGTTAGCGATATACAGATTAGAAGCACGACCAAAAGGAACCTCTTTACAACCTATTTCGATGAGGTTATTCTGAGATACAGATTTATCTGTGATGCGATATTCATGGGTATCGTACTTGATTTTGATATCCATATCACCACGATAAGCCATACAGATCTTAAGATGATCTCCGATGAAATCGATGTAGTCTTCTGACTCCTCTGGATAGACATTTTTGATCTTATCAAAGAGCTCATCGATCTCTTTTATTAAAATGCCTGTATCATAAGCAGGGGTTCGGATGAGACCTCTACGGATTGCTTGTGTGATGACATGATGCTGCAATAGAAAATAAAGGATATCCTGACTGTTAGGACTATGGGTATTACTGACCCAATCCTCTTTACTGACTCTAAAGAAATAGAGTTCTACTAAGCGATCTTTGAGTCTTACTGAGATAAGTTCACCACGACAGATGGTGAACCTTATCGTGAAATCAGACTCTAGTGTGATCACGTAGTTGATGAAGTCATCGTGGGGAAAGACTGACGTATACTCTATCGTGAGAAACCTAAGGTCTTTTTGTTCAAGTGATGATGAGAATAACTGATACAGTCTCTTTAAAGTGATCGTGATATCAACAGCATCTTCTTCGATCAGAGATAGTGTATCGTTGAAATCAGAATAGTATCCTGAGATGACTTGTTCTAAAGGAGTGTGAGATAACAGACCTATCTCATCATCGGTGTCGAGTAACAATCGTGTTCTTTGCATAAATAAAAAGACTCCTATGTGTGTGCCCTAGTGATACCGATCTATGGTATCACTAAGGGTGTATGCCGTGTTGTTTATGGATATACTTAAATGATACCTGTACGGATCATGAAAGAGATTTTCTCCAAAGCCTCTAACATATCCTTCAAGAATAGTTCTAACTCACCATTGGGGATACCAAGATCTACGATGACTTCACCTGTATCAAGATCTCTGATCGTCAGATGTCCTTGCTGTGATAACACAATAGTGAATGAGTCATCCAATGTTGCGATAGAAGATGCTGAGTGATTTACACTAAAGACCGTGTGTAGCATGAGGTTATCTTCAACATCAGAGAAGATATACTCGTCAGAGTAGTATCCGTCATCATAGACGATGTATTGTTCTTTGATAACACCTTCGTGGATGACTTCTTCTAGTCTATCTACCAGTCTTGCAAATGCAGGATAGACTTTCGGATACCATCTGTAGTATTTATACTTATCCAGTACGTCATAGAGGAGACTACGGACTTTGGTAACGTAGATACAAGGATGTTTAAGATCACTTGTCCGATAATGACCCCGTTCGATATCGTATAAAAACTTGGCGACCTCTTTGAATAGTGGTGTGCCACCACCAAAGAAGTATTCGTTTACGTTACTTTTGGTTTCACTGTGGTCTGGAACATACGCTATCGGTTCAGGGAAATTGCGACTCGATACAAGGATCTTTTCCGGACTATACGTATCTTCTCCTTGGATGGTGAAGAGATAAGTATCATCATACCACTCTCTCGTGTACCTACCGTCATTGCGGCGGATATGATAACGAAGAAACTGATGATGGTTGAAGAACTGATCAATAAAGTCCATAAATCCTTTAATGAACGCGACATGATTTTCATCCGTATGGCCGGTGATCTTATCTTCCAGATCATTTAAGAAAGGACGAATGCGCTCTTCAAATCCTTCAGCTATCGTCCCGTAAAACTCAATCTCACTTTGTTGCATATTACACCTCTTATCAATGTTGATTAAAAAGATCCTGTCATTTGACAGATCCCCATGGTGAATAATCTATATCTAAGATAAAATAGCACACACCTCATCTAGGACCACTATAAGTCCTAGATGAGGATATATGCCGTCTAGGCTATCTGAGGGATGATAAAATCATCCCGATGAAATGCCGCGTAGCGGCTATCTGAGACACCTTCTGTGCTAATGTCTTAAGAGTAAGACAGTATCACAGAGAGTGTCGAGGAAATGACGTGTGATGCGCTATCTATTTAATATCTGTTTAGCTTCTTCAGTGATGGTGATGATCTCTTGGTTATGTTGATCTGTGTAAGCACACATGAGATCATCTGCAAGTTTTAATAATACAGATTCCACGAAATGATCTTCATCTTCGATGTAATCTGCTTCTAATAATAGCTTATCTGGAGTAAGTACGGATACCTTTGATAGCTTATATTGCTTCTTCGGTAGTGGTGAGAGGTAGATGGTAAATACATGATCTTCTTTCTTGAACTTGATCACGTATCTATCATGGATCTCTGACCTGATGATGACAGTAGATTTAAGATCCTCTCTGATCCTCTTGGATACTAAGACGATATCTTCAATGACGTCTTTTGCAGAGGGATCGTGGATGGTCGATAGCAGAAGCATCTCTGCATCGACTTTTTGGGTGTCAAGACTACGCATGTTCTCTTTGATCGGGGTATAGAAGAAATGTTCTTCAGGATCATCGATAAATGCTTGTAGTTTGTTAACGATCTGTAAGAGCTTTTCTTTGTCGGTAGGACTGAAATCACTCATTTCACTATACCTGTCATGATGGTGAATAACAAGGAAGTAAGGTTGTTATAGAGTGCTGTGGTGAAGAAGTCAACATCTTCTGTCTCTATGGTCGATACCACTTTGGTGTTCTCGACATGGAGTCCATTATTGTAGAAGATCTGACCATGAGGATACTTGATCGTGAAATGATGATGTTCACTTAAAGAGAGTAATATATAGTGTTCATCATCAATACTGTATTTAAGCTGTTTTGAGACACGATCTTCTTGTATGTGATGTTCTGTATCTGTTACACCCCTAGGATGGCTTAAAGAGCCATCTAGAGGGGTTATATGACGTTCTTTAAGGTGATTATTGATCAAAGTAGAGATAGATGTCACTTCATCAACGATGGTCTCATCATGGATGTCTGAAAGATAGTCTTTTTCATTGGGGTCAGGTCTATCGAGATAAGTGATGTGAAGAGTACATTGTGCATCTTGTCTATGGTCGATAAAGTAGTAGAGTAGTTCAATGACCTTATCTAAGAGCTTAAAGATCTCTTCATGAGTAGATTCATCTTTGATTGAGTGGATAAGAGATTGGATACGTTGTCTGATATCGACTTTGAACAAGGAGATCTTGGGATACTCCTCTTTGTGGTAGTATCCCAGTTCTATGGTTTCGATGATATTACTGATGTGACTGAGTAAGGATTGATCTTCTTCAGATGTTGATGTGATATCTCGGTTATGGGTATCAAGAGTAATAGATGATCTGTCATCTTTGATGATCAGACGACACCACTGTTCTTGATCTGGATAGTCGTGGATGGGATAGATGGTGTTATTATACTCTTTTTTGACCTTAGAGAGATCGATGTCTTCGATATACTCACCTAGTAAGGTCATGATACCAGCGTAGAAGAAGTAATCGTTGAGCTTATGTTGTTTTAGATATCTGGATAATACTGGTTGAAAAGCAGGATAGAGTTCATCATTGATGATATCAGTCAGTGTACCACGTTTGTGATATTCGATCACTTCACTGTACATGGGCTAGACTCCTTAGTGACGAAGAAATAAAAAGATGTCATATAAGTCCCTAGTAGTACCATGATCGGTACTACTATGGATGTATGCCGCAGGCTATCTGAGAGGATCAAGAAAGCATCGTCATGATGCTCTCTCTGAGGGACTACCTCCTCTGAGATGGTGCTAACAGCACCATCGATGAAATCGAGATAGCCCCGATGAAAGGATGATCCTCGATGACATGTCGTTTATCAGTGTGGATCAAACAAATGCTTTCTGATCGAGTAATTCCACTACTCGATCTAGTGCCATATGGAAATAACGGATGACATCGACTTCTTTATCTGTGTCAGGAGACCAGAGGATCTGACTATAACCGTCATTACCAGAATAAAAGACACCTCTACCATAATAACCTTCTTCATAGAGACGGAAGCTAAAACTACCATTATTAGCAGTGACGTAGTAGATCGGTTTATCAGGACGGCCTGGTTGCCACGTATAAGCGATACACAACCCTTGGTAAGAAGGGGTGCCTGCTACTTCTCTGAAACAACCCTTGATATTATCCTCACTGATATTGCGATAGACGATGTGATCACTGTAGTAACAGATATTCGCGAGTGCTTGGATGAGCACACGCTTCATCGATCCCATATGCTCATTCATCCAGTTAGGACGACTTGGGTCTGGAGTATAGTCCTTGAACACCTGATAGACTTCATGGTCTTCAAGATCTGTGAAGATCTTTGTTAGCTGATCCACGATCCTGTCATAACGCGGATCCTTTTTGTAGGATCCGTATTCTTTCTCGATGACATCATCTATAGACTCGTACTCTTCTGCACAAGCTTGAGCCATGGCATGCATGGTTTTGATAACATCGGGTGGGAAGTCTGGGATATCATCTTCAAATAACACGTTGTTCATGCGTTATCCTCTTCATGTAAAGTTAAGTAATACCCATAAGCCATCATGCAGCCATGTCCTAAGAAGAGAAAGATCTTATCGAAGTCAGAGGTCTCAGGATCATCACTGATATGACGTTCGACATCATCAGTGTAGTAAATCACAGCATCGATCTTCTCATCGATGATCTCGACTACCATGGTGTCTTCTCCTATAGAGAACAAGTAGGCTTGCCTCTTGGTTTCTGGGTCATACTGGTGCATGGTAGGTGCAAGTCCACAGGGGTCACCGTACTCATCGGTATTAACATCTGCAAAAGCATTGATGAAATAACTAAAGTCCTCTGGAGTAAGCCAAGGATCTTCTTCATTCATGAAGTACTTCTTAGAGATCTCTTGGATATCATTAAAGATTTCATCATGAGTGAAGGCATCAGGATCATAGCCGATAGATTTCAGATGACGACAGACGTCATCACGGTTTTTCTTATTGCCATCATCTTCATCGACGCTAGCCATCCGTTCTTGAAGTTCTTCATCATTAAACGGAGTATCCAGGATAACACGCATCAGACCATCAGCAAGAGAGAGTACGATCAGTTGCTTAGGAGATAAGGATTCAATAGAAAGGTTTGCTGAGATGATCTCATTCTCAGGGGTGATGAGTTCAGCATAGTTGATATCTCCCTCAAGGTTTATAGAGATATCGAGTTTGTAGATCTCACCTTTACCATGGATTAAGATATCTGTATCCCGATACTCGATATCGGAGTTCTTAAGTGCATCACCGTGCTCGTGGTTATTATCCACGATATCATTTTGCACATCATTCATGAACTCTGCAAGTTGTTTGTATTCATCTTGACCGTTATTATCCACCAGGTGATTCACGGCGTCACGTAAATACGGTGTGATATTGGGTATTGAGTTGTATTTGAAGGTAGGAGTTTGGGTTATCATGGGTTTACACTCGTTCTAAGGTTTGTGTGAAAGTGGGTGATGATAGATAGCGATCTAACATAGTCGTATAGCATCTTGCATGATAAGCTGCATAGCACCTCACTAGTACCTATAGTGGTACTAGTGAGGATGTATGCCGCGTAGCGGCTATCTGAGAGGTTACTTATAGTAACCTCGAGGAAATGACGTGTAGTGTTTTAAATGGTGTATCTAACGGATGATGATTTTCTTGGTTTTCAAGATATCATCGATAAGACGGGTATAGGCTCTTGCCAAGAACAACGCATATCGACCTTTGAGTTCGATCTCACGTGCTTTATCACCATCTGTTTTGAGTGATAGAGAGACGCAATCATATCGGTCTTCACTATACTCGACATGTGCGTTTAACGTAATCTTGAGATCATCTTTCTTGAGGATATACTCTTCTCCTTCGTACCTGTTGATGTGGATAGTGGTATCGCCGATGACATAAAGCGTATTATGGTAGTCTTTGTAGATCCTAAGTTGACGATCGTCTATCGAGCGGTGTGAATCGATCTTGATGATTTTTTCACACCGTCTTAGTATGCCCAAGAAGTTATATAACTCATTGATGACACCTTCAAAGGCCGATGAGTTGTCATAAGGGGTCATGTATAAACCAGCGTACTCAGGGAAACGGGTTTCTCTTCTCTCAATAGGAAGAGTACCTGTATCCAGACTTTGTTGATAGAGCTCTTGGATAGGATATTTATCTAGTCTGTAGTAGGAGCTACCATGAATCAGGGTATCTTCTATGGTAGCCATTACTGAAAGACCGGTGATATATCGGAAATTGGCATTGCTTTTATTAGTGTGCTGATCACGATACTCCTCTGTGGTTCCATTGAAACAGATCTTTGTGATGTAGTCTCCTGCACGATATTTGATTCGACCAAAAGACTCGTTGTGATAGTAGAAGATATTGGATATGGAGATATCAGGAAGGACGGTGTCGTATTGGATACCATGATAAAGGATAGGAAGGATGATCTGCACCGCATCCTTGAGGAAAGGACTGATAAACTCGACATTATCAACCAAATCATCATCGATATCGATGTTCTGTTTGATGCATTCTGCCTTGACATTTTGCACAAGTTTACGATAGATGACATCGTAAACGAGATTGGATTTTGGAGATAAGGGTGAATCGATATCTGCTAAATCGCCCCAGTAAGTATTCTTCCAGGTATTTGCGATCATGTTCTTCTGATTCTTTTTATACTCTTTTGACACCACTTCACCGATTCTGGTCAGCTCAGATACCGCTTCTGGATCATGTTTGTGATGCACGATTACATCGGTAAGTCTGGACATGAGTTCTTCATTACTCATGGTGCGATAATCTTTGTTTGTTTCGGACATGTTGTTCCCTATGTTTTACTTAAAAATGAATACACGTCATATGTGTCATAACACCCTGATACATCTATAGTGGGTGTATCAGGGATATTCTTCCTTCGTTACACTCAGTCAGAGCACCTCAGTAGTACCACTATCGGTACTACTGAGGATGTATGCCGTCTATACGGTTTATTTTTGATCAAAACGACGATCAAAGCCTTGTGCCAGCTCTATGAAAAACTGAGACAACGAAACGATATTCTCAATGCTGGCAAATCTATCCAAGTTCATCGTAATCAATCGTTGACAACCATCGAAACGATACTCAACGATCTCCGCGATCTCATTGTTCTCGTCTTTACCTAGTGTAAACTCTTCCACAAGATCTTGTCTTTCGATACGGAACTGATAGTAGACCTTACCCTCATTTACGGTATAACGATATTTCGCCCGTATGTTGTCTGGTGTGGATAGATTAGTAACATTGATGTAATCAATGTAAAGGTTGTGTTTACGTTCATGAGGTGTCGAGGAATATCCTCGATTGATCGATTTAAAGAAGCTTTCTCGGTTGTCTTCAAAGAAAGTTAAGATGGAGACAAATTCGTTGAAAAGACCAATGATACTTAAATCGATCTTATCCAGAGGAAGCTTCTCAATCAGCGTCTGGTAGAGGGCTTTATGTACTTCTTCTTCTCGTTGTTTAGAGAGTGCTCTTAATGGAGGATACACAGGAATTCCTGGTGGATACACAGGATCTTCCATATCAGGACCCATGGTGATCGTCTCAAACCACGTATCCTGTACTTCAAACTTAGGCGTGTAGTCATGAGAGAAGACGATATCTTTTTCATACTCACGACCTTGTTCTGTTTTTGATTCCGTGGAATCGATCTCTTTTTGTTCAGGTGTTGTGGTAGAAGATGTTACTTGAACATGAGTAGCTTTATTAGGATTAGTGTTGATGGCATCATCGATGATGTCTCTTGCGATACCAAGATAAGCGCTCAGTAAAGGTATCAATGATTCTTGATACTGGTATTGCTTAAGGAAATGCGTGATCCCAATGTGTAGTATATCTATCGCTGAGTAATTGCCAAAACACCCTTCTTCTCTACAACGATCACTGATTTCTCTACGCTGTTCATTGAGCATATTCAAAGTCTCTTTATCTGTAGTCATGATTTCTCCTATGTGATATTTCATCAGGATGATTTTCATCACTGACATTTCATCGAGGTTACCTACAGTAACCTCTCAGAGGCGGTCATCGATAGTACTGTTAGTACTATCTCAGACAGCAATCGTGTCAGCTCTGAGATGGTCATCATCCTTCAGAGATGGGTTTATAAATGGTCTATTTTTATCACGTCATAAAAAGCCCCCACACTTGCACACCCCGGAGAGATGTGCAAGCGTTGACTGGGGGAATATGTGTAATAACCCATGACGGTCTACCCTCGGTGATGCCCAGATCACCTAAAACAACCGTCCATCTAGAAACCGCTAGATGACCATGCTCTCAAAACCAAATAAAGGAAAGCATGGTCTATAGCAGTCTTTCTGCTCCTTTTAGAAGATAATGTATATCTCACCATCTTTAGAACACCACCTTTAGATCCCACCATCTTTAGATAAAACACTGTCACTGCTAGGGTCGTCTCGCCACAACCCTAGCAGCTTAGGAGACAGTGAAAGCTTGATATGTTTATCGATTACACTTTATCATCATCCGTGTAATCTTTTTTTATCCTGAGGCAACCAAGGAGTCTTAAAAAGTGAAGCACTCAGATTTTTGACCACATCAAGCTTTTTTATCCTCACCACTCGTAGTGAGGCGATAGCAGGGGCAGAAGAGGTAAAAACTATCCCTGCTATCATTGGGATCACGGTGTCACATCGATGACGTAGTTATATCCTGGGATATCCGCTGCGATATGTGCGATACCCTTGATGAAGTAATCCGCTTCTTCTTTAGAGAGTGCTTTGGTGATGACATAAGGATCTTTGTTCTTATCCAGTATCACAAAACCACCATTGATCTGCGCATCATCATTTTTGAAGTAAGTCTTCAGAATGATAGAGGGTTCGAACTTACGTTTATAAAGCTCGATAGAGACGATATCTTTCTCTGCTTTGCTACCATCTTTCTTACGGATCTGGAAGTCCACGAGTTTCTGATCGATGATGTCAGTCGTAGACTTGGCATCAAAGTCGAGGATGTATCCTTTCTCCACACAGAGTTTGGTGTATTCACGGATCTTATCCAGGATCGCATCTTTCTCTTGATCGGTAGACGGGATGGGGAGTACGTCATGTTGATGGTCAAGTTTATCCAAGAGATAATAACTACCACGGATCTTGGCAAGGATATCTCTTAGAATAGCGACAGTCAGAGGACCTCTCTGAGTGAGTCTGATCTTGAAGTCATCATGACCGATGGTATCAATAACAGTCACTTGGTTTTCGATGTGCAGAACATACTGACCATCATCTAAGAAAAGAGAACCATGGATGTCTTCTGGCAGTTTCTCATCGTACTTCTTGTAGAAGACGAATTTCACCAGGATATCTTTGTCATCCAAAGATGCAGGTGGGATGACAGAAGGTGGGGTAGAAGGACCTGGAGTAGAAGGAGGTTGTACAGGTGGTACCTGGGGATTGGTGTTGCCACTGTAGGTGAACCCTTGGGAGTTTAACACCAAAGGTGGGTTTTGCGTAGACCCAGGAGAACCAGGTTTCGTACCAGGAGCAGGTTTCGGCAAAGACTGGGTACCTGATCCTGGATTAGGATTAGGGTTAGTCAGTAAGGTACAAAAAGCCCCTGAGAGGATAAAGGTCCCATTGACCTTAGCCTTGAACTCTTTCAAGGTAAGATCATAGAGACTGGTAGAATCACTGATATCATACATAGTAAAAAGATTTCCTTATAAAGCTTTATCGGAAGTGTCGTCTTTGACACGGATGATGCCTTCTTGCTGAAGAAAGATCAGTTTATCGATCAGGTGTGATACCGATCCCAGATAGAGCTCATCATTGGGATAGATCTTCTCTACCAGAGAGGGCTCTATCCCGGAAGATACCCAATCATCTTGTTGAAGGTCTTGAAACTGACTAAGATCATGGTGGATGATCGTACTGATGGATTGAGATAGCTTAGGGGTAGCTTTGTGGTAGAGCAGGTGATATAACACCATATAGACGTAAGACGTCATCGATAAAGACGTCAATCCAGTCGCAGACTCATAAACTTCAGGATATTTTTCTACGACATAGGTATTATATTTATTTATCGCTAAGTAGTCTGCGATATCATGGATGCCATGATCATAGAGGTCTAGGATGGTATCATTACTAAGGGTGATGTTGAATAACCTTAATACATGGGCAAGTCTATCAGTCGCTGCAGATCTACAGTCATAGTTGGAGCACATGACTGAAAGATCATCTTGGTATTCCTTCAGGATGAAAGGATGGTCACAGAAAGGACAGTCTTCTGGGATCTGGGAGATGTGTTGACCATCGATGATCTGGATAGGATAGAACCTAATCTGAATCGAATCTCGATCTTTCCAATGTTCATCAAACCCCACCATCAGTTTAGAGTGTTTTTTGAATGAACGTGTTTTTAAGAAGGTGTTGGGTAAGATGAAGTTTGTTACAGTGTGTTGTCCTAAAGTAATCGGTGAAGTATTGACCTTGACATGATAGCTGTTAAATTGGTTAACGGTCTCATCTACAGACAATACATCAACAATGAAATGCTGAGGTATGGTAGTCGTGATAAAGATATCTGGGTTATTCAAGATAGGATCTTTATCCTTATACCACAGCACTCCTGATGTCAGTACATCGATATCCCGAATGATCTTGTTTTTAGAGATAAGTGATAGTTTTAATGTTCTCTCTTGTTGGTCTAAGGTAGACTGAAGGGAAGTGACGTTATAGGGATCTTCATCATAGAGGGATCTCTTCTGAAAGAGTGGTAGATAGAAACCTAGATCTGTGATGAAGCTATCCTGATCAGGAGTTGTTAATACGCCTTCAGGATAGAGTCTGTTGTTTTCCCCATAGGTCAAGATCTCAGTGGGGATGAAGTAGCTGTGTGAGAGATAGCGTTTGAGGTCTTGGAAGAAATAAGTTATATGCTCCATGGGATCTATCTCGCCATAGTCCTTAGTGAAGGATTTCTGATCGACAAATAAGAGTCCTCTGACGTAACATGGTTCTTTAAGATCGATCTTGTTAGGTACTGTGGGAATATTAACAAACCTTCTTTTTACAGAACCTCTAGTGTATTCTTGATTAACAACATCGAGGACCATGAAGGATTCTAAGTTCCCTTTCTCGTAGTAGAAGGATATCAGGATACCTTCGATCAAAGGAAGATGCTGATCACAATGGAAGAAGTGTCTTGGAATGACAGATAGGGGTGGCGATACTTCACCATCTCGATCTAACGTGAAGTTGATTCTCGTATAGCCAAGACTGAATCTCGGATGTTCTTTTTGTGTTTTATCTTCTTTAAGTTTGAAATAATCGATGATCTTGTAATACAAGGATAGTAGGATAGACATCAGTAACCTCGTTTATGTAGATGAAAATGAGTAGAGATCATAGCACCCTAGTGATACCTATCTAAGGTATCACTAGGTGTGTATGACGTGTATAGATGTTTGTTAGATGATATCAGGCGTATCTGCTTCGACTTTACGGGTGTATTTACAAGAATGCTTCTTGTCTTTCTTGTTAAATCCCGTACAACCTATAAAAGATCTCCCTTTGAAAGTGATCTTGACCAATGGTTTACCACATTCTGGACAAGCTTCCTCTAGTAACTCTCTCTTATTCGGACTATCAGGATCATCAATAAACTCAGCGTATTTACATTTAGGATACCCTGAACAAGAAATAAACTTCGTGCCTTTACGAGAGAGTCTGTAGAGCAAAGCTTTACCACATTTCGGACAGTTTCTTCCTACAGGTTCGTGCTGTACAGAAGGATTGATGTTCTTCTTGTAACCACAGTTGACATTGGTGCAATGATAGTACTTGCCATAAGGACCTTCTTTGATCCCTAGAGCATGATCACAATCAGGACACTTCTCTTCTGTGATCTCAAGATAGGTATTCATATCCGTCTGGATAGCAGCTTTAGCCTTAGAGATCGCATCAATAAGTTTATCCTCAGCAGACCTTAAGAAGTCGATGTAGTCTAACTCTCCTCTTGAGATCTTATCCAGATCATCCTCCATCTTGGAGGTGAACTGATAATCTACGTAGTCAGGAAACCTTTTCTCTAAGAAGTGAGATACATGTTTACCGATATTGGAGGAGTCTAAGGTTCTTGCTTTATCGACATAGTTGCGATCTTTGATCTTCTTGATGATCGCACCATAGGTAGAAGGTCTACCGATCCCTTTCTTCTCAAGCTCATGGACTAAGGAAGCTTCGCTATACCTTGCAGGAGGTTTAGTGAAGTGCTGCTCTGGGATGATGCCATCGTTAGGGAGAGACTCTTTTACTGATAAAGGAGGAAGGTTTTGGTTCTTCTCTTCTTCTTTAGACTCATCTTGGGTCTCTTCATAGGCGACACGATAACCTTTGTACTTCTCGACTGTTCCTGTCGCACGGAAGATCCCTTCCCCACAGAGAAGCTCTACTGTGGTTTGATCGAAGATCGCATCTTTCATTTGGGACGCTAGAGTACGTCTCAAGATCAGTTGGAAGAGCTTTAAGGCTTTGTCTCCTGATTTAGCTGTGTTGATAGTAGGGTTTAGTTGATAGACTGTCGTGCGGATAGCTTCATGCGCTTCTTGCGCATTAGCTTGTTTGGATTTGTATACTCGTTTAGAGCCATAAGCGTACTCTGACCAGTTAAGATCAATGAGTGCTTTATTGATATCAGTGATCGCTTCATCGGAAAGATGCGTAGAGTCTGTCCGCATATACGTGATCAGACCTTGTTCAAAGAGGTCTTGTGCTACTTGCATAGTCGTAGATACTGACCATTTGAACTTACGGTTGGCTTCTTGCTGTAAAGAAGAAGTAGTAAACGGTGGTTTTGGTGAACGTTTGACTTCCTTTTGTTCGATGTTAGTAACCGTGACAGGTTTATCCGTACAGTCTTTGACAATCTTCTCTGCCTCAGCCTCATTAGGGATGTCTATCTTGGAAGACATCCCTCTTAAGGAGTGCAGCTTTGCTGAGAATGCATGTTCGTTTTTGTGGGTGTTTAAGGTGATCGACCAGTACTCATTGGGGATGAAAGTAGCGATCTCTTCATCCCGGTTGACGATGAGTCTTAGTGCAGGAGATTGTACACGACCAGCTGATAAGGATTTCTCATGTTTTAAAGAACGCATCAGTAAAGGAGATATCCCATAGCCTACGATACGATCTAAGATCTGTCTTGCAAACTGTGCGTGTACAAGATCCATATCAAGATCTCTCGGATGGTTAAAGGCTTCTTTGATCGCATGTGGGGTGATCTCATGGAAGACCACTCTTTTAAAGGGCTTCTTGATACCTGCATCTTTAAGCACCTGCATGACATGCCAAGAGATCGCTTCTCCTTCACGGTCAGGGTCTGAACACAGATAGATAAGATCTTTGTTCTTAGCAGCTGCGATGAGTTTCTTAGCGACATCTTTTTTGTCTTTGGGGATCTCGTAGGTGACTTGGTAGTCAGAGTCGATGACTTTGCCTTTGTAAGGGATCTGTCTGATGTGACCAAATGAGGCTAAAACTTCATAGTGGTCAGAACTGTTCTTGTTGAGATAAGGTTGGATCTTCTTGGCTTTGGTAGGGGATTCTACCACAACGAGGTAATTCATGGTTCAATACTCCGGGGGAAGGATACTGTAGTAATAATGTATATCCGAAAAATAAATGTCTGTAGACTGTGTTCTCAGAGATAAGAACACAGTACTAGAGTCATCTTCTTTTCTTCTTGAGAGATGATTTACGGGATTTGGTGTGTTTGGGATGTTTACTGTGTTTCTTCTTGGAATAAGTCTTCTTGTTAGACTTGGGTTTGTGGTAAGACTTCTTAGCTGAAGGTTCTTGGATATCATTAAAGGAAACTGTCTTACTAAGAAGATCGACTTCTCCACCTTTGATAGAGAGCTTATTCTTGGGGTTACCAGAAGTAAAGACGATGTTAGAGATCCCTTTGGAGAAAAGTACTACTTGAGATGCTTTACCATCAGTGTCTCTGTCTACTCTGGCTAAGAAGCATCCCTCTGGGATATCCTTTTTATCAGATTCTTTTACACAGAGGACCATGAGATTCGTAAGTTGTGCGTACTCAACATTGGTCTGATAGGGTTTGTAATAAAATCCTTCATCATAGGGAGAGAAGAACTTATCTGGATTGTAATTATTGATCTCTTGGATCTCTTGGATGTTAGTATAGACATCATAGTGCAGTTTCTGTGTATTATCCTCTTTGGGTTCGTATCCTGAGTGGTCTCTGGCAAAGAGGGTGATCGTGAGGAAGGTGAGAAGGACGATGAGGTGTCGCATGATAGACTCCTTAAATAATGGTGAAATGATGTCTGAGACACTGTCGCAAACAGTGTCGATGTGAAAAAAGAAGATGAAGAAAGATCTGTTATCTCCTTATAGGGGTATCAGATCAGTGACACTAGTCATATTCAATTTCTTTCTTCTACCCCTAAAGTAAAAGGCAACATATACCCCTCTACACCCCTCCTTTATAGGAAGGGGTGTAGTAGGATGCACGATCTCTTTTTTATTTTGTTAAACCAGATACCCGTTGTAGGATATCTCTTCACTATTCTTTCGATATAGATCGGGATAATGTTGATATTGTTTAAAATTGAAATAATCCATGATATTCTTAAATCTATCTAGATTGTTGCCACTGATGGATAAAAGAGGTTTATCTGTCTCTAATCTCTCCATAGAACGAATAAACAGCTTGACTCCTATACCTAGATTTTGGTATTCGGGCAATACTCTTAAGCAACAGATCTTTCTTTCATTCGCTATGCTTGAGCCTAGCTCATTCAAGAGGGGATATCTCTCCTCGACTTCATCCTCTCGTCTTGTCAAGACAGTACTTCTTTCACTCGACTCCTCTGGAATCTCACCCCGGTGTGAAGTATCTTTCAATATCGCTATACCCAACACTCTACCTGATTGATGTCGTACAATGATCTCCCTATCTCCTTTCTCTATCCCAGGTATGATCTTACCTGTATACCATTTGACAAAATCAGGATAATCTCTAGATAGATCAGATAAACTCATACCCAATACCTTAAGATAATCTAAAGTGATTTCTTTTTCCTGTGTAAACAAAGTATGGTCTATGATACAGTAATAACTACTACCATTATCCAATAAGATCTTTGGAATATATAATTGACCCATATAAAGTATCCTGTTTATATCCATCTACACCCCTTCCATAAAGGAGGAGGTGTAGAGGTGTTCTAGTGATTACATGCTAGAGAGTGTCTTGACAATAGCTGTGAAAATATAGTCTTTAGCTTGTTGCTCTTTAGGTAGCTGGTCATAAGGAACAAAACAAGGATGTTCTTTCTTTTCAGGATCCTTAGTAGCTCCGTACTTCCATCCCTCTTTTTCTTTTTCTTTCAGCCAGTTTTCATGGCTACCAGAGGGACCAGCATTAGGATTGTCTAGATGGAAGCGTACGCCGTTTATAGCGCTTGTCTTAGCCCATTGTGGAGCTTCATCCCAGGGGAGCTGAGAATCGTCTCCTAATGCTTTACAATAGCCACGATTGGCTTCATGACACACTTTAGCGATTTCTTCAATAGAAAGTGACATAAATAAATTCCTAAACGTTGTGTGGTGACAGAATTGTCATTCCTTATTTATAGATGTAGATTTTTCGGTTTTGGTTATTTCCATCAGTTCGTACATGATTTATTGAAAAAAATAAAAAGAAGATGAAGAAAGATCCATTATCTCCTTATAGGGATAATGGATCTATGTATGGTCATATGACGTATACTGCTATCTATACAGATTTAATTATAGAAAGCTTCCCATGCTTGCAGACAGAAGTCTTTATCAGGATAGTCTATCACAAAACCCAGTTCACGGAAGATGTTATCCTGTTTAGGATCAGGTTCTGGGGTATTATCACTGTTAGCACCAGCCATGCGATAATAACCATTGTCTATAGCCTTAGTACAAGATACGCTGACAGAGATCTCCTTGATCCGTTGATAAGGGAAAGGAAGGTGGTCAAGGGATGGATCATCAACATCTTTTAACGGGATTGCTTTTAGAGTTAACACATGGTTCAGCTGGCTATCGTCATCGATCTCTACATTGTAACGGATACCCTTATAGAAGACATACCCTTTTCGTTTGAGGTTGTACGGATACCAGGTAGTCTCACGCGTGATCTCAGTAGGTTCAGGTATATATTTCACAGGGAAATCTGATCTGTAATATCGATCGTCTTTGTTGAAGTGACGACAGATAGGATTACCAGAATCACCATCACGTTTAAGCATATTTCCCGTAGTACCGTAGCCTTTAAAACAGAATAATTGGGATTCGGTACCACTATAAGGATCGTAGGTCTTAAAGTAAAGATTACCATTCTTCCAATCACCTCGTTCTAAAGCATAACGGACATCGTCCACCTGGAATACTTCACCTACCATGACCTTAGGTTTAAGGTCTTTGAGCGGATCTTCGGGAGAGGAATAAATAGGTTGGCTTTCAGCGGGAGCTTTGGCCAGTGGGAACTCACGGTATCCTGGTGTCACCCGTGCTTTCTCTTTACGTTGTTTTTCTTTATCCATGAGCTCCTGACTTGATCCACCGTCAATATAAAGAGGTTCAAACACCGACATATCGGATGGTTTAACCGGCTTTGTTGCTGGTTTACTTGGTTTATTCTCAACCACTTCTTTCTTAGGAGCTTCTTTTTCTGCTTTGTTATTAGCAACAGTAGTAGTAGCAGAAGCAGTATTGGTAGCAGATTTATTATCTTCCAATGATAAGGTTGCAGGAGTAGAGGTATCTCCTGCATTAAAGAAGAAGTCAGAGACCTCTTTACTGAATATTATCACTTTGCCGTCGTCATCCCATCTAGCCAGACGGATTCCGTCACTGTTATTGATGGTGATGATCTGTGGGTTATTCTGAACATAACCCACGCCATCGACTACATTTAACCCCATGATGTCAGTGAATTCTCCCCATTGGGTATTACCGACTTCTTTAGCAGCATTGACGATAATGTCAGCTTTATCTTTCGGTAACTGTTGGAACATGGGATCTGCATAGGTGATAGAGGATATCATCACAGATACAGCAAGTAAAGATCGTTTAAACATGGTTAAGTACTCCTTAAAATAAAAATAATAAAATCATGCTACGTAGGATAGACCTTACGTAGCATGAGTGATAGATCAATTAGAATTAGCTTCGATATTGGCTGATTCTGCGGTTTGCCAAACAGATTCATCATGATCTTCATTGACGATCATACTGCTGATAGTCGGGTCGAAGACGGTGGCGTGTGCAGCATAACCACCCATACCCTGATCCATGCGAACCAGTTTACAGTACTGATCCTTATCAGTACCATCACTGTCTTTACAGAGATAGATGAGATCGGATGCCTGATAGGCGGTCCATCCATCTTTCTTGAACTGGAATTCTTTCTCACGATAGAAAAACTCTTGACTACCGTATTCATTTACTTTGTCAATGAGTCGTTTTCCCATTTTGATATCGTTTTTATTGTGAGATACGATATCAATATCTATTCCGTTTAACGGGCTGTCAGCACCTTCATTAGGTGCGACTTCTTCAGCATGTTGTATTTTGTTTACCTTTGCTTCAGAAGCAAATGAAACGACCAAAAGAGCTGAAAGGATAGAATTTACGATAACGTTTTTCATGGGTTACTCCTTAAATTTAATTAAATTGATAAAAGATTGATGCTCAATCTTCATGTTTGTGATATATATCTGAGATTTTTTAGATTGTAAAATCTATACGTCATATAGCCTTACTAGCTATCCATGTAGGGTAGCTAGTAAGGATAGGGGTGTATGACGCCTTCATTGATGCCAGAGATGATCTTTGTAGAACCATACCTCTTGGATAGATTCAGGAGTGATCTCAGATTTGCTATCAGTGATCAAGATACGGTCTCCGTATCGTTGTTCTAGCTTGGTGATACTGATCGCTGGTCTCAGCACTTGATCATCGATATCACGCACTTCAGTGATATCGAGATAGTCAGTATCAGGGGTGATCTTCAGTCTACTGTAGAAGACAGAAGAGCCGCTAGACTCATGTTCACTGATCTGACAGCGATAGTGAGATTTGAGTCTTTCCTGTAGTTCATGCGTGGTCAGTGTGATAGCATCAGGTTTATTCGGTAGTATTGGGGTATCGATAGACATGGATAGTTCCTATAGTAGTTATCGTGTCATGGAAGCAGCACCATCTAAGAAGTGCTGGTTAAGAATAAAAGCTGCATCAGAGTCATCTTGTTTACGGCGATGATAGTCTGCTAATGCTTTCTCGGTATCTTCTACAGAGAGATGATTCGGGTCATCCTCTAAGATGACACCGATATCTGTGTTACGACAAGTGCAGATATAAGCTTTCTTGTATTCTTTACAGGTGCAAGACAGCGCATCTTTACTCTGACTACTGGTCAGTGTCACTTCACCTGAGAGGACAGCATTTACAGTAGCTTTCTCTTTTTGATCAAGATAGCCAAGAAAAGCCACGATGATAACAGCCGAGATGATAAACAAACATATCTCTCTGTTGGTTACCTTAAAGATATCTGCTGTTTCTCTAAATAGATCTTTCATACGACACCATAAGCAGAGAGGATGACGTAGATCAGGTATCCTAGTACACCTAGGATACCGATGATCATCCCTAAAATAAATACTTTACCCATAAGAGACTCCTAATCAAAAAGTAATGGTGCTAAAGCAAGTGCTCCCATAGAACCCCAGAAGACGACTTTTTCACCAGTCGTCTCTGGACCATTATTTTGTTTTTCCTCGACTGCAGCGGTCTTTGTTGACGCATTAGTGTTAGGACAGGTGCAGACAGTGTGTTCTTCTTTGATGACACACTGACAGGACTCCATAGAGAGGACGTTGTTCTTTGTAGCGGGTTTAATAGTTTCTGTAGCTACAGATCTTTCGATCGCATGCTGTGTTAGACAGTCCGCTTGATGGGTTTCTTGCTTAATAACAGCATAAATCACTACTGCAAACATACAAAATACACCAATTCCCAAGACACTCCATAGAAAGATATCTTCAAAATTAAGTGTTTTCTTACGCATAATAGATACTCCTTAAAATGACTTTCTCCGAGACAGTATCACAAAGAGTGGCGATGAACTCTCTCTGAGAGGTTACTTTTTAAAGTAACCTCGATGAAAAATAAAAGTATAGATAGAGATACCCACCCTCGATAAGGAGGATGGGTATGGTTTATGCCGTCTAGATACGTGATTCCATCATACGGAATACACGTTCACGTTCATCCGTAAACGTTTTTATTCTTTCATAGACAAACACCGTGTGGGCGACTACGAATAGGGCTGAGATCTTGCCCCAGAAGAACTTGACTATCCAATACCAGTCGTACTGCCAAGCAAGCCAGGATATAGTACTGTTGGCAAGTGCGAATAAGATCATCATTGTCACTGCCCTTTGTAATGATTTACCGCTGATCAGTTCCAACTGATGGAACTTGATCATAGCTCTGATACCCATAATAGCAGCCATGGCGTAAGCCACACTGACAATCATGGGGCTGAACCAAGCGTAGAAGTTATTGGTGAATTCAACTGTGTTCATGTGTTAAGTCTCCTTAATGATAATTGATAAAAAGATATCTCTCGATATCGTGAAAATGACAGACTACTGAGGCTGTCTGTCATGATTGTGATATATATTTGAAAATATCTAGATTGCACTCGAAGAGTGCAATCTAGATATCTCTGAAGGGCATCAGAGATGACCCGAAGAAATTTTTAGTTTGTAATTTTTATATAAGCGTCATATAGACCTTACCAGCTACCTTTAGTAGATAGCTGGTAAGGTATAAGGGGATGTATGACGTTTCACAGGAAGTACATCGGTAACATTTTATCAGTATCTTTGACATACCACTTATCGGACAACTCACTCACACCCATGTTGATCAAAAGGTTCACAATCTCTAGATAGACAGGATTTAAGGCGTTATAGTGATTTTCCCAGCGATTAAGGAAATCATCATTGTGTACGACATCGTGAGATCCAAGATTATCGAGGAAATTTATCTTGGTTTCTCCCATATACGGTACATTGATAGCCCACTGGTAATAATTCTTTTTACTTTTCGGATAGATCTCTATCTGAACCCAATCGATATCACCATAATCAGCATGCGGGTGGGTTGTGTTAAGAAGGTAATCTTTTCCACCACAGAAGTCACGTGAATACAACGCGTACTCAGTGTAGTTGATGCGATGGATGAAGGTGTTTAGCTTAAACAAGTCTAGTCTTTCGGTAATGATCATTCACAAACCTCTGTTTATATCCAAGTCTTCCATTGATCCAAGACTTCATCTTCTTTTATCGTTGGGAAATCCGCTAAAGTTATCTTCTCCGGTGGAGTATCACCTTTATACCACTTATACCCCCGTACTCCCATCTTGATCAATATCTTCTTCAAGATACCATAACCCTGGTCATCAAAGCGTGCATAGATATTATCCCCAATCTCGATATTTTTAAAATGATGACGAGAGTTCTTGATATAGCAGTTATTTCTACCTCTAACAAAACACGACCCTCTTATCCCTGTTATCGTGTAGTGTTGATCTCCAAACCCATCGATATCAGGGATGTTAAATTTCGCATAGATGTTCTGGTCTCGTTGGTAGTTAGCACAGGTTAACTCTCGGTCAGCTACTAAGAAAGTAAACCTTCTCTCTTGGTTACCCTTCCTAAACATCACTTCAGTACGCGCATACAGATCAACCTCACCATACCTGACTTCATATTTCCACCCATCAGCAATCAAGTCCCTTAATAGCACAATCAACCCATAGTAGTTACGATATCTGCCTTCAATAACCTCATCTTCCCAGAGAAACTTATCCCCTTGTTGGATAGGAATCATTTTACCTTTCTCATCCAAGACGATAAATTCATCACTGATCCCAGATCCACAGATACCTTCTTCTCCCAGATACTTCAGTAATGCTACAAAATCCCTATCTACCTTATCAGGACGATGTTCTATCTTCACCCCACCTACTCTTACAGTCATCTCACCTTTTCTGTTGTGGATGTAAATCGTGACATTGTTCTTCAGATCACTGAGTACGTATCCTGGGATCACTAACTTCATAAAGAAGATTTCGATATAGTCAAGATCTTCACCATGTTCTATCCAATATCCATCTCCTGTATCTCTGGTGAAGATCCCAATTTCCTTTATACTAGCAAGGTTATCGAAGTAATGGATGCTATTGACCAAATAACCACGGTGTTTACCTTCCAAGGATTTGTAATCAAAGGTTACTCTGTAGTGCTTACATTTCTCTTTGATACTTCTAAGTGAACTTAAGATGTTAGCATGACTGTAAGGACTCTTTCTTGCTATAACAGGTCTTTTCTCTCTTTCCATAGCAGAGACCCTCTTAAACTGAGATCTCTTTATCACAGGTGTTTTCTTGTTGGGATAGTTTCTACCCTTTCTCCTTACTGGAGGTGTAGTAGCTGTCATGATAGTATCTTCTTATCCTAGTTTAACTAGAGGATAAATGTGGTTGTAGAATAAGCGTCATATAGCCTCAGTAGTACCTATCAGTGGTACTACTGAGGTGTATGGTTATCTATGTTGTTTTGATGGTGTTGTTAGTGATGTGTGTATATCAATGGTGTAATAATGGTTGTTTTATGGTGTTATTTGAGATGTAAGTATATACACTAATAATATTCGGATTAGGTCTTCTAAATAAGTCAACCACCTCTAGGCTACTACGTACCCTAGCGCGATTTCCCTTCTCCGTTGATATCCTTGTGTCCCTTCCGCTACGCTTCAGTCCCACTTCGTCTATCTAACTCCGAAGGAAAATCCTGGCTGATTTTTCCAAGAAAAAATCAAGAAATCAGCCAGAATAGATTCAAATAAAAATTTAAATCATCATACCATACTACCCTCGTAGAGGGTAGTATGGATGTAGTCAAGATCAGAGAGGATCTTTGAAAGGATAAGATCCTCTCCATCACACAGATGTCCTCATAGCAGGCTATTTGGGTGAGGACATCTGTAATGAAGGAATCGGATCTTGAAACGACAGTAAAAGATCCTAGGCTTACAGCTAAAGCTGTCGGTGCAAGCACAAATGTTTTATTATGCTTTCAGCTTCAGCCGGTCTCGATGAGATCTTCGACCCCATTACATCTTAGCGCGCACGCGATGATTTTTAGGACAAATAATATTCCTATTAGCAGTGTGGATTATTTTAGCCTTGTTATCGTAGCTGTATTTCCTCGATGATCGTCCTTTCATCGGGACTATCTCGATTTCATCGATGGTGCTGTTAGCACCATCTCAGAGGAGGTAGTCCCTCAGAGAGAGCATCGCGGCGATGCTTTCTTGATCCTCTCAGATAGACGCTATGCGTCATCGTGCTGATATGAGTGTATATAAGAAGACTCGAAATCTAATGAACTTTTCACTTAAGGATGCAACCATGATTAAATATGCCCAAGAAGATCACTTAGTCCCAGTCTACCGTCGTAGTGATGTCAGTATGGGGCAAGAAGACTATACTGACGATGTCTCTCGTAGTCAAGAAGACGTCGATGATCCCACTGAGACCAAACTGATCTTGAAAGACAACTCTGCTGAAGATGACAAGATGACTGCTGATGATCTCACGACTGATCCTGAGAAAGCCAAAGAAGTAGAAGAAGCACATCCTGAGCTCACTGAAGAAGTCGAAGAAGAAGAAGCTAACGATACTGATGCTATCGGTGATGCTAGCAGTGACAGTGACAGTAGTAGTGATGATGACAATAACGACAGTGATAGTGATCTCTCTGTAGATGACGATATCCAAATCAAAGAGAGTAATGATAGCAAAGACAGTAAAGATGACTCTAGTAAGCATGAAGAGATGCATGAAGAGTCTAGTGAGACGACGACCAGTAGTGATGGTAGTAGTACAACTACCGTAAGTAGCAGTAGCACCACCAGTACTGAAAGCTACTACCACACGGAAGCATCTCTGCTCATGGAAGTGTTGTTAAGGAAGCCTGAGATCTCTTTAGAGAGCTATCGTCACATCGAGACATCATTGAACTACTTGGAATCTCGGTTATTTAAGGACTATGTTCCTGTGTTATCAGTAGAAGAGCGTACTGAGAACAGAGCAAAGCTGATCAACAGAGCGATGAAGGTACTCAATGAGTTGCCTTTTAAGGCTCGTATGCCTGTACATAGACCAGTATTTAGTCTTGAAGACTTCATGTTAGAAGACAGTCATTACGCCATCATCGATCCTAGTAAAGATATCCCCAGTCAGATCACTACCCAGATCGATATCCTGGAGTCACGGGACCAGCCTAAACTCTTCAAAGTAGGTCATGAAGTCATCAACGACGATAGCGCATGTGACTGCGTCTTAAAAGAACGCGTCTATCATGCTCTAGAGAGCCTACAGGACCTTACTCCACTACAGGGTAAGGTTTTATCCATCCTTCACCACTACGTCATCCACAAAGCCATCTAAGAGGTATCTATGCCTGCTGTCAGACTCAAACGCAATGAGATCACGTCCTTCATCCAGGAGAAAGTCTTAGACCACATCACCTATCCTTACACCTTAGTCTACGAGTCTGACGAGATCTATCGCAGTCAGTCTACTGAGATGGAGTACAGACTAGGCTTTAAGAACTCTGACAACATCATGCTGATCAGAGTCAGATACACTCCTATCGGTATCGATGATGTTGATGTCAACATGGTGGTACTCGCTGCACCTCTACAAGGTGAACATCTCTATCCGGTGCTGACGATATCAAGGGACTATGAAGAACAGCTGAAGATGATCACACTCAAAGTCGTCAATAAGCTCTTTCAAGTACCTGGATATCAGTGATGACGTCATAGACGGCATACATCCTCATCTAGGAGATAGCTCCTAGATGAGGTGCTCCGAATGGAACGCAGTGTAATGAAGAACATCCTCAGTAGTACCACTGATAGGTACTACTGAGGTGCTCTTTATCGATAGCTATATATACATCCCTGATACGCATATAGCGTATCAGGGTGTTATGACGTCCAATCTTTGTTATTCTCTTCATCTCCGCTAGTAAATAGCGCTATAGCCTCGTATATACCCTCTCAATGGCTCTGTAAGACGATATCGGTGTTAACCCTTAATGAGTATATTAGTTTGTTGTTATACAACCTTAGAGAGCTTTATAGAAAGGATTTAAGAAGATAGCGTTGTATACACGGCATAAAGCCCTGATGTACCGCTATTGGTACATCAGGGTGTCGTGGGTTTATGACGTCATCTATATCGCTATACGCTCATCTGCAACAGACTGGCTGCAGAGATCGTCTCATTCAGGCAGAGATCTTGTCCTTTGATCCCCATGTCTTTCAAGAGAGATGTCAGTTCATGGATGGTTTTGTGATCTGGTTGAGGAGAGCGCTTCACGATGTGGAAATGACGATCTCTTAAGAGATATCTTCCTTCATCATCCATGATGTCACAGACGTAGTTCACACGACCATAGAGTCCTCTAGGTAAAAAGATCGATAGATAAGGATCAGCATCTTGATACCCAGATCCTCGACTTCTCGCCTGGATCTTGATATCGTAGACCTCGTGATCTGCTTTCACTGTCAAAAGGCTTGTGACGTAACCGTACTGTGTACTGATCACACGACTTGAGAACCCTTGTTTCTTTACTTTCGCTAGCGTGTTATAGACGTCTTCTAAACCATATCCCTGGATGATCTTACCATCTTCTCTAGCTTCTTCATCACTACACTTATTCAACTCACGTCCATCGATGATGATCTTGGGTTGTTGATAAGTGATCAAAGCTGCGTCTATCCCAGGGATCCCTTTAAAGAAAGACAACACTCCTATAAAAGCTTCTTCAGTATAGCTTGGTGTGTAGATGACCTTATCTTTATTGCCTGTCTTGTAACACCAGTATTTACCTTCAGGAGAGGTGAAGAAGTACTGATGCTGATCATGATCAATCACGCCTCTAAGGAAAGTGATCTTCAGGTAGTGATCACACTTACTGGTATCACCATCCTGATACACCTCTTCTGGGATCCTGAAATCTACTTGGATCACTTTGTAACCTTGACTAGATTCAAGCTGTAGTTCATAGCGGTGATAACGTACTTGACGTCTTCTTAAGTCTCTGTGGATCAGAGTAGGTCCTTGTAGCTGGATAGTCTTGGCATCATGGATGACGTCATAGAGGTAGTCATGCAGACCTCTTAAAGTGAGGAATGCATGATGGTAGTCTGGTCTAAGATCAGGGAGTTTCTGGTACATGGATACTGTCCTTGGTTTAGGTTATCCTGGTAAAAGTACTGTATTTACGGTGTTTTCAGTGTTTTCTGGTGTACGTAGCTACCGTGTATACACTTTCATACCAATCAATAAATAAATCAATCAATGTAATAAATTAATCAAACAATCAATAAATCAATGTAATCAATGAAACAATCAATCAATCCAATGAATCAATCAATGAAGCAAACAAACAATGAATCAAGCAATCAATCAATGGAAAATTTTCAAAAATAAACAAAAATAGTATAGTATGATATTTATAGGTATACATTTTTAGAACTTCAGAGATAAAAATGTCAGAGAAAATAGCTAAGATAGTCATCACTACACTCACCCTACCCCTAGGGGTAGGGTGAGGATCTATGACGTGTAGTATAGAAGCTCTCAGAAGAGTCTGTAAGGACTCTGATGAGATAGGTAGTGATTTTACTTATCCTAGACTAAGATAAGATCTCTGAAGATGATCTGAAGAGATCTAGAGGTATAGATAGAGATATAAGAAGGATTTTTCGAAGGAAAAATGATTTTTGTATGTATATACTAAGCTTCGCTGAGTATGTCTCGGGATGAGATCCCTTCGACTTAAAGAAAGAGCGCGTGGCGGTGCGAGCGCGATGATGTTGATATTGAGATAAGAAAACATGCTGTATATGCCTCTAGGAGCCTTTGTAAGGCTCTCTGAGGCTTTATGACGTGTGAGTTGGATTAAGGATATGGGTATAATAATTAAGATGGCTTAGAAAGCCATCTAGATGGGTTTTATGAAACATGGTATTTTTAATTGATTTTAAGAGGGAACCTGAGCGTCATATACCCCTACCCAGGATACTAAGTCCTGGGTAAGGTGTATGTCACTTATGACACCATATCGACAAGATGATCTTCTTCCTCAGCAGGGTATTCATGCTTACTCCATTTCGGTATGATGTCTCTAAGATAGCGGTCAAAAGTCTTGTATTCTTCTGGATCACGTTTGAAATGAAGATTGATGCTCCAACGATCAGCGTCAACAATGACATCCTTACCACCATTTTTGATGGTGTAAGTGATGTTAAAGTCTGCGACCACACGTCTTCTCATTTCGATCTTCATATCGAAGTCATCTGTACGGTAGGTCTTTGTGGGATCCTTAGTGAATACACGGATGAAACGACGTTTGTTGGTATCTGGATTATGGTAACGGATATGGTATTTAAGATAACAGGGGTCATCGTACTTGACGATAGAGAACGTCAAAGGTGTCCGGTCTATCATGGACTGGATGTAGTCAGATAGTGCTGTAAGCGTAGGGATCTTGTAAAAATCGTCGAGATATTGGGGATTATCCATAGGTAGGTTCCCTATATTGACTATTTGGAACCAAACCATGTATTTTGTCGTTATATTACTTTGTTGAGATATCGTCTAATAAGCTTATATAGAAAGCTAGTACGCGTCATAGATCCCTAGTACACCCATGACAGGTGTACTAGGGTATAGTGGGTGTATGACGTGTTTATTCAGGTCTCTCGTACTTGGTAAGCTCAATGTAATCACCCCCACTGATACGGAGAGTGATGTTGTATCCACCAGATACGTATTCTTCAGGAGTGTTGCCTGTATAGCCTACTTCTGGAGAGATGAATTTCGTAGGATACTCCTTGATCTCAACCGGTGTGTGGGTGATCTCGATGTAAGGATGGATCTTGCGATAATACCGTTTGTTGTGGTTATTGATCCTCTCTAGCATCTCCATCGCCTCATGCTGGGTATAGGTGCGGTCTTTAACATCATTTACTGCACTTTCATATACCCGTTCTTTCCTGGCTGCGCGTTCCTCTTGTTCTTTTTCTTTCTGTCTAGTTTCCTTTACAGATTCACTGACAGCAGTTGCGATTAATCCGATAGCATCAAAAAAAGACATGGTGTACTCCTCACGTTTGTTCATCAGAAGGACCTTCATCATCAAGGTCCGTAGTATCGGAGTCACTGTTGTCTTTAGTCTCAGTAGTAGAAGTATCACTGTCAGTAGCAGTATCCTGATCTGTATCTGTAGACTCAGGGATATCTTTCACATCTTCGGTGATCTCCTGTTCTTCTTGATCAGAGACTTCATTGACTTCAGGCTCTACTGTAGTATCAGGTTTTAAGGAAGGTGAAAGATCTTTGTACTTGTTCTTCAAGAGGAAGAAAGTATCAAAGAGACGAGAGACTTCTTCTTGACCTTCAGGAGTCTCAGCGTCTTGGGGTGTGATGATCTCTTCTACTTGGATAGGAAGCTCTGGGAATGAAGATAGTGGAGATTTCACCTCAAGATCTATTTTAGCCCAGGTATAGTAACCTGCTTTACCATCGGGAAAGACATCTACTTCAAAGGAAAGATCAGAGTTGGGGATAGGGAAAGTATAACGATCTTTGCGCATCCCAGAGTTGGCCATGAAGGCGATCTGGGTGAAGTTCTCTTCTGTAGTAGGGACAGTGGTCTCGATATTACCTTTCTTGGTCTTAGACTTGGTGGTGATCTCGTAAGAGATAGTACCATCAGCAGAGGTGACTTTACGGGCTCTGATAGAACCAGAGCCTGCATTTTCATCAGTAGAAGGTATCTTGATCTGCCACTGTTCATGCTTTTCTGCATGAGCAGCATTTTCAAGTTGCTTGAAGTTGGTGATACGTACATAGAAGACGTATTCTTGCTCTAGGATAGTCTTTGGACTATCAAGGGCTTCTTGGGAGAGATAACGGGGATTCTTAAAGATAGACATGGGATACTCTTAAAAAGGGGGTTGAGAAGGAGGACTACCGGTGACAGTGGAGCCGATCAAGGTGATCACAGGGACTAAGATGTTCGCCAGGAAGTTGTTATCACCAGTGATGATCCCGATGATAAGCGAGATGACGACGATGAGGACTAAGACACCAGAGATGACAAAACCTGCGAGTTTCACCCATTCAAACTGGCGGACTCTAGGATCGGCATCATGGACATAATCGGTCTTTAGATACTTATCTGTAAAACCTGTGGTGAACTTAGAGATCTCACCCGTGTGGGTGTTCATCGCTTCAGCTAAAGCATCTTTGACCTCACCTAAGGTGGTCTCATCAGTCAGCTCTGGTAGCGGCACGCCCGTCGCCCGAAGGTGGCGATACTCATCCAAGACATAGGTCACTCTGGGATCTTCAGGTTTGTTATCTTTGACTTGCAGGTAGTCCGGTAGGGTTTTGAGATGATAGTGTACGGGAGTCATTCGTTACCTTTCCGTTGGTTTTCAGTTCATGTTGGATACGGGCTTGATAGGCTCTAGCAGCTTGTAGTCTTATATTGCAAGCATTATTGAGCTCAGAAGCACGGAGATAGAGATTGACCAAAGTCTTCTCTTTATCCAAGAAGTTCATGATAGCGTATTTCGTAGGACTGGGTGGCTGAGGCAGCTCACAGTCAGCGATCAGGTACTCAGGGATCGTAAGCATCTCTACTTTAGGCGTAGAGGTGCAGGCTGAGAGTAGGATCGCAGTGAAGAGATAGAGGGGTTTCATTTGCATTTCCCGCCTTTGCAATAACTGTTCCACATGGCTTTGGCTCTGGCTTCAGAGACTTTAGCAGAGCCTTCATTAGTGAGGACTTTTTGGGGTTGATCAGAGGTAGGATCTCTAAAGATGAAGACGTTACCGACAGGAGAACTATCCGGTCTTAAAGCTTCATAGTTCGCAGGATCTTTCAAGATAGCATCTTCTTCTTGACTTAAGTTATCATGGATCTGCATATGCTCCATGCGTGAGAGATCTAACTTTTTGTTAGTCTCTTCTACTGTGTCTTGCAGGACTTTCTGTACGATCAAGAGACTGTTGATCCGATCATTCAAAGATGCGATCTCCTCTTGTTTCTCTTTGAGCTTCTGTTCTTGTTTCTCGTATTTTAGCTTAAGAGAGGCATTGTTACTTCGTTCTTTCTGCAAGAGGAAGACAGAAGTACAGAAAGCAACAATACAAAGTAAGATCAAAATACCGAAGAAGAACCTTTTTCCATTCTTTAAGTTGAAATATTTCCCGAGACCGGGAGTCAAAGCAAATAAAAATTGCAACATAGATACGACTACTCCTTAGTTTTTCAAGATGTGGTTATAAACATAAGCGCACACTGCACAAGCGTCTACGGCATGTTCATCTAATACATTTAGGAAGGATTCTGACAAGGAGAAGGGTTTGTACTGTAATAATCCCAGTCTGACGGCATCTTTATCTTTATTGCCTTGTGCATTGACTGCTTTTTTGACAGACAAAGGAGACATGAGAGTGATAGGAAGATAAGGGTTATATTGATATAAAGCTTGCTGGATATGGGTAAGTAATGCTACTAAGGGTTTATAAGAACCAGGATGGAGTCTGTGATAGAAAGGTTCTTCACAGGCGACTATGGAAGGATGCTGGTCTTGGAATAGCTGATAGAGATAATGCTGATAGGCGTGTATACGTGCAGTAGTCTCACCATGGATCAAAGCTGTCTGGATATCAAAGTAAGGTAGTCTTCTTGCAATGACGGTGTAAGCTTTGATATCTTGGAACTGATAGGTATAAGGATCGATATCTAAGATACAGATCCCAAGGTTCACTGTCCCTGGATCGATACCAATGATCCTGAAATAAGGGATGTTAGGAAGTTGAAACACAGAGATTCCTTATAAAAGAAAAGATCATAAGTCATACATCCCTAGTGATACCTATTTAAGGTATCACTAGGGTGCTCTGAATGAATGGAACATAGTGGAGTGAAGGAAGAACATCCTCAGTAGTACCCATAACAGGTACTACTGAGGAGTAAAGGGTATATGACGTGTAGATAAAGATTAAGGACGTTGAGTGGTGAGCCAAAGTGGGAGGTTACTACCGATCTTGATCAGGATACGCCAACCAAGGTTGTCGATATAGCAAGATCTGAAGGTAGAGAAGACGTTACACATCTGTGCAGCCAGTACTTCATTCATGGTGATCTGGTTGCCTTGATGGGATACTTGCATACGAGTATCAAAACCAGAGACCAGACCAAACTCAGAGATGATAGCGAGTTCTTCATCATTGAACATGACGTTGGCGACATGTCTTAGCTCTTCACAGTCCTCAGGGGTGAAGATGATCTCGATCTCATTGGTGACTTCGACGTATTTAGCATCTACTACGTTGATACCGCTATTGGCTATCGCCTGTGGTTCAGGGTTTAGGTTAGAAGCATTAGGGACAAAAGGAATGACGTTCTTTACACCATTCTCTACTGAGGATAACCACATCTCTACTTTGGATTTACTAAAATCAAAGCGTTTTAGATAGTAAGCGATATAGTCTTGTCCGTTGTAAGTCTCTTGTCTTCTTAACGCATATTTCTCTCTGGATCCTGGTGGGATATCATTATCCAATTCTCTTAGGACAAAAGGAATCATGCCAAAAGGTGCTGCATCGGTAGAATGATGCTGTACAGGTTTGATCTTCGGTATCGTGTTACTAAGCTCAACCCGATGTCCTTTGTTACCAATACAGAGGTATCTAAGCTGAGGATAGTGATCTTGCGGTAGTCCTAAGGATTGTTGTTTATTGATCCCTAGTTTCTCATTTAAAGTAGTATTTGGAATAACTTTAAAGGGAAGTCCTTGGAGGATACAGTTGTTCAGATAAGCACCATAGGCGGTGCGAGTGATGGATTTCATAGATGACCTTTATTGAACTTAAGGAGTAGGATAGTAAAAACCTGTACCAGTACTAAGGGTAAGTTTCTTCTTCGTCGGATATAAAAATCCTGACATCGAAGGACTGAGTTGTAGATTACGTCTTTCTTGTTGGAGATCTTTCCAGCGGTAATCATGTCCATAAAAATCCCTGATCTTGGTCTTCTGGCTATCAGTAAGTTTGTTCCAAGAAGAGATCCCAGGGATATCGATCAGATCGTCATCATTTCTAGTGAGTTCATCTAAGGTGAAGACATCGTAGTCATTCTCGATGAAGTAGAGTGAGACTATCTCTTCTTCAGTATTGAGCTCACTAGACTGATCGACCTGATAGAGTTCTTCCCCTTGTTGGTAGAGACGGTATTCGTCTCTACCACCGGTGATGATCTCTCCATCCCAGAGTTCACTACCATAGCCATCATGATCAAGGATCTTGATCGGTTCTTCCTCAAAGAAGATCAGTCCTTCTCCATAGCCTGCGATGTCCCCTGGAGTAGGAGGGGTGAAGTCAATGACAAAGAGATCTGTGTCATTGGCTTCTCCGATGTACTGTACGGAGTAAGAGGAGAGCTGTTTGAGTAGAGATAACATCGCACGATGTACCGCACGAGTAGAAGAAGTGGTATCAAGACTTACACCAGTTGCTGCTTCAAAGATCGCTTTATAGAGCTTCACCCAGTCATTCTGGGTATATCCACGAAACTCAAGTTGGTTCTCTTGGAAGAACGATTTATAGGTTTTAGCCTTCAAGACACCATCAGTGTCAGTATACTTAGGTGCAAGCTCCACCCAGTGATCAGAGTAGAGACGATACACCATGTTCTCTTTATAACCACGAAGTACATAATGGTTCTCATCAAGAGCCAACTGTAGATTACGGTTTAAAGTACGGCTAATGACTTTAACCGTCTCGTAGAACTGGGCGATAGAGACGATGTTTGGAGTAGAGAGTTTACTATCCAAGAGTGTTTTAATAAACTCAGGTTCTACTTGGGCAAAGAGCTCACTTTTGTTAGTCGGTTTAGTCTGTCCAAGTAAGGTAAGCTCTGACTCTGGGATATGTTCTAAGATAGGAACAGTCTCTACTTTGATATCAGGTATACGATAGAAATCATAGCCAAATGACTTGTAATACGCGTAGAGATAGAGTATTAAAGCATCCTTAGACTTCAATCTGATCTGGTGTCCATTGACATGGTCAACAAAGAAGACTGAGGATCTAAAGATACCCTTACTAGACCAATCTGCCCAGACGTTCAGTAATGTCTTACTGAACTTCTCTGCCTCAGCATCGGTGTAGTCCGTGATCTTGGATTCTAAGACTTTTGTGTGTAGGGTATTAGAAAGACTATTCTCTAGCTTTCTTTGGAACTGATACTCGAAGTCTTGTCTGGAGATAGGGTTATCTTTGGCGATCTCATCTTCTTTTAAAAGCATCTGGTGCAGACTAAGATCATCATCAGGAGTAGTATCTTCAAGACCATTGATCGATCTTTTCTGGAAGAAGTTAGTGGGATAGATCTCATCAGGCTGCTTAGAGCTATCATGTTTGAAGTTATATTCAGCTATTGGCAGATGACGCTCGGTCATCACTTCCTTGATCAGCCATCTTTGAGTTTCCCTTTTACCGATGTTACGTTCGATCCAGTTGATGTTCATGTAGAAACGTAGCATCTGTTTCAACGTCATCGCATCCAAGTAATCATCCAAGAAACCATGAGAAGAGAGATAACGTCTGACATGGTAAGAGTGTGCTTCATTGGTCTTACACTTAGACTTACGGATGGTGAGTATGGCTGGTAGTAAGTTAAGATAGAATATCCCAAGATTCGCTATAGGCCAGTATTCATCCGAGAAGCCGTATACTGGGGCTTCTCTTCTGAACTTATACGCTCTGATCCATTCTTGCAGGTCTTTGATGAAGGTATATTCATTCTCCTCGACGAGATTAGGAGGATAAGAAAGTATCTCTCCATCAGGTGCTGCTATCGCTTTATCTTTATCTGCAGGATAGAGGATACCTAAAATGAGTATCTCCTGGTCAGGATAACGAGATAATAACTCTTCATAGAGCACTGTGCCAAACTGATAAGCTTTGGCTGTTGCTCTATGATCTCTTAAGTTCTCTTTAGAGAAGATGATCGTCTCTTCGGTATCGACAGAGACGACCACCATGTCTTTATCTAAGAAATGATATTCCCCACAGATGTTTTTGTAGTATCGCCATTCCTTAGGATCATGGGGATCTACGATGACATTTTTACTCCTGACGACCTCATTCATGGTGTCAGCGATATACTCAGATTTCACGACCATAGAGCGTGCTAGCGCGATACACTTATCTAAGTATATCGCGTAGTAATAGTCGAAGTTAAAATAAGATTTCAGCATGTCTTGGTTATCCTTTGATTTTGAACCGATACAGGAGCATCTTAGATGGCTACATCTACCATCCAACACGTCATCAATGATCTTAAAAAGAATACTGGTGTCCAACCCATCCAACTGATCCGAGATCCGATCCAATCTGCTATTCTGTCTAAAGCAATCTCTGATAACAACTATAGAGTCGAATACGACAGACAAGGTAACAGAAAAGCCTTCCAACCAGATATCAATTTCTTAAAACAGCTCTCAAGAGCCAAGATGCAAGATATCGCAGATGCAGAGACGGTGATGCAGTTACTGCCAGATATCGAGTTATCTTCACAGATCTTGATCTCATCCATACTTTCTCCGAAGGACATGCTGACGACAACGTTGTCATATGTCCCCCCTGAGACCGTCTGTCCTCCAGACGTAGCCTCATCGTTGATCCGGGTGATAAAACAGTATTTTTCGCTAAACTATAAAATTGAGTCCAAGCTTCCCAAGATGCTGAAGGACATCTTGTATGAAAAAGGCTCTTATGCCGTCTGTGTCTTACCTGAGAATGCTATCGATGAAGTCATCAATAACAACCAAAGACTCTCCAAAGAAGATTTTAATAATCTCTTTGGTGAGATCAAAGAGAAACAGTCTTTATTGTCTCCCTTAGGTATCTTAGGTAAATCTGATCGTAAAGAGCATAAACTCTTCTCTTTAGAGAACTACAAGAAGACCATCACTTCTAAAGCAGACAGCGAGTTAGTGTTCTCTCTTGAAGAGTTAAATCAAGAATTCGATCTGGATATCCCTGTGGGATACGATCTTACTTCTTATATCCAGGTCTCTGATAACTTCTCTATCCTCTCAGTACCGAGACTTGAGTCCTTCTTAAGAGCAAAAACACTAGATGAGATCATCCACTCGCAAGAAGATACTTATCTCGCAGATCGTGATCTTGATAACATCCTCTACAGAAGGATGTACTATCAATCAAACACCTTAGTGCAAGTCAAGACCAATGATCAAGGATATCGTAAGTCTATCTCTGAACCACTAGTGATGCATCTGCCATCAGAGTCAGTGATCCCAGTCTTTGTTCCAGGTAACCCTGAAGAACATGTAGGTTATTTTGTCTTGATCGATGAAGCAGGTAACCCTGTATCTAAAGAAACCTCGATAGACTACTACAATGAACTTAACCGCATGACAGAGTCTAATCGTAAATGTCTTACGTCTCATCTCTTGGATAAAGCCAAGAACCTCTACGATGGTAGAGGTGATCAAGGCTCTCTCATGTCAGCGAGAAACAGATACGATAGTGCAGCACGTACTTACGCTTCTATCATTGAGAAAGATCTTATCCAAAGACTTAGAAATGGGATCTATGGCAAGACTTTCTCTATCGGCGGTAGTGATGAGATCTTCCGGATCATGTTTAGTAGAGCATTAGCACAGCAGTTTACACAGCTACTTTTTGTCCCGGTAGAGCTCATGACCTACATGGCATTCAAGTACGACGAGAATGGCATGGGGGTATCACTTCTGGATAACCTAAAGACAGTAAACTCTCTTGCGATATCATTGATGCTTGCTAACAACAGAGCAGCAGTGATGAACTCCATCCCTAGAACCAAAGTCACCGTCAAACTCGATGAAGATGATCCAGATGTTGAAGCAAGAAGAGAACAGATAGTCACTGAGTACATGCTCTTAAAAGCTGCTAACTCTGTCCCCATCGGTGTCATCAACCCTGTGGACATCGCTACCTGGGCATCACAAGCCAACGTAGAGTTTCAGTTTGAAGGCGCAAAAGACATGCCTGATATGTCAATCGACATATCAGAGTTTGCTTCCCAAGTACCCAAAGCTGATACAGATCTTGAAGAAGATCTTAGAAAAAGACGTATCATGGGACAAGGTATGTCTCCAGAGACAGTGGATGCCTCCCGTGGTGCAGAGTTTGCAACATCGATCGTCCAAGAATCGATGTTGTTTGCAAGACGCACTATGCAATATCAACAAAAGTTCACCCCTTTCATCGCAGATAACATCAAAAAAATAACCTTAGCGACACCGATGTTGATGCAAGATCTCGAAGAGATCCTCTACAACAACTACGATGATGTCATCAAACATCTCTTACCAGAAAGACAAGATTATCAGTCTAGTCAAGATGACAAACTCAGGATCGTCAGAAAAGCAGCTATCGCCTTCGTCAAACAGATCGAAGTAGAGCTACCTAAACCGAATAACCTCTCAGTGTTACGTAAGAAAGAAGCTTTCTCAGACTACATCGATGCGGTCAATACCGCAGTCGAGTATTACATCTCTTCTGAGATCCAAGATCCAGAGATGCTAGGAGAGCTTGCCAACATCGTGGAACCTGTGAAGAAGATGATCGTGGCTAAGATGGCTAGAGACTGGATGGTAGAGAATGACTATCTCCCAGAGCTTAATGATCTTATCAGTCAAGATGAAGAAGGCAAACCTGCTTTTGATATCTACGAGACCACAGCAGATTTCTCTAGCAACATCATCAAGAGTCTGGGTAAGTTCTATGACAAAGCGAAAGTCATGAAGAAACTCTCTGACATGTATGCCAAAGACAACGACATCGCTGATGATGGTGGTTTTGGTGGTAGCAGTAGCTACGACAGTGGTAGTGATGATAGCTCATCTGGAGATGACTTTGCATCTGGTGATGATTTTGGTATGGATGATCTCGGTGGCGATATGGGTCTTCCTGACATGGGTGATATGGAAGAAGGACCCTCTGACGATCAGGTCTGATTATCAAACAAAAATAAAAGATGTCATATATCCCCTAGTAGACCATGATAGGTCTACTAGGGTGCTATGCCGCGTAGCGGTTATCTGAGGTAGTACCGTAGATACTACCGATGAAATGACGTCTAGGTTATTTGGACAACAGTTTCGTTGTCGCAAAACCTGCGACATAACCTAATGCTGCAGAGACTGCGATAACCGCTGTCATACCACAAGAGAATTTGATCCAACCCTCTTTCTTAGTTGATTGTTCTTTCTTCTCTTCGGTGTTTTGTTGGTTTTGATTTTCGTTACTCATGATTGTACTCCTGATTTAGATTGGGTGTAAGATTTGTAGGCGTAATAGCAGGTCCAGCCTAAGAGTGCTGTACCAGCTACACAGTTGAACGCAGAGACGATGAAAAGACCATCACCGTCTCTTGCATCATTAGTAGCGGCTGCTAAGATGCAACCTGCTGCCATGATCGCAGATGAGATCATCATCTGCATAATAGCTTTACCGTTAGCAGTGATTCCTGCTTTACGCAGGAACCCTACACCAGTCATGTGAAGTAACATTGCAACGAAGTAAGCGTTGCAAGCTACTACAGTAAAGTCTGACATTTTTAAACTCCTTTAAACAGAAAAGTTAAGAAGATTGAACTTCAATCTCATGTTTGTGATATATATCTGAATATATTTAGTTTGTAAAATTATTTTACAAACTGGCTCTCCATCGAAGATGGAAATTTTAAATGCAATTCATGCGGCATATACCCCTAGAGTACCACCATCGGTACTCTAGGGTGTTCTTTATGACGCCTATTTATCAAAGATATCCAATTTACCATAAGTACGGTAATTCACCTTTTCTCGGTGAAAGTAGTCTGTGTAATCACCGTTAAACCCATGGATGTGTTCTACTACTGTAAACCGATCTTTTAACACATGGATCAGTTTGTAGATATCAACAAAGTATCCACTATACTTACTCTCTAAAATGATCTCTTTCAATGGGATCTTGATCTTCCTCTTGATATCAAAAGAGCAGACGTAGTAATCCGGACCATCACCAGGATCGATCACTGTTCTTGTATAAGGTCTCGTAAGAGCGATGTTTTTATCTTTGATGTAGTTACTATTGACCCCATCGACGATACTTAAGAGATGTTTATAATCCTCTCCCTTGGGAAGATTGACATATATATCCCCGTATAGACTCCATTTATCCTCAGCATCCATCAGCTTGTGATAGATCACGAACTGATGTTCGCCTTTGGGGATGATGAGGTCATCACCTTCGTAGCTGAAATGAAGGTCTTCAAAAGCGCTAAGATAAGAACGTAGACCAGAATCACTGAGTTTCTCCCAGATCATGATCCATCGTTGAGTGGGGTGATCGTAGCGATAGGTTGGATGATCCTCAAACGTGTCAGACAGGTCTATGTCAGGTGCGAAATAAGGGATATGGACAATCACTACGTCTTTGTCTATAGGGTTGTCTAACAAAGCAAACTGATCTTCGGTCAAGATAGTCTTTTGACTATAAGACTGGTACTTCCGATGTAAGGTCACCTCAGACAACGGAATGACATTTTTACCTCTCAGCAATGTGACTACTTTACGATCATTTAAGAAATCTTCATTATTCGGTTCAGACTGTTGACCATAGATGTTGGTTTTGATCAAGACATGACGAAAAGATTCTAGGTAGGTCAGAAAGTCTTTATGGTCATAGTTGGCTTGCGGTTTATTGGGTATTGTGGGTTTCATGGGTATACTCCTATGTTTAGATATAGATGGTTATATAGCCTAGACGACATTTCCTCGATGACGACTACATCGTCATCTCAGATAGCCTAAACGGCATAACTCCTAGGCATCCCTGATAAGAGGGATACCTAGGATATATGTCGTATGACGTAGTCTCTCCGAGACGCTATCGTAGATAGTGGCAAGGAAATGACGTGTAGTATTTAGACTTCCAGTACAGGTACTGCTACCATACCCAGATAGAGATCCGTATCATTGGTTCTCTTGATGAACTGGATATAGAGGTTGTCTGTTGAGCTTAATGCATCGTTGATCTCCAGTTGTTGATTCCACTGGTTGATCGCAAATGGGAACTCTTGTGATGATGGGGTGATGATCTTAAACATCGTAGGTACTGGAGCTTTCGCTTCTTTGAATTTGTCAAATAAAGGTTTACTACGATAGTAGAGTCTTTCTAACCAATCATCGATGTTGTTCTCATTCATGGAGATATTGACACGTTTAAGATTCTGGTTCACAGTCTGTACTTGAGCGAAGTTATTCTCACCGAAGTAAGGATACTGATCGATCTCAAAACCGACTGTCCACGGATAGTTGGTTTTATCGGTTGCTTGACGTTGTAATACCACATCGAGTACTTGGGTATGGATGTAGTTCTTAGATGCAACAGATGCTTCTTTCAAGTCTAGTGACACAGAGATGCGCTGACTGACACCATACAAGGTACCTTGGAATGGCGGCTTATTAGCATTGTACTTGACATGGGGGGTGACATAGAAACACACTGATCTCTCGAGATTTAAGAGATACCATTCCATGCGATAACCGTTGACCGCATCTACCCATGTCGGATAACCATAGAGCTTGACAGAATAAGCATCATCTGGTCTAACTGTCATTGCTTTGTAATGACGAGTCATGAACTTATCACCCAAGATAGACATATCGATGTTGTTACCTCTCTGGATACCCACCGCTGTCTCATCATCAGAGAGACTGTATCTTAGATCAAAGTCTGCTTCATAGCCCACGATAGAGGAAGTATAATCACGAAGACCTAGTACTGCAAACTTCGTACCGTCCACTGGTAGTCTCTTACGACTACCGTCTGAGTAATGCACGACACCAAAGAGGTTTAATCCTCTTACAGGGACGTTTAATGGGTATTGCAGTAATGAAGGATCGGTATCTGCGATAAATGGAGATTCCAAGGTGATATCGACCACTTGTTTTTGTGCAGTATCAGTCTGTCTGATCACCGCAGTGTTCTCAATGATCATTTCACGTACTGCGACGACACCACCTGTGTCGTTGTATACAACCACAGTGACAAACTCACCATCAGGCATCTTGACTGTGGTATGGCAAGGTGGGATGGATTTTACCGCATAGTTGGTTTTACCATCGGCTTCAGCTAGCTCTAACCGGATGTTCTGGTCTACCATGATCCCATGTTGATCGTAGACCATGGATACTACTTGTGCGGTGTTATTGAGTCTGCTACCCCGGATGATCTGGGCATGATGGGTCATGCTACCATAGACCTTAAATCTCGCATCTACCGTCAAGGTGTATGGTAATACCGAGGTATCTAAGTATACGCGATAGGTCTCATGTCTAGCGTATCTATCGGTAGAGATGAGTTTATCGATCTCTTCGATACGCTGGATCTCACGTAGTCCTACGATCTTTCTCAGTTCTGCGATCATGGTGGTGGTGTCGATAGAGACCACGATGTAGTACTCGTTGGTCTCGATATCACAGACATAGTCGTTTACTTTAGGGACGTATTTACCTTTACCTTCCTGACCTTTGAAGATCTCATCAAGGTTCCAGATCTTCCAGACGGAATCTGGTTCATAGACAGGTGCGATACCATCAGTCCCTGTGATGATAAGTCCTTTGTTATAGAGTTGTGGCATAATCGATTACCGTTCACGGATGAAGTGGGAGAGGATGACTTTACCTTTAAGGTAAAGCTTTGCGATCTTACTCAGTAACTTGTACTGCAAGATATCGATATCAATCACTTTGTAGTGAGGATGAGGATGGATGATGACGTATTCATAGTCGATACATTGGTTTTGATACACAGGATCAACTTTGAGTAACCACTCGTATTTCTTACAAGCTTCTAATATGTCTTTATCAGCATAGATAGAATCTAGTTTAGGGAATACAAATGTCCCTTTCCTGATATCATCCAAGATCCAAGAGAGGAATGGTGAATATAAAGGATACAAAGACTTGATCGGAGGGAGGTTAGGATCTCTGGTCTCGGGCTTAAATAAAGTCATGTAGTCAGAGATTGACTGTTCTACCTCTACTGACTCTCGTCGTAAGGTATAAGTATCTTTAGCAGTCAGTCCTCGCATAGGAACAATGAGATCTTTGATCTGATACGGTTTACCCTCAATCTCAGCGAAGGGACGATCTTCGATCTTAAGAGTAGTGCCTTCTTCTGAGAAACCAATAACGGATCTATCATAGACCGCACCTCCTATGATGATATTTAATACCTTATCATCTTTTAAATCATATCTCTTGTTATAAGAGAGTCTGTTAAACTGCACGTATCCTGTCTGCTCTGGATTCTGTAAAGAAAGATCTTTATTACAAAAGCCATGGTGTCTTACGACGATCTTTTGTTTTTTACCTGTCTCGACTGCATCTAGATATTCTTTACAGACAATCACCACTCTTGGGAAATCGACAAAATAGTCGATATTCCTGACCAGTGCATGACCATTTAGATAGATATCCAAATGCCCACGAGGTACTAACATCCGCATCCTTTTCTTTGTCTGACCTGAGGTGACCACCTCAGTCAGATAGAGGTCTATGATGCCATTATCGAGTGGTTTCTCGAATAAGTAAGCAAGCACCTGATCATCTTTACGCAGTAAGGTCGTATGGTTGTCATTGTTGACCAACCATTCGATAGTCTTATTACCTTGACTATCAGTGTTTACTCTGAAGAGATTGTCTTCATTATCCGTGATATCTACCCAAGCATCAGGCTTTAACTCTAACCCTTTCTTACAACGATAGAGTCTAAACTCTTCGTTGTAAGGGATAGTGATATCCACTGGGTTATAGATAGATCCTACTTCTTCAGTCGCTCTACCTGAGAGATGCTCTATCAACTTCGTCTCAGGATGCTGGATCTCGTAGTCTGTGGAGAGTTCTGTATTGTAGAAGTCTATCAATACCCCATGTTCATCATACTCCCAGTGAGAAGAGACCTGTCTTAAGTTTTCTCTTAGGATCACCTTACGGGATGATCCTTGTTGATAGATGTCTTTCTCGATATCAGGGGAGTATCCTGTTAGCTGAGAGATGGAGTGGTAGCCGTAAGCATTCTCGACGATATTCGCATCATAGACGACATCAGGACTAGAGATGAGCTTAGTATAATCTCCTTGCTCTAACACATCAGCACGCCATGCATTCACGTTACTTCTAACGCCTAACATGGCATTTCTTCGATATTCAAAAGGCAGTTTGAATAACTCATGTAGCTTGTGGCTGTTGTAGATCAGAGGTCTGTCTAACATACCTCGTCTGATATAGTAGTCTATATAGACATCTTGGTCATTTAAAAAGATCTTCTTACCGCCTCTTTCTTCATGCTGATTCGAGTGATCCATGAAGCCTACCACATACGGGACAACTAAAGAGTAGTCCCGATGGGTGATCTGTCTTACACTATCACTTTTCACTCTGTGATAATAGACACCATAACGACGTGTCAACACGTCTTCTTTGTGTCTGACGATAAAGAAATCGATATCATCATGGTAGTCGATGGTGTTGTTGACATTACTGTCGTAGGTTAAGAGATACTTTCTCTTCTGATCTAACAATGAATCAAAAGTACTCAGATCCGTTAACTTCAATGATACCTTCTTATACACGGTAGAGTCGTAAACCATCTCTACCGTGTTACCGATGGTAAGGTCATCTACGGTGATATCATTTCTAAAGACCCCATTGACATAAATGAAAAGATGACCACGATCACTGATGTACTTATCTTTAAAAGCTCTTAGTTCTGCGACTTCATTCTTGTCTTGGATGACATACCCCTTGACCTTGATGAAGTCTTTCTTTAAGTTTCTTCTAAGGACATTGAAATATGCTCCTGAATAGAACCTGAAATAAAGATCTTCTTTATCAAGATCCCAGGGTACTGATTTGACTTCACGGACTGCAAAGATAAGATTACGACGATCTGTCCATCGGTACCAGGCTTTGACATTGGGGATCATGATGCCATCGATGGTGAAGATGTTGATGATCATCTGGGATCTTTCCATGATATCATCACAGCGGATCCATCTATTCTCATCTGGAAACAACCCTAAGAAACCAGGGGTGAGTTGTCCGATCTGATAGACATGGAAACGATGTCCTTTCTCAGGAAGCTCTATCGTTCTGTACTGGATGGTGATGGTGTTTCTCACTCCACCTATACGAGAGATCTTAGCAGCTTTCTGGATAGACTGATCATCTTGCTTAGGGTTAGCCCAGACATGTTTTGCACCATGCCAGGTGAGATAGTTAAATTTCAAAGGACTTGGCATAACTCCTTCCTTCTATGAATAAACCTAGTATACAAGAAGATCAGATCTCCTCATCCAAAAGACTCTTAATGCGTTGACTGACATTCTTAGCATCACCTTTGAGTACTCGCATGACTAACTGTGACAGTCCTGTTCTTCTATACAAGACTTCATTGATAGAAGCGTATACCAGCCCTACGAATGTCGGTGGATGTTCAATAGCTACAGCCAATGTCTCAGATTTACTAGAACCCATCCAAGTAGAAGAGAGTAATGATATCAGAATAGCTGAGCTTAATTGACTCAGTTTAACGTTATCACACTTACTCTTGATCAGCTCTACCAAGGAATGGATATCTGTTAAGGGTTCTTCGATATCGAGCAATGTCTCTTTTGCAATCAAAGTGGAGATCTTCAAGGTTTGGGTGATCTTGAGTAGTGCATCATCAACAAAGAAACGATCGAACTCCCGTTCAGGTGCAAACAAAGAGATGTAGTACAGACATGCTAAGGTCTCGATCATCACCTGTTCACGCATATCTAGACCAAAACGTTTAGTGATGACTTCTGCGATCCATCTGCCGTAGATCAACATGATCTGCGGAGAGATATAGCTGATCACTTTGGGATCATGGTTGATCCAGATAGACTGGAGTTTAGCATTGTTGAAAAGGAAGTTATATTCTCCTTTAGAAGTAGCTTTCACTTCCAGATCTTCTAAGTTGTTCCTATAAGCACTATCGACTTTCACTTGGGATCTCAAATCGATCACAGTACCGATTGTCTTTTGGTTCTCAGTAAAGGTAAAAGGTTGAGACAGTGGTGTGATATGACCACCAGTGATCGCAAAGATATCTGTGGTCATTCTAGTCAGTTCACCTTTGATGTACTGACTTAAGATCTCATCGTTGATCTTTTTGACAGGATAACCTTGAGTGACTGTCGTGTCATAGGGGGAATAATAAATCGTCATGGCTGAGTTCCTTATCTTAACGGATAACATACATAGATACCCATGGAGCATTTCTCCTATGGAGCATCTCTCAGGAAATAAGAACGTGTCTTTGTATAAACGACATTTCTTCACGGATCATCCATTATCCGCTCAGATAGCCTGCGGCATATATCCTAGCTATACCCATTACAGGTATAGCTAGGAGTAAGGCTATATGACGTCTATTCTTTTATATAAAGAAATGCAAGATTAATTTTCTACATCACTACCATAGGGGGTCTTAAAAAAATAAACTATGAGACACCAGCACCTATATACGTTATATTCGTGCAGTTTACTGTTCTTTTAATAAGGGTTGCACACCCAGATCACTGTTGATCATCATCAACAGTAGTAAACAGTTAACAAGGTGTCTTTAGTGCACTAAAGACACATCACATCACACGTCTTGTCGTGATCAGGCAATGACGGATGTGGATTTCTATATTTAAAAATCATGGAGACTATCTATGGCAAATGTTTTTGTCCCTGTCAATGGGGCACCTACAGTCATCGCGCTAGGTACTGACGATAAATCGCTCAAGCAACGTCGCTATGAACGCGCTCCTCGTGCCATCCACCTACCTCTCGTCTATGACTTCGCAGAGTGGGGGGACCACGAAGATATCCATCACGTCTATGGCAACACCATCGGTCTCACCTATGGTGATAAAACCTTAGACATGAAAACCAAATACACCACACACGCAACTCCTTACTTACAACTCTTCCTGTCCAATGCCAACCCGATCATGTTTAAACGCTTGGTCCCGAAGGATATCGGTCCCAAAGCTTCCATGCGTATCTCCATGGATGTATTGGAAGAAGAGCTGGATGAATACGTACGTGAAGTAGACGGTTCTTTCAAACGTGATACCAATGGAGACCTTGTCACTACCGGTAACAAGATCAAAGGCTATCTGGTTAAGTTCACCAAACAGATCATCCCGATAGATCCCTCTACCCATGAGTCTACCTTTGGTAAAGCTACCATCACTACTGGTACGCAGACCAATGCTAGAGGTGAGAACTCTAAAGTCTATCCGATCCTGGATCTGGAAGCACCTCACTTGGGTGAGAAAGGTAACAACTTCGGTATCCGTCTCTGGGCACCGACTACCTTAGACTCTTATCCGATCAAGACCAACATCTTTGAAAAAGACAAAGTCTATCCTTTTAGAGCATCACTCATCTCTAGACTTGATGCTGAGTCTTCTGCTAAAGTCGTAAACAACATCTTTGGTGAGAAACTCGATGATTTCTGCCTGAAGCCTGGTCTTGTTGATAAAGACTACGCCAAAGAACGTTACATCAACGATATCTTGGTTGATAACTACCAGGATCTGAATCCTTCTCAGGGTAATCCTCTCCGATATGGTCCCTTTGGTCGTCTGCGCCTTTATGACGACAACGTAGAACGTGTCGCTAAACTGATCCTGGAAGAAGAAGCCAGACAGACCTACACAAACAATGATCTCTTTGCTAAATCTGTAACAGGCGATAGTGAAGACTTCTATCTGGTCAACCTCTTTGGTCTGCAACAGAAAAATGGTATCCCTTATCAGTGTGCAAGGTTTGTCTCTGGTAGTGATGCAGTAAGATTCACCGAGAACACCAACCACTGGTTGGATGGTGCGTCCGATGGCACCATGACCAACGAAGAGTTTGCCAGACTTGTCGCCCAGGAGATGGATCGTTGGGGTGATCCGGATGATGAGTATCAAGACTTCATCCAGTATCCTTGCTCTTACTTCTGGGATAGTGGTTTCCCCTTGGAGACCAAGTACAAGATCGCGAAGTTTATCGCGCATCGTAAGAACACCAACGTCTCTTTGGCGACTTATATCGATGGTGAAAGACCACTGACTACCAGTGAAGAGTTCTCTCGTCACATCGCGATCATTGAGAACGTACGTATCTTTGCCGATAGTGATTACTTTGCAACTCCTACTTTTAGAGCATCTGTTGTCTCTCGCTCTGGTAAACCACTGCAGTCTACTTACAAGAAACGACTGCCGTGTAACTTCGAGCTTGCGAATATGATCTCTCGTATGGCAGCTGGTACTTCATTCAAATCCACCTATCTCTTCGACAGAGTCCCTTACAACAAGTTTGAACTCTTGGGTAGTGTCGAGTCCCTGTGGGCACCGACTACGATCCGTAATAGAGACTGGGCGATGGGTATGATGTGGCCAGAAAGACTGTCTCAGAATGAAGTCTACTTCCCAGCAGGACGTTCTGTCTACAAAGACGATACATCAGTACTCACCTCAGTATTCGCAGGACTTGTCGTTGCTGAATGTCAAACTGTCGGTATGTACTGCCAGAAACAGTTCTCAGGGATCATTGCGACGAAACCTCAGCTGAAAGCTCGTGTTGAAGATTATTGTCGTGAGAACTTGAAACAACGCTTCGCTGAGATGGTGCGGATAGAGCCTACTTGTTATTTCACCGATGCCGATAACTCCAGAGGCTACTCTTGGACCTTGCGTATCGCAGTCTGGTTGCCGATGATGCGTACGGTTGAAACGCTTTATGTTGAAGTCCATGACTTGGATTACATCGAAGCAGATAGCCCGGCATTTGTATCTTAATCTAAAGGAGTCTACTCATGGCTAGAAATAGCAACCTCTTCACCCGTCCTGCCAAAGCCCTAGATGGTCCTGATGCAGGTCGTCCGCGTAAGGATGGATACAACGACATGTATGCTACCGGCGTCAACCGCCGGGTAGCAGATCTGCGTTATGGTGGTCAGTTTGGTTATTCTCCTGACTTCACTACCTGGGTCAACGCCCACCCTTACGTCTCCCGTAACCTCATCCCGATCCTGATCGAAGCACCGCTGGCAATGAAAGCATTGCCGAATGCTGACCACTGGATCGCAGCATTACGTTCCTTGATAGAGACCAAACCTTTATCTATCCAAGGTTTAAATGCTACTTTGCGTGTACAGACCACAGAGACACCTTTTGGTGGTAGTGGTCAGCAGTTTGAGGTCTTCACCAACGTCACGGAAGAGAAACCTAACATCCAGTTCACTTGGGCTGAGACTGTTGGTATCTCTATCTATCGTTTCTGGAGTGCTTATATCAGATACTTCATGATGGATCCGAACACCAAGTTCGCGACCATCAACACGATCCCTGGCTCACGTCTGAATGACCTGATGGCAGACCAGTATAGCTTCACCACGCTCTTCATTGAGCCTGATGAGATCCATGGTTCTGTCAACCAAGCATGGCTTGTCACCAACATGTTCCCGAAAGGTACAGGCGATAACACTGCCAAACGTGATAAAGCCAACGACCTTGAAAGACGCGATGTCAACATCGAGTTTACAGGTATCGCGCAGTATGGTGCAGGTGTGGATGATTTTGCACAGACTATCCTCTCTGAGATCGATATCATCGGTGCAGATCCGCATGGTCGTGAAGCATTCATGCAAGAGATATCTGGTTATGTCCGAGACCTCAGAGGTCAAGGATACGAGTCTTCTGCTGAAGATATCAACCCGATCAACCGTATCCGTAACCCCAAGGCTAATGGCTAATGTGGTTATCCGAGTGAACGGTTAGAACGTCATAAAGCCCTACCCAGGATACATAGTCCTGGGTAGGGTATATGCCGTCTAGGCTATCTAAAACACTATCCCATCAAGGCTTCACATCACCCAGATTCATCTCTAATGGTTCATACTTAGGCTTGACCATGGTAGTGATGCGATGTTTGATAGACTTTAATATCTCTAACTGTTCATCTGTCTTGTATCGTGGCACCATGCTGTCCATGATCGCATATCTCGCGATATTGCGATGTTCGATATCTTTATCATTCTCTACCATGACACAGAGTTCATCTTGGATAGCATCTACTTGATAACTGTAGTTGTTCATCTCAGAGGCATGCTTCACGACTTCTAGTAAAGTCGATGTCGCTTTTTCAATGTCTTTCTCTCTCACCAAGAAGGTGAAATAGATGTTGTAATGATCATCGGTCGCAGACTCCATGGTGATCGTTGCTGTATAGCTTCTGATATCTATTCTTTTGGTTGTATTGATCTCTGATAAGAACTTGTGGTATAAGAATCTGTCTTTTAACACCTCTAGTGGTAATGCACAAGTCAGTCTCACCGCGCTATAGCCTTTGGCATTAGCAGCGGTTTCTTCATTACGCAGCGCTTGCATGAGATCTTCATCATTGTCAAGATCATTGATGGTGTTGATGCCTGTGCCTAAGAGTGAGGTATAGATAGACTTCAACTCTAAGATCGGGATGATGGATTGGTGTTGACCGAGACGATTTAACATGGATATACCTCTTTTAGATGTAGGTTTGGTAGGGGATGACTTGGTAGGACAGTTTTTTGTCGTAGTACTGTTCTTTCTTCGCAGACTGATAGTGCATGTGTTGGATGATATCTTCACAGGAGAAGAAGTAGAAGAAAGGATTGGTGTCTTTCAAAGGTCTTAGTCGTCCTATGGTCTGCTTGTTAGACTGGGTAGATGATAGAGCTACTGTCAGTATGTTTAAGAACAGTCCTGGGATGTCGTGTGCAGTGGATGCAGATCCAGGGGTCGTGACTCTGATATCAGGATCCATGAGGTTGGTATAAGGGTCTTCTGATACGTATCTTCTTACATCCAGATCTGGATAGCATTCCTGTAGATACTTTGTCATCTCTGTTGCCATCGCGACTGTCGAGACGAAGATGATCGTTTTACGACCTTTCTCGTAGTTGGGTATATAGACTTCATCGATCACAGATCTGACCATATCGAAGTATCTTTCAGTAGTGGGTTTATGCTTTAAGATCGATCCTTCAAAGGCAGTATGACTGTAGCCTTGGGCAGATTCATAGCGGATATATCTAGGATCTCTGAGTTTATAGACTAGAGATCTGATATGGATATATGGCTGATGGGTATCTGGTTTAAATCTCTGATCTAGTGGATATACCAGGTTGCTCATCTTCTTCAAGAAGGGGTCATCAGGAGTGAGAGTTGCAGTAGTCGTTAAACTCATCTCTACATTGGTGTATAAGAAGAGCTTAAACAAGAAGTGAAACTCTTGGTGTCCTTCATCGATCATGAGACATCTGGTCTTCAACAAGTCGATATACTCATACGGACGATACGGATAGATCTTATCAAAAGTCTCCAGATCAAAGTTCTCATACTGACTGATATAGCTTCTAAAAGTCGCTGTAGAGATCAGTACTGCTTTATAAAGGTAGAGCTTATCACACTCGATGATCTTAAAGAGCTTCATCAGAGAACTATGTCCTTTGACGATATAGACTTCTTCAGGAAGGATTGAGGTATTCTGGGTGAGATCTAGATACCATTTATCGATGTATCCAGCTCTGATCATCATCACAAATCTACTCTGTAACAATGCACCTACTTTCATCGATACCAAGGATTTCCCTTCCCCTGTTTTAAGTTCTACGATCTTAGCAGGATATTTCATTGGCTCTAGAGCATACTCAATAGCACCTTCCTGGATCTCTTTCAAGATGAACTTAGGATCGATATCGTATTCGACTTTGTCGTATTGACTCGTATCTACGGGATGATCTTCGATAGATATTTTATCACCATAGTAGCCATAGCTTCTTAGATGGTCTAAGAAGGATGGAAGTTGATTGATATGCAGTCTAAAGATCTGTTTATTGAAGTCCATCGCGAAGTATCTCGCTTTGACTTCTCTGACGAACTTCCCTCTTTCTTTACGATAGCCATAGTGGAGGTTTAGTTTCAGGTATGCATTCATGATCCCCCGGATAGGCGTGTTCTGATAATGATCCGGCATAGTGATCGTGAAATGGTGGGAATAAGTGTCGATTTTTAACATCGTCATCCTCTTTTATATAAAAAGACATAGTGTTGTGGTATCGTAAAAATAAAAGATGTCATATTACCCTGATACACCCACTACAGGTGTATCAGGGATGTTCCTTATTCACATACGTTCATTTAGTAAGGGTAGTAAACTACCCTTACTAGATCCCACTTCGTTCTATTCGGAGCACCTCATCCAGGAGTTAGCTCCTGGATGAGGATGTATGCCGCATAGCGGTTATTTAAGATGATCTTTACAGAAAAGAGATTTGATCTTATCCCGTAGTCTCTTCCAAAGACTCGGTTTACCGTGCATGGCTTGGATATAGATATCACCATCATGTTTCACGTAGACGCCTTTACGAGAAGGCGTCGTGTCTTTATTAGTATTTGGGTTTTCTTGCATAGATGTCTCCTGTATAGACGGCAAAAAACCTTACCTAGGTCACCCTAGGTAAGGAGTATAAACAAAGGAAATACAAATGGCGATGGCTGTGATGTCAAAGATGTTCATGACCTAGGGTAACCCGCCCAAAAACATGATCATCCTGATGTAGAGCACCACAGCCATCATAAATCAGCAGAGTAGCCACAGCACCTGTTCAGGGAGTACGCCACTTGCACTTGGAGGTATGGAAGCATGCGACAAGTGCCATGGCTACATATATTTACCTACTTTCCGTAGATTCTATATTTCATCACTTCTCTAGGCAACAACATATAGTCAAAGAGATGGTCAAGTCTATTGGTATTGGTGAAAGATAAGGGGTTCGTTAACACCTTATCCTGCGTCTGGAATGCCATATAAGGACCCAATGACCGATGGGTCATGGTATCTAGCATCACCCCTACCCCTGAGTCTGTCCAAGGTTTAGGCATGGAATAATCACCATCTTTAGCAGAGACGATCATTGCAGAATACGCAATACCAATCAATACTGACAAAGGTAGGTTCATCTTGATCGCAATGTAGTCTGTCAACTCCTTGATAAAGTCTATCGGAGAAGTCTGATCCCGTTGGTTCTTGAGTTTCACTCGGGATTCTAATATCCCTTCGATGCCTTTTGAGTAGTTTACAGTAGAGAACTGTTTCTCTGGACAGATGAAGATCGGATCTTCATCGTTCCAGTCTACCAAGGGTATCTCATAATCCCCTTTGCTATCGATGTTCAAATGACCATTACGGATATATTTCAGTAGTGCTCGTGAACCATGAGCATGACGAGATTGATACTCGAGTCTTACCAGCTCTGTTTTCAACAATGGATCAGCTTTGTTAGTGCGATCCATATACGTCATCTTCACCTGACGGATATCCGTTGCTCTGAATATAGAGATCTTATCGAGATCGACGATGTTTTGGATCTTGGTGATCGATAGCATCGACCTAGATGGGATAGTGAGCTTCAGCTCTTCTTTCTCCAAATAAGGGGAGAGTTTATAGCCTTGCTTATCATCCGTCAAAGTGAAGAACTTGATCTGGTTACCTGAGATCATCAGGGACGATGCCACGGCTGACTGGATGACGTGTTTGGTAGACAGTACGTTCTGTGAGTTCTGGGATGCTAAAGTGACCCCTACTTGCTGACCGATGTTGGTACCATGGATGATGTTTCTTGAGAGCCCTCCAAAACAGGTCGCGCACGCGCCATTGGGATCTGGATGGACACAACCAATGATGGTACGGATCTTAAGTACCTGTCCGATAAGATCGGTTTCATTACCGTTGATCATCACCAGTTTCTTGGTCTGATCATCTAAGTAATAAACTCCTGTCATCGAACGGATATCCTGGATGTTACGCACCTCCCAGGGGAGATAGTGTTTACTACCACAGTCTCCTCTGTGGATGGTGGCAAAGTTCATGCCGATGAGCTGAGCTTTACGAGAGAAATACTCTACTTTAGATAAGTGAGACTTACTAAAGTGAAGTGCCATAGATGCTGATCTTGACTCAGTGAGGCTATCGTAGAAATCCACAAATCCTTCACAGAAGCCTTTCTTGATGGGTTCTGGGAAGATATAGTCATCGATATCTTTCGGATACCCATAAGGACCGATACACTGGAGTAACTGAGAGTCTTTCACAAGACCTGATCTTAGAAGAGATGCTGTGTTGTTATCCTTAAGATCAGGATCATTTAAGATCGTGTCTAATACCTGTCGATGGATCTCTTGGATCCCTTTCTGACTGTAGTTACCATTAGCACGGATCGATTTGACTTTGGGATGATTGATGATATCGGTGATATCAGTGATATCAACCGATGTCACGTAACGAGATGCTAATGTAGAGACGTTGTTGTAATAAAGATTGGTTGCATCATAACCAATCTTTAACATCTTCAGTTTGTCTTCTGTGTGATCGATATCACTCACTTTACTGGTGTCATAGCACTGATACCAGTCATCGACGATAGAGGATAACAGAGATAGATGGGTTTTGTTCTTAAGTCTTTTTCCTTTTAAGTGAGGATGAAGATGATGTTTGACCTTCAAAGGGAGTTTCTTATACTTACGGTGATACTCCCAGAAGTAAGAAGAGATGATGGTTTCTTTAGCATTAGTCTGGATCTCCCCATCATCCATGACCAGAGTAAAGTCTCCAGTGATCTCATGGGGTAGTTCTTGTGGTGGGATCGCGAGTAGTTTACGGGCAGAGAGTCGCATGGGTACAACCTTATATATCGATAAAGATCATCTCACTAGGACCTTAGTAGTCCTAGTGAGGATGTATGACGTGTACTGTAAAGATCAAGAAGACTTGAGGAATCACGAGGATTGAAGATCTCGGATGTCTGTATCAGGAGACAAAAACACATCAGTGTGTGCTGGCACCTGAGTAGACGGATCAAAAGGTTTATAAGCGAGCTCATAGCCCGCAGAGTTCATGATGTGGGTCGTGAGCTGTAAAGGTTTACTGTAGCCTAGTGGATAGACCTCACGATCGACGATACTGTCGATATCGGTGGGTTTATCCGCATTTAAGATATTCTTCACGATAGCTTTACGAGTGGATAGTGCATTACTGCGATCATGCATCTCTATCGCAAAATCCCCTCCTGCGTATGCTGCAACTACTCGTATCTCGGATTCCCCTAAAACACGGGTGGCTTGTTGTTTGGTAGGAGAGGCATGTTTATCTTTAGGTGCCGTGAAGCTGATGATACCGTTATGCTGAGTCTTAGATGTTGCAATGGAAGACCAATCATTACCGATCTTCTCTAAAAGCATCATGTAGACAGACCCTATTCGGATCTTGTCGACAGACTCAGTGATGTTACCATTTTCATCGGTAAACTGTACTTTGTCAAAGCAAGAGGGATATTCACGATTGAGATCATCCACCATACTGACGAGATCCCGTTCAGTCTCTGTAGGATGATAGTCGATGATACATTCTGCTAAGCAGTCTACGAGGTAGTTAAACTGTTTCTCAGGTGTTAAACTACGCATCCATTCTCCTTGCTTAGGAGAGACAAGATCATGATAACGATTAAGACGCTGTAGAGCATGACTTAGATGCTGATGATGATCTCTTATTTTACTTCTGATGGTACTTACAGATTCTCCTCTTTGGATACCAAAATAACCCATGAGTTCATTTTCAAGATCATACTTGATGGAGTTGAGATATTGTTCATAGAGGCGACCATTGTTCATGCGGTTGAAGGTAGCTGCTCCATCGGTGATGACGTCTGCACGAAGACCATTCTTCGCGACAGGCATCTCATGGGGCTCGAAGACATGTGTGATTACTGATTTTCCCATTAATTCTTCAGTATCGGGCGTTAATCGATACCCGTCTTATCCATGTCAGATAAGACTGCTGCATGTCACCATGCAGATGAGACTATATCACGATCTTTTACGTTATTTAGATAACGCAGTCAGATCCCTCCTATTTCCCGGTCACTTGACCAGTACTCCATCCACGGGATAGTCGTTGAACGTTCTTCTCTTAAGAGAAGCTTCGCTGCTGATTGTCTTAGTTATATCAGACTAAGGGTTTCCAGCAATTAGAGAGGTTTTTCGACAGGTATTTCTACCTGAAGCGGCAGATTGTTAAAACTTTACTTTTCATTAAAAGACCAACCCTTTGTCTTTTTACCATCTCTCAACCTCTCCCGGATAATCGATCTGTCAATACTGGTTAAATCTGACATTTCTTTTATGGTTTCGGTTTTGAGAATGGTGCCGTCGTCATGAGTGGCAACAACGGGTTGTTTTCTCCAAATATAGCTGGTGAATTTATCAGGCCAGGGTTTGTCTGATTTTGGTCGCATGGAATATTTTCCAAGAGAACCGACCCATTCAGGACCTTTGAATAAACCCATCAATACAGCACTTTTTGGAATAGAATATCTTTTAGCTATATCCATGATATCAACAAACTCTTCGACCACACCAGTGTTAATGTCTAGTACTTGGTATGGTGGGTAGATATCTGGATATAGAAGATGTCTATCAATTAACTCGTACCCAAGTTTATCAAGATTTTTCTCCAGGTTAATCCACTTGCACTGTACACCCATTTTCTCTCTAAACTCTGTTAGTGTTTGGAAAGATAACACTTCTCCGGTTTTCCTATCTCGAATATCGATTCTTCTGAGATTCTTAACTAAACCGTTTCTTATGGCGTGTGTGTTGTTTAAAGGTTGGGTGGTCCATTCCAGATTAGCAGCGTTGTAGTTGAGTTTGTTACCATCTATGTGGTTTATTTGCCACTTGTTGTAGTAATCGTGGTTTTTACACCACGCAAACGCAACCAAACGGTGTAACACAACGTTAGCGTACTCGCTGCGATTAGGAGCATACACCGAAACCAGTGGATACCTTAAGTTATCATTCTTAGCCATAGTAGGCTTAATGATATTTCTTGTTTGGATATTAATCAATTCACCTTCTTGACTTACCGCATATCTGGGATAAGACAATACTAATCGATATTTTTCGTCGATTATAATAGGCTTGTTAATTACAGGGATCAACCCAAGACAGTATTTCATCGATAACTTGTTCTGAAATGGGGTAAATGTTATCTCCCAGATCCGTTCAAGATGTTCATCGGGTAAAAACAGTTCATACCAGGCCAAACCAATTAGCCATGTTACACTGAACCATTCTTCTTTACGATATATCTGAATAAATACTTTATCGTCTTTTCTTGGTAAATCTACGATATTTTCGTTTCTATCATAGATCGTCCCAAATTTGTCGATCGAGTAATTGCTATTACCAACGATTCTTTTTAACATATTTACACACATGGTTGACTAAGGAAATCAATCACTGTGTAATGAAAGTAAAGTTTTACAATTAATTTTTACCGTGGATATCAGTAAACTTAGATCCGATATTAGGGGTGATGACGTATTCTACTACAAACTCTGCTCGCCATTCATCGACTGGTACTGTCTTATACGTCAGTTGCAGGTTAGTCTTCACACCAGAGATACCTTTATTCAAGATAGCCATCGTCTCGACGATATAACGTTGCAACTCAGGTGTGATTCTTAAATGTTCACCACGCTCTTGCTTTAATTTAAAATACTCATTCAACACCTGACTTCTAAACTCAATCATGGCATCACGATACCGTATAGGCTGTACCATCATCTCGTCACAGATGGTCTCTCCTTTGTTAGGAGGCTGATGATAGATCTTGATATCTACTACCCGACCACATTCCCCTTGGACATAAGTAGCTTTGTCAAAGATAGGATCTAAGGTTTGCAAAGCTTTGATGGATTGGTCTATAGCGAGTAGATTAGGATCGTATTCTCGTAGAGCCATCAACAAGCCTTTGTGATGACCATTAGGGTGAACATACTCACCGATGTCAGGGAAAGGTTTGTAGTTCTCATCATCACCGTAGAGATTTAGAGGATAGTTATTCTTACCCCACTCTACCACTCTTTTCTCGTATATCCTAAAGTTGAATCTTGATAACACGTCTCTAGATATCCCCATCCCGTCTTCAGAGACGCAAGGATGGGTCATGTATGCGACATTAAGTTCTGCACCATAGTTGTACTCGCCATTGGGTCCTTTACAAGGGCTATCTAAGAAGATGGTATCTTTAGCGATCGATGCTCCTGTCTGGATCATCTCAGCCCCAGGACATCTTTTATACTCATAGCCAAACTCAGGATGAAGACTTTGGTATCTTTCTAGAGTCACCATACCGATGACCCCATCTTCACTTTCGTATAAGAACAAGGTCTCTGGATTTAGTTTGAAACCATCTTTGATATAGTCATTTTCAGGGTAACGATGAATCACTTTCAAGATACGACCATTCTCAGGCATCTTGACATGGAAAGTATATTTACCATACTCCATCTCCATCCCTGTCTGGATCTTCTTTACTGTAGGACAAGCGATCACGAGTCTCTGGCTGATGTGGGATGAGAACATCTGCTTGCGAGAAGCAGAGTTCGTGTTCTCAAAGGGGTTAAGACTTAACACCCCTTGTAGTTCACGATAGATACGATTGGGTTTACTGGTGTTCATGGGTTATATGACTCCTTTAAATTTATAAAAAGAGAGTATGAGACAGTCCAAACTGTCCACTCTAGTAGTATATTAAATACCTAAAATAATATTCATCACAGGTACATGACCATGAATGAAACTTACCAACCTAAGATCACCTTAAGTGATCTGCAGGATGATTTTGATTACACTGATGATGATTTCAAAGTTGTCCTGGAGAACCATCTTCCCAGGTTGAAGACTCTGTGTTATACGGTAAAGATCGCACCAGCTGAGGCGTATAAGTACGACTATGACTTCTACAATCTGTTAAGGTATAAAAACATCGATTATAGACTCCATTGGATCACCTTACGCTGTAATGATCGACTAGATCCTTACAGCAAGTGTAGTGAATTAAAAGCGATACTGGTACCTCCGATGGAAGAGATCCAAAGACTCTTGCTTTATCATCGTTCTATGAAAGCATTGAACGACGAATAGTCGTTACTTGTCTATGATGAGTAAGCATATAAGATATTTTTCATTTGTGAAAAATATCTATACGTCATATATGCCATATTACCCTGATACACCTACTATGGGTGTATCAGGGATTTATGACGTCTATTCTTTTGTTTTGGTTTAAGGCACTAGTCCCAAAAAGGTGCATCTGTATCGATATCTGTCGTCACCACAGGAGACTGGTCTTCCTGTGTTGACACTGTTACTGTTGGAGTATGTGCAGGTGTAGGATCAGGAGACTTTGCTGTATCTGCAGTTGCATTTGCATCTTCTACAGGTGGAGTAGTCTCCTTGTCATCCTTATCTTCTTTATCTTCTTTATCTTTCTTAGAGGATTTCTTATCTGTCTTATCACTGATAAAAGCGCGACTGACTATCTCACTAAAACCAAGTCCTTTGACTTTACCTTTAAGCAGCGTTGACCATTCGTACATCGCGGAGAGAGCTTCATCGTTATCCTTGATACCGGTGATCACATAGTCACTGCCTCTGATGATCATCTTCATGTTGTTCTCATTCAGGTAGCACTCGTAAGCCATAAGACAAGATCCTTCGATCTTGGGATCTATCACCAAGATCGCAAAATCATAGTCGTTGTCATCGTAGTAGCTGGCATCATCCGTGATCTTTGTCTTAACAAGCATAGAAAAATCATCTCTCCAAGAGAGATAGTTATTCAGATATCCATCTCTTTCATCTTTGGTGATACAAGCATAGTGGTCCTTAAGACGAGCTGTGATCTCAGGAAAATTAAAGTCTTTACCTTCTATCTTACTCTGGTTGAGAGGTACGATGGTGAACATATCCACCCCAAAACCTTTAAGGAAACTCACAAGCATCCGATAAGCCGGGTCTACACAGAAAATCCTTCTCGTAAATAACGACTTGTTCTCGTAGACACACTTGATGGTGTTGTACATATCACTAAAGGTGTATTCAAGTTCTATGGTTCTATAGACACCATAACCCATCTTCAAGGTCCATTTTTCATCAATACCTTCTCCGACGATAGTCTCTACTAACATGGAACTTTGACCATAAGTCGGGTGGTCGACTTGAAAAAGAAAACCGTGATATGTAGCTTCTTTTTGGTAGATGTGGCTATGGTCCTGTCGACCAAGATCTTGCACACTGTGGATTTTGCTATCTTTCAGATAGTCATAGATCGCAGTCGTTGACGGCATCTTGAGATGACGATAGCTTTTGGTAGTAGGGATACATTTAAAACTCTGGTACATGGGTATACTCCTTTCAGATAAACTTCAGAAAGATGATCAGTCAAGTAAAGAAATCATACACGTCATATAACCTCACTAGGACTACTTAAAGTCCTAGTGAGGTATTTTAATAATGGTATTACTTTTCTACCACGGTGGACTTGGTAAAGTTATTATCCATGCGGTACATCTTCTTAAACAACGGGGTGTCTGACAGGTCTTGTGTTTGGAAAAGATAATGCATCATGTTCCTGAAATATTCGTCTACTTTATCGTAACGCTTCCTATACAACCGATACGTGATATCATCACCACCTTGTTCATGATCCCCATATACCACGACACTTCCAGTGTGGCTGGTGACAATATAAATCATATCAGAATGTTTGTTGATGCACTCTGGCACATAGATCTTCATATAGGCATCGTCATCACGCTCTTCTGGGTGTCGATAAAAAGTAAACGTCAAGGCGTTCTTGTCATCCTCGTTCCAGTTTTCATTAGAAAAGGGATAGATGCGATAACAGACTTCTTCCTTTGTGCGTGACAAAGTTGAATGTCTACCATCCCAATAACAACACACCAGCACACTCAACCCCTTCCAGGATAACACCACCCCCGTATCTTTGAAAAAAGACATATACCAAATATCATCAAAAAGCATCTTTAAACCCTTTTATAGAGACTTACAACTCATATTGAGTTAGTGGCACTAGGGGTTTCGTTCGATGAATAACGGACTCCTCTGACAAACCCAACCCTCTAACATCAATAGAGATCAACCTATCTACAAGTTTGCGCAAGTGAGGATGAACGTTGTGCTTATTCATCTCAGGTCCTCTACCCACTACAGCGAAAACGTGATTGCGGACAACACTATTCCCATGAACATCCATTACATCGATAGCATGTTCTCTTCGACCACATAAATGTCTCGGGAAGTACATTGTAAACCATGGGTCCACACCTTCAACATACTTAAAACTCGTTGAGCTTCTTGTCCTAATCACGATCTTAAAAACCTCGTGGTCGATCTTAAACGACAGTATATTCGTCCCCCAACCATCGATGTTTGCTTTATGTAGCACTTTAATATTACCCTCAGATAACACTCTAGCAAGTATACCGTCTATATCGGAGAATTTAAATGGATGGGTGTTTTGTACAGGTTCTTTCCTTTCTTTTTCTATTGTGGCAGAGTTGCGTTCTATAATCGGTACACTAGAAGTGATCAACGGACCCTCTATGTTTAATCCTTCTAGAGCTTTCAGAAGTCCTAAGAATTCCTCATCCACCTCTTCAGGGATATAGATAAAGGGTTCATCACTAGAACCTATATAACACCAGCATTGACCTGTGTAGCTGTTGATGTAGTAAGTCTTTCTTCTGTCATCGTGATCATCGAAGAACTTCTTTGGGAAGTATAAAGCGATCAGGTGGTCTACATCTTTAACACCACCTTGATCAACATAACTCTCTCCATCCACCCTGACATCTACGGTGAACACCTTAGATTCACCGGTGTGTTTACGACCTACGATCTTGTACTGTGTATAGTTCTTGACCTTACTCCCAGATTTCACAATAGTCGGACCGATAGACTCTAAGTAACCAAAGTCTCGTTCCAAGAAGTAAATATAATCGATAATCCCTCGATAACTAGGGAACTTACCATTGAATCGTTCGTCATACGACTTGAAATATTGGACTTGCATGTTCTAACCACACCTCTTCGTTGAAAAATATCTCAAAGGGATGAAAATGTCTTGTGAACTCTTAAAAATAACCTTCTTACAATACTCTACTATAACTAATAGGAATATTATTACCATTACATCCATTTTTCTTTAAAAAACGTCAAAAATGACATTTTTTTGATCGCATAGTTATCATAATAATAAGAATAACAGGAGTAAGAGTAGTAGTTAGTAATAATAGTCAATAATAGTCAATAAGGAATAATAATAAGTTTTTATATTTATATATAAGTTTGCGAGACGACGGAAGTCGTCGAGTAAATGATGGTTTTTTGATAGTTACTTACAAAAGAGACTTTCCGATAGGAAAGGATCGTTAGGAAGACGTCCACCTATCGTAAGGAGTTTTTAAACTCCTGGAGATGGGTGTGTCTAAGTACTAGAGATACCTTGTTCTTCAGAACCATGCATATCTCCGATATGGAGTGAATGGTTCTGAAAGAACTGACGGTATCAGGGATAAGTATTGTTTTTGCTTACAGCATCCAAGAGGTCACGCTCACGCTTAGACCTAAGTTAGATTGTTGCCGTCTGACGGGCGGTGGCGAGACAGACGGATATGGAGGATTATGAAAAGGTCATATATGCCTCTAGAGAGCTCTGTATGGCTCTCTGAGGCGATATCTGTGTTTACCCTAATAAAGTATATTACTTTTATTGTAAGATGTCTTAAAAAGCCATCTAGAAGGGTTTTAGAAAAGGGTGGTGAAAATAGATGGTGATATCTCTTGTAGAAAATAAGAAATTCTTGCAAATACTCGTAGAAAATTCTCATGATAAGCTGTATATGACATGTCGATGATGAAAATGTCGTGTACACGACTCTCTGAGAGGTTACTGTCTTCCTCTGAAGAGCTATCTTGATAAATCTGATGAAAGTAACCTCGATGAAAAGAATAAACGTCATAGGACTCCCTAGTGATACCACTGATAGGTATCACTAGGGATGTATGCTGTCTACATGTGTTTATACGTCGTCTATATAAGGTCACTTCATCTTAGTTACATCTCTCTCAGATGAGGGTTGATGGTAAGCGAGGTAGCCTAAGAGATAACCTAAGAGCTCTTTGAGTTTAGGCAGATATTCAAAGATCCCGTCGTCGACAAGGAGGTTCTCGATATTTACATTACCTTTGTCATGGATGGAAAGGATGGTGTTAGGATAGTCTTTAGCGACATTTAAGTCTTGGTTATTGACTCTTAAGAGATAACTGTCCTGATAAGTGTTGGTATGGGTATAGCGTTGTAGATAAGTGATCTTGGTTAGGAAGGTCTTCTTACTGCCGTATTTGACGTGATATTCTTGGAGATGATTTTTGAAATCGGTGCTGTACTTGGAAAGTCCTTGGAAGAGTGCAGTATGTGCGAAGGTTAAGATATCAAAAGTACGGTTACGTAAGGTATCGCAAGCGTGAGCATCTTTGGCATAGGTAGTGTTTAGACGATTGAGGGATGCTTCTAGATGCTCTAATAAGGCATCTTTGGGGAGTTGATTTAAGTGATCTTGGATGAGATCTTGGAAAGTGATCATGGTAGACATGGGTGATTATCCTTATTTAGTTTTAAGAGATTTAAGGGAAAGGCTGTTTTTACGATATTGATAAGAGGTGTTTAGATAGGTGAAGATCTCCTTGATGAGGACAACGAGATCATGGATGAAGAGATCTACGTCAGTCTGTTTAGAGGGATCTTTGATGTTGTTGTCAAAGAGGAAGATGAGTTCTTTCGTGGTTTCATTGATCTTTAGGAAAACCTCTCTTCTCCCAGGATCGATGATGATGTATGTGGTATCGACGATGTTACTGTTATCATCGAAGTGATTGATGAGATCGAAGTAAGGTGAATCTTTGAAAGATATCGTGTTGTGAATATAGTTAGGATCGTCTGTTTGGACGTCGGATAGCGGTGGGATCGGGAACTGACTATTGCGTAGCATCAGTGCAGTGGGATAGTAGATCGCGTATTTTAAGAGCTCTTTATTGAACTTAACGAAGTGTTTGGTATGTTTCTCGGCGATTTCAATAAGAGATTTTTCGATATGGTTTAGGTAAGATTCTGTCGTGTGTTGCTCTAACAAAGAGATATCGACCATCTCTTTGATGTATTGTTTATTGACTCTGATGTTTTTGAGCTCATCGCCAGTGTTACTTGTGACATGTTCGGTAGATGAGACTTGGGAGACGTTTAAAAGGTTAAAAATCGTATCTGTGACATCAGCGAATTGATCATTGGAGATAGATAAGAGTCTTTGCTTGATCTGATCGATGAGAATTAGTCTATCGAGATGTGTAGTCATGATTAGGGTTCTCCTATTTAAGTAAAAATGATTAATATGGTCTCTAGATAGCTCTGTAAGGCGATATCTCACTATTGTTAGTATACTACCATGAGTTAGTAAGAGATCGTGTCTTAGACGCTCATTCAGAGAGGATTGTTGATTTAGAACATAGACGGCATATACCCTACCCAGGACTATGTATCCTGGGTAGGGATGTATGACGTGTTGTCTTAGTTAGATTCAGATACCATTAGGTCTGTTGGGGTATGTTGGACCAGGATAGTATCCACCGCCTCCCATCATCGGTGCTGTGGGATAGAAGTTCTGTCCCATCGGAGCCATCGGTGGCATAGGAGGTGTGCCTACATAGTTCATCGGTGCAGATTCACCGCGTTGAAAAGCAGAGATACGACCATTTAACTGTGGATAAGCTTGATAGCCATAGTTCTGTGGATAAGGAAACATCGGTGGCATCATCGGAGTCATCGGCTGTTGTTGTCCAAAGACTTCAGAGAGATTGATCCCATTACCACTAGAAGAAGATGGCTGTTGTGTGGGAGTAACTGGTTGGATATTAGACCAACGGTCTTCCTTAGCAGGCTGAGGCTGTTGATAAGGATTTACCGTCTCTGTCGGAGTAGAGATCGCAGGAGGTGTGCTATCCTGACGGACATGCAGAGACTTCTGTTCAGGTTCATCATTGCCAGGCAGTGGTGGGATCAGCTTGATCTCAGGTAACAGGTTATCCAGATGCTCAAATGCCACCATGTGATCATCTTTGAAATAGAAGAACTCATGTAAGGCAGCACGCTCTTCTTCAGGGATGTATTTACTGTCTTTGAAGAGGATATCGGTCGTCTTATTCAAGACTTTACCGATCTTATCTGTTATTCTAATCAAGGATTCAGCAAATGGAGCTATGGAGGCATTCACGCCAAGCTGCCATTCATTCCGGTCTTGGATACCTGGGATGATGTACTCTAAGAGATTCTGGTATACTTTAAAGTCTGCTTTTCTAAGCTTCACCCCATGGAACTCTTTCTCAGCTTCCAAGAGATCGTTGTAGAAGGGGAAGTTGATTACAGCAACACAAGAGTAAGCATTATCCCCAATCTTGCCAAGTTTCTTCAAGTAGATCGAGGTGAAAGAAGATCTGGTGTTCACCGGGGAGACGACTTGCATGATCTTCTCAAAGTTCTTGATGGTGGTTTCATTAGCTTCATTAGCAGCGCCAATGAGCTGCATCTGTTTGGACTTAAGACCTTTGTGGTGCGCTGGAGATAAAGCAAACTTCATCGTCTCTTCCATCAGTCCTCGGATGACGATGTTTAAGCGATAAGAGATTGCCTGTCGTAAGTACTCGACGATCTTAGATTCTCCTCTAACGACATTCTCCTTCAAGGGGTGAAATGCGATACGAGAAGCCCAGCCACCAGGGGCTGAGAGCTGTTCATTGGTAGGTAGGACCAGTCTTTTTGAGACGGGTTCATCGTGTTCCATGACTTCGATGACAGCAGGGACTTTGTCACCAGAGAGGATCGTAGATACGAGTCCTTGATCATCGACCACAAAGCCTGCAGTATTTAAGATCGATTCATAGACGGAAAGTAGGTTCATGGATAAGACTCCTATAAAGAGGGATTATTGATAAAGACTGTTAACGATAGATGATGCTGATCCTGGATCATAAACACTGTTGGGAGTAGCGCTGATATGGTTAAAAGAGGTGGATTTACTGCCAAACTTCATATCGAGTGCATCATTGACCACATCCCAGATACCACTCATCCCACGAGAGAGCTTATCGAGATCTGAGTAATCTGTCGTAAGTGTCGGTAAGAACACACTGGATGCAAAAGTCGGGATGATGTAAGGTACCATAGGACCACCATTGAAAGAGATCTGTACCATGGTAGAGCCCATCAACTCACAGGCGACACTCAAGGTGTAGACCTGTTGGTTTTGCATGGATACCACAGGGATCAGTTCTTGATTGATTCTTGATGTGATCGCTGGTAAGTAAGGGGTAAGATCCATTGCTGTAGAGAAAGACTGGGCAGACTCTATCAGTGTAGTCGTCTGTCCACCGATATTGCTGTTGGTTGAGGAGAAACTAAGGGAGGTAATACCGTAGTCTAACATGAGGGATGGTAAGATGTTACTGATATTGACTGCCATGATAGTTTCATAGTTCGCACCAGCGACATGGTTCATCCCCATGATGTCGATATTACTATTCATCTGGTTTCTCTTCAAGACCTTGGTGACTTCATCTAAGACTACATTGGGATCTATCGACTGTAGCTCTTGCCAGGTGAAATGAGTTCTATTAGGATCTCCTGTAAAAGAACCCAGAAGGGCGATGAACTTATCGTTCGTGAATGAATGTTCATGTACTCTTCCTCTGACTTCACCAAAAGCATCTCTTGTTGCGATCCCTCCATAACCCACAGAGCTATCGAGACCGACTTCACGGAAGGTGTTTAACATCCTACCGGTATAACGTAAAGAGTTAGCATTACTGATGTTGGACAGTGATGGATATTGTCTTACAGATGTCGCACCATCCCAGATAGCATCATGGTTATCCCAAGTTTTCGTCATCATGTTCGATGCGACGTTCATGGGAGACATGTTGAAGATCTGTCCTGATTGATCTCCCATACCAAAAGTAGAGATTGGGTTGTTGGCAGACTCGATATGGTAGTTGAAAGACCTACCATAGCGACCTTCTTGAGATACGATATTGATAGGGATTAAAGAGTTGATATAAAAATCCATGTGGGGATCAAGGAAAGCACGACCATTTTGGTCGATATATCCAAGATGATCCGTGTAGCCTGAAATGATCTCTGAAGTAGTCGCAAAGGAGTTCTCCCAGACGACCTCCATCAGGAAACGAAAACGTTTCTCTGACCACCCATTGACAATAGGTGCGATCACAGAAGGTGCAGCGGATGGCATAACGATCTGTGATGAGAATGTTGCTATCGCTGATGTCGGGATATTGGTCTCAGAGGACATCATGATGTTGTTCTGGATGTCATTGATCACATCAGCAGTCGCTGAGACTTGATAAGGTCTGAAATATTGTTCATGATAAGGGATAGTCTCACAGATCAGGAGACGTTTGATGTAATAGCGGGACGAATGGTCTTCAGGGAACATGGGTTATCCTCTTATGTTGAAATATCAAGTACGGGCTATGTCTAAAGCAAGGTCGATCAGTGTCAACCTGAGATCCTCAGAGACACTGTACTCACGACTAATTGATAATGTCTTCTCTTGCAGCCATTTCTCTGGTAATGTCAGATACCAGGTATCTTGAGTGAACATCTCCTCCAGTGCAGTGGCTGCGATCTGCACAGACTTGATGGGTTTATTTTTCTTATTACCAGAACTTTTACGGTAATAAGGATAGACTTCATCGATCTTATCCGATAGATCTTTGACAACACGGTTTCTTTTGTCAGATCCAGTGACGATATGGACATCTTCTTTGTCAAATGGCAAAGCTGATACCAATCCTGCAAGATCGTATTTACCTTGATGCCATAGGACTGTTCGTACAGCTACCATGGCGTTGATGATCGCTTCTCTGTCGATGAAGTCGATAATCCTGCAAGGGATGACTTTGTTGATCACCCATTTCAGTAAAGTGATCGGACCATCATCTAGGTCTCCTTTTTGGATTAAGGATTTGGTCGATAAGGACTCCTCGATTAAAGACTCAGGTACGGTAGGATCGATCTTCCAGACGACATTCTTGACATTCTCAAGATAGTGTTCACAGATGACGATGAGGTTGTCTGTTAAAGACTGTCTTGAGGAATAAGCTTCCAGTAAGGATATCTTGTTATCCTCACCAGCCGTTTGGTTGATCTCACGGTGTTTGATCATGCCATGGAAGTCTTTCTCCATGGCCTGTACACGTTGTTTGATGTACTTGTGGACGATCTTGATTAGTGGATGAATCTCAGGATCACCCGAGATATCCCCACAGGCTACTTTCTTAGCAACTACTGATGCAAGCATCCAAGTCGCAAACTCATCTTGACTCATGCCAGATAAGATCACAGACTCGTATTTAGGTAAGAGTCTATCGACAGTGACAGTCACATAGACCTTAAGGCGCTCTAACTCTTTGCTGTGATAGTAGCTACTTCTTTCGATGAGCTTAAAGGTGTAATAGTTACGCCAGTTGTTACCCAGTCTCGTACGAGTCTTCTCGGAATAATCCGCAAATACGGGTGCTAGTATGGTCATCGCTAAAGCTAAACCACATAACCCCACGTAGTCTTTGCGTAAATACGTCTGATCAGCGGTCGCATAGACCTTATCGGGTAGATCATCAATGGAAGTCTTTAAGACATCAGGGATCGGGATACCAGATTTGATCTCGTACCAATGCACCAGTCGATCCATCGGAAAGACTTCTGCGATATTCTTGATCTCTTCTTTTAGTTGATGCTCCAGTTCCTTGATATCCAGATAGTCATCCAAGATCTTCCGACAACGAACATAGAAGTCCCAGAGGACTTTCTGTTCGTGTTTGTTTAAGGATTCAGTAAAAGCATCTAGAGTGATAAAGAAGTCCTTACTTTCTAGCTTTATTTTGGTCGTTTTACCTTCGCAATAAAGCTTTAAGTTGTAAAACATCTCTTGGTTATTGTGGGTTAAGATTGCTTTGGAGAGTAGTTTGTCGACATAGATCTTCACAGAGACTCCTATAGAAGCAGTTTTTATACATGATACTCAGCTACCTTGATGGTAGTGAGCCTAAATATATATTTAATACCTGTAATAAATTTCATCGAGGATCATCGATGACGATATCATTGTCATCCCAGATAACCTATTAAAGATCATATACCCCCATGAGAGTATCCCTACATCAAAGTAAGGATACTCTCTAGAGAGGGATATATGCCGTGTTATCTATAAATCAAAAACCAAGATCATCATCAAAGCTGCTGTCAAGATCGACATTGCTGTTACTGTTACCACTGTTGTTAGAATGGTTATTACCACCACCACGATTCTGGTTAGGGCGATCCTCTTTAGCGACATACTCCGTCGCTGACAGTACTGCAGTGATATAAGTCGCACGATCCAAGTAAGCAGAAGCCATCATCTCAGAGAGATCAGGTTTTAAGAAATCAGAACCATCTTTCTTTCTGAGTTTGGCAAAATCCAGTTGCTCAAACTTAAATGCGATCTTCGGACGGTTTTGCAGAACAAAGGAGATAAAGATCGTTCCTTCACTATCTCGACCGATGAAGATATCACCTCGAGGTTTAGGACCACCTTTCCAGCCATCTTGTCCAAGACCATAGAGCTCTACTTTGTTCGCGTACGCTCCTTCACCACGATGTTTGATGGTGAACTTCAGCAGTGCCAGTACTGAATACCATTGATCGAGTTCCAGTACTGCTGCCATCTTACCATTTTCGACATCGCCATCGATACCAGTCCAGACAGTCAGTCTGACTTTGTTACCTGCAAAACGTACGTTAAAGTTAGCACGCTTGTTCTGGTCATTTTTGGTAGAAAGGTTTAATGCTTTCTCATCAGTGATGTTCTTACGGTAAGGGGATTTAAACGTTTGTTGACTCATGGATAGACTCCTATAAAGAGAAGATAAAAAAGATCCTTGTGTAAGGACCTCCCATAGATCAGGCACTCATGTTAAGGATATCCTTACATGTCAAGGATATCCACACATGAGCATCAATCTAGTTTATTAAGCATGGCAAACAAAGACATGAGATCATAGTCGTGAGAATAATCAACAGACTGTTTGATGCGATCACCTGTGGTCGCATAAGTCCAATGATACTTCTTGGCAAGCTCCAGTACTTTCTCCCGGATAGACTTCTTCATCGGGTGGAACATGACCTGATCACCAAAGATCTGTAAGAGATCATACCTGAAGGGAAGTTCTGGTAAAGCATTGCCATGATAATATCTCTTATACCACTTATCTTTTTGCTTTAGATTACCGGTATGGGATTCCAATAGTGTTAACTGAGACAGACTACTGGTCACCAAGAGATCATAGTTGATATGCGATAAAAGAAATCCACTACTGGATTCTAGTTCAGGAACTGTCGTATCAACCACAATCATCTTCGTCTCATCTCTAAGATCATCTCCTGCTGGCAGCAATGCTTCTGCTAGCAGGAAATCGATCGTCTTTAACATCCTATCGTGCTGGTTTATCTGGATCGGTGTAGTAGGCTCACGAAAACGAGAGAAAGGTGAGGTTAACTTGATGCGGTAGTAAGAGTGAAAACACTTGATCAAGATGTTAGGACTGTAGTTACGGATGACATCTACGAGACCATAATAGTCCTCCAAGACCCCATAAGAGAGGTCTTGGATGGACAGCATATCAGCATTACTACGCTCCATAGAGCCATAGAGGTTACGCCATAGAGTACGGATATTGATCCAGAGCGTATTCATCCGCTCGATAGGGATCTCTTTGTGTTTGGTGTCAGGATGGATATTGAACAATGACTCTAGTGCTAAAGATGTAGCAATAGAGACTGGGAACTGACCTTTCTCACGAGAAAGCATCATTCCGATACGAGAGGAGGTCTTGATCAGCATCTCATCCTCCTTCGATTAAGAGTAATGCATCTTCGATCATTTTACTGTCGATTCCTTTGTTTATTAGACGATCTCTTAGGAGATCTTTGATATTGTTCTCATGGATGACGAGAGGTTGATACTCTTGAAAGACGATCTCTTCTCTCAGAAGCATCTCCTCTTTTCTTTTCTCGATCTTACTTGACCAGCGGTATAATGGATAACGCTTGATCAAGGTATCGATATTCTTAAGCACAGGATGATCACTGTAAGCTTGGATTCTTACATGTTGCATCTCTGGGATGGATTGTAATCTTTCTTCGATATAACGATAACTCTCCTCTACGGAGAGATCCGTGATATCGATGGTGATGTATAACAAAGCATCTTTATTCTCGATGAAGTTGCTTTCTAATAAACCATCAGGATGGATGACAAAACGATAAAATCCCTTAGGCTCCTCTTCACCATGTGCAAGTCTTGAAAAAGATCCTTGGGCAAAGATACGATCAAGAGTGGTGTGTTTATGGACATGACCGATGGTGATGAAGTATTTTACTAACTTCAGATACTCCTCTTCGTTATGCTTGGGTGCTCTAGCTACATGGGGCAGTTGATAATGAAACTGCCCATGCATCACTGCGATATCAACTTGCTCTAGACCTTTGCTGATCATAAGCCTTTTGACTTGATCTAAAGTACTCTCTGGTTCATCCCACTCATCGGGGATGTATAAGACATGAAGATCATAGCGCTTGATATACTCGATATCCAAAGTGTCAAAATAACCCACATCGGCATGTATGCCAGATAGCGTATTGATCCTGGTAAACCACCTTGATTGTTTCCAGTCATGACTCGGTGTACCTTCCAGTACTCTTACTAAGACATCTTTCTCTTTTGCCCACTTCAAGATCTCGTAGATGATGATCTCTGCTTCAGCAGACTCTTCTTTAGGGATAGTAGATAATCTATCAAAAAAGTCACCTGCGATGATGAAGATATCCGCATCCTCTATAGAGAGGATGTATTTACGGATCTCGTCCGTGATCTTCTTGGTAGGTGTCTTTGGGTGAAATAAATGAAAATCTGATCCTGTGTAAATAACGATAGGTTTTTGCATAGCGATTATTTAATCATCAAACTCTAAGAGATCTTCCAGTCTGTCTGATCTTTCTTCACTGTGATGGACATTATTTTCATTATCCATGAAGTAACCATAACGCATGAAGATCTCAGCCCATCTCTTGTAGAAATGTTGTTTGATCTCACGTTGCTGGATAGGAAGTCTTCGAGAGAGCTCTAGTTTCATGAGCTGTTTGGCTTCCATAGGTCTTGATTTCTCGATCTCTTTGACATGGTTTAAAGCATCGACGATCTTACTGGAGTAATCTCTGGTCTCGATATACTTAGTTGTGTATATCGGAGGTACGGTGAAGAGTACTTTACCGAAGTTGTCGATGACGTCAACTTCGTTGTCTCTGGTACCTGCGATACGAAACCAGGTAGCAGGAGTGATCCCTTTAGGGAAGCCTTCTGGATCTAGTTTTCCAGCAAAATACGGTAAGAATACCTGAACAAATAAAGGTTCAGGCATCCTACCATGAGGAAGACCTGATGTATTTAGATCATCAAAGATCCTATCAAGCTCTTTCTCCATCTGACCTGATTTCATCTCAGCAAGGATTTGTTTGATCTCATTGGGGTCTTGTCCTTCAGGGATAGAAGTATAGTTTTCTTGCATGGTTAAGGTTCCTTGTGTATCTGTGGTGTTTCGATATATGGATACATGGCATACATCCTAGCTATCCTTATCACGGGATAGCTAGGAGTAGGGAGTTATATGACGTTTACTTAAATGCCGTAGTGACGGGACTACGGTATCCTAGATACCGTAGTTTTGTGCATGTTGGAATCCCCAGATCACGGTATCCTAGATACCGTAATGAATGAATCACGGTCTTTATAGACCGTAATTCTGGGCATGTTGGAATGCTCCTCACTACGGTATCTCAGATACCGTAGTTTTGCGCATTGATGATCTCTTTGAACTTGTTGTACTTGAAATAAACAAACTTGTTCACTTCAAAGACCTGACCATCATCGTGTACACGGATGATCAGTTTGATCTTCACCCGTGCACGAGGATCATCCTCTTCTTCAGAGATGTTGATCCCTTCTACTTCAACATGATCAAAGTCTTTTAAGAGATACTCTTTCAAGGAGATCTCAAGATCTTGCACAGCACTATTGGGATCATGGGAATTCCTCGCGATGATCGCATGGATATCTGCGATCTCACCGCGATAGAGATAGGACTGTGGTTCTTCTGCTTCAAAGAACCACGCAAGTTTAAAGTCTAGTTTCTGGGCTGTGGTCTTCACCCAGCCTGCTGCTGATAAGGTTGCTAGTGATTTACTCATAGACAAAGCTCTCTAAGGTCTCATACTTAGAGAGCCAGTGTTTCATCCTAGAGTTTATTACCATAGAGATCTGTCGGATCTTCTCCTTTAAGGGCGATGTACTTACGTACGATCTCCCAAGTGGATAAGATATCAAACTGTTCTGATGGATAGAGATTGGGTTCATCTGTGTCATCCAGATAGAACTTGGTCCTAAAGACAAGATGTTCACCTTTATCGAGCTCTATCTCATCGCCTTCTGTGTATTCCAAGATACCATTCATGACACGACGATAGTCGTAGTGATCTTCTCCGATCTTACCGGGTTCATGATCAACATAACTACTGCTATAGCCATCACAGAGGTTATTCTGATACAGTGCTCTCACGATAGGATCAGCCATGATGTATCTTTGCATGATAGGTGAGGCTGTCTGCGCCTGGACCAGATCTTTTAAATAGTAGATCTGACTGCTGTCAGATAAGGTATTTGTAGCGTTTAATAACGCTCTTGCTCTTTGGATCGCTTCACTACCACCGAACTGATAATAGCTTTCATAAGCACGATCAATGAAAGAAGGGTCGAAGAATAAAGATCTGTCGATAGACTGGAACTGTTGATCAAGATACTGCAAGGTATTGTAGTTGGGTATACCAAATGCCATCGTTGAGAAGTCTTGATCACCACCTTGGTATACTGCTACCATAGATCACCTCGGTTAAACACTGTATTGATTCATCCTTTTTCTGATATTAGGGTCTACTTCTTTATCATCTCCTAGCCAGTTAGCGATCGTACCAGCGACAGGTTTAGGGAGCTGGACGACATCGGATGCTTCATGGATGGAGTTAAGGTCGAAGATATTGGTTTCTGGGGCTAGTTTTCTTGCTTTGAACTCAGCATTTCTGTCAAGCAACAAAACAAAGTTGATCGCATCTCCATCAAAGTCTGCGTTCATCGCAGGACAGATCAAGATAGAGATCGATGTGGTGATATCCCGAGTGTTGGTTTTCACTTTAGTGATATACACCCGCTGTATTGATCCTCTTCCTAATGATGGGTTACGGTTCACGAGACATGGGATCCCTCTAGGTCCTGCTTCTTTGATCAGCTCTTTTAAGATCTTCTCCATCTCAGGATGGTATTCCAGGTTATACTGGTTGATGAAGGTGAAGATCTCATTAGGAGAGTATCCCTTGTGCATGAGTTTAGAAGCAATGTGGTTATATAACACGTTAATAGCCACAGCCCATGGTACATGGATCTCATCATAGCGGTGAGGTCCAGTTAAAGAAGATATCACTGTACGGAATGAGTAGTCAACACGCGTACCAAAGACGTGTTTTCTAAATATCCCTTCTTTAGGAGACATCAGTTCTTTATACGTCTGTTTGTAGTACTCACTTAAGTTAGTCAGTGCCTTACTGACACGATTCTGTTTGATCCCGACATTTCTATTAGCCTCTTCATCTTCGTCAATTCCTGTCAGTAATCGTATCGCATCTATCGCTGCTGTCAGGGATTTATCGATGTATTTACCATAAGGAGACTCCTCGATCACCAGCAATGACTTATTTGGAACTGGAACATAAGAACAGAAGATCTTATCTCTGTTCGCATCAATCAGCTCTTTTAAATTGTTGCCGACATCTTTCTTCTTTAAGACATTGGAGTTGAACAAGCACTCCATGTAGTAATCAAAGTTCTCGACAAAAGTGTTGTAGTTACGAGGTCCCCTGCGCCAGGTATTGAACTCTGCGATGAACTCATTGACTTTCTTGGTCCCTTTATGCATGGGAGGTTCACGATAGCCTGTGTCAGTCATGTACTGGATCACTTCAAATGCAGGTTTCTTGTTACCCAGACTGAATCTCTCTCTTAGCATCAGCCATACCTGAGGGTTGATAAGTGGTGCTACTCCTACAGGTTGCTTGATCCAGACACGGTTCTCAAGATACTCCTCGATGATCTCTTTAACCGGTTCCCCACAGTTACCACAGATCTCCCCTAATCTAAATTTACCTTTCTTTTTCCCACACTGACAACTGGGGATGTTGTTATAGACATCCCCAATGGTGGTATACACCGTACTGTTGATCTTCTCCTTCTCATCTGTGGTTCTATTGTTTAAATGGTTGACAATCACGGGATCATGTCCCTTGATATTGGCAAATCTTTCGTCTAAGTTGATCAGTCTAGCATAGATCCCCATAGCAAGTCCTCTGTTTACAGATATTAAAAGTATTAAAAGTCATGACTTCATAAAAGTCACATAGAGAGTCTCTGTTGTATAAAAATATAGCATACGTCATACATCCTCACTAGGACTACTATAAGTCCTAGTGAGATGCTCTGACTGAATGGAATAAAGGAAGAACATCCCTAGTAGACCCTGAAGCCTACTAGGGGTGACAATAGTATCATTATTCACTACCATGATGGAGTCTTAGTACTCCATCATGGCTATATGCCGTTTAGATAGCACGATAGTTGTTCATGGAGAAGCGTGTGCTAAACATGCTTCCACCACCCACATTGTTCATGCTGCGGAAGATACCAGAGCTATCACCGGTCAACACGCTACCATTGATCCAGGTAGCAGTACCACGTTGATAGTTGACATCATTGAACTGTTGTTGCGGTTGGACATGGTAGCCACATTCAGCGACAGCCATCAAGAGTGCCTTGATGAACTCTGCTTCAAAGTTCACTCGTACAGCATGACCGGTGAAAGTCACGTTGTTCAAACAAGACTGAATCAACGCACGACGGTGATGCAGACGTGAAGACAACGCATATCCACTGTTGTAGCTATCGGTGTAAGTCGCGATATCACCACGATCACGTTTACCAAGCATGCCACAGACAGCCAAGTAATCCAGATCACGGATGTCTCGACGACCTTCTTTGGACTCGTAGTAACCGAGGAAGATGATGTTATCCGGTGCTGTGACAAAATGACCTTGGCCACCGATGGAGGCATAGATCTTGCTGAAAGCACCGTTGGTGAGGATATCTGCACTTTCTTGGATGTGCTTACGGGCATTGGCTTTGCCGGTAGCCGCTTCAGCAAAGACTTTCAGGTACCATGAAGATGCACCACAGACAGGGATGTCCAAGGAGATCGCAATACCCGGATAGAACCATTGTTGGATCAATGCACCCATGAATGCCGGGTTAAACTGATCCGGAGAAGTATTGATTTTCTCGTACTTCTGATCCCGACGGATGGAGATGTCATAGCCGATGTTGCCGATATCATGCATGTCATTCTTGACATTGGGATTAGGCATCAATGCTTGTACCCAAAGGTTGTTCTCTCTGATGAAAGAAGTGTTCACCAGAGCTTGCAAGATACCAGCAGTGGTCTGCATCTTGTAGTTTACCAGAGAGGTGAGTACCAGGTTAGCTTGGTAGACAGGTGTCTGACCACCCCAGGCGTTCGGTGTAGACCAAGGCATCGGACCATAGTTCTGGGAAGCATCCATATACAAGAGATCGATGTAGCCTGTGCTACGAGTGATCGTCCGAGACTCCGGCACCGTGAAAGTATTTTGGCTCTGGTTGATCGGAGAAGCATCAGTCTGCATGATGATATCGGCACGTACCGGGACACCTGCTTGGTCGATCTCAACATTCTTACCGAAACGCACCGTCTCAGAGAGCTTGCTACGACCTTTGTGGATGCGATCCAGGTTGAGGTCTTTGAAGTTTTGGTTGGTGTAAGCCAGAGCTGCACCACAAGCAATGATCGCATTACCGGTCGTCATGCGGATGTTTTGCTCATTGGTGAGATCATAACCACGCGGAATCACTTCAGCATCAGCTGAGATGTGAGCACTTGCTTGCGGATAACGTGCTGCAACTACTTTAGCAAGCACTTGTTGCATGGTGTAGTCGTAAGCGTCAGAGGTGAGTTGCAGGACTTCTACTTGACGACCATTGACGTTCTCGTACTTCGGCGGGAACGGCTCAACAGAAGACTCGATCAACAAAGCGTGATAGGCAACAGGTGCTTTATCATCCTTAGACGGACGTACTGCGATGATGAGAACTGATACGGCCAGGTTAGATTGAGATTGACGATCTACTGGCAACATCTCAACAGTCAGCTCCGGAGAGAGGTTGTTGTCCCAGTACTCCTGCATGGATTTTTGGAACTGTGTCAACGCAAGACCATTCGGACTGACGTTGATGTGATATGGCATACCGATACTCAACCAGTCGGTTATTTCGACAGGTTGGTTGTTATCCATGCCAAAAGCTCCTGCCATGGCGTTAGTTTGATCTTGATTGTTAGGGTTGGTTTGCGGATCGACAGTGTTGTCAAAGCGCGGTTGAGCATTAGCATTAGCTTGCAGCTGAGATGCTTGGTTTTGATTTTGGTTGTCGTTAATGCGAACAGCCATCTTAGTACTCCTATTAGTTAACGTTAAATAAACAGTAGCTACTGTGAGGAATCCTCACATCTGTATAATGTATATCTGATAATTTTTAACTTACATTCGAAGATACACTTTTCAAATGTACCATGTATCTAGATACACCAAAAACTACTGTCGGGATATCCCCTGATGAAAAGGGATATAATCCCTCCTATGGTAGACGCTACAACGAGCATCTACCAATGGTGAGGAAACCCCCACTATATTATTCTTATCTTTATCGTATAGTTTTCTTCTACCACTGATACATCCATGTTAGATTATTTCAATATCCCTTACAGCAGAGGATCTTCAGAGATCTATATCCCTAAATACAGCTATGTCAAAGGAGAGATCAATACCACTTTACAAAGAGAGATCGACTATCATAGAGCTCATCCCCTATGGGTACCTTCTAACCATGTGCTCTCGCAGTACATCTGGACCTGTGATCCATTAATCAGTCAGGATGACTATAGTTACTATACCTGGATCAGAGACAGTGCTATCTATAAAGCAACAGATTTTGGTATCACGACCAGCTTGAACCAAGGAGTCGTGCACTATGGTGCGTTCTATGGTGGGGATAAGGAGATCATCCTAGGTATCACATCTCCTCTAGAGATCAGTCAAGTAAAGTATCATTGGCAAGATCTTACTCCTGTGCAAGTCCTTAGACATCAGTACAACATAGTAGACTATCAACCGATCATCAAGAAAGATGATAATACCTCATCGATCAATGTAATCCTAATTGATCTCACCAAGCTGTTATTCCAGTACAAGTACTTCAGACAGTACTATCCAGAAGACACGATGATCTCTTTTCTCTATCGCTATCCTTTAACAAACATGCTAAGATCGCATGTCAAGCAATGTGTGTTGAATAACTTCATCTCTAAGGTATTAACACAAGACAGTTACTATACCAGAAAAAGAAACACGATCCGTACAGCTAATGCTTATACGGATCAGTTAAACCAAGTTACGAATATCGCAGTAGCTACCTTAGAGAAGCTCTCCTATGACATCGGACATGTCTTGAAGTGCACTCCTTTGGTCGATGGTACTACTCTACAAGAGCATTGTAAGTATCAGTATACCCAGTTGACCAGACAGAACACCTGGGGATATATCTACTCTTCTTTGCCTTATCTTAGATATGCACTCCATCTAGATAGCCATCATGTCAACAGTACTAGTCTGCAGAACTTAAAATCTATCATGCGACGTATGGAAAGTGATAGTGTCTGGAGTCAACCTGTGTTTTCACATGTGAAGAAGAAGATCCTAAGAGAGATCGATGATGTGATCTCTTTTACTTGAGTTTATATAACACACGTCATACACCCTACCCAGGATACTAAGTCCTGGGTAGGGTGCTATGCCGTTTTCCTCGTTATACTCAGAGCACCTAGATAGAGGGATATCCCTCTATCTATGTTGTATGACGTCTTATCTATACCGTAAACTCATCTGAGAGCAATCTCGTCTGATATTGATTCAATCTAAACACTCCTAGTGTCTCCAAGATGTAGTAGTAGATGTGACAGATATCGATAATCAAAGCTCTTTTATCAATGGTCCTAGTGATGACTTCTGGGATCGGTTGATTAGCGAAGTTATCAACCGGGATATAGAAAGTCGGTAATTTATCTAGCTTGTAGTTCTTCACCGCTTCTTTGAAGTAAGATCGCAAAGGTTCTTCTAGACTTTCTATATAACTCCCAAACTTAGTCTTGTTCGTAAGCCAAGTAGACATCTTGTATGTCATCACAGGAGGTTTCTCCATCTCACCATAGATACGACCAAAAGTATCGTTGTATAAGGAGTAGTACTTGTAGATAGAGTCTTCCCCTAGCTTGTAAGCGCCAGCATCTTTGATGTTCTGGATACGGTAGTAAGTACTCTCCCCTTGATCGACACTAGCCATGATCCTTCTTTCTGTATCGGCGATCTCTTTGATGTATTTAAGTACAGAGAGTTTCTCTCCTGATCTGACTGTCTCACAGATCTCTTTCATCATCTCCTGTGCTCTTTTGATGATCGCAGGAGGTGCGTTAGAGGATTTAAGATGCACACCTTTGATCTCCATCTTTGGTTTATCGTAGATGTTGCCTTCTTGATAGGTGATCATGGCGTAGTAGTGCTTGGTGTTTAGTGTAGGGACAAAGATCTCAAACTTAAACTCATTTTTCATCGAGATTAAGAATATTCGATCATTATCCACACCGATGTTTGCTGACATCTGTGCGAGTAGATGCTTCAAAGGAGAGCCTGATAGAAATACCATCACAGCAAATACAGCATTTGCTGCGTCTGTAAAGTCAATATGTCCTAAGAACCAATCTACCCAGTCTTCTGTGGTAAATATCGTACTATCGGTATCGCTCATCAAGACCACTTCACGGATACTATCCTTGAAGTGTGCTACCTGAGTAGGCATGTTAGAAGTGCGATAGAAAGCGATAAATAAATCACTGTAGTCATGTAGTACTTCAATGATCTTCACCATGTTAGAAGCAAGTAATAATCCTAACTCAGATTCCTTAGTCTCTTTCAAAGAGGTATCTATACCAATCGTCTCTTTCTTGCAGATCTGACAGGCAAGATAGTAGATCGCTTCAGGGTTTTTGTTGATGATCTCGACATGATCTTTTAAATCTCTATCGATAGCATGTTTCTCAGAGAGTCTAGCGATGATGGTTCTGACTAGATCAGGGTTGTATTCCTTAAGATGATACATATCTCCGATGTAGACAAATGCTGCTCTCTCTAATGGTGTTAATCGGTCGATATACGCTCTGATCAGAGTTTCTTTACTTCTGTGACGACCGTATTTACTACTACATTTTACTATCAGAGCAAAGACTTCTTCTGCAGAAGGATAATGGATGTTATATTTCTCCATCACCTGCAACATGAGATCATGGTCAAAATGTGTGGTGATAGAGACAAGATCATTGATGATGATATTTGGGCTGTAGTAATGACGATTTCCCCCTAAGAACTTCTCATTGTTGGCATTAGCGTATCCTGATGTGATCCGACAAGTAGAAGTCAAGGATGGATGCATAGTAGGGTTGTAGATCATGGTACTTGGAACCACAGAGGCCCCAGAGATCGCGTTATTAGAGATCTTGTCATTAGCCTGTTCGTTTTTCTTGATGAGATAGTTCATCCTGTCTTTTAACATCTCGTATCTGAACATCTCTTTCTTGTTCTTACTGCGTGATGCGATGTTAGCTAATGTAAAGTCTACCAGGAATGCTTTTTTCTTCTTCTCAGGGTAGTAGGTAGTCAGTGGTGGTGAGATGATCTCATGGTTGGCTATTGCATCGTTTAAGTACTTACCTAACGTCGTCTCTTGTTCGATCTTATCGCCATTGTTATCTTGAAACACTGCTTTGACAGCAGGATCTTTGAAATGAAGCAAGGTATCCCTATTCTCTTTCATCCATTTCAGGGTTTCTTCATAGTCCGTACCATGGAGCTTCGATAGATATCTTGCTCCCATCTCCATGTAGTCTTTTAGCGGATTGATGTTTCTTTGGTATTCTTTCTGTGGTTTGACAAAAGGATCATTGTAGATCAGCATAGATGCTTCCTTGGTTTATATTCAGGGGTCAGAGATATAGCACCTAAGTAAAGATATCAGAGACTACACGGCATAGACCCCTAGTGATACCTTAGATAGGTATCACTAGGGAGTATAAATCATCTTTATCAAAAAAGGGAGGTAGGACGATAGCATCCTACCCTACCCTATCGTTTACTTACAGGAGTTTTAAGGAGACTGTGTCTTCCAAAATGACTAAAGCAAGCTATACCGGGACAGCTTTTTCAATCATAGCATATATCAGATCTTCTCATTAAGACCTAACTGTTCCATGACCTTGTCCTGTTCCTGTCTTTGACTATCCTCTTTACGACGTTTCTTCTCGACATGATCTCGACATCCCTCAAGGATGATCTGTTGTTCACAGCGAGGTAACTCCAGATACTCATTGAAAGTAAGACCTGTGTACTGTTTGACTTCATTTAAGATAAAATCATCCAGTCTTTGTCTTAACATCGTATTTTTGTCGTATAAGACTTCAGGTTTGTGTATCAGTACAGGAGAAAGATCATGTTCATGGTTGACATCGATCCCCCAGACTTCATCATAGAGGATCGATTTTACCAGTTGCTGTGTGCTACTATCAGGATAGGTTAAGTTAGCTTCATGCATGATCTTGACGAAGTTGCCTTCGTAAGCATGCTGAAATCTTAACTCATCCAGATCTTCTTCACGAGGCATACGACCAAAGAGATGGAAAAACCCTTTGGTCATATTAGCATCCATGAAGTCTTGCGAGGTCACATGAGGACTTAGATGGGATTCACTCGACTCATCGCTCTCCGTGCTCGACGGATAGCGAATGTAAAAAAAGTGTACAGTGCCTCTATCGGAACTAGATGTGGGAACTTACTTACACTGTCATTTTTCTCATCGTCCACTGTAGGAGTAGCTACAATAGACACTAAAGAATCCTCAATGTAATCCTTGATACCTTTTAATATCGTATTTCGGATCTCATCGTCCCCTGAATACTCTCTTAAGAAGCCATCGATAGAAGACTCATCTTCGTAGAGCTCTTCGATATTGCTTTCCTCAGGTTTAAACGTATATCCAGCGATATAGTGCTTATACTGATTCAAAAGTGATGCGCGATAGAAACGATTGATTAACTCGTTTCTATCATTCTCGCCAGCAGAGGTCTCAAGGATTCTGTTAGCTTGATCGATACAGTATTCTACCCACTCCGTACCACTGGTCAAGAACTTACGGATAGATGGTGCTTCAATAAGCACATCCATGTCCTCGGCGACTTTGATCTTCTTCTTGAAGTTCTTGAAAGCTTCTTGATATGCCAATACAGAGTCGATGGTCATGTTAGAGCCGTTGTTACGACCTTTGGCCATATGGGTCTTCTGTTGATCTGTGAGACTGTTGCGATCTACCCAGAAGAGCTTCTCGATATCCACGATACCATGGGCGACTCTTCCTGGTAGTCCTTCACTGTCATTAACTGCTCGAGTATAGAGATATCCTTGAGGATAGATAGCAGCAGCTAACCCCCAAGCGATGGTCTGGAGATCTTGGATCTTGATGATGTCTAAGATATCATCGTAGCTCTGTAAGGATGTCGAGTAGATGCATTCTTTAAAGAGATCTGTGACCATCTCTGCCAGATATACCTGATCATTGGTAAAGATAGCACCCAGTATAGCTCTACCTAAGGTGATACGAGATTTGAAGAACTCGTACTCCATCTGTAGAAGTCTTGCGTCAGAGGGACTCTTGATCGTCACCCAGAAACCTGAATGGTAGAGTGGGATATGAAATACACCCCCTCTACCACGTAGAGCATTAATCCGAAGTAATGCTGCTTCACCTGTAAGCTGAGCATTATTCTTCACTTTGAATTTACGCTGTGCTGGACGCAGTACTACGTTATCCCACTCGAGTTCTTGTGTGAAGGATCTTTTATCATCAGCGACTGTTTTCTGGAAGGATTCCTCAGAAGGCATCATCTGGTATTGCTCTTGGAATACCCGATTCATTCTGTCCGTATCTTGAGTATATTCACTACCATTTAAGTTGTAGTTCTCGACCCTTATTTTGAAATCACGGATAGTCATCGTAGGGAGGATGATATCTTCTTCTCTTTTCGCGAACTCTTTAGCGTAGTCCTGAGGAGAGATCTCTTTATAAGGACTATGTTGCATCGTGACTTCAGCATAGGTCTCAGGGGTAGTGATATCAAAACCAGCATTACTCTTTAAGACATCAAGATAGAGTTTATTCTTCTTGGCTTCTTGATCAGGGTCAGTTGACTTCTCTTCTTTAGGAGGAGTTTCCTCTGTAGCAGGATGTTCTTCTTTGACTGGAGGAGTGAGATCAATATACTCTTCCTCATCACTAGCAGGAGTGGTATCGGTGACTACTGATACATCAGTAGTCACCGGGGTATCCCCGGTACTCGGAGTCGTATCTGTAGTCTGGTTATCATTACCAAAGACGGCTTTATTGGATCCAAAGACTGGACCGTTGTTCGTTTCATCTGTCATGAAGGCTCCTTATGTTTTATTGAACTTCTGTATAGACTGCATCACTGACTTCAGTGTTAGACTGATTGTGACTGCTGATCTCTTTAGTGAGTTTGTTATGTTCGTATTCACGATACTCGGTGAGTTTGTAGATATCGACGATAGCATCATAAGTGGGCTGGACCACACCCATGAAGTTGTGGCCAAACTGCATGTATTTTTCAGCTATCCCTAAGATGATATCAAAATCTTCGATGGTAGCTTGACCACTGCGATCAGCATGGATCGCATGGATCTTCTTGATCTCTTCACCGTAGTGAGCAAGATCTCTGGTCAAGATACTGATGTGTTCTCTAAGGACTGTCATCTCACCTTCATCTAGCCACATAGAAAAGTCTCTTCCTTTGACACGATCTACCAACATACGGATCGGATAGAATAACTGGTTGGCTTCACGGTAAAAGCCTTCCAGTTTATCCCATTCATTATTACTTTCGATATCTTGGATGAAGGCTTCTCTTCTTTCTCGATATAAAGCATCTTTCTTCTCTTGCTTCTTCTCTTCCCGTAGTTGTTTCTGATATTGATTGCGTGCAGCTTGTGCTTTTTGCTTCTTACCCATTAATGAAAACTCCAGTTACGATATGACCCTGGGGATGATAGATAGCTATCATCCCCCATCTTTGTAAATCTCAAAAAAGAGACTTGACTATGTTTACCTCTATCTTATCCTTCTTGATCGATCGAGTACCAGATCCTTTGCTGAATCTATACATAGAAGCAGCAAGGATCATCGGCTACTATAACGACGATGACCAGTATGAACTCCTAGACGAGATGATGACCCATGAAGACATGGATGTGTTAGCGACTTTGGATATGATCCATGAGTTTCATATCACGCAGTTGACTAATATAATTTTAAATTACGGTATCACGATACAAGATATCTCTTTCAAAGATCGTATCCAGTTGATCACCTCTCTCATGATCCTCGAAGAACATGAAGATGCGACCACTATAAAAGAGATGATCGAGCAGTCTGAAGATACCAGATACACCTTAGTATCACTACTGACATTTGCTGATGCTTACGATGAGATCTACTACGATACTCTAATAGACAAAGTAGAACCATTACTATTGACTAGACTCTATCAGGTCATGTCAGATAGAAATGTCCCAGAGATCCCAGAGACTCCTGTTATCGATCCAAACAAGATCAAGATCCTTAAGTCATTAAAAGACCATCCCACATACCAGGCATCTACGGTGTATAAGTATATCCAAAGAAACCTAGGACTAGGATTAGAGCTTCCACTATACTTAAATCTCTTAAAAGAAGACATCTTCCATGAAGATGCTTCTATCGATGGTGTAGCGACAGATCTCTATCTACTCTCATTGATCACCTCTACCAAAGATACCAATGCTTGCTATAGTAGTATCTTGACAGACTACACTGATATCACGACAGCTACGCAGATCATCGCTTCCATCCGTAAGCATCCCTTAAAGAAAGAAGGAGTGGTATAAATGAACAAATATCAATACTTCCTTAAAGCACTAGAGACAGATCTCATCCAAGATATCCAGTGGATCATATCCCTGCTCTCTTATACAAAGTACGATACCGATAGTAAAGACACTCCTTATCTATCTCTCAAGTACCAAGATGATCAATGTCTCTACTATACTGAAGATGGACTCTGGCGTGAGATCGAAGGATCTTATCCTCAAAGAGGTCTTTTCATCTACAATGAACCTTTCACTTTACCAGGAGGTATCCTGGAGAATGCTCCTAACACCATAGAGACTACCATAGGTAGAATCATCCAGAATAAACTCTTACTTTGCCATCCTTTCAAAGACAAGATACCTTATATCAACCAACGTTTTGGACCAGGTGATATCGAGAAGATCATCAAACCCAGATTAGTCGATGACGATGATCCTAAACAAAAACCAACGGACATCCCAGTATCAGAATACCTGAAGTACTGTAATGCTGCTTTATTTATCTCGCAATTAACCCAAGTCTGTACACCAGGAACTACTGAGAAATCCTTATTACCACCACCGAATGCTAAAGAAGTCCTAAATCAGCTCATCGAGAAACACAAAGACCATCTTGATAATCCTGCAGTCATCGCAGAGATTGGTAAAGAGATGGAACAATTAGATCGTGAGTACCTAAAAGGTGATCGTTCTATGGGCTTTCTCATCAAAGGTAAAGACTTTGATGTCGTGCGCAAGAAGATGTTTCTCATGTATGGCTTTGATCGTGACTTTGAGGATAAGACATCTACTGTGGATTTCAATCCGAGACCTTTGTGTGATGGGATTGATTACTCTAAACTCACTTCTTACATCAATGGTTCTCGTATTGGTTCATTCTCACGGGGTGCAGAGACTCAGCTTGGGGGTGTTGCTGTAAAAGAGCTATTAAGAACCTCCTCTAACGCATCGATATCGATAGAGGACTGTGGTACTACCTTAGGGATGCCAACTACTATCACCCAAGCAAGTAGCAAAACCTATCTGGGATTCTACTACATCGAGAATAAGCAATCTATCTTGATCACCGAAGAGAACATCTCTTCCTTGATAGGCAGGACTGTTTCTATGAGAAGTCCTGCTTATTGTAAAGCATCTCACACCGACTACTGTAGTAAGTGTGTAGGCCCAGTACTCTCCCTACACCAACATGGGATCTCATCTGCAGTATCAGCAATGGGATCAGTGTTTTTGAACACCTTCATGAAAGCCATGCACGGTAAACCGCTGATCAAGAAAGAGCTGAACTTTGATGAGCTTATTTCATAAGCCCATCGCTTCTACGAAGTGATGAACTGATCTCTTAAAAAGAGATCGTCCATCGCTCTTCGAGTGATGAACTCATCAGCTAGATATCCTCTCTATCCCTTATCTGTAAACAACATCTGGAGTATGTAAACACCATGAGTAATAAACGTCAACAACTGAACCAACAGAACCAACAAGCTAAACCTGTCGAAGAAGAGAAACCTTCTCTTGATGAAGATACCATCTTAAAAGAAGCCTTAGCACGTCGTGCACAGCAAGATGCAGCATTAAACACTGAAGAAGAGATCCCTTCTTTCATGCAAGAAGCTGCTGTAGCTGATGTTCCCAATACTACTACCCCTGAGACCACACCCACACAGTCTTTTGAGTATCAGGATCTTCCTAACCATATCGAAGAAGCCAAGATTGAATCAGCTCCCTCTCAGGTTGTCAATATAGATCAACTCTCGACAGAGATCTCCGCTGGTGCGATCTCTATCCTGCAGACCATCTTCCGTTATATGGAAGACATGGCAGTCGGTAAACCCTTACAACCCAAAGAAGGTGCTCGTTATCAAGCACAACTCTGGGGTGCTTTAAAAGCCATGTGCTTTAACTTGGATGATCGTGAGTTTAACATCGTCTATGAAAACGTCTTGAAACTCTTCTATGAACATCGTGAAGGTGTGTTTTCTCAAGATGCGGTCTATCGTTTCCCTGAGGAATGGCCGATGTCTTCCGCAGAACATGCTGCATTTGCACACCTCTTGACCTTGATGTTGAACACCTGTGATCGCAAGACTCGTTACCAAGTATCTCGTAAGCTCAACTGGAGTTATGTATTCGAGATCTACTATCCTGAAGGTGTCCAAAACCGCATTAGATCGTTTTACGATCTGTGAGGTCTGTGAGCTTGCGAGCAAATAGAATTAGATCGTTCTACGATCTCTGATCAAAAATAAAAATATCCCTCTCCTAGGTGTACCGATAGTGGTACACCTAGGATCTATGTCAATATGTCTATATAAGGATTTTCTTTATGGCAAATGTTTTTCCTCTGGCACAGATGCTGATCTCTCGTCGCGTAGATCCAGTACGTGCCAATGCTTGGGCAGATAAATATATCTACCTGATGCGACGTTATCAGATCGACACGCCTGTCCGTGTCGCTGGTTTCTTCGCCAATATCTTAACGGAAACTGGATGCATGAAGACCTTCTCAGAGTCCTTAAACTACTCTGCAGAAGGAATGATGCGTACTTGGCCTAAGCGTTTCCAAACTGAACAACAACGAGCTTTGGCTAAAGCCTGGGGCTATGTCAAAGACAGCAATGGTAGAATCATCAAACCAGCAGATCAAGTAGCTATCGCTAACTACGTCTACGGTGACAGACTTGGCAACCGTGGACAACAAAGTGGTGATGGGTGGCGGTATCGTGGTATGGGACCTATACAGGTCACAGGCCTTGCGAACTATATCGCAGTACAGCAAGGTACTGGCGTCCCCTGTGTTGATAACCCAGAGATCCTCATGCAGCCTGAGGGTGGCTCTATCTCTTCTGCGTATTTCTGGTGGAAGAACAAGATCTATGTCTACGCTGATCGTGGGGATATAGATGGAGTAAGAGATCTTGTCAATATCGGTCGTAAGACTGTGGCTTATGGTGATGCCCATGGTTTTGGAGTATATCTCGAACATCACAAAGCCTTGACATCCTTCATCCAAAGTGTCGGTAATACCATCGTTTTACCTTAAAAAAATAAAGCGTCATAGTACCCTGATACACCGATATGGTGTATCAGGGATATATGTTATTTCTTAAATCTTGGATGTTTTAACGCATGTCTTACAAAGATTATCGTAAAGACGATAATTCCTATAGAGACAATGGCCTTCATCCACACTGGCTCACCTATAAATGTTTTGTAGATGGTCCATAATACACCGATCATTCCTAGTAGGACTGTATTGACCATATTCCTTTCTGGATCAACTGGTTTGTCCAGAAAGTCATGATTAAGTCTTACGATCAGATATGCTATGATCGATATCGATGATGTTATTATTAATAAGAACATGTTCTGTGTTTACCATTACAAAAAGGCGTCCACCTGTAGCACTCAGGTATTCGCTAGATAGTGTATCTGTTGAGACCAGATACACGGCTTTTTGAGACGTAATGTTTTTCCACGAGGACCCGTTCAAGATGCCTTTAGTACACTAGAAATATACGGGACTTTGATCAAGAGCCCCATGTTAGTAATATATATTTATCGATCTTTTGATTACAATAAATGTTCATATCCCTAGAGTACCGATGATGGTACTCTAGGGATCTATGACGTGTATACGTCTATCTGAGTGCTTCCTCTGAAGAGCTATCATGATAGCTCTGATGAAAATGAGGAAATGACGTGTATTCTATACCTTCAAGAACTTCTTGATAGATTCATGACTCTTCTCGATATCCCCTGTGACCATCTTGTATCCAACATGAGGTTTGAAATACTCTATCGCCCAGAGATAGCGTTCACGCATCTTCTCGTTGTTCTCGATAGAGTATTGGTCAAGATTTGCTTTATTGATATCTCCACCAGTACGCATCGTGTCTTCCAAGATACGTCTTCTCTGTTCTTTAGGACCGACATTTAAAAAGATGATCTCATCTGGTCTTATGACGTTGAACTGATTTAGCATCCCAAGTATCCCATTAAAACCATGGAATACGCGAGCATCATCGATCAAGGGGAAGTTATAAGCAAATAGCGAGTAGAAGTATCTATCGGTGATGACGTAGTCATACCTGAGTTTCTTCGAGGTGAGTTTGGGTTCAATATTCCTTAAATAATCATTAAAACACATCGTGAAAGCCATCACTGCTTCACGATAGATGTCTTTTTTACGAAGCTCTAACGTTATTTTTAAGAGTGCTTGAGTTAAGCGATTACTGGTATCAGGCATACGTGTCGTATAGACACGCTTTCCTTGTGATTCAAGATGCTCTTTTAATAACTGGACTTGGGTGGTCTTACCAGAACCATCCAGTCCTTCAAATACGATAAATCTAGGTTCAACCATAAAAGACTCCTTATATTGACTAAGTTGAAAAATAGTGTACGCGGCATAGCACCTCAGTAGGACTAATGGTAGTCCTACTGAGGATGTATGTCGTGTATATCAGAGATCAATCATCTCTAGTTTTAATGAAAGCAGAGGTATCGGTAACTACTGTCATGGAGATATCGGTAAATCCATTCTCCAGTAACACAGATCGGATCTCATTGATCTTATCTGCTGTCTGTCCACGGATCTCGACCAAGATTTTCTGGATCTTGGAGATCTTAACGGTATCGATGTTGATCCAAGGGATACCTAAGATACGGGTAGAGCCGTCAGTCAACAAGAATCTTGCATAGTGGTACATATGTGCATCATCAGGCGTACCTGCTGGCAGGTAGGGAAACACCTGCGCATGCATCGCTCTGATATCAGACTGCGTGGATGCGATATCTGCTGTAAATACTCCATCACACACCGCATAGTCGAAATCATTGGTGATGATGGTAGAGGGATAGACGGAGAAGCTATAGGCTTTACCGACTTCAAAGATAGTGGTTTTATCCATATCAAGGGTACCTTATAAAAGAACGATCATAGTTTCCCCCATGATCAGTGGGGAGATGATAGCCGATATAGAGACAGACGATATCACCATGGTAAGTGATATCGTCGATGATCCATTCACTATAGTAGATCTCTTTTTCTTTGGGATGAAGATAAGGGGGTACTGTGAGCTCACTTAACCAGTAGTGTTTCAGAAGTCTGAAATAACGGATAAGGCATGAAATATAGACCTCTTTTCCCATAGAAGGGATCTTTAAATCATGTCCTGATACCAGTTTATCAAAATGTTCGATGTAGTAAGCATCACTGTCTTTGATCGTATTTTTAGGATCTGTGAATACAAGATCATAGACAAAGTCTCTTATAGACTGTTCTATCTGCTCAAAAGGGATACCAACATTAGTAAAGACATCGATATACTCTTTAGTCTCTTGGACCAAAGGTAGTAATAGATAACGATGCTGATCACTCATGGCGTGACCTCGATCACGATCTGATCACACCTGAGGTGAGCCTTATAGCGACAAGGCATGAGGATTTTACCTTTGATCTCTTGTTTTAGGTAGTGAAGATTATCTTCGAGACCTCTCAGTGCTTTTAAAAGCATCAAGGTCGAAACATAATCCGGTGCTTTTAATAACTCAATAGCCGCTACTCTATCCGATAACACCGGATCTTTCTCTAAGAAATGCTCCAAGTAATACAAGTAATACGGATAGAGATAGTCCTTACAAGTAAAGCGAAATACCATCACTTATCCTTCGATCACCAGTTGATCAACACTTGTATGGATGAAAGCAAACCATCCTTTCAAAGAGCCTTCGTTATACTTTATTTCGATATCTTTAAAGGCAGACAAAGGAAGGCTATATTTGACATCGGGATATTCATATCCCAATAACTTAATATTTGTTACCCCATTGCTGACCATGGTGTAGGTCAGCAAAAATAGTTTGGCTTCTAAGGATTCTTGCAGCCTGTGGTCCGTGATCCCTAGTTTCTCGATACAGTCACGGATCGCCTGAGCATCATCATCCTTGTAAGGATGACTTGCCATGTAGATCAGCTTATCTAGCAAGATCTTGGTAGTCTCGATATCAGAGTCTACATTGACCTCTTTGTCGATCAGATCGATGATCGTCTTCAGATCTAACAATATCACAAGACTTTTGTAGTCTTTCAGCTCTTCTTTTATCTCTTCATCCATCAGTTCTTCTTCCATCAGTAATCTCTCCTATCAATAATCTCTTCGATTGTTCTGGTTCATCCACTCATTCACCCGATAGTCTCCTTGATTAAAGACCAAGAGCAAGGATTCTACCATATCAACTTCTAGCATATCCCATTTATGGTGTCTGATGCTGTTGATGGTATCAAAGATCATCCCACCAGCAGCACTGGAGATAGCACCGACTAGTTTATCCATGGTCTCTTCAGGGACATCTTTAATGAACCTTTCTAAATATGTTGCTATCGCTGTATCGAATGGGTAAGGGGGATGATCATTCCACATACGAGTGCGATATACCAGATCTTTGAGTACTTCTTCTAAGAGCATCGCTGCTCTTATAGGCATCACGGGCAGTAAAGTCAACATCGTCGTATCAGGACAGACGACACTATACTCATCCAAGATCATACTTCTTTTACTTCTTACAGTTTCGATATTCTCTACCAGGTAATCATAGCTGACCCAAGTATCATCTTTCTTGCCAGTATGATACTCACGGATCCAATAGTCTTTATCGGATTTATCCAAGATCACCGGGCGAAAACGGTGTCTGGCATAGATACCTTTGGGATATGGGAATGCTTCATAGAAGCCTGAGGTTTTAAGGACTGCTTCTATCGCAGCCAATGGTTGTAAACATTCATCCTTCACGAGGAGTTTGTTTTGATACACGGGATGCTCCTAGGTCTTAGTTAACACTTTCATGGGTCTTAATACACTCGTATATAGGCTAAAACTTGGTTATCCGTGTAGTCGATATACACGTCATAGTTCCCAATAAGTCTTGGGATGTAAGGTATCGTAAGCTGATAGAACATCTTCTCTAGTCTGGTCATCATCTCGATAGGTAAATGACCGATGAGATCGTAGTAAGAGATCTCATCGTGTCTATCGATATATGCTCGATAACCATACTGCTTCTTCAAGGTCTCGATGACAAAGACCTCTAAGAAGAGCTTCATCGAAGCCCTCTCTTCTATCTGTCTTACACACTGATACTGATCGATCGTCTTCTTGAAATCAAAGAGATCTAGCATCAGAGTAACAGGTCTGATATCTCGAGGATACATAGGGGTTCCTATGGGTTAATGATAACAAGGATATCCTACAGTAGTCTTATATACGCATGAATGAGCTTATAAGGCTCTATAGGATCCAGGTAGTGTAAAGTATTAAGTAATTTATTAGAAAGCCTCAGGGAGCCTTACAGAGGCTCCTAGAGGCATATATGACGTTTAGTGTTACTTTTATGATACGTAAAGAAAATGATAACACGTCATACATCCTCAGTAGGACTAATGATAGCCCTACTGAGGTGTCCAGTGTAATATTTACAGGATGAGACCGGTGTCTTCATCGGGAACATCGTCCTTAGTCACCAGTGACTTACGGACTACTCGAGACTCTTTCTCTTTCTCGAGTTTACCCAGATGATCACTCATCTCGTCAACGATACGATCAAATACCCCATCACTGATAACAAAGTGGACTGGTTTGGCAAACTCTTTCATCTGAGATGACAATGCTTCTGGAATAACACCTTCAACATGGTAATCTACAATCTCAGCATAATCGGTAGGTTGATCTTCTGTTGCAAGGGTGGCAACAGAGATCGCTTTACCATACCACTTCGGATCCAAGTTATCCCCATCGTTGATGATGGTGAATGAGGCGAGTTGATTCGGGTAATCGTTGGTGACCCGATCATATCTGAGCCAGTGGAAAAGATCTTGTTCATCCAGACCGATGTTCTGGTTAGAGAACAAGCATCTGAGATCAGAGATGGTGTTGATGATGTATTTATCGACTTCTTTACGAGACTTAGAGTCTGTATTGAAGAAATACCCCATGATGATCGGGTACTTGCCAGATTTGGCATAGGACTCGTAAGACTTAAGAGTCTGCATGGAGTTGTAGGTGTACTTATAAGAAGACTGGTCTGCGATAGCCAGCACTATGGTCGGTGCTTCCCGATCCATCAGTTCTCTGACGATCACAGGTCCTAACACACTACCGGACGGCAGTTTCGCATCCATTCGTGACATGGATGCCGCAACATTACTTGCTGCTTACACCTTTCGATGTAAGATACGACTATATCAATTACTGATATATCAGTAAACCCCCATTTCGGATCCACTTGGATCCTACACGCTGGTCAATGCGTTAGTCTGTGGACGTTCTTCTCTTGCGAGAAGCTTCGCTGCGGATTATCCATTTCAGAGATACATATCTCGTCATCTTTATCGATTTTACCATACCTTTCATCATTACTGAAAGCCACTACCACTATCACTAGAGTAGTTTGGTTGATAAAGCTCTTAGGAGTTTCCCGTCAGTTAAGGGGTGTGTCATTTACGTATCACTACGTAAACGGGCTCCGATTAAAAACCACCAGATAAAGAATGCAAAACAATATTCAAAGACTTCGGACTGAATTTCTGCACCAGGTTCTTCACGATAGGCGCAACTTCTGGTGCAGGGATATTTCTAAGTTGTCCTGCACCACGCAGTCCTTCGACAAAATAGACATCTTCTTCCTGAAAGTCTGAAGATGCATTAGAGTCAGAAGTGTCAAAGATTGCAAAATCGACATCTGCAAAACCTGGTTTATCTTCATTCTTCCAGGATTTATAGACTGGTTTGATGATCGACTGGGAAGATCCACCACAGCAGTAGATACGAACCCCATGTTTTTCACGTTCAATCGCCATATTAAATTAACCTCTCCTATATTGGGTTTGGATTGAAAAGAATACGATCAATAATGCTCGTAAACATATCATTTTTTCAGCTTTTCAGCTTACACGTATACACGTCATACATCCCTAGTGATACCTATCTATGGTATCACTAGGGTATCATGCATCTATGACGTGATTTCTACACTACTACGTTCCTGAAAGTCTTCATCTAAAGTCACGTAGATCCCTGCAGCTGAATCGATGTACGAGACATCAATCTCTACTGGAAACAGATTCTTCAGATTCAAGAAGAACGCTATCGGTGGTAGCCAGGTCGTCATGAACATCCCTTTGATACTATCTTGATCTCTGGAAGCACATCCGATAGGCACACATCCTGAACTATACTCATTCAAGTAAAACTGCTCTAATGAGACATAGCCGTAACGATCTTTGCTCTTGAGATAAGGGATGATGGATTTACTCTCTTGCAGGAGGTGGTGCTGACAGTACTGTAAGAAGCTATCCTCTCCTGCATTTTTGAGTGCTTGGATGATATCATTGTCAGGATCATCACGGATGATGTTCTTCTCAAAGAGATCTTTGACTTTGGTCTCTTTGAAAGGAAGTTGTTCTTCCTCCATGATCAGGATCAGATCCAATAACTGGTTCTCTCTGGAGGATAACTGACTGTCAGAGAGTAACTCTTCTGGTGGTACTACTAGCTTTTTCAAATCTAACTGATCGTGATCTTGGGTGAGATCACGGATCTTATCCAAGGTATCTTGATCACCTCTTACCGTGAAAAAGGTCTTATACCACCCTTCATTGTACCAAGGCATGAATTATACCTCCGGATTGAAGAGATAGCCATCATTGACCTCATCTTCAGGACAGGGTTCCTCTGTGATGATAAACCCTAATGCTGAGAGTTCTTCGATGCCATTACGGATGACGTATCCTTCCGTTGGCTCATCAGTCTCTGTGTTATCTTCTTCATCTTCCTCTTCGGTGATCTCATCCTCATCACTAGAGTCATCAGAGTCATCTTCATCTGTACTCTCTTCATCAGAGTAGTCATTAGTGTCTACTTCTGTCGCGATCACTGACCATACGGTACCAGGATGCTCTGCTTCATAAGCAGCTACCTGATCCACAAACTTGGTCGGGATCAGGCTGACCTCCTGCCCATCAGGGAGTCTGACGATAAACTCTCCTAGCGGATAGATGACCGTATAACGTTCATTGAACGCTTCTGTATCCGGTATAATGTTAAACATGGGTTAATACCTCTTTTCTGTATGTGGGTTTATATAGCAGACTATACGACACTTATCTCTAAGTGTGGATATACATAGCGTACGTCCACGTGTATAATGTATATCTTAAAATATTTTATTTTAAGATATACCAAGCGACTATCAGGAGCTAATGTATATTTCAAAATCTTTGAAATATACACAGCGAGTATGGCGAGCTAATGTATATCTTAAAAATATTTATTTGTATAAACGTCATTTCCTAGGACAGGCGTCATAGATCCTCAGTACTACCTATTTAGGGTAGCACTGAGGAGTATGTGATCAAAACTCGTATTTATTCTTCGGAGGCTCAGGATTACTTGGGTTCTTAGGTGGAGTAGGATCATGACGCACTGGATCTTCTCCTACTTGGGAGACGATCCAAGGATGGAGATGAGAGAGATACCAACGATCGTAGTCTTTCAGGAATCTCTCATCCGTACCTGCATCTAAGCCATAGTTTCTTTGTAAGTATCCTGCGTAAGTACGTGCTTTCTCATCAGCGTACTGACGATACTCATTACGAGTAAGACCTGGATGAGATTTCATGTACTCACGTAAGCTATACTCGATCTGGACCAAGTAAGCTTCTTGCTCCATATCGTATCTGACGTTTTTATTGATCTGATACAAAGTCCAAGAGAGACCACGCCACATCTGACGTAAGTGAGTCTTCTCATGTTCGATCAGAGGAACATCGTACTGATGGGAACGCTTGATGTAGATCTTGTTCGGCCACCAAGCTCTCGCGTCATGGCGGCCTTCAAGCTTAGGATGGTTATCGTCGACGACGATCATCTTAGGTTTATTGGGATTGAAAAAAAGTGACATAATGTACCTTAATACCTTCATAGTTGAAAAAAGGAGTCTGATATGAAAAAAGTCATAGCGATCGCTGCTATGGATCTTGATCATGCGATAGGCGATGATCAAGGACTACTATGGCATCTCCCCAGAGATCTGAAGCATTTCAAAGAGACCACAGGTGGTCGCAAAGTCATCGTCGGTCGTAAGACCTTTGAGCTGATGCCAAATCTACCTAACCGAGAAGTAATAGTCGTATCACAAAAGATCAGGTCAGATGATAAGGTAGGCCACAATGTGGCCCACTATACCAGTATAGAAGAAGCGATAGATAGCACACCTGATGATGTATACATCATCGGAGGTAGGATGATCTATCAAGCAGCTATGGAACATTTGACAGATCTTATCATCACACTAGTGCACACCAGAGTAAAGAAAGACAACCTGATTTATTTCCCAGATATAGATCTATCTCTATATCAGCTAAAAGAACTCCACTACTACGACAAAGATGATCTCAATCCGTATCCGATGAGCATTTTGTCATATACGAGGACTCCATGAAATATCCTTATAAACACATCTATATCAAAGACAGACTCTGTGCAGGTCGTGAGATCGGATCTTGTCTGCATGGTGATGGTAAAACCCAGCTAGTATTACTCAGTTATCGTCTAAACAGGATCAAAAAGACTGATATCGATCAAGATAAAATCGTCAATGAAAACCTAAAGACTCTAGATATCTTCAACGACTACACAGAAAGATACATCTTGATCGAGTCTCCTAGTAAGATCGATCAAGATCAGGAGATCTATCGCTATTACTATCGATCCTGGGGCAGTAACGACAGTATCATCGCTCAACTTGAGTACTACATCGATCTTATCGAAGATCAGTATCCGACACCTTTTGAATATCGCTATCAAGATCTGGTTGCTCTACTAGACTACATGTTAAAAAGAGTCATGGCAGTACCTGATAAAGGTAATAGAAGATACAAACACCATCGGATAGAGTATCCTCACGGCTATAATCCGCTAGACTATATCAATAGACATGGATACCATCTTCCTAAGAATGAATGGGGTGATCTCTTGATAGAGAAACCCAAGTATCAGAAATCTACTCCTTATACTCCTATCATTACCAGAGTACATGTCTTAGAAGTCATCCAAGACGAGTGGGATGACTTCTTGCAGTATGATACTACTGCCATAGGACCGATAGACATCACTGACTTGTGATCTTAAGTAGTCTAAAATACTCTTCTTCTAAGTAGGTCGTAGGACCCGTGATATCTAGATATATCGGTAGTGTCTGGTAGAGTGCTCGATATAGAACACTCTCTTTATCTCTGCAAGCATAATCGATACAGGTTCTTCTTAAGGAGAAATACTCCCAAGTATCTGTGATTAGTCCTACAGCATGTCTCTTGTCCCTAGGATGCTTTAAGTGATAGATCTCTCCTTGGGTGAGGTTACTTAACACATCGAAGATGATATCGAGATGTTCTCCACTATAGTAGAGTTGATGAAATCTCATTTTAGATAGGATTTGTGGAACTTGGTAGAGTAGACATTGATGTTGTCATACTCGGATAAGAGCTCATCGACTTCTGTCATGAGCTCGATATCATTGCAGTCCTTTAAGAGTACTGCAGTGTTGGTGATATTAGCATTAGGGATATGGAGTAAGTATTTCTCGATGATGATAGGGATTGTGTCTAGATGGAGGATCTCCTGGTTATCCTCTATGGTGTAAGCATAAGCAGCTAGTGCATAATAGTCTAATCCTTGACGATGACCTTTCGTGTAACAAAATCCACCCAGGTTACGGGATTTCATCCGAAGATCACTACCCTGGAGATAAGGGATGTAGTTCTGTACAGATTGTCTATTACTCCCTGACCATATCCCTTGGTCATTACAGAGTAAGATGATACCATTGACTTCTCCGACAAAGAAGGATTGCATGACTTTACCAAACTGGATCATGGGTATACTCCTTGAAATGATAGAGGAAAAAATAAAAAAGATCATAGGTCATCCTAGGTACACCGATTATGGTGTACCTAGGATATTCTTCCTTCATTACACTACGTTCTATTCAGTCAGAGCACCTCACTAGGACTATCTAAAGTCCTAGTGAGGATGTATGACGTGTAATGTGTATTAACTAAACATAACTTGGTTGATGAAAACGATTACAGGTATGGCGATTCAAGTTCTTCAACATCTTCTCTGCCACATCTTCTCTGATGGATACCGATGCAGTATCAAATAACGTCTTGACAAAATCCTCACCAAAGGTGGCCAGATATTCCTCTGTCCACCCTCCATACTCGTGGTACTCAGTATCCTCTCCTCTATCGACCTGATAGATGACCTTAAAGACATTGTTACCGATGAACTGGAACTCTAACTGATACATCACCTCTTTACCCTCTATCAAAGCAAAGTCTCTCAGTAGCCAGGAGGCTACTTTGATATCGTGGTCATGTTTCAGACGTTCCTGAAAGGTCAGTACTGCTTGTTTGATGGTATCACAGGTCGATACTGCGTAAGGTTTATTGTTGCGTAATGACTTAAATTTCATCAGCACCTCCGTAGTCTACATCTTCATCATGGAAACCTAATTGAGATCCCATAATGACTCCTTAGACGATAGGCTTCACCTTACGCAAGATGAAACGATCTCTTGCGTAAGTCATCTCAGTGACACGATAGATGTTGCCAGAGAGAAGTTTGATGAAGTGATATCCTGGCTGATCATTCATGCTTTTAGCGATCTTGTACAAGGAAGGATTGACCATCTCATCGACGATGAAGAGATCACTTTCCCCTTCAAGATGCATCCTGTTCCGAAAGATTGCGGCATTGGTAGCGATATAGAAGGTGTTGTGATAGAACTTCTCACCGTCTTTATCTACAGGTTCCTCATCTTTCTCATAGGTGAGGAATCCTTTCAAGCGATGCATCATCTCACGTTCAAATGCATCCATATCACCATTTCGTTTCAGTATCATCACGATGTCATTGTAGTCATCCATGATATCATCAAAGTCAATATCGATACCCAGATGATCATTTAACACCACTTTGGTCAGGTCCCCAAAGATCTGTACCATCTTGACACGAGCAAAGGTGCCTCGGTCAATGCTTGTGATGTAGCTGACAACATCAGAGAAGGTGCTTGACTTACTAAGATTCTGCAAGACACGTTTATAGTCCTCTTCTGAAGGGATGTGGTACTTGATCCGACCTTTGCTGATCACACTGGTATCAACTTTGATTGGACCTTTGAGCTCTATCTGCTCAAACATGTTCTCCAAAGAACTGGCTTCTACCAGTTCTTCTTCGACTTGCGGTAGGACTGAGAGATCTTCTTTACGTTCACGCATGGCTTTCTCTTGTTCTGCTAACTCATCCTCATCAAGCTGTAAGATCCGTTCTTGATCACGGATTCTTTTCAGCTCTTCTGCTGTGGGATGAGGAGATTGATAATGGTTTCTGTGTTCATCGACATAAGTCTCGATCAGGTGATCTTCTTCTTTCATATTTCGGTACTCCTTACGGGTAAAGGTTTGGACAACATGACCTTTGTCATTGACTCTTAAATGACAATCCCAACGCCATACGTCGAATGGTATCCAGGCAGGCTGTGATTTACTGGGTTCCCAGATAAGCCCATTTTCCCAGATAGAAGGATTGAGTCGATAGGTCCTTCTGGGATTATAAGTAAGATCTGGATTTTGGTTGAAGTGTGGATGATGGGGTGGAATAGGTTTAGGTTGAGTAGCTAGTTTGAGCGCTTCTAACTCTTCTACTAGTCCTAATGTTTCGAACTCTTTTACAGTTTTAGGGTCTCTAGGGTCAAATGGGAAAAACTCCTGATTACCTGTAGTGACCCCATCACTAACCAGGTTCTGATAAGCTTGCTCGATTTTATTCGAGGCACTCGCCATCTCACTGTCAAAGATCGTAGTCTCTTTCGGACCGACATATTGGAAATGCGGATCATCGGAAGCATTTGCTTGATAATTCGCACCCGTCATGGTCTTAAAAGGACTACTGGTTCTCTCCGGTACAGGAGTATTGTTAAGTTGGTTAGTTTGGTTAGAAGGATAAGCTCTACCAGGATGATTGGGGTGATTGGCAGAACTGATATTGCTGAAGTCAGAGGGCAGAGAATTCTGCACCTGACGGTTATGGTTGATAAGATTGCGTTCTAAGTAATCACTAGGGGTGTTATTCACACTGTCTTCTGCAGCCAGACGACTAAAACGACCACCGATAGATGCAGATCCTGCAGTCATCGGTCCTGCGTTATAGCCATTATAACCGTTATACCGGTTCATGGCTGCAGGGTTTGCGTAAGACGCAGGGTTAACAGGACGATATCCATTGTCAACATAGCCCATCGGAGCGTTGTTGTTCGGGATAAAATTGTTGTTAGTCGGATAGTACGGAGCTTGACCAGGTGTGACCTGATTTAACCGCTGTACATGGATCTGATGGATCTGCATCCCTTCTTGGAGAAGACGCATATCGTAGTTATCGACTCTATTCTGATCATTGTTGTAGTAGGTGAACCACAGATAAGAGATAAAGCCTTTGATCACTTCCTCACAAACAGGATTGATCGCTTGCATCGGATCACAACGAGAGGCTTGGGAGGCATACAAGCAGTTAGCGGTTGCGATCTGCCACAGGTATTGGAAATCAGGGTTGTCCCAGTTCTGCTGACAGAGATGGTTATATGCCATCTGTCTAAAGGCATTATTGGGGGCTTGGTTTTGTAAAATAGCAATCAATGCTGTTGCGACATAAGGCAACGCATTGCTCATCATTCCTGGATATTGGAATCTGGGGTTGACTGGGGGATTACCGCTCGCATAAGCCATGGTAGGGATGTAGCCGTTGTTAGGATACATGATTGAAAACTCCTTTAAATGTTAAAAATAGCTGATTAAGCTACTCTAGATATCTTCTAAAGTAGCATCTTCTATCTATAGCTTTTTCTGCTATAAGACACGACTGTACAACGCACCCGTCATACAGCCTTAGGAGACACCCCACAAGGGCATCTCCTAAGGAATGGTCTTATGACGTCTATGACGTCTAGCTTAAGCTATATATAGTTTACTTCCGAGTGATACGCGCTTGTACTTTGTCAAGCATCTCACGCAACGATTCATCTCGGATGATCCCACCTTCATGATCGATCTTCAGGTGGGGGTTTAATCTGGTTGAACCATCAGGAGCAGCTTTTGCCATACCTGAATACGTTCTTACTTCTGCCGTGCTGACATGCAGTCTTTTTGTCGGATCCTCAAGATTAATACCATCATTGCCGTTACGCAACTTGGTGGTTTTGTCTTGTGGGACTAAAAGCTGTGTGACACCAAAGATCATGTTATCACCACTGTAGTTGACTACATTGACTTCACCATGGGTCTTGTTGATGATGTTGATCTTGTTGGTCTTCACTTTAGCACGGATGGCTTCTTTGACGTCATTGATCTTGATCTCGTTAAACTTGTTCTTTTTCTTTAACTGATAGACCAGATTGACGATCTGTTTGGTTAAATCTTGATAAAGGTAATAAAGGATGGACAGCTCTTTGGGATAGAGATTGGATTCTTGGTTTAAGTTCTGGGCTTCCCAGTTCTCAAACTGATCAATGATCACAAAGAACAGTTGATACATATCACGGATATCCATGTTGATCTTCTTGAACTTCACCCGCATGACTTCATCGATGTATTGGTCCACGGATGACAAGTGATTTAGGATATCATCATTGAGTTTTTCAGGGTTTTGACCATAGCCGAATAGATAATACCCTAGGCGTACACGCCAGGTATATTGATCCTCAAAGTCCTCCATCGCGATCTCGTTGGGATAGAGATCTAAGATGTAGTATAGACCTGAGATAACCGCTTTCATGGTCGGGGTAAATTTATTCCGGGGTACTGCAAAACCGATTTTGGTTTTCTCGTAATCACGGATACGGGTTCTCTTGGGAGAGATCCCAGCAGTTTTACAGATGACGTAGTCTTTCTCAGGGTACTTATCCCTGGTTAACTGGTCATCGTAGTCGTAGATGACATCAGCATCAAAGTAATGTTTAAACATCCCTTTGACACCATACTTACAGAGAAGATAGAAAACCATAGGAGTCTTTGCATCTCCATTGGTTTTATACACTTCAGATACTACAACAGGCGGATATTCTAATCTGTTATCTGCCATGAAGTAGTAGTTGAGCTTCTCGAAATTAAGTCTTACCGACATCAATCTGATAAAGATCACAGGAGGTGTGATCGAGATAATCCTATCAGCAAGTACTGGGGTGACCGCGTAGGTTGTCCCAAAGACTTTCAAAGTCCCTGCTTGCGAGATAAACGGTAGTGACAAAGGTTTTTCGATAATCTCATTATCAAATTCAAATTTCAATTTGACCATATAGGTATCGGTACGCGCTAGGTTGTACTGGCGTGGACCGTTGTTCTTACCTTTGGTCGTTTCTATAAACTCATCAGCAGGACTCATGCGTTCAAAACCCAGGTATTTAAAACCCATGCCATGGTCAAGGTCTTTCAATACTGCACGAAAGATATCGTCTAAATAAGCTTCACCATACTGGATATGTTTGGTGATCAAGCCTTCAGCGATATCTGGATTGATCTTCGGGGTATCCGCTTGGATAAAATCAATCAAATCTGGGTTCATTTAGGGTACTCCTTATGGGTTAAATAAGCCTAATACTATCTACGCTGTGGTAGGTTCTTTCTTCTTGAAGAGTTTACTCCAAGCACTTATCGCTGCAGTGACGACTACTGCTCCTGCAGTGACGATACCAGCATAGCTCTTCACTGTCTCTTCTACTTTCTTAGCAACTCTAGCACACCAGTTCAAGAAAGAACTCTCTTCCTTATGTTGTCGTGCTTGTTGCTCTCGTTTATACTCGCGCTCTTGTTGCTGTTCCTGTCGTTTATATTCTCTTTCTTCTCTTTTGAACTCACGTTCCTCACGCTTATAAGCAAACTCTTCATCATCTGCTTCTTTCTTCAGTCTGCTCTTGACTATGTCAAGACGATCTTTATTAAAGATCGATCCTGCCATAAAGGGATCAAAAGAAAGCCCGTGTTTTAAGAAGAAATCTTCGATCATATCCGGAGGATCTTTCAAGGAGATGTCGTCTTTAGAGATCACGTTACGACCGAGGTCGTGACGATACTCTTGCCTTAGCACTGTGATCGTACCTTCTTTGTGTTCAGGCATCACAGGAGACGGTTCAACTAGGGCGACTTTACCATCCATACCCGTGGAACGATAGAGATTCGGATGATCCCATCTAAATGGTACATAGATGACCCTATCCCCACTGATCTTAGACTCAATGAAATCCATATCTCGATTTCTTTGTGGATCGAACTTCGGATGAGTCATGATGACATCTTCCCTTAATGACAAAGATACTACGATATCAGCGTTATTGTCATACAAGGTCTCGTGACGCAAGAGATCTTCTACCGGGATGAAATAACTCATCTCCCGGTTGATCGTCTGCATCCACCGATTGACTTCATTCTTGAAGTAGTCGATGATGTCGTGTCCTGTGATGTCTTCGATAGATGATGGACCATTATTCGTGACGTATCCGTGCATGGATGTATACATCGTGTTTCCGATCATCGTACCACCACGCAATAACTTTCTCGCAGTCGCATCTTTACCAACACGATTAACAATCTGTGTCTTCTTGGATGGGGTATAGTAGTCTGTGGGTAGAGGTTTGTAGTATTGACTGTAATCACGACCTATCGCGTACTTCTTATAAGTCTCTTCAGTGACTGGGTCTGTTGTGATCATGGTGTCGATGATGTACAGACCTCTTCTCACCACAACAGAATTAGAGTCTTGGGGGATACCATAGGGGTTATAGTCACGATTGGTATTGATCATGTATCCACTTAAAGACGAGGTCAAATTACCATTTCTTGGAACGACGAATTTGACATTGTGATCATTGACGATCACGATGTCTTGTTCGGTAGTGTTGACATAGACCCGACAGAAAGTCAGATGTAGAGGAAGGTTCCAAAGATCTAAGAGAAGAGGATCGTATCCTATCTCAGAACGATAATCAGATTTCTCTATCATGTATTGCTCCTTTATTTAAATATAACCATAACAGCCAACATGACTGCTACCTACACGGATATATTTAATATCTCAACAATGATAGAATGCAAAAGAATAAGCGTCATTTCCTCGACGACACCACATGTCGTCTCAGATAGCCTAGACGGCATAAATCCTAGCTACACCCACTAAAGGTGTAGCTAGGAGTAAGGGTCTTATGACGTGTATTATACCTATCACTAAGGATGTATCTATCCTTAAGGATAGATAGATACCACCATAGCTTACGGAACGATCTTCTGCAGGATCGGTACCATCTTGGTAGCAGCGCCTTTGAGGTTGCTGACAGTGATGGAAGCAAGGATCGGCAGGTGGACGACGTGACGGAAGGACGGTTGTACAGTGAGTTCACGTGTGGTGGTCTGACCACGAGAGATCTGCATGTTGGTGGTCAGCTCAGGACGCCAGAACATGTTACCAAAGTGCAGCGGGTTTATCTGATCATTGCTACCACCATTCTTACCGAAGGTGATGTAGATCTTGTTGCGCATCTCGATGTTCGGAGAAGATACCACTTTGACATCAAACTCGTTGCCCAGCGTACGCAGATCGCCAGTGACCATCAAGTAAGCAGCGATGTACTGGTCAGTACCGATGATGATCAGCGGTTTACGACCGATCTCACCTTGGAGCACTGATGCAGCTGCCATGTAGTTAGACTCCATGTAAGCACGATACGCCATCTCACGGATGGTGTTGACGAGTACTGCGTTAACATCAGCCATACGGTTTGCTGATTCCAGAGTGTTCATCTCAGCTTGTACGTCAAGATCTACGTGTTTGAACCACGGATTGACATAGTAACGACCTACACCAAGAGCTACGTTGTTATAGAGCATCTCAGGCTCAAGGTTTTGGCTATCGATCTGTGACAGGAAACCTTCAGCAGCTTTCAAGGTCTTGACTGCTGCTTGTGAGCAACGTACATAAGTGGTTTTCACCAGACGATCCAGCTTCACGCTATCTTCATCTTCATAGCTGTCCATCGCAGGACGAACTGCAGTGATCGGAGAGAGGATCGGCAGTGCGTAAGCCATACGCTCACGGTTCATATCCAGAAGCTGACCACGTTCACGACGGTTGGTGTTTACACGACGTGCGATAATGTCAACACCGATGACTTCTGCATCGACGAAGAGATCAGCGCTTGTTTTACCAGCACCAGCACTCTTGATATCCAGTTTGTTCTTAGAAGAATCAAATACTGCTTCTACTTTAACCTTACCAGCCATGAAGTTCAGTTGACCAGTTTCCAGGTTCAGGTTAGAAGAGATGTTGAACTGCAGAGATACAGAATGACCAGCAGTCTGAGAAGCCAGACTGAGGGCAGTGCCATCAGCTTTAGTAGTAGTCGGGGTGACAGTCAGACGACGAGCTTGATAGTTCAGGTTCATCTGACGGTTGTTACCAGTGACGGCTGCAGTATAGGTAGACTCAGCCAGTGCTTCCAGACCACGGAAAGCGATGACTTCACCAGTCTTCAGCTTGATGAAGACGTTGCTGAGGTTGACAGCAGGATCGATAGCGTCAGTTTGGTTCAGGGTGTCTTGACCGATCAGGTGGTCAGCAGCACAGAGACCCATGTAGTCCAGATCACGACCAACAGCCAGAGGTGCAGTCTTGATGACGTGACCATCTTCAGTTTCTACGTTGTAAGGGGCAACGTCAGTTGCTTGGACAAAGTTAGCCATGTTTTCCGGACTGGTATCACGATAGACCGGATACATGCGGGTAGTATCGTTGTGCAGGATCTCCGGATAGACCATAGCGGCTACCAGAGACTTACGACCAAACTGGTATTGATAGCTGCCATCGAGCTGACGTTTCTGATCTTCGAGAACGTTCAGAAGGTCTACTTCGATGATAGCAGCTGCATCAGTCGGAGCCATGGTGATGGTCGGGAAGAAGGTCTCACCGAACTCATCTTGGCGAGCTGCGTTCAGGTTGTAGGCAAATGAGAACAGCATCGCGTTACGGTTCTCAGTGGTGTCGAATGCTTCTTGTGCGATACGCGGTACAGAAGCTTCACCAGAGACCGCTGCGTTGACAGGGATCAAGCGATCATTTTCACCCAGTGCAGGGATTTGAGCTGCTTGTTGTTGCACGCGTTGACGAGCGCCAGCAGCAGCCACAGCGGCAAGTGCTGCATCACGTTGGTTTTCGTTAAACTCTACGTTCTCAGATTTCTCGGTCTCATTAACGACTTCGCTCAACGTGGTCTCAAGATCCTGTACAGCACCATCAAGCTTTTCACGCTCAGTAGCATCCAGGGATTCTGCTGAGAAAGCACGACTGATGACGCCACTGTCCAGCGGGTTACCACGAGTGGCAAAAGCGCGCTTCGCGTTATCAAGCAAAGCCGCGTTATGAGAAGAAGGTTTTTGTTTGGAACCAAAAATAGCCATAATTAGTTAAGTCCTTTATAGTTGATCAACATAATGGAAGAACCACGGAGACTGTGCTACACGGTCATGCGTGAAGTAAAGAGAATACGTCTCTATCACCGACCGGGTAATCTCCGTAGCCAATGCATGAAATTTCGTATATAAAAGGTTACTTTCCTCTTGGGAAAGGTTCTTCGTATCTGTCGAAACAGCATACGAATCTAGGATCACAAAGATCGATTTCGGATCATGAATCACCTGGTAAGAGAGATTTATGTCCGTCTCTTCGACCGGAAAAGCTTTGGCTATCGCAGGATAATGACTGAGCAAGGAGAGCTCAGTCAAGATCTTCTCATAGGCAAGCTTTCGGTCTTCGTGATCATGGAGATCCTCTTGCCACAAATGCAATAATGTCGCGGTACCTATGGCATTTGGGAGATAAGGACCTCTTTCATGAATATAACGTGGATTATCCTCAGTATTGAGGTTAAGTCCCAGTAAAGTTAATATCGCCTGGTCACCTAAAGATGTTAGTACTTTGTCAAAATGGTAGAGATCTTTTAACTCTAATTTTGACCATTCTAACTGTTCATAGATGGCTTTGGTGACATAGATGACAGGTTGGAAAGGATGATCCTCTCCGCGTGCATAAGTCATCTTTTCCTCTCCTATTTATATCGTGTAAAAATATAAGCTATCATAAGCATGTGTGTTTTATTTTTACACGTAGATGATCGTAGTACTCTACCCTGTTTGCACAGGGATAGAGCGTATCTTATTAGTGGGTCAAGAGGTATGACCTCATAGTTTTTCTTAAAAAGAGTATCATCGATGAACACTAAACTGTTACTGACCAAATGTTTTACATTGCTTATCAGAGAGAACCAGATCGATAAGATCAATGTCTCTAATAAGGACTTTGTATTAAATATCCTTAAGAACATTGATATCCCAGAGACACAAGCATTCACATCAGAGCATCGTAAACTACAAGGGATACGAGATCTGATCATCCAGATGGCTCGCACAGGAGAAGATGCACACTTTGATGAGGTATCTGTCATGACAGATCTAAAAGTGGTCTGTGAGGATGATGAGTCTTTATATAACACCATCCAAGAAGCGGTAAGTTATCCTTACGAGAAAGATCAGCTTAATCACGTGGTGTTCTCACTAAGAAGAGATCTCACCAATGCCTTAAAGGAAGATGAGATCAAATCTATCCTGTCAAAAGCATCAGCGACGATTAAATATAAGCAGCATGAGATAAAAGACATGCATAAGTTCGTCGGTGGTATCGTCTCTGAGCTTACGCCTTATTTTGAATCCATGTCAGAAGACATGCGTAAAGATCCAGCTGTCACTGCAGAAGTAGACTTTATCAGTGGAGATGGATTATTAGACGTGTTAAGAGAAGTCAGAGATGAAGCCAAAGGAGAGTCTATCATCAAGACCCCTTGGCAAGGACTAAACAAAATGACCCGTGGTGGACTCAGACGTGGTCAGACTACAGTAGTCGCTGCACTACAGCACCATGGTAAATCCTTAGTCTGTTTGTCCTTATGCTTAGGAGCTTGTATCTACAATAAAGCAGAAGAGACGCTTACTGATAAAGAGAAGAAAGCCTTGATTCTCTATATCTCCTTAGAAAACGAGATGACCTTAACTACTGCTAACGTCATGATGCTCTTAAAAGGCAATCTTGATAACGAAGCTTTTGGTGATGAAGACTTTGCTAAGCTACAGGTCAATAAAGGCGGTACTGAGTATCTTGCTAGAAGACTCAATGAAAATGGCTATGTCTTTAAATCTATCCGTGTAAACCCATCTGAGTGGACTTATCTAGATCTCTTCAACAAGATCAACATGTACGAAGCAGAAGGATACGAGATCCATCTCTGCTGTGTAGACTATCTGTGTATGTTGCCACTAACAGGATGTTCAGGTGGCAATGATGCAGATAGATATCAAGATCTATTCAACAGAACCCGCAACTTCTTCGCTAAGAAGAAGATCGCGTTCTTAACCCCACACCAGCTCTCTAGTGAGGCTAATGATCTGCATCGCATGGGTAAGAAAGATCTGGCTATTATGGTTCGTGATGGTAACTACTATGCGAAAAGTAAAGGCATCGGTCGTGAAGTAGACTTGGAGTTATTCTTATATAAGGTCAATGAGTCTGGCACGACGTATATGTGTGTAGCACGAGGTAAACATCGGGTCTCTGGTCAGACACCTGAGGAGTATCTGGATTTTGTATTACCATTTGCTGATATCGGTGGCATCCGTTGGGACTATGGTCAAGAAGATACAACATTGAAGAAAGTCGGACAGAAGCGCAATGCTTCTGGTACGATAGAAGAACCCTTCTGGGACTAATGTCCTAAGAAGGGTCGCGTAGCTGTCAAGCGTAGCCAACCGTTTTGGGACTAAACAAAATAGACGTCATATACCCTTTCCTAGATACACCTATCATGGGTGTATCTAGGATCTATGACGTGTACATCATGATGTTCGTGTTTTCTTATGAATCTTGGACTATCCAACATATATACAGGTACAGAAAACATGAATGCTATCCAACATGCGATCAATAGAGCGACGAGAGAAATCCCTCGACCGATACTCGAAAATACCTTCATCGACAGAAGCTATATGCAAAGAGCTTCTCCGAAATCCTTAGAACAAAGAATCAAAGAAGAAGTCATCTTGAAGTTTGTCCTTCAAGATCTCAATGTCACCAATGGTGTATATTCCTATATCCCACTAGCCTATGCCAAACAAGTCTACTCTGACCAGAATACTTTTACTTACTATATCCCGAAAGAGCTTACAGGTGGCAGAGCTATCACTACAGTGATCTCTATCAACTACCAACCTTATCGACTAAATAACGCTTCTTATGGATACCAGACCCAATGTCAGAACACGATGTTAAATCGTGCAACGGATTATCTCTTAAACTCTATCACAGATCCCCAGGTAGCAGAGTCTACCCGAGTAGATCTTGTTGGTGAGAATACGATATTAGTTCATGATAGTCCGATGACTCCAGCAGTAGGTACATTGGTATGCATCTTAGAAAACGATGATGAGTTATCCACCATCAGACCGAGACTGATCCCTGAGTTTACTAAGCTGATTATCTTAGCGATAAAAGCTTATATCTACAATGAACAAGTGTTACTGGTAGACAAAGCACAACTCTACTCAGGACATGAACTCGGTAAATACAGAGAGATTATTGAGTCTTACAGTGACTGCATGGAACAATACCAGACGATGTTAGATGAGAAGATCGGGAAATTGTTCTATATGAATAGCAAAGAAAACATGACCAGACATGTAAGATTCATGCTAGGAGGGAGGAGATGAATACTTCTTTTTACTTGAAAAGGTTCACATGAGTGATATATTTAACTTAAAAGAGATCCATGAAGACATGGATAACGAGACTTTGGTGAATAACACTGAAGTACTACTGATCGCTTGCTACAAGATCTTCATCACGACAATCGATGAACTGATCGCCTATGTCCCTTCTACTGAAGTAGAAGTGATCAAGCCATTACTCACAGAGATCAGACTACACAGACACGCTACATCTGGCATGTTAAGAAGATATCGTCAGGTACCACTAGATCGAGCTAACACGATAGACTTCATCTGTAAACATCGCAGAAAAGCCATCGAGTTATTCACCTCGATGGCTGAAGTTGCTTTTTATGCCAGGATCAGTAAAGAATCGATCAAGATCATCCAAGATAAGACAGATGAGTTAGTAACTGTCTTATCGAATTTCTCTATCTAAGGAGTGTGACATGATAGAAAAAGAATACACCGATAACACCAGTAAACTTCCTGATGATGAATACGTCTCGATGTATGATCAAGCTTTAGCGCAGCTTGGCGAAAGAAAGATCAAGATCGTCGGTTCTCTATCAGAGACGATCGCAGGTCTTTTAAATGATGTCTATCATGACAGGTCTGAAGCTGCTGCTAAAAGAACATCGTTCACGACAGAAAGTGAAGATACCGTCGGTATCGATGTCCCTGATGAGGACATCGCACGACGGATCGTAAATGACATCTTAGAGAAAGATCAAGATGCGACCATTCATGTCGTCAAAGATGAAGAAGTAAGCCTTGATACTTTCGATCATCTCAAAGAAGATGCGATCATGAATGGTGAGAACCTGTACTTGATCACGATCGATAGTGACAGTAAAAATGATCTTCCTCTAAACCAAGAAGGGATACGCGTCACTATGGAGGACTATGTCCTTAAGTATAAAGGTCATGTCTATCGTGGCCACATCAGAACCAGAGATGGGAGTGATGATGAATGAGCCAAGGTCTATCAAAGAGGTCTTTGATCTTGCTTGCAAGCACTTAGTGGTAGATGAGCGATTAGTGCATAAGCTGGAAGTCATGAAGACATCCTTTATCACCAAGAACCGTGATCATGCACAGTTCTTTGGTGGTAATCTCATTGGTTGTTATAATGTCAAATTTACTCCTATCGATAGAGAGAGGGTATTTCACGATATCCTAGGGATCGATGAGAAAGATGTCAGTAAGGGATGTGATAAGCTCATCCCGAAGAAGTACTATCAGGTTGCAGGAGATCCTTGCAACCTGGCACTTGTTTATATCGCGCATGTGATATTGATCTCATCTTTGTCCGATAGATTAAAAGAAAATGGTGCAGCGATTGCATTAGAATTACTGCAATATAAGTTCATCACCTCACGTATGTGGGTACATTGGCAATATCAGTGTTCAGTAGGTGAAGCAGAAGCAACACTTGCAGCACTCAATAACAAGTTTGCTATCAAGCAGAAAGGTTCCTGGGGTAAACTCTTCAGAGATAGAGCACTAGACATTATCTATCATCTCCACAGCAACACCTTGAAGACGATGTCACCAGACATCTCTTCTAAAGGTAAAGAAGCAGCTTCTGTTGCATACATCATCACAGATACGCAAACACGTATCCGTAGTATGCTCGTTAACATCTATGGTATCTTTATCAATATCCACAACCAAGGTAAGAAGATCAGTGGGGATAGTAAACTCGCTCTTTTTGATGGTGAAGTGGAGCTTAAGGATGATATCAATATCAAGAACAAGTACAGCAGCTACTTGTTCGATATCTTAAAAGATCGCAATAGTCTTATCAAAGATCAGCTGATCGATATCATCAGTAGTGCTGTCCCTGTCATGAACCCTACTACTTTGATCAAAGTCCTGGAGTATATCCCCAAAGAGATCTCCAAGAATAAGAAGATGACACAGTGGGTAGATGATATCATTGAACATGCGTTTAGCTATCTTGGACAGGATATCAATAGACATCGCGATGATCTTGGATATTTGTTAAGTCGGATGAAAGGGATCTATACAAGCTCTAGATCGCAAGATCCTTTGTTGATCCGTATCAGACAGGATACGGAGAAGCTAGTCAAGCATGCTGCACAGGTGAAAACCCCTGCACAAGTAGCAGCAGTCAGGACAGGGCTATTGATGTATTTACTGCTAAGATCATTTACCATGAGCTACTTCAGTAAGTGATGTGAAAAAGAATACACGTCATACATCATCACTAGGACCAATGATAGTCCTAGTGAGGTGCTCTGAATGAACATATGTGAATGAGGAACCCCTAGTAGTACCTATCAATGGTACTACTAGGGGATATATGACATCTAATCGTTTGAACAGACATTACTTCTCATTTATAACAGGAATACTTCCATGACTACAGCAAATTATTTCTTAACTGTCACCACCATTGACATCATCACGGTAGCCTATTATTTACTACTCTACAAAGTCAACATCAAACAATCCTACAAATTACTACTTGCGATGGTTCCATTTATCCTGGTGATCACTTGGATCACAGGACATGTTGCAGATACTGAGACAACTTTGATCACCTTACATGGAATCAAAGTGTTGTATTTTGCTACCGTAATATTTGGTTTTGCTTTAACGAGACAACAGAAATAATAGTATTCACCTCACTAGGACTACTAAGGTCCTAGTGAGGATCTATGCCGCGTAGTGGCTATCTGAGGAGATATGGATATATCTCCGAGGAAATGACGTCTAGATAAATCTAGTCATAACGTCTAGCCTTGCCTGTCGGGAGTCTAAGCGTACCGCTTAGACTTCCTCTTATCTTTAGCTTGCAGTATCAACTGCTCTATCGAGAATACCTCATGGTCTTCTAATATCAGCTTCTTATTGAGATTACGTAACTCTTGTTCGATCTTAAGTCCGATGTAGTAGTCTTTGTTATTCTGCAACTCATCATAGAGCTGGATCATCTTCTCTCTGATCTTTCTTTGTTCGTATTTCTGTACTTGCTCTTCGTAAGGGATCTCTTCTATCGGTTTCTCAGCGATACGAGAGTAGATCTCATAAGGCGTGATACCATAAGACTCTAATGATTTTCCTTCACTCATCACCCAGTGGGTTAAAAGCCAAGCGATGACCATGTCATCATGACCATAGTCATCGTGATCGATCCTGTTGTTCTTGATGACAAGACCTAGGATCTGATCAGCTAGCACGATATCATGGATCTTGTCTTTAGCGATAGATATCGCTTTTCTAAATACTCCACCATACAAAGACTCTCTTGAATAAAGTCCAGCACCAGAGGTCGGATAGCCAAAGTACTTCTTGTACTTGTTGATGGTATCTTCTCTTTTGCCATAGCGCATAGCTTCTTCATAGTACTCTTTATTAACGTCACTCTCGTATCTCTCATTGACGATACGGTTGAAGAGTCTGGTGAAAGGGTTGATACTGTTTGCAGGGAGTGCTATCAGTAAGTAGTTTAGAAGTCCTACTCCAGTAGATCTTGCTTCGATGATGACAGTGAGGTTGGTGTACTTCAAGATAAAAGACTCAATGAACTTACCAAAGACAAAGATGTTGGTGTAGTTATAGTTACCACAACCAATGACTTTACCGGTTTTCACATCGGAGATGACTACTGCGATATCATCTCCACCTGAAGCATCAGAAGTATCGATACCCATGATGCAATGGTTATCTTGCATATAACGATCAACATCTTCCACATACCAACGGAAGATGTAGCTGTGGATATCGTCTTCCTTGGGCTTCTCTACTTTAGACAGCGAGATGAGCTCTGCATCTTGAGTGGATATCGGTGATCTTTCATTACCAGCAGTCCAGACATTGAAGTAGTCACGGTTAGCATCATCACCCTCAGACTGGGTTCTTTCCATGGTCTCGATCAACCATTCATCTGAGTATCCGAGTTGTCTATGGGAGAAAGTACAGTTTACTCGATATACCCCACGAGGATTCTTCTTACGATCGACTCTACTGTGTTTACGGACGACTTCTTCTAACTCCTCTTGGGTACCTACATCAAAGAGGAGTCGCTCATCATAGACCATCGCTTCCATGAGTTGTTGATAGACATATTTACCATCAGGGTCATCCTTCTTACCAGCAGTCGTGGTGAAGATTACACCATAAGGAGTACCATTAGCTTTGGCGATATCGATCGCAGCACCCATAGCAGGGAGTGCTGACTGGAAAGTAATAGATGCATTGGAGATAAAAGCAGCTTCGTCTATATGGAAGATAGGTGCTGTATCACCACGTGCTACTTTAAGTGCTGCTTTACGAGAAGCTTGTGCTACGAATGTCGCATACTGGTTATTCTTCTGGTTGATGGTGATCATCTCACCATTGTTGGCATCTTTTCTAATGCGCATATCTAAGTAATCAGGAAGATAGTCTAAGATCTCTTTGATGTTATCAATCGTCTTTCTTCTAAGACTATCATCTTTAGTAAGTAGGTTGATCTTGGTGTTATCACATCGCACATCCATTAAGTAAGTGGAAAGTCCGTTGGTGTTGAAGGACTTTCCTGTCTGACGAGGTTGTACCAAGTATACCGTACAATGATTGAAGAATAACCACCAGAGTGCTATGTTAGAACGATTGGCTTTTACAGGACGTGGATTCAGACCCCCTTCAGGAGGAGCTCTTAGTACTTCACGCATGTAGTACCAAGGATTGATCTTACATTCAGCGGCTATCATCGCGATCTCACGTTCAGTGAGATTACTAGAATGGGGATCTACCTCTTTCAGCAGGGGGTTGACTAGTGCTAAGTGAAAAGCATTGTTCTTGATTCCCATATCCCGATAGAGTTTACCCAGTTCTAAAAAGGAAGTATTGGTCGTCTCTAGGTGGATGGTAGCTGTGGGATACTTATTCCAGTCATTCTGGAATAAGATCATGTCATTTTGGATTGTCATGTTCCTTATCCTAAATCAATTAGTGTTCATTAGAATGACGAGGATGACGTCTATATAGACGTCATACAGCCTCACTAGGACTTTAAGTAGTCCTAGTGAGGTGTGGGGTATATGACATCTAAAAAAGAATACACGGCAAAAAAAGCCCAGGGGATACCCCTGGGCAATATCACATTATCAAAAGGAGAATCAGTGTACCTGTCATGAACCTAACAGATACACGGCTCGACTGATCTTAGTTACCCTTAAGAACAGTACATTACATCAACGACACTCGTAGATGTTCGGTGGAGCCCCCTGGAGGAATCGAACCTCACGACTTCCATCCCACGCTTTTATGTCATCGGTTTAGAAGACCGATGTGGGGACAGGGGACTATATCTAGACAAAATATTGCTACTAATCCGTAATATATTCACTCTGGTGATCCAGATGGGATAACCAGACGTGCAACCGGTGTCTCTGATAGACGATCTCTTGCATGCGATAGATGAAACTGAGATAAGCTTTCATAATAGATACATCTTGTTCTACTCGGTCTTCTTGATAGCTTTTCTCAACAAGAACGATACCAAGTGCTACGATATCATCATACTTGGCAAGTAAGTCAGTATAGATATCTGTACTCAGTGCTGTTTCAATATCCATCGACTCTTGAGAAGGTCGTGTGAGTAATGCTTTCTTCAGTGCATCAATCTCATCTAACTGCAATGACTGATAAAGGACAGAGACTTGATCAGAGTCTATGCTTTTAAACATATCTTCTTTAAAAGAGATATCAGATTTGATCTTGTTGTAAAGATCTCTTTCTTGGATGATGACTTGTTTGTAGTCTTTAGCTTTAAGTTCATCGAGTTGTTTCTGGATACTCTCTTGCAGACTACGATAAGTCTCTTGATCTTTCTTCTCGATGATCTCAGTCAGATCTTCCATCGTTTCTTGATAGCCGATCTCTGAAGGATACTCCGTAAAGTATCCTTCATTAGCAAAACGGATCTCATGATCTCCATCTAAGAGGAACAATATCTCAGAAGCACTAGACTTGTTGATTGCTCTTTCTTCTTTAAGATGATCACGCAGACGCTTAAGCTCTTCTACATGGTTATCAGAGAGATCGACATGATGGGGTTCTGTTAACGTGATCGTAGGAGTAATATCAGGAGTGACTTTAGTAGACTCCTGATGAGACTCTGTTGACATGGTAGTATCATCATCTAGACTAAACTGTCTTTGGATGTCTTTTATATCCATAGCTTACTCTACAGGGATATCAGTATCAATAGTGTCCCCATCATAGCTGATCAAAGCTGAAGCAATGAGATCAATGCTTGCAACGATCTGTCTTTTGACTTGGTTGAGTCCTTCGGTACATACTTCTTTGAAGAGAGAGGGGATGTCAAAGAGATCACAAGTGATGCATTCATTCTCACTGGTGATGATGCTATCAGGGTATCTTGCTTTATATCTGACACCATAGACAGCTTTAAGTACTGCTTTGGTGTAAGGGACATCGACCAAGATGAGTTCATTGATGATGGAGATGTATTTGTTAGATTGCTTAATGAGCTCAAGGTTGTACTGCTCATCAGAGCCTTGTAGTTTATCATTAGGGATAGGCATCTTTCTCCCGATAGCAGCACCAGCTGCGAAGGAGATGGCTTTGTTCTTTAAAGTAGGATCAATACCTGAGAATAATACTTCTATCTCACGGTTAAGATTGACATCGATCATGATTTGTGTTCCTTATCTAAATAAAATTAATAGTTCTTAAGTAAAGTAATTTCATCCATACTGAACACATGTTCAGTATGTCTTCAATTCATGTCCAAGGACAAAAAGATCATTGGCAGCAAGAGACTCAAGTTCTCTTGCAAGTTGTGCTTGTTTGACACGATCTTTCGTGAATCTCTTCTTAAGAAGCTTGTTGATAAAAGCTTCATCGGTCTTATACAAAGCGATGATGCTATCGATCGCTTTGATATCTCGCAAGATCTGATTGGATTTACCACCACTGGTTTTGAGTTGATTGACCAGATCTTCGCGCATCCGCTGGATACGGATGACGCCCGTGTCGTATCTATTTACCATATCCTGGTAAACATCAATGGGTCTGTCTCTGAAGAAGAGATAAAGCCATCCAAGCATCGAAAAGATGGTGAGGATGACGTCTAAAACTGTATAACCCTCGAAAATACGTCTGTTGATAGCGATGAACTGCGCTGCCTGTATTTCTGCTTTCTTCTTAAAGATAGATGGATCATACAAGCGATTTATGATCTCTAGTCCTTGCGCTAAAGCAAAGCCACCACCCTGTCTTGCGACATATTGGTCTGCGGTCTGTTCGGCAGCGGTAAGGTCATATTGGTCAGAGTTAGAGATACTCTTTAAGTAATTAATATTACCGCTAACAATACTAACAACCACTTTATCAGAGTGGTGAGCCAGATCTTGGATAGATCCTTTATCCATATCGACATTAAGATGTTTAAGCCCTATACTGATCGATACTTCCCTTTCTTTAAGATCGGTGGATTTATTCAGGTTAGACATCAGTTGCAGGAGTACTACGTTAGTCCTGAAACACACACCTAAGGCTGCCATGAAAGTAAAGCAATGGCCTATCTCGTGCATGATAACTGCAGCCACCGCTTCTACTGGGAAGTCATTACTGGTAATGAATGTATGTCCAGTAAAGACAGAGTTGTGTATCTTAGCAAAGTCTCCTGTGACTTTGCCTGTCTTACGTGATACTGTACCTTTGAAGCCTTCAGGATAGTCTTTCTCGATAGTTTCACTGACCTTATCAAAGAACTTTTTATTGTATTTACCAAATATGTCGTGTTGGATATCTAATATCGAGTTATGTAAAACAGGCGCAAACATCATCGTGTTTGCTACACTGGTTTTAATATCGTTATCTTTTACTACATGGAATTTTGCAGTCATCCCCGTGTGCTTTTTCACCAATTTAGCAAAAGCTTCATTGTCAGGTGCTTTCAAGAAGTCTTCATCAGTGAAGTTGTAGGCACTTTTATTAACAAGCACAAGTTCAGTGGGATTATTCCGCCAGTGCTGGATCAATGCTACCAGCTCTTTAAAAAAGCCAGAGGACTGACGATCGATCACGATCTCCTCAGGTGAGATCGTGAGATCTTTCATCTCTGGCATGAAGTCTGTTATCTTACGCATGCGTATTCCTTAGAAATGTTTAAACAAGTGACCCTAAGTATATGCTCCTTTTTAAACCGGTGTAAAGAAGCCTCAAAGTCATAGGCTTATACCCCATGCGCTACCAGGAATCCTTATATGTCCTCCATGACCAATAAACCTATCCCTAAAGAAGATATCACCTCACGTGAATGTCGATTTGTCATCCCGATAGACCAAGGTCCCCGTGATCTTCACCTAGTCAAAGAGAAAGTCTATCTCAAAGATGACACTACTACTAAGAGAGTGATGCTCGTCGAAGACTACAAAAGACCTTATTACGTTGCCAAGATGAATCAACGTAATTATAAGCAGAAAAAAGAAAGAGCACCTTTAGAAGACCTTGAGGAAAGAACGACTACCAGACGTGAACAGTTCTTTGACCTTAAAAGAACGCTTGGTATGCTCTGGCATAAAGGTCATCCTAACGAGGTCTATGGTAATCCTTACGTCTATGGTACCGACTACGAGCATAGTAGTTATCTTAAATGGCAGTATCAGAAGAAGTACGATAAGTTCTCTCCTTTTGATATTGCGGTATTTGATATCGAGACAGATACCTTACATGGAACCAATAAAACCATCATCGCCACCCTTTCTTATAAAGACAAAGTCGTCACTGCTGTAGTGAAGGACTTTGTTAAAGGGATTTATGATGTCAAAGCTGAGTTATATAAGAAATTTGACTTCTATCTAGGAGATGTCAAAAAGCAAAGAAAGATCGAATGGGAGTTGGTGTTTGTTGATACAGCAGGACAAGCGATTATTGAGGTCTTTAAAAGAGCACATCTATGGTCTCCTGATATCGTCGCTATCTGGAATATCAACTTTGATCTTCCAAAGATCTTGGAAGATCTCAAAGATGAAGACATAGATGCAGGACAGGTATTATCGGATCCCTTAGTACCGATAGAGTCTAGATACATCAAGTACCATGAAGGACCACTGTATCGCAAAAAAGAAGATGGCACGCTCACTCCCATGAAGCCAGCACAACGTTGGCATTGGGTAGAGGTACCTGCATCTTTTTACTTCATAGATGCGATGCAGGTGTATTACCAGATCCGTAAATCAGGTCAAGATGAACCTAGCTATGCATTGGACGCTATCTTAGATAAAGAACTAGGGATCAGAAAACTTAAGTTCAAAGAAGCTGATCATCTTAAATCAAACTCGATCCAATGGCACAATTTCCTGCAGAAGAACTTTCCGCTTGAGTACATCATCTACAACGTCTTTGACTGTGTCTCTATTGAGATGTTAGATGAACGTACTTATGATCTCTCAATCACCATGCCTTTGGCTTTAAAGACCTCTCATTTCAAGATCTACTCTTCTGAACCGAGAAGAACTTGGGATAAGTTATATGGTTTCTTGATCGATAGAGGCTATGCACCGGGGACATCGGCTAACGTCACGATGCCACTGGATCAAAAACAAGTCAATCGACTGGACTGGATATCTACACTACAAGCACACTTGATGCTCTTAAAAGAATCCAAATGGTATCTCGAGAAAGGTAAGTTCTATACCAAGATCAGAACACACTGTGCAGACTCTGATATATCAGCAGCTTACCCCAGTAATGGTGTTGCTTTAAATATCTCTAGAGAGACGACTTCTAAAGAACTCCTCTCTATCCAAGGTGTTCCTACATTAACACGCAAGATCCAAGGCATGAACCTCTCTGGAGGTCATGCTAATGCTGTCGAATTCATGCATCATCTCTTCAATCTCCCTGACTTATTTGAGCTAGATAAGCTCTATCAAGAGCACTATCTGGGTAAGTCAAATATGTTATAATCAGGAGGATGTGAGATCCTCCTTGACTACTGTCTTATACAGGCATTTTATTCATTTTTTAATTTCATCTAAGGAAATGTTTATCTATGTTAGACACAAATGTAAATCGTCCTGACTTTGCTTGGCTGAATGAATCCTCACGGATCTTTCTTCACCGTGGATACCTTTTGGATGGTACTGAACCTGAAGATAGAATACGCTATATCGCAGACCACGCTGAGAAATTACTAGACTATCCAGGTTTTGCTGATAAATTCTACCACTACATGGCAAGAGGATATTACTCGCTAGCTTCACCTATCTGGTCTAACTTTGGTTTAGATAGAGGGTTACCCATTAGCTGTGTCACTGGTGATACCTGGATCAATACCAACAATGGTGGTAAACAAGCCAAAGATATCGTGGTGGGAGATATGGTCCTTACCCACAAGAACCGTTATCGTCCTGTCACTAAAGTGATCCCAACCAAAGATAAGGGTGATATCTATCGGTTAAAAGTAAGTCTTGAGATTGATGAGCTTTATATCACAGGTAATCACCCAGTCCTTACCCAAGAAGGCTGGGTGAAAGTAGAAGATCTTAACATCAATAAGCACCTAGTCGCTGTCAATAACGAGATCTTGAAAAATGATAAAGACCATGTCATCGATGAGAGTGTGGTTGTTGCCAATGATGGTATCGAATATTACTCTATCCTCTCTTTGGATAAAACCGATAGGGTAGAAGATGTATACGACTTTACCGTAGAAGAAGACCACTCTTTCTCTTGCGCAGGTGTGATCGTTCACAACTGTTTCGGTAGCTACATAGGCGACTCTATCTACGACATCATGAGCACCACTGCTGAAGTGGGCATGATGAGCAAAACTGGTGGTGGTACTTCAGGCTACTTCGGTGCTATCCGCCCACGAGGTGCTCCGATCAAAGACAACGGTCATTCTGATGGTTCCTTTAACTTCGCTAAACTCTTCGATACGGTTATTGATGTTATCTCGCAAGGTACCTGCTATGAAGAAGGTACCGAAGTACTCACTGATAAAGGTTTTAAAGATTTCAGAGATGTCAAGAAAGGTGAAGATCTTTTAGCACATGTGGATGAGTATAACAATATCAGTTATACTGACACTTATGATCTCATCACTGAGGATCACACCGGTGAGATGTATCACTACTACGCAGAAGGTAAATTTGATCTCTCAGTCACTCCTAACCATCGCATGGTCTTTGGTGGGTATCGATACAAAGGAGAAGGGGAAAACATCTTTCCTGACTGGGATGAGAAAACGGATATCGCTCAAGCCAAAGACTTAGTGTTAGATGATTATACCCGTCTTTTCTATCTGGACGAGAACACTAATGTCCAGTGGGTGGTAGGTAGTGATGTACAAGTCTCTAAAGTGGACTATCAAGGTAAAGTCTATTGTGCAACCGTTCCTCTAGGCAGACTCGTCGTTAGAAGGAACAACACGGTTTGCGTGTCCGGAAACTCTCGTAAGGGACAATTTGCAGGTTATATCGATATCGAGCATCCTGATATCGAGGAATGGCTCGATATCCACAAAGAAGGCAATCCCATCCAGCTCATGTACTACGGTGTCTGTATCGGAGATCAGTGGTTGCAAGAGATGAAAGAAGGTGATGCTGAGAAAAGACGTATCTGGGCTAAAGTCCTGCAACGTAAAGCTGAATCTGGTATCCCTTATCTCTTCTTCAAAGACAATGTCAATAATCAGAAGCCTGATGTCTATAAAGACAAAGACATGACGATCTATGCCAGCAACCTCTGTGTCTCTGGTGATACGACTATCTTAACGAAAGAGTACGGACATACGCCGATAGCTGAACATGTTGGTGAGTTTGTTACTGTCTGGAATGGGCAAGAATGGTCACCTAACGTACAACTTGTTAAGACGGGTGAAGATCAGGAACTCTATTTGGTAAAACTCTCCAATGGGAAAAGCATCCGTTGTACGGGATACCACAAATGGTTTATCCAAAATGACATTAATGTAGCATCTACTATAACAGAAACTAAGGATCTCAAACCTGGTGATGCATTAGAACATTGGCTTTTACCTACCGATGATGGTGGTGTCACTGAAGCAGAACATGTGTCTATTGCTTCTGTTACCAAACTTGAAGAGAAAGAAGATACGTACTGTTGTAAAGAACCATTGCGTCACAGCGTGATATTTAACGGGGTGATGACAGGCAACTGCAGTGAAATTGCCCTCCCATCATCACTTGAGGAATCCTTCGTTTGTTGCTTGTCTTCCATGAATGCACTCTACTTTGATGAATGGAAAGATACTGATGCTGTCGAAACCATGACGTATTTCCTTGATGCTGTCATGGAAGAGTTCATCCAGAAGAGTAAATCTATCCCAATGATGGAGAAAGCACACCGGTTTGCATCTCGTCATCGTGCTATCGGTATCGGAGTACTGGGATGGCACTCTTATCTGCAGTATAAACACACACCTTTTGATTCATTTCAAGCGATGCAGCTTAACAACGAGCTCTTCAAGACCATCCAAGAAAGATCTTACGCAGCATCCAAGGAAATGGCTGAACGCTATGGTGAACCAGAGATTCTGAAAGGATATGGCAGACGCAACACAACGACTATGAGTGTGGCTCCCACCAAGTCTTCATCCTTCATCTTAGGTGGTGTATCTCCGTCAGTCGAACCTATCCGTAGCAACTACTACATCAAAGACCTGGCTAAGATCAAGACAACTTATCGTAACCCCTTACTCACTAAGGTCTTGCAAGAGAAAGGTCTTGATAATGAAGCGACTTGGCAATCAATACTCGTCAATGATGGATCAGTACAACATCTTGAAGGTCTTTCAGATGAAGATAAAGCAGTATTCAAGACCTGGCAAGAGATCTCTCAGCTTACCATCATCCAGCAAGCTGCTCAACGCCAGAAGTATATCGATCAAGGACAGTCTATCAATATCCTAGTCCATCCAGATACCCCAACGAAAGATATCAACCAACTCTATCTGACAGCACATGAACTGGGGATGAAATCTATCTACTATCAGTTCAGTATGTCAGCCGCACAGAAGTTCAACAGAGCTTTGTTGAACACCTGTACGACCTGTGAGTCTTGATGTATAAATAAACTACACGTAATAAACGTCATATACCCCTAGTAGACCATGATAGGTCTACTAGGGGATTTATGCCGTCTTCATCACTACTATCGATATAAGATCTCTTATTGATACACACCTGTGGTGTGTTGGTAACAGATTTGTTGGTAGATTTTGGTTTTCTTGATCTGATGTTTACCAGCATGTGCGAGTAGTGCTGTCGATACCAATGAGATCATCGAGAGCACTGTGATACTTAAATGATCATGGTAGATCATGTTGTACCAACCAGCACATACTGCAAATAAAAACATCTCTATCGAAAAAGCGATCATCATCGCTCTTCGATATCTTTTCATCAGGATCTTTGGAAGTCTCCAGTAAGCGAGTAACGCATACAAGGAGAGTCCCATCGATACCACGGTAGATAGAAGCGTGATATACATAAACGCTATCCTTTATTAAAAGTAGGTTAAAAGATACAGGTGTATAGATACACCCACCTTAGCATAAATGGTTGTCAATGATGAACTGAATGTAATCAGGATCTCCTTTCACAGAGACATGGGAGAGACCATAGCGTCTTGCTTTCTTCAGTCTATAACAGAGGATCCAGATATAGACCACCATACCTTGCAGGAATGCCCACAAGACATAGAGCGAGAATAATAAAAATACATAGACCTCACCACTGTAGAACTGCAATGGGATCGTTGACATCGTCATGAATGCTATCGTATATATCGTAAAGAGGAACTTGTTGAAGACAGATATCCGAGTGAAGATCACTAATGATATCATCAGCCACGCCATGATCCCTACGATATAACTTAGTACGGTATACATCATAGACAGTGCTACCTATAGATCTTTTTAAAGATAGTAGTATCAAGATCACAGTATGACATAAAAAATAATACAACATATATACCTGTTAGCTGTCCTTATCAGACAGCTAACAGGGAGGGGTTTTATGTTCACGATAGATAGACAAAGAGAAACTGACCACCACGATGAGTAAAAAGCTCATGTTTGTCCAGAGAAAACCATGTTCTTTGATATGCTTTATCGTTGCAAAGAAGAGATAGAAATAAAGCGTGTAGAAGAAGAGGTGTGTGGTACATTTAAACCAGGATTTGTTTTCTTCAAACAGCATGAATACGGTTGCAAATACCAGACTAAATAAGATATAGGCATTTAGGTCCATTTGATTATTCCTTCTTATAAAGCTTATACATGACTTATTTTGGTTAAGTCATGTTAGGATATGTAAAAATAGAGATATCGCCTCAGAGAGGCTCTGAGAGCCTCCTAGAGGCATCCGTGTATATGAACACGACTCTCTAAGAGGTTACCATAGGTGACCTCGATGAAAATAAAAGATATCATGCATCCCTGATGTACCTACGGGTACATCAGGGTACAAGGGGTTTACGCCGCTTTATTCCACAGCATAAAAACCAGCGCATTTGAATACGCTGGTCTTGACAACCTCACCATCGATAACCCTATCCTCTGTTACCCTTTCCGTAAGGGAATACAGAGGAGTGATGCCCGCTTGTTTCAGGCAATCTTCCAGATGCGCCATCAGGTAAGGGGCTCCGCCGATATGGGCGTATTTTGCCCCCTTCTCCTTGGCCAGAGTAGCCAACATGGCTGCCCTGCCAATGATGACGTACTTTGATACTTCCTGTGGACGGAAGGTTAAATTCTTCTTAACATATGCTTTTTCTGCATCTGTCAGATCCACCCAGTTATGGATGATCGCTTTTTGATCCGGGGTGGGTTCGTGTTGTGTCAGGCTGATTACGGGTTCAACGGCAAACATGATAGACTCCTATTGAAATGTTAAAAGTGTTCTCTTAGTTTTAAAATGTCATATATCCCTGATGTACCTACGGGTACATCAGGGTACAGGGGGTTTATGACAAGCAATATCTTACCATCAGAGTGATCATTCCCTGTGCTAGCATTAAGAATGCTATCCAGAGGAAGATCTTACCGACGATACTAAAGCTCGTCTTGTAGTAGCGCTTAAGACCTAATAAGGACTGCACGCTATAATAAGCAAGCCATGTTCTCATGACTGTCTCCTTTAGACAATGTTCTCATTACACCAGAACTTGCGGAATAACCGCCGTTCAGTTTTCTTGAATTTCTTGGGTTTGACCTTCTTACCTAGAGTCCTGTCAAACTGACGCATGAAGTTCAGGTCTTCGGTGATGTAGTCAACACCAGACGCATCTAAAGCAGCACGCATGATGCGTTCCTTTTCATACTTCGCAGTCCCTGCAAAGAAGAGAAAGCAAGCTACGATCAATGATGACGTCAGCACTGCAAAGAGGACGACTGCCCAAGTAGGGATCATCCCTTTGGGTAGAAATGCAATCAACCAGATAAACATCAACGATGCTATTGTCAATCCAGTATAATAAAACTTCTCTCTGAACGAGAAGGGTGTTATCCACCACAGTTGAACCAGCATCACTGCACAGAGTGATGATGCGATTGTTGCAAGTAAGTTGTAAGTGCCGTACATGTTAATATCTCCTAGATAAGTTAAAAAGATCATCATAGATACCTCTCGGTAGTCTGTTGTAGATGACGTATTTAGACGACATTTTCAAGTGAAAGGACCTATACGAAGTAGGGATTTTCGATTGAAAGGACCAATGGTCGTCTATGGAGATAGTATATATCTGAAATTTTTTAGATTGCAAAATGCAAAAATAATAGCATGCGTCATAGACCCCTAGTGATACCTATCTAAGGTATCACTAGGGTAGCAAACGTTTTCTGTGTGAAGATAAGAGATACGTGTGTCATTAACGGAGGGTGTATCTCTTATCTGTAGATCAGATCACTTCTTACCAAGCTTCTCAGCAGCATCTTGGCTGAAGTAGGTAGCAACTTTCTTCATCGTAGAGTTGCGGGTAGATACTCCTGCGATCTCGATGCTGGATTTGACACTACCATACTTGGTGATAGTAGAACCATCACCGTCTTTCTTACCAGGGACACGGACTTCTTGACTGCGTAGCATCTCATGGTTGATCTTATCATGAGAACGGATTGTCGGGATAGAAACAGTAGCACTTTCAAGATCACCGTGTTTCTTCAGACCATCGATCGCGACTTCTGAGAACGCGACTTGGGAAGCTACAGCAAAATCAGACAGTGCACTTACTACTGCTTTGCAGTCTTTCAGGGTGACGTTTTCCGGCAAGGTGTTTTCAAAGACACCTTCGCCTGCAGTGACTACACCAGTTTTACCATCAAAAGACATGGTCTTCTTGATGGCATCAGCTTTGTCACGCAGGTCTTGCGAGATGATCTTTGATTCAACGATGTTTTTTGACATGGATTATTCCTTCTAGATCTAGATAAAAAGAAAAGTAGTGTTAATCAGGGACTAACACTGGATGCATGAATCTCGTGTAAAAATACCAGGCATCCATGTTGTATAATGTATACCTTAAAATTATTTATTTTAAGACATACATCTCTGAGTATAACGAAGACATGTATATCTGAAATTATTTTCAAGTATACGTTCCGAGCATAGCGAGGAAATGTATATCTGATATAGATCTAGACTGTAGTATAGTCAAATCCACGTATCTTGGTAGAGTACGCTACAGGGATCGATACTTCACCGATGTAGAGATAGCTGTTGGGTTTGGCTTTCAGGGTGATGTAGTCACGGTTATCCTGGCGGTATTTGAGGATAGAGATAGATTGGGTAAGCAAAGGGATCTTGTTCTTAAAGAAATCTAAGATATCCTCATCGGTTTCGACATACTCTGGGATCTTCACCAAGGATTTATTAAAGATCTGCCAGAGGACCTGTAGATCAAGTCTTCGGTAGTGATAATAATCATATCCCTTGTAGTATGAGGTCAATGTTGCTGTGACCAGTACTTTGGTATTGGTCTCGATGGTAGCATTGGGATCTGTAGGTGATACAGAGATATCTTTGGTCTTGATCGGTGGGCCTAAAGTCACATCTGTATCGATGAAATCAGTATCATTGTCAAAGTTCATCTGGTAGAGGAGGTTCTCTGTCTCTGAGAGGTTCTCATCAAACTCTCCTGACCAGAGATTGATCTTGTCGTAGAAGTTGCTATCTTTTTGCATGAGGATCTCTTATTGTGGGGACACCGTGATCAAGGCTTGATTGATGTAGGTATAGTTAGTATTATCTTTGTTTGCCGTGATCGTGATGACTTTGGTGTTGGCGATAGAAGATACTTGATAAGAACATGCTGACTTGATAAGACCTATCTGTTCTACGACTTTATTGATACAGTCCTCATCTGAAAGATCTGCTGCATGGGTATCGATGATCTTTTTATTTGGTCCTAGTTTTTTGATAGCGAGTTTATCGATATCGATACGGTTATAGATCAGAAGTACTGATCTTGCAAGGACGGATTGATCTTTCTTATTGGTGATCAGAAGTTGCGTATTGTAGATACGGTCATCATGACCAGGTTCTTTTTTGATGCGGTAGAGTTCATTGACATCTTCAGGGAGGGTGATGTTGGTGTTCTCAGGAGTGATGTTGTTGGTGATGATGGTGTTAGCGAGAAGATAGAGGTTCTCGACAGAGGTTTTGGTGATATCGATATTAAAAGCTGGCATAGAAGCATTTCCTATAGAGGGACTCATATAAGAAAAAGAAAGTGCGTCATATGTCCTTACTAGCTACCCTTGATGGATAGCTAGTAAGGATAGAGGGTATATGACGTTTAATCTATTCCCAACATCTTAGTTGTATCTAAGACCCTGAGAATCAATCTGCTTTGGGCCGGATGCTTCTTCTCCTCTGATATGCCATTCACTGGAAGCGAGGTTGGGGAGCAGGGGCTGCAGACGGGTTTTCTCTTGTTCTGAATCCACATAGACCTTAGCGACATGGGAGCTATCAAAAGCAGATGATCCAACGGTCGTCAACTGAGGATAGAGGTCTACTCTTTCGATCACCATGTGTGAGAATGAACGCTCTTGGAGTTCCGTGACATTGATGAGATCCAACTTACCGTCGATGTGTGCTTGATCCAAGAAGTTACCTGGTACTTGGGCCAAAGCTTTACTAACGATGACATTGTTCAAACTCTTCGCTGCGATCAAATCTTCAAAATCAGAAGAACCGATCATATCAGAAGTGAAGTAGAACTTAGAGTTGTCATCATGTCCAGAGAAGGTAAACTCAGAGTAGGTGTCATGATTTCTATCAGCGGCACCTTGATCATGGGTGGGGGTATATTTAACTACACCCAGATGACCATCTTGGTTCACGACTTTGTTCTTGATAACCGCAGTGAAAGACTTGACGCTAGAGGTATTGATCAATGAGACTTTACCAAAAGCATTATCACCCAAGGTTGCAATAGACTCTGGTAAGGTCAATTCTTCGGTTACTTCACTACCACTATTGGCAAAGGCATTCTCACCGACTTCTACCAGTTTGTTGCTCCACTGGATATGGTTGATCTTGGATACTGCTTCTTTGAAAGCATCTTTACCGATCTTGGTGATGTTGTTGTGGAAATAGAAAGAATGGAATTCTGTCCCATCTGTAACCTCACCTTTTTTGGCAAAGCCTTCTGGTACCTCTGTGGCATCAACTGGGAATGCAATCTCGCTAAGACCTTGGACGACACCCAAGCGGGCTTTGTTATCCATCTTGAAGAAGATGTAGTGTGCATTAAAGTTTTTGCACACGCCTACATCGTGAGCACGATCACTAAGCTGGTAGCTAATATTACCGATAAAGGCTTTTGAATTCTCATCTGCTGTGACAGTGTATACTACCTTACCGGTTGCGAAATCTTCTTTATCGATATCGTCGGTGATGGTGATATTCGTATCAGAAGGGAGATCTAATTGCTCTTTGATATAGGCTTTGACATTATTTTCAAACGGTGTGCTATACACTTCTTCAAAATCACTGCCACTGACAGTGTATCTCAGCACCTGATTTTGCTTATTCTTGTTCTCAATATCGACATTTTTAGCTTTAGCAAAACCAGAGAGGTTCAGACGACGATAGTTCAAGGTGTAGGTCTTTTTCTTACTACCGTCAGTGTAGATCACACTCATTTTGGTGTTACGGGTGAAGCTATCTGCGTTGTCATCATCAGAGGTGCTGACACCTTCGATGACAGTAAGAGATCCTAGAGTCACTCCTGTACCATCGGTCGGGATCACGGTCTGATCCCCACCACTACGCAGATCTTCATTTAAAAGATCGATGATGACTTTGGTCTCTGTAGTATTTTTATCAATACTCATGGTGTTGTGTCCTTTATGTTGGATATGTTAAAAATTAACCGTGGTAGTGTAAGCCTTCAGAGGTGATCACTTTCGGCTCAGACTCATCAGGGTTGGCGGGATTAGAAGAGGGAGGAGGAGTAGGAGTGGTAGACTCACGATGCTCCCAGGTAGCAGAAGCGAGTACTGGAGCAAGAGCTTTGATACGATCTTCTTCTGCTTTGTTATCAACCACGACTTTAGTGACAGTAGTGTTTTGGAAAGCATGTTCTGCTACTTGAGTAAGCGCTGGTGAGAACTCTACTTTATCGATAGTAGCGTCTTTGAAAGCATTACCGATAGAGGTAACATGCTTCAGATTCAAGACACGTCCTTCACCCAAAGTAAGATGATTGAATGCATCATCAGGAACTGCAGTATAGTCTTTGCTCAGAGTAACATCTTTGATCAAAGATACAAAGGAACTCTCATGTAAGAGATCAGCGTGGGTGGAGAGGTCAGTGGTAGTCAAGAAGAGTTTCGTGTCTTCATGACGACCATTGAACGTGAGTTCTGTATAGGTACTATGTTCAGTGTCACCACGACCTTGTTCATCAGTAGGCAGATACTTCAGATAACCATTGTTATCTGTCGTTCTTGCTGCATCGACTTTCAGTGCTGCGATGTAAGAAGGAAGGGTTGTGAAAGTAAGACCTTTGACGATACCGAAAGCTTTGTTACCGATAGTAGTGAGGTTGCCAGGGACAGCAACTACATCAGAAGTCGCTCCGACAAATGCTTCTTCACCGATACTGGTCAGAGATGCCGGTAATCCACCTTCGATATCACTCAAGGAAGAGACAGAGCTTGCAAAAGCACGGCTACCGATAGAGGTGACTTTATCATGCAGTGTAAGTTTATCGATCTTCACATCAGTGTTAGCGAAACCTTCAGGGACTTCATTAAGTCCTACTGGGAAGATAAGATGTTTCAGTTCCAGATTACTGAGTTTGGTATTGGCTTCTACTTTGCTAAAGCCATGTGTATCGTCTTTCTTGACATACTCAGCAAAGTTCTTTGCTCTGGTGAGTGCTTTGTAGGGTACGACACCATGGTAGAGATAAGAATGGATAGAGATCGCGACATTGAAAGTAGAGACACCTGTTTTGATATCATACTCCTCGCCATCAGCGATATCTGCATCTGTGGTCAGACCAAAGACTTCTTTGATCTTATCTACTGCTACTTTCTTATACGCTTCAGCATCGGTTGGTGAGCCTTCGCTATCATGACGCAAGATCTCATTGTTGCCTTTGGTGTTATCAAGGTCAACTGCTGATTCTTGCGCTACACCTTTTAGATGCAGTCTACGATAGTTGAAGACGATCTTCTGGGTTTGACCTTCTCTTGTATAAGAGAGTTGGATCTGGGTGTTGGGGACGATATTGGTGTCATCAAAGGTGTCTGTCACACCCGGTAAGACATTCGGTGCACCGAATGTGACATCATCGACCACAGTCGGTGCGCTAAATCCGATCTTTTGTTTGATCAGATCTTCGTTGAGCTGACGCAGTATGTTCAGCTTCTCAGGGATGGTTTTATCGATTTTCATCAAAGTTACCTTAAGGATTTAAATGAAAGTACTACGATGACATGTAATCTTATTTACAAGAAACATGCTCAAAAAATAAAAGAAAAAAAAAATAAAATAAGGTAGTGATGATCCAGAGGAGATGTCTCCTCTGGATCTTCTAGGTTATGACTGTTATTCTTTGGTTACAGTCACGGTGGTTTTAGTATCATCTTCCATAAACCACCATATAGCGGTGGCTACAGCAGTGAAGACACCAGTTGTGATGAGATAGGCTGTTGATTTTGACATAATGGTTCTCCTGTTGTTAGGACTGTAAAGAAAGGTGTTACTGTCATGTCAAAGACTGTAACACCCATTTAGGGTTAATGACCCATCTGGGGTCAATGGTGAACTAAATCACCGTGCGCACGAGCCCCGATATAAGTTAATATCAGGCTAACGAGTGCGCATTTAACGACTATCTCCAGAATGGATTCTGTTTGTGGAAACATGATTCCATATTGGAAATAGACGGGCTCTGGGGTGATCCACACATACATGAGGTACACCGCTAGAGTCAACATCGTGGCTATGTGGGTTATCTTAGTACCCACATAGCCGTAATACTTATGGTAGCTCAGGATCTGATAAGTTCTGAACCCTACCAACATGAATGCGAAAACACCGTAAATGTGAAAGGTTGGGGTGTTTAGCATGTTTAATATATCGGACATGAATTTTGTCTCCTTTATAAAAAAGATCGTAAGGTGACGTCTCTTAAGGTCGACGTCATTGACCTATATAAAGGTTAAAAAGATGATCGCAATGTCATCTTCATGTAAAATGATATATATCTGAAATTATTTAGATTGCACTTTATGCGTCATTTCTTCCTCAGTCTTATAGACTGACTCAGATAGACGCTACGCGTCATAAATCCCCTACCCAGGACCTAGTATCCTGGGTAGGGGATCTTCTTTATTCGCATACGCTCATGCAGAGCACCCTGGTACACCTATGGTGGTGTACCAGGGATGTATGACGTCTATGACGTCTATGGACTGTATAGACTTACATCACACGACTGTCTTACGGGCATTGAGCACCGTGTTGACAGGAGTGTATTCTCTTGCAAATGCAGGTTGATCTTTAGGCAGAGGTGATGTGGGGTTCACAACAGTCTCTTTTGGAGAGGCTGCTGCTTGCATCATCCCAGGGTTTGCCACAGTCCCTGGTGGTGTCTGTTGCAGTACCATAAGGACTTGCTTCAAGATCTCCAGTTGATCTTTGCTGACAGTGATCTGTTCTTGCATGAGATTTGGCATGGATACCAATGCTTCACTATGCAGATCACGTTGTTTGGTCTGCTGCATCTCTTGTACACGAGAGGTATCAGGTCTTCTTGCCATGGGATCGGCATTTCTCACATACTCCTGGATCGCTCTGTCTTGCGGTGAGACTTGGTTATTGGTAAGTCCATCGTAGGTATCCGCTTTGACATAGCCGTCTTTCAAAGGACCGACAGCTTGAGTATTAGGAGTATTAGCATCAGTAGACAGATCTGTATTCGCAGATGACGCCTGACCTGTACCACCTGAAAGATCACGCCAGAGTGTTACTGCACCACCACGACCACTACGATAAGGCATGATTGAGCGTTGTACCCAATCAGAGACCCAGTTGCGACCATTGTAGATCTGGATATGGCCATGGGGATGACCACCCGTTCTACCATAGACGATGACATCTCCGATCATGTACTGTCCGTCATTAGGAACTCTTGTAAAACCAATCGTCCCTAAGAGATCGTTGTACATGTACGCTGACCCTAGAGGGGTGAACTTGTACCCTGCTGCTTGCAGTGCTTTTCTGACGTACTCTGCACAACGTCCACGGGAGGTGGATGCTGCATTAGAGGTTGCATAAGTAGCAGCTTTGACGGCTTTATCAGATCCTTTACCGATACTAGAATTGATATTCTTATCCTCACCATTGTTGACTGGGACAAAATCATCACCTGTGTTGACAGGATTTAAGATGGCATTACCAGAGTAGCTACTGCTAGGATCACCATAGGAGGTGGTTTTCATTAAACCATATCCGTCTGTATTAGGACCGATAGATGAAGCCATCTGACTGTAGTTTCCTGTAGTAGATTGATCTCCAGTAGCACCCATAGCACCTGCAGATGGTGCAGACTGACTTTGACCAGAGACATTATCCATCCCTTGCATACCTTGTTGGATCCCTGCCATCAGTGATGACGTAGACCCTAAGGAGGATGAGATATCACTACTTGGATTTGCATTAGCACCATTTTTCTCGAATTTAGCATAGCCTTTATCAGCAAATGCTTTATATCGACTGTTGATAGCACCAGCCCAGTAGTTGTAGAAGTTTAAAGGTGTTGCAGATCCTGCACTTCTGGGGAGGTTAGACTGCATGTTTTTACCGATCTTACCTTCTACAGAAGAACCTGTTCTTGCAGCATGGTAAATTTGAGTTAACCCTCCTGCACCTTGCTGGTGTGCCAGATAGAGATGTAGTGGATTATCCATGGGAGCACCTTTGACTCTTCTAGCATTGATCGCCATGTAAGCTTTCGTTGCAGCGAAGTTGATCCCAGGATTCATGACGTTATCAAAACCACCGATAGCACCTTTGAGTAAAGCATTAGCTTCACCCCAGGCATCACTACCCATCTGACCTAAACCTCTATAGAGACCATTGGGAGCAACTGCTGACGCATCTCCCATGGACTCTATCGCGATAAATTGGTTCATGAGTTTGTTATCTGAGCCATAAATAGGTTTACCATTACGGGTGCCTGTACGATAGAGTTTGGCTTGCAAAGCTTCATCGAGGATAGGGATACCAGTCCTGATCTTGATCGCAGGAGAAGGGACTTCTGACCCCACGGGGGGTATTTGACCACCACCGTAAGAGACATCAGACACTTGTGCCATCTGACCTTGATTGATGCCTTGTTGGATACCTTGTGCCATCCCGGCCATACCGATGCCTCCTACGGATGCCATAGATGATGTCATCCCAGAGACTGAATCTGCATACACCCCAGGTCTAGCGATAGATGTAGGAGGAAGTGTTGTATCAGAACCAGATTTATCATTGCCATAGACAAAATCCATGATAGACTTTGTAAGCGATGAGTTCTTGACAGAGTTTAAGAAGCTATCGTAGTTGTTGGTAGCTTCTTTCTTGTCAAGATCTTGACTTGACACTTTCTCCTCTTGCACCTGATCTTTCGCTTGTTTTCTAAGATAAGCGATATTGTCATCAGTGGTGAAAGCATACTGGTTTAGTTCGTAGTCTTTCCAAGGAGAAGTCTTCATGGTGAAGACTGAGTCTCCACGAGTCTCATTAGCAGATTGTTTCAGATCAGTGGTTGCCATCAGGAGGTTTCTGGCGATATTGAGTTTCGCGTATACTGAGAGGTTCTCTGCTTTATGCAGATTTTTAGCATCACGGATCTGATACTGCGCTAAGATCGCACGCCATTTCAGGTATACAGGTAAGAACCTTTCCTGGATGTACGTCGAGACTGACCATCTGGAGTTCATGTTGACACCTGTGTTGATGAACATGTCTAGGATCTTAGAGAGATCACCTCTGTAGATACAGGTGTTATCATCTTTGAGGGTGATCCCTGGATCTTGATCAAAGGTCTGTTCTAGCTGCATGAGTTGGATGACTCTGTTTCTATCATCGACTGCAGTAAGACCATAGCACTTCAGCCTGATCGCTGTTAATGCATCGATCTTGATCTCACCTGTGGTGGTAGAGATCTTGATCGGTGTGAAGCTAGGTTCTTTGACATTAGCAGAGATGTTAGATAGGGATGCACCAGCAACAGTTTTTGTAATAGTCGATAATGCTTTATTGTTGTCCTGAGACAGACGGGACTCTATCTGACTACGTTCTTGTTGCTTACGGATCGCATATTCACTATCAGACTCAAACCAAGGACGGGAGAAGAATCCATCAGTCTCATCTAGAGCAGATTTGACCGCGGTCTCTTTTAGCTCTTGAGATCTTTGATTTAAGAGATTAGCGACATCTCCTGGGCCCATCGGGAGTTTAGAGAGATCAAAGGGGTTGATGTTACATTGATACATCGAAGCAGGTGCTGTTCTTAAGGCTTCGATGATGTTGTATTTCTCTTCAGGTTTCACCTCGTCTAGATAAGCAATGATCTTCTTCGGATAATACACTTTCAATGCTTGGACGTTCATCTGGAACACCGGGATGAAACGTTCCTCTAACCAAGTCTGGATATAACTCAGTCTTTCCTCTGTAGTCTCTTCAGTGATACCAAAGAGTTTATACGCTTCTTCCCCATCGATCTTTTCACGATCTACTAACCATTGTCCGTTATGCTCTACCAAGGCTTCTTCAACGATCTTCTCTAGCGTAAGGATAGGATCGATGAATTCTTTCTGTTTAGGATCGAAACCATATTGGACAAAACGGATATGTTCCATCTCTGAGAGCTTACCTTTCTTGACCCAGTGACGGATATGGTTTATACCAGCACCAGCACCGGTACCGAGTAATCCCCCGATACCAGCACCTATCAAAGTACCTACACCAGGGAAGATCGCAGTACCGATAGCAGCACCAGCGGCCGCACCTCCAAGACCTGAAGTACCTGATACCACTTTATCGGTATCACCAGTGGTGATGCCATCGTAGGTCTCAATCCCATCCATGATCGCACCAACACCCACACCAGCAGCGCCTAAGGCTTTGCCACCAAGCTTGAGTGCAGTAGAGGTACCACGACCAAGACCTGAGGTCAGTCTTGCTGCACCCATGCCGAGTCTGGAACCTGCGATACGTGATCCTGCTTGAGCGGTCGCGGATGTTGCACTACCCATACCAAGACCTCTTAAAACAGAACCACCTGCTTTAGCAACACCTTGGAAGATCCCTTTAGTTAAGGTCTTACCTGTCTCCCACAGACCTTTAACAACTTTGGTCACGCCCCACTTGTTGTAGTTTAAAAGTCCTTTGAAGAGTTTCGGGATATAACGTTTACCGATGTTCAAGATACCTTTAAAAGCTTTTGGACCCCAGTCAGATAGTCCTTTCCAGAGTAACTTAGGTATCTTCTTCGTCATCGCCCAGATGCCTTTGGTGATGTTTTTCATACCCCACCATACAGCTTTTCTAATACCTTTGGTGAGAAGTGCAAGACCACCACCTAAGACTGTACCGATAACGCCTTTAAGACCCCCACCTAGTAAACCAAAGAGTTTACTTAAAAGAGACTGTTTCTTCTTCTCAGGCTGATTGGTGTTATTGACATTGACAGCGTTTGCTGCACCATGTTGATTACGATGCTGGAGGATGTCAGCAACAGAGTTTTCAACATCTCCATCACCATCACTGTCTCCTAGTCTACGACGTCCTGGCAATATTTCATCTAGAGTAGTTGCGATAGATTTAAGTCTATCCAACATAGAGACAGAAGTCTGGGCTGACTGCACCTGAGCTTCAGTCTGTAGGGTAGACTGATCTTGACTTGACAAAGATCTCAGTCTTGATAAGAGATTACTTCCAGCACCACGGACATTAGCAAGATATCGTGTACTTGTTTCTTTGATACGAGAGCCTGTAGCTCCAGTGAGCACACGTTCTTTAAGGGGGTTTATGACATTGTTATTAAGGTTGTTAAGGATACCACTGCTATCAGGAGGAGAAGGTAGTGCTCTTGATACTCGTGCTCCTACATACTCGATCCCACGGGTGTTACGATCAGCGATCTCGTTATAACGATCTCTTAGGTATCTTACCCCAGATCCTACTTTACCCATGGTGGATGTGAGTCCACCAGACGCAGTAGAGATCCTATCACGGGTCGTACGGATACGATCTCGGATAGATCTACGGCGCTTGATCTTTAAGGATTTGCCATTAGGGAGGAATAGCCCTTGCTCGATATCCTCATCACTAAGAACGATATTACCATAGAGGTCTACGACGGTACCATCGATATCTTTTACGGTATCGATGGACTTACCGGTATCAGCGTCGAAGTAATGACCATCTTTCATCTCTTGTTTTAGAAGAGCAGGAGTAGATCTCCCTCTGACATAGACGTCAGATGCTCTACCAAAGACTCCTTCTTTGACTGCATTCATGGCAGTAAAAGGAGATTTCAGCATGTACAAGGATACGCCAATAGAAGTCTTAGCCATAGACCAGTACTTCTTCAAAGCACCTTTAGTGATCGCTTTGAAAGTAGAGATCACGCCTCTAGGACCGATGATCTTAGCAGACATGAGTTCATCTTCAGTGATGACTACCATGCCTTGATCATCTAGCACGGTTCCCATGACATCGATTAAAGAATGTATCGGTGAACCATCGGTGTTGAAATACCCACCGTGCTTCATGACAGCATTTAACATACGGGGTGATGACTCACCAGGGATATAGACGTCCCCTTCAGAGCCTTCAGTAGGAGTCTGACGGGCTCTATCGTAGAGCTTCTTACCGATCATGAAGGGTAGGAGTGATGGTGCAAGGGATGCAACTGTACCCCACTTCATCAGAGATCCTAGTTTACCTCCAAACATCTGTGCACGTGCTGAGAGCTGAGAAGGTAGCATCCCATGGAACATGGATGCAAAGAGTGAGGATCTTTGTTCATCATCACGGATGTTGAGTAATGATCTCGTAAGGCCTGTATCTTGACCTTGAGTAGAGGACTGTGCTAAAGCAAGTCTTCTGTAGTTAGAGATGGCTCTGACTTCATTTCTAAGTGCTGCTACTTGACTTGCTGTCTGTTGGATGGCTTGTTGTTGTGACTGAGATGCTACGCGAGATGCTGCACCGCCATAGTTGAATGACTGCGGATAACTTGTCTGAGTGAAGGGACTGGTGATTTGAGATTGATTATAGCCACGACTACCGTAAGCGTTATTACCTCTCACCTGTACTGACTGCTCTCTAGAAGCAGATCCTTCTAAAGAAGTTCTTCTGAGATTACGGTTATTCCAGCTATTTCTTGCAAAAGAGACATTGCGATTGAACGCATGTCTTAGCTCTCCACCTAAACCACGATTACGGTTAGGATAATCGGGGTTATTAGGATCGAATCTAGAAGGGGTTGTTGTGATATCATCATCAGTACTACGGGTGATAAGGTCAAATAAACGATCTCTATCAATCACTCCGTTGTCTTTGATGATCCCTTGTTCTAGGAGGATATCTCCGTATCCTGTATCCATCAACTGCTGGATGGTCTCTAAGAGGTTAGAGGTAGTAGGTACGATCTGCCCTACTTGACGACGGAACCTTAATAGTTTCTCGTCATTATCGAGATACTGATCGAAGATCCTAGCAGCAAGTTCTGCTTTGTCTGCTCCTAATGATGCAAAAGTATCCTTGGAAGTTAAGTAATCTCTATCGTAGCGTTTACGACCTTTACGGATATCGGTGCCGATGACCCGCATGATAGCTTCACGATCTTTGTTAGAAAGATCGTTATTGGGATCGATCTGATCGAAGATATATTTCGTATCAGATCGGAAGGTCTGGTTGAGCTTAGTAGGGAGTGCTTTCTCCATGATAGAGGTAGTTAAAGCAGCAGCTCCTGTGAAGGATCCCTTAGTGAAATCATACTTGATCTCTTCAGCATCTTGTCCTGTTCTGATAGAAGTGATCCCTTGCAAGATCTTAGCCAGATATCCTGGGATGACATCTGTGATAGAACGTGATACTCTTCCAGAGAAGATCGCGGGTTTAGTAAGAGAGGAATAAGCGTATCTTTCTACAGAGAGTTGTCTACCTTTTAACGCATTCCCAGTCATCTCTCTTAAGACATCAATACCTCCAGAGACACCTGGGATACGGGAGAACTCATGCTCATCAGCAAACTTATTTAAGTAATAAGGCAGGTTATTTAAGATGAGCTGTGCTGAAGCACCACCTTTATTGACCTGATCTGCCCATGGGAAAGTCTTACCATTGATCTTCTTCTTACCGGTGACGATGTCTTTGACCTGACGAAAGAGTTTGTCCTTGATCTCACCACCAACAAATCCACCAACGCCTTGACCTAGCATACTGGCTTTGCTCATCTGTGGACCACCGAAAGTATCGTCATTTGCCATAGAAGCTGCCATCTGTACATCAGAGATGGCAGGACCTACTGCTGAGACAAATCCTGATACCCAGCCTTTAGCAGATTCTTTTGCTTCTCTTAAGAAATTCGCTAAGAAGTTATTGCCATTGAAAGCATAGTCCAACATCCTGCCATACATGCGTTGTTTGGCAGAGGTCATGAACATCTCGGATCCTTTCAACTTCACGTAGTCAGGAAGTCCTGTGTTCTTATTGATAGAAGCTAAAACTGATTTTGCTTCTTGTCTGAATGCTGAAGTCTCTTCTACTAAACGAAATAAAAGATTGGTTCTTTTAAGGGAAGCTTCTAGGTTCTTACGTTGATACTTGATCTGGACATTGTCATTGTAGTTGACTTGTGCGATCGTGGCTTTTCTGATCGCATCAAGTTGAGAGATAGAGTCTCTGAAACGAGAATGTTCAATGATAGATTTTAATCCATCACGCTTGTCTTGTCGTTCTTGCCGTTGTTTATCCAGCTCAGTTTGCGCTGAGAAGATAGAGGTCAACTCTTGTTGGATCAAGGCTGATTCATCTTGCTTCTTGCTGAAATTATAATCTGATCTTCTTTGATCGGTGAGTTCTTTGAGTTTATTAAACCAAGTCTCTGGTAAGACTTTCTGTGATGAGTCTAGGGTGGATGCAGCAAGTTTCTTTAAGTCTTGTTTGTAAGGCTCGAACTCTTTTAAAGCATCTCTGACAACTTCTGTATAAGCAGACTTGACTTGATCTTTAGCAGAGATGATATCACCATAGCCCTTAGGGAGTGCATCTTTGACGATACGCTCTATGTCGGTTGATTTAAACTCCCCCACCACCCCTTCTTTGAAAGAAGAGAAGGTGGTGGAAGGTTTTCTTTTGTCATCGGGTAGCTCTGCTTCAAAACCAAAATCATCGAAATCGACATCTTCAAGTCTTGAGAAATCATCATCGTCCCTGGGCTTTTGATTGTCTTTACCCCAGAAATTAAATAGTGACATATTTAGGTACTCCGTTATTAAACGTTCAACAAATTAGGATCTCTTGCCATGGCGAAAATCTATCTTCCTTTTAACATCTCCATCTTGAACCTGGATGATGAGAATCTAAGAACCTTACCCAAGATCACAGAACTGTCGATCTTTGACAGTAGTAAAGAAGTCTTTCACCCAGAAGGACTCTACTCTGATAAGATCTTTGGTCCTATCGGATCAGAGATGCGTTATAAGGTCTTTGCGTATATTGATATCAAGCTAAAAGTCATCCATCCTGTCATCTACCAAGCTTTGATCAAAGCAAGAAAGTTCTATCGCGACATCATGAGTGGGGTGGAGTATGCAGTATTCAATCAACAGAAAAGGGACTTTGAAAAAAGTGATGTCTTGCAAGGAGAGACGGGATATGCTTTCTTTATCCGTTATTTCTCTATGTTATCTCTGCAAGACACAGGCTCTGATGATAGAAAAAGAGCAATAGCGTTACTGCAGAAGTATAAAGACAAAGTACTATTAGACAAAGTCATCGTCATGCCAGCAGGATACAGAGATGTAGAGTTCAAGGACCGTGGTCCGACTCCTGATGAGTTAAATACTTATTATCAAGCATTGATCAGGCAGTCTAACAACATCTCTTTAGAGGTAGCGACCGTCAATGAAGCCTTGTATGACAAGACTCGGTATGCCATGCAAGAAGCGTTAAATGATCTTTATAATGCTATCGCTGAACGAGTCGAGGGGAAAAAGAAACTCTTCTTAGGTAAATGGGCAGCTAGACGCGTATTTAACACCTCAAGAAACGTCATCACCTCTTCTGCACCTGGTGGAAGATATCTGTTATCCGAAGCCTCAGTAGGCTTCAATGATAACTTGGTAGGATTATATCAAGCGATGAAAGGCGTGTTACCAGTCTCTATTTACCACATCAAGAACTCTATCCTCTCTGAGATCTTTGTCAATGCCAATATCCCAGTACCTTTAGTGAATAAAGATACCTTGATGCTAGAGGAGGTCAAAGTAAAACCTAAGACTTTTGATCACTTTGCTTCTTCTGAAGGGATAGAAGAGTTGATCAATGACTACGAACATGAATCTCAGCGTCATAAACCAGTCATGGTAGATGATCATTACTTGTCTTTGACTTATCTATCTGTGGTAGATGGTAAGAAAGTCTTTAAGCTATTTAGAGATATCAGAGATCTTCCAGCGGAGTATGATAGAAAAGACGTCCATCCGACGACTTATACAGAGTTCTTCTATGTGGTTTTAGCACCTATTCTGAATAAACATAACGCTGTGGTGACGAGATATCCTATCTCTGGTCCTGGATCCTGTCAGGTCTGTAAGACTAAAGTCAAGACCACCATCCAAGATGAGATACGATATCAGTTGGATGATGATTGGAAGATCAGTGATAAGATCTACTACTCTTTCCCAGTACTGGGTGAGAAAACACAAGAAGCGATGTCACCACCGGTATCTATCTTAGGTGCTATGGGTGCTGACTTTGATGGGGACACCATGTCATTTAACCCAGTCTACTCAGATGAAGCATTGGAAGAGACGGATAGGTTACTGAGATCCAAGGGAGCTTACTTAGACTCCATGGGTAACTTCTTAAGAACCACAGATGTCGATATCGTCAATATCGTCTGTTTTAACCTTTCTTCTTAAGCATAGACGTCATACATCCTCAGTAGGACTAATGATAGTCCTACTGAGGTGCTCTTACTGAGTATAACGAAGGAAGAATAGCCCTACCCAGGATGCTAAGTCCTGGGTAGGGTATATGTCGTGTATTCACCAAGGCAAATATTCAGTACTAGGTTTTACTTCAAACAAAGCTTCTCCGTAAACACCCATTTGTTTTAGTATCTCTAATAGCAATTTGAAATCCTCATCCGGACCATCCCAACCATCATAGGCAAAAATAGGACGATAATACTCGTCTACTACTTTCACACTACCTTCATGATCCATGGCATAGTAGATCAAACAAAAAGGCTCTTGTGGATCGTCATAAAGGATCGTCAGAAGTGGCGCAACCCCTTCTGGATAAAGACGATGTGGGTATCTGGTTTGGATTTGGAAGAAGAGCTCTTCGTCTTGAATCACACATTTTAGTTCATTGACAAAGTAGTCTGGACCGTCAAAACCTCTCAAACGAAAGGTCCCTTCGCGGTGAACACGAGAGAATATATCGCAAAACGTGCTGAAATCTGGGGCTGTATAAGTATATCCCCAGTTGATCTTTTCTTCATTCATGAATAAACCTCTTGTTTAAAATAGATCCCAGATGGTCGAATATTAAGCTTTTTCTTCAAAAGTTCGATGAGTTTGATGAAGAACTCATCAGGAGCGCGACAGCGAACCTCCACATACTTCGTGTAATCAGCTTTACGGATGACATAACTACCGTTGCGATCTGTGATCTCAAAGAAAAAGAATAAATCCTTAAAATAAGACTCCTCTGGGAAGATCAGGGTCATGTAAGGACCTTGTACTCTATTAAAGTAAAAAGAAAGGTTTTTGTGGTTACTTGAGTGATACTTGACCACTGGGAGTGCCTTAGCACGATTAACCAGTCTTAGGTGTCTAACCGAGAAAGAACCATCCCCTTTTTCGGTTTGTTGGAAGGTCTTATTTAATTCTCTTGTGAAGAAGGCGTAGAGATCTTCGTAAGTGACTTCAGGTATTTGTTCATCAGGCATTAAGAAAGGATCAACGAGATGTTCACCATTTTTATCTTGAGGTAATGTACAGTCCGTATTCCCATGCGGGTAACTACCTGGATAGTAGGGATTGTGTTTGTGTGGAGGAACTTTGTTTCCATTATACACCGGAGAGAAAGAGATCCCGTCGCCACTGATACCGATATGTCTTAATGTCATCATCAGTGATGCAAACTCTTCGCAGAGATACGAGAAATAACGAGAGAACTTAATGTCGTCATCGATGATGACCTGATAAGAACCATATCGATCAAAGATGTTGTACCGGTACTTATGGTGATCAAAGATCCCTGGTGGAAACACAATAGAGAGTAATGAGTCTTTAGGATGATAAGGTTTCTTTGGTATGGGATATCTCGTATAAATCCTGACCACTTGATCAACTTGATAATGTTTGTTATGGAAAAACAGGCTAAACTCACCATACTGACTGAGGCTCTTATAGTTAACACGCTCGATAAGCCTGTCATTCACGAGTTCATGGAAGAAATCACAGATCCTACCGTAGCCAACAGGATCTGTGTGATGTTTTATCTTGTTCTGAGTGTAGAATCTCTTACCCTTTTTACGTTTACCCATTTATAGCCCCCATTCATCGAGAGGCTCAGGTGGTTTAGATTTATAAAAGGATGGGACGATATCACTGTAGTCTGGATCAAAGAAAAACACCTCTTGTTCTTCGATATTCTTTCTGATCTCGTCTATGATATCTTCATTAGGCTGATAGTGTATAGGAAATCTACCAAAGTTGCCTTCCACGCCATAGAAGGCCATGATATTTAGGATCTTCTTGATATCAGGATGGATGTATTTCCCTTGATAACAAAGCTTTCTTTCTTCCTTAGTAAGTTGAGGAACAAACTGATCAATCATCCTTGCTTTCTTATTGACGCCTTCGGGGATCAGTCTTCTATCCCCGAAGATAGCTGTATAACCATCGTAGTTTAAGATGCAGTAGTTCATGCATTCTGACCCTGTTAGGGATTTTGGGAGACTGATGATCATCTTGGCGTAGTCTTTAGGATACTTGGTACCACGTCTTTGCACATAGACCTTCATCAAGTGGTCTCCAGTATGGGGGTTGATTAAGTTATACTTGATATACTTACCCCAGTTGAAGAGGGGTGTCTTCTTAGAGGAGTGGTTGGTATGCTTGCTTCTACGAACCAAGATACCATGTTCTTTCTCCCATTGACTAAGATATCCGTAAATATCTTTAAAAGATGGGATGTAAGGGATGTGATTTTTAGTGTCCATAAGAAAAATATACTCATTTTAAGGGTATATTATGGACATTCACCGTGTCTTTATGCCTATAGCTTAACAGCTATAGGGGGTGGCGCTATGCCGATTATGAATGAAACAAGAGTAAAGGAGGTGTTTTTACACCTCAAGATGGTGATATCTTTTTGGATATCACCATAGCGACGATGACTAAGAGACTGAGATGATGATCTGGTAAGAGATCATCAGTGAAGGATCTGTAGGGTCATCACGCCAATCTATGCTAGTAGGAATGAGTAGCATCGATGATGAGGAGATGCTACGAAGAGAATGGAGATATCTCAGTGATGATATCACTGAAGGAGAGATGATCACTTAGTTATCTATCGATATCTAAGTGTATCCTTAGATGGAAGAGAAGATGATGCATCTTAGTGTATCATGAATGACACACTAAGAGATGCTACACTGCTATGCGACATAGACCATACCTCAGTACTACCTATCTAAGGTAGTACTGAGGTTATATGCCGTCTAGATGAGAACATGATAGATCATTCGTGAATACAAGATTCATGGATAGAAGAGATATGTTATTTTAGTTATTCTTGGTATAGAAGAACAGTAGAGTATCTTACTGGTTAGATGAGTAGTACTACCATGTGTAGATAGACTTACATGTTTGTAGTTAAGAAAGATACTTAGTGATAGTGATACTTGAGTATGTACTTAAAGTACTCTAGATGTCTTTATAAGAGGTTAAGATAGATAAGTAATGGTAGATGATGGATATAGAGAGATCTTGTCTTAGACGAAGATACAGAGATGTTTGTTTCATCTAAGGGTAAGTAGAAGAGATGTTCTATGGTTTCTAAGAAGAGATAGCGTTTAGTAGTCTTGCTTAGATCAGTTAGGATGATTAGGTTATATTTCTATCATCCATGACTGATTAGAGAGATATAACTTTAAGTAGCTCTAAATGGCTATATAAGAGGAGATATTGGGTATAGCTAAGGTAGTTATGTGGGTAGATAGAGATCATGTCTTAGAGGGGCATTTAGAAGGGATATAGAGAAGACGTCATAAAGAGATATACATCACTAGGACATTGTAGAGTAGTCCTAGTGATGATGATCCTTAGCGATGATGGATTATTGCATTACTGTAGGAAGATAGTCTATGTCTTTTTAGTTAGCTCAAATGAGAGGTAGAAGTATGCATGTAAGCATGATGGAAGGTAGTGGTATCGTGCTATCTTGGAGATATCTAGGATGGTTGATAGAGAGTGGATATAGAGAAGGTGTAGTGACTGTAAGTGATGGGATCAAAGAAGGTAGGGAAGGAGAGATCCCAAGGATAGAGTATCGTATTCGGTTTATGGATGGGAGATACAACAGAAGTAGGATCAAGGTGGTGATGAACATCGATCTTAAAGAGACAGGAGAGGATCTGATAAGAGTCCATGTACCTGAAGTAGTCAATGGTCATGGTCCTATGGTGTATAGTGTCAGTGACGTCTATGGTAGTGTGAAAGTGACAGGTAGTAATCAAAGTGGTACTAAGTATCCACTATGGGATGTGTTATGGCGGAAGAAGTGTGATGAGTATTGGAAAGAATACATGGACTTTTTGAAAGTATTGAGAGATGTTGGATGTGTAGGGATTGAGAAATGGATACATGAATAGACGGCATAAATCACACCTCAGTAGTACCACTATCGGTACTACTGAGGATATATGCCGTGTAGACGTGTATGATGTGTCTTAGAGATAAGATGACTTTTACGAAGATAGGAGTAAGAAAACATGAGTTTGTTAACATGGGAGTCTTTTTATCGTCAGTATGTCAACAGACGAGAGGCTTCATTGATCAGTCCGAGGATCTTTAGTATCGATCAGTTTAGACTGCCTAAAGGTAGTGTGGTACACTACCTACCTGTGAGTAATGGTGACAATGGTCCTAGCTACAACGACCCTTTGTTTAGAGGGGTAAGTAGGTTGATAGGGACTTGGTATGTCGATAAGCTATCTGTCATGGAAGGGAGTATCCAGCCTAAAAGTGTGGTAGTCAGTAGTGAGATCAGGAAGTATCATCTCGAGAACAAGAAGATCAAGAGAGTATTTGACTTAAAGAGTAGCTTGAAAGATGTCGAGAGTCCATTGGTCGTCAACTACTGTCATCTGGAGAAGAAGTATAAGTACTTAAGTAGTCCTTTGAGTAGATGGCATAGTTTCGGTAACAAGCTACGTACGGTCTGTGAGGAGATGGAGAAGATCTATCGCGAGAGTCCTGGTAGTAACCAGTTCTTGATGATAGAATGTCCTAGAGTCATCCCAGGATATCCTTACTTTTTAGCAGTCAATAAACAAGAGAATAGAACTAATGTTGACAGGTTTGACAGCTTTGAGAAGTATGTGGTACTAAACATCTTCAACCTCTTTAGAGACGGTAGTGAAGGAAGATGTGCTTTTACTGAGATCAGTAGGGGTGGTTTGGATAAGATCAATGTCGTCTTTGTAGACAGTGGTTACTTCACCGTGATCAACTTAGGTACTTTGATGAGCTGGGTCAAAGGAGTGGATCATCCGACAGGTAAGAACCCAAGGATCATGCGTACTTATTTCATTAGGTTCATTTTGGCATTGATGAAGGTCAGAAGTGAAGATATCGATGAGTTGGTAGAGCATGGAGAGTTAGTAGACCAAGGTAAAGACAGTAGTACTGCTATCGTGATAGAGGATAAGACTGTTGATGATAACATCAGTGATAGTAAGTCTACTAAGGTCGATAAGACTGAAGTAGAGGAAGATGACTCTGATGAAGACGAGGATGACAGTGGTGATGAGGATAGTGATATCGAAGAGATAGCACAATCTGTCAAGACACTACAAGTTGAGAAAGAGCGATATCAACAAGAGAAGACAGAAGTAGTCAAAGACAAATCTATCCGCTATGATGACGAGATGGAAGAGATGGTCTTTGATGACAGTATCTTGACCGAAGATGAAGCGAAAGAGTTAGCGCTACTTGAGAAACAGCTCTCTGATGAACATGTCATCTTAGAGCAAGCCAAGCAACGTAAACTGATCCGTAAACAAGAGACACCACTGAGTTTTGATGAAGTCGATATCGATCCTGAAGAGAGAAACAGCTATCGCTTTGATAACTTACTCGATGGTGGCGTCATAAGCCCTCGTGAGTACGACAGACTGACAGAGCTTGCAGGAAGATATAAAAAGATCATGGTGGATAACAAACCACTTGATGAGTATGTCGATGTCAAGCAAGAAGAGATCCAGGTAGATAATGTCAAAGTAGACGATATCTCTCAGGTCTCTGATAAAGCCATGCTGTCATCAACACTGCTGGACTTTGATGCTAAGTACGTAAGTGAAGTACTGGATCGTGATATCGCAGGGATGTTGGTCCATGCGCAGAAAGGTGGGATCATGATCAGTGATCTTACTACGACGACCACTGAGTCTACTCGTGGTACTATGGTCCACTATGACGTCGAGATCACACCAGTCAAAGGCAAGAAGAGTCATCTGAAGTTTACACTACCGAAGATCCGTGAAGATGGCACTTATCTCTCTAACGGTACGGCATACCGTCTTCGTAAACAGAAGACGGATATCCCGATAAGAAAGATCTCTTCTACCCGAGTAGCACTGACCTCTGCTTACGGTAAGCTCTTTATCGAACGTGCTGAAGACAGTAAGTTCAACTATCCCAAATGGCTGACGAAACAGATCAGATCCCGAGGGCTGGATAAAAACAACCCTCGTATCACAGAGACGAGAACTGCAGATGTCTACGACAGATCTTTGAAGCTGCCATACTTGTACTCTACGTTGGCTAAAGACTTCAGGACTTTCCAGTGCAATGACGATAAACTCGGTAGTCTTTACTTCTATCTGGATTATCACAAGCGCTATGCTAAGCTAAAAGACCTTCATCCTAATCTTCCCCTGATAGAGCAATCTGGTCAGTATGTCTTAGTAGGGTATCAGTCTTACCAAGGCAGTCAATATCCCCTCTGTATGGACTACCAGGATGACCTCTACGTCTATCAAAACGGTAGATATATCCTACTTCCTGCTATCGAAGATCTTATCGGTATCGATGTCACTAAAGACCTGAAGAAGTCTGTCCCTGTACCACCACTCTCCTGTCTTAAGACAGAAGTGATGGGTAATGTCATCTCAGTAGGAATAATCCTAGGTTATCAGTTAGGTTTTACAAACCTCCTTAAGCTCTTAAACATCGACTATCACGAGACTGAAGATACGCAAGCTTTGCCTAAGGTCGGTGAATATGCGATCACCTTCAAAGACAAGAAATACTTCTTCTCGAGAAAAGATCAGTTAGCAGCATCGATCTTAAATGGTTTCAACCTCTATGCTGAGACCTTAAAAGACTTCGATAGCTATCACTTCGATCAGAAAGACGTCTATTCTGTCATCTACGACAACATGCGTACCGCATCAGCGATCTTCAAAGAAGTCGATCTTTTATTCGATCTTTTTGTCGATCCGATCACTTACCGCATCTTGGAAGATCTCTCTCTACCGAAGACATTCAGAGGACTGCTCTTCAAAGCAGCAGAACTTCTTCTCTACGATGATGCTCCAAAAGAGACCGATGCTTCCTTACAGCGCATCCGTAGCTACGAAAGAATCCCTGCGCTGATCTACAAGAAGACGGTAGATCTCCTAAGACAGCATCACCGTAGTGGCAGTGAGATGAACCGTGGGATCACTATCAACCCTAACGATATCTTACTTTCATTCTTAGAAGACCCTGCTAACGTAGCTGTGAACGGTCTAAACCCATTCCAGAACATGCGTCAGATAGAAGCAGTGACTTACACCGGTACTGGAGGAAGATCTAAAGACACATTAAAAAGCAAAGCGATGCGTGCCTTTGACGTCCATGATGTCGGCACCATCTCTGAAGCGACTGTGGACTCAGGAGACGTCGGGATCAACATCTACACCACAGCCAACCCTAACTTCAAAAACGTCTATGGTCTCTCTGATCCCAACCATACACCATCTGTGGCATCGATGATGTCATCTGTGTTTAACACCATGCCGTGTATCGAAAAAGACGATGAACAGATCTTTTTAACATTTTAAATAATCCCTGGAATGAGACACTATCCTGGCGGAATTATGAATTTAAACCAGTGAGAATGTCCCATGTCCCATACCAACCAAAACCGAAATTATATCCCGACCCAACGTTTTAACAAGCGTGGCTCTGAAGTCAAGATCTTCAACTACAAGACTCAAGAAGAGTTCTCTTTCCCGAGTATCTCTGCTTGTAGTCGACACTTGAATCTCCCTTACGAAACCGTGCTACGATGGATCCACGAGAAGTCCGATTATCTCCTCCATGGACTACAGATCAAATACAAACATGATCACACTCCTTGGAAAATGTTTAAAGAGGATCCAGTCACGATAGTAAGTAATAGTCGACGGTCTAGTCGGTCTATCGTCCTAAACCTGGTGCTCACCAACGAAAACAAAGACTTTTCTAACTTAAATGAAGTTGCACTTTTTCTTGGTGTCACCAGAGTCGCGTTACGTGATCTAAGTCGACAGGATAAAAACTTCGTCCATGTGATCAAAAATCAGTATTTCCGATATCAAAGGTATCGTAAATACACGCCATGGATTCCTGTTGATGATATCTACAAGACCTTAGCACTCCAAGGGAGGATCATCCCTTGTTGTTACAACGATCACGACGTTAAGGTATTCCTTAGCTATAAGGACTGTTGTAATGACAGAAAGGTAACAAGACAAACACTATCCATTAGACTGAAAAGCAACTTTAAGACAGTCTATCGGGATGGATATCGGTATGGCCATTATCTGGATTATTTAAAATTAAAAGAAGATACGTCCGTGTAGTCAGTAATGGCTACATCGAAACGCTACTTAACTGACGGGAAACTCCTAAAGCTCCTTCTACTCCCTGAGACAGCGATGATCTCAGTATAGTAAAAAAGAAGGAGATGGTACAATGGACAACCCGCAGCCAATCTTCTCATCCTAGAGATGAGAAGCAGGTTCAACGACCATCCCCTTGTCAGGGAGTACCGATGAAGCCATCGGGAAATGGTAGTCGTCCTGTACCACACTGGTACAGGATGTTGATATGGTCTTGTCTTGCATGAAAGTGCAAGCAGTCTGCTCTCCTAGAGTAAGACGGTCTTGGTCTAGCGCACCAAGATGAAAACTACGATGAAAAGAATCAATTTCTCCTCGATACATGCTGATGCCAATATCCCCTGTCAAGGATACACACCGCTTCCTGTCAGGACCGGATATGACAACATCATCCCTTATCGCGTGGGTAGCCTCTTTGCTTCTATGGCCATCCAAGATGGCAAAGTCTCTTCCATCACACCCCACGAGATCACCGTCCTCTATGCGGATAACACTTCCAAAACCTATCCGCTTGGAAGACAGTATGGCAAAGAAGGTTCTCTCACCATCCCCCACTTCCTGAAAACTGATCTCACTATAGGTCAATCTTTCAAGAAAGGACAAGCCCTGTCTTACAACGACAGTTATTTCCAGCCAGATCCTATCGATCCATCCCTCCTTACGACTAAGTTTGCCACATTGGCCACCACTGCAGTCTTGGAGAACTCCTACACCCTGGAAGATGGATCCATGATAGATCTTACGCTGTCCAACAAGCTCTCTACCAACCAGACCAAAGTCCGAAACATCCGTATCGACTTCAGCCAGACCATCCATGATCTCTTATCCCCTGGCACCCAAGTAGATTACGATACACCTCTGTGTACCTTAGAGCAAGCAGTGACATCCAGATCACAGCTCTTTGATCAGAAGGCTCTAGATGCACTAAAAGCGTTCTCAGATCAGTCACCCAGAGCGAAGTTCCATGGGACAATAGAGAAGATAGAGCTCTTCTATCAAGGCAACAAAGAAGACATGTCTGAATCTCTAAAAGCACTTGCTGATAAGACAGACAAACTCTTAGCGACACATGCTCGTTCCTTAGGACTAAAAGGTCATACCGGACAGGTCAATGAGAACTACCTCATCGAAGGTAGTCCGCTAGAGCGCAACACCTGTGTCTTACGCATCTACATCTCAGGCTCTACCAAGTGCCTTAATGGTGATAAGATCGTCTTCGCTAACCAGTTGAAGTCTACCATCGGTCAGGTGTTAAATGAGTCTCCTACTACGGAAGATGGCCTATCTATCAACGCTATCTTTGGTGCCAGGTCCATCAATGCACGGATCGTTAACTCTCCGTACATCTTGGGCACTACTAACCACTTACTGGTAGAGATCGGTAAACAAGCTTACCAGATGTACCATGCATCTTAAATACACGTCATAGACGACATATACCCTACCTAGGACTGATGATCCTAGGTAGGGCTTTATGACGCGCAGTGGTCATTTATACGGTTGTCTGAGATCTACATATCACACGAGATATACGTCTATAGCTTCATCAACCAAGGTGATAGCCAATTCTGGTATCACCGCAGTGTTCATAGAGGGCTCATAGAAGCCATCTAAATGCTCATTTAAGACGTTATCTCAACAAAGTAATATAACTACATCAATCTCCTCCTAGGATGCCTTGTAGAGTCTCCTAGAGAGGATAAGGACATATGACGTCTATACAGCTATACGTGTAGACGTCATAAATCCTCTATCATTACTAGAGCTTTAAGTAACCCTAGTAAGGAGTCCTCTATGGATCTGCATGCAATCTCTAAACTACGATAAATCTATCCAAGATAATTTTCTACGAAGAATTTCAACTTTTTCATCTAAAATCATCTATACCACCATTTTTCAAAAATCCTTAAATTCTTTAAACCTATCTAGATGGCTCTCTAAGACATTTTAACATCAAAACCATATACTCACTAAGGGTAAACCTCTACAAAGCCTTACAAAGCCATTTAGAGGGCATATAAGTCATTTTTACCCTATTCTCATACACCATCTTCGCGCTCGCTCCGCCACGCGCTCTTTCTTTAAGTCGAAGGGATCTCATCCCGAGACATACTCAGCGAAGCTTAGATATAAATATAAAAATCATTTTTCCTTCGAAAAAATTATCTTTATACCTCTATCTATACCTCTAGATCTCTTCAGATCCTCTTCAGAGATCTTATCTTAGTCTAGCCTAAGTAAAACCACCACTTATCTCATCAGAGTCCCTACAGACTCTTCTGAGAGCTTCCATGATATCTTTACTAGAAGACATTTCTTCAGACTTACTTATCGTAAGTCCTCAGAGGAAATCCTCAGAGCTATCAAAATAGCTCTTCGGAGAGGATCATCGATGACACTTATCGTGTCATCTCAGAGATAACCTCGTCAGTCTTACAGACTGACTCAGATAACCTAAACGTCATATCACCTCACTCTACCCCCTAGGGGGTAGAGTGAGTGTAGTGATGACTATTTTTCATCATTTTACGAAAATTTTACGATTATTATATGGGATGAGAGTGGTGGTGGTGGTCCAGGAGGAGGAGGAGAGAGAAGGGTGTCAAAAATAACACCTTATTTTTCACCACTTCGATGACATCAAAGACACTCTTGCACACGGATAAAATAGCACCTCAGTAGTACCTATCAATGGTACTACTGAGGGTATATGACGTTTATTCTTGGTAATGAGTAGTAGTGAGGATATTCTTACTTACGAGAAAAGATATATCTTGTCAGAACCCATGACTAGGAAACCTGCTTATGAGTAACCACGACTATCTAGATGCCTTCTGTGAGATCCCGAGTCTTTCTGGTATCGGTAAACACATACAAACCATGATTGGTGAGGTTCCTGCAACCTTTTCAATAACTAAACATAAAAACCAGATTTATAACAAATTCCATATCCGTTACCACTACCGAGGTAAACGGTATTTCATTTGTATCTTAGTCAAAGACCCTTATGGTAACTATAGGGAAGATGACTTTGACATGCAGATCCAGATGAGAGCCGGGGTGGTGACCAATTTTAACATCATCTACACCATCAAAAATGGTGGTAAGGATGTGTTCATTGATGCTGATCGTAATAGCATGCAACTACATTACCAGTGTAATCCGGAACACTACGAGAAGTTTAACCGCTATCTAGAATACATCGTACCTAAATGGAGTAAACATGACTACCCAGGCTAAACAAATACCATACATGACTTTACCTAACCTCTATGGCGTATCAGATCACATAGAGAATGTGGTTTTTGAACAAGCTCCCTGTACGGTAATTGAAGATGAAGAAGATCCTTACTACCGAACGACTAAGTACTATACACGTGTCGACTTTTTAGAATACGAGACGGTTATTCGTTGTAGACGTTTGCAGTCAGGATTCGATGCGAGAGTTATGCCACTGATAGAAATTGTTTTCGATTACAACACTATTGTAAAAAATAAGCTTAAATACCTCATCACCAGTGAGAGCGGTGATTTTCGCATTTACGATGAACACAATACAGAAATTTATCGTTCTGTTGAGCCAGATAAAGAAGGTATGGCAGAATTGATCGAGGTTTTGGAGGGTCTTTGCCTTATGGATACCATTAAAAGAGATCTACCGCGTACAACTATTGATTGTTGTAAAACGAAATAGACAATGTATCATTGAACGATTCTCTGTATACGTCAACACAGACTCACGATACCCTGATACACCCATAGTAGGTGTATCAGGGATATATGCCGTCCACACAACCCTATTTTCATAAATCCTTTCTATAAAGCTATATAAGACATCCTACAATAAAAGTAATATACTTTATTATGGTAAACCTGTATATCGTCTTAGACGCTCATTCAGAGCGCTCTGAAGGGATATCTCTTGGATATTCGAAGAGATATCCCTGATGAAGAGGCTCTGAGAGCCTTCTAGAGCATGATAGCTATTTTACTTATGTAAAAATATCCAAAAATAAAAGACGTCATATAGCCTAGATACACCCACTACAGGTGTATCTAGGTGTTTCTATTGATGTGTTATATCAAGATACCATATTGAGCAAAATCTTGTTCATGGATCAATGGTGTTTTAAGCTTCATCGCTTTCTGGTATTTACTCCCTTGATCTCCTTCTCCGCAGAGAAGATAGTCGGTGTGTTTACTGACACTGTTACTGACGATACACCCTCTTTTCTCAAGATAGTCTTTTAACTGACTTCTACTGACAGAGAAACTACCCGTGATACAGATATGCTTACCTTTCAACAAGAATGCATCATCGACCACGATATCTTCTTGGATATGGATTACGGATAACAGTCTGTCCAAGGACCTTCGGTTATCTTCATCATGGAAGTACTGATAGATGTTACCTGCTATCATCTCACCGATACCTGGGATCTTGGTAAGATCCTCTACACTGACAGATCTAAGATCCTCTAAGCTGTACCTGCTACTGAGTAGCTTACAGATGCTCGGACCACAGTTGTCTATCATCAGTGTCAGCAGGACTTTCTGTAAGGATAGTGTTTGTTTATCCTGGATGTTCTTTAAGATCTTCTTAGTGAGCTTAGTGCTGTTGGTTACTTGTGTCAGTCTAAATTCATCGAGTAGATAGAGATCACTAGGCTCTTTTAAGTAGTCCAGATATACCAGCATATCGATGGTACTTTCACCAAGTCCATCGATATCTAACACTTCTTTACTGACTAAATAAACCATCTTTGCTTTAACGACATCTAAACAGTGTCTATTGATACACTTTAAATAACTCCCATCTTTGACTAATACCTCATTACAACAAGGACATCTCTCAGGGATCTTATATTTCACCAGTGATGGATCTCTTTTCCCCAAGATCACTTCGGTGATCTGTGGGATCACTTCCCCACTACGTCTGACAAAGACATAATCCCCGATACGGATATCTTTTACCTCAATGAGATCAAAGTTTGCTAGAGAGACATTATTGACTTTAGCACCACCGATTTCCACTTCATCGATGACAGCGACAGGAGTGATGACCCCAGTCCTACCAACAAAGGTCTGGATATCTTTTATTTGACTGACGACTTCTTGACTGGGATACTTGACAGCGATAGCCCAGTAAGGATCTCTGTGTTTATATCCCAACCTCTCTTGTAGGGAAAGACTGTCTACTTTGATGACACAGCCATCGATATCGTAGTCTAGTTCATCTCTCATCTGTCCTATCTCATCGACACAGCGATAAAGATCATCTATCTTGCATCTTCTCTGTAAAGGAGAGGTTTTAAATCCTAACTCATTTAACCAAGCTAACACTTCTGTATAGCTGTCAGGGATAGCACTACTGTGATATCCTACTCCATAGGAGAAGAAGGATAGCTGTCTTTCTTTAGTGATCTTAGGATCTTTGACTCTTAGGCTACCACTAGCAAGGTTACGACAATTACTAAAGGACTTACTATTTTCATTGAGTCTATCGAATACTGACCTTCTGACATAGACCTCACCTCGTATCTCGATCACCTCTGGGATCTCCATCCATGGGACGATATTTTCAGGGATATCTTCGATCATGAGGACGTTCTTTAATACATCTTCACCGATAGAGCCATCACCACGAGTCGCTGCTGATACCAGCACACCTTTTTCGTAGATGAGATTACATGCAAGACCATCGAACTTCTCTTCGATAGAGAAGTCGATAGTTGAGATATCCACATGCTCTTGTAAGGATGCTAAGAATCCTTTTAAGTAATTATGTTCACCTTGGGAAGGGACAAAAACATTTGCCAAAGATAACATCGGTGTGAGATGTTTGATCTCTTTAAATGAAGGATCTTTGGTATCGGTGATGGTCTTAGTAGGAGAGTCTGGATCTGTGTAAGTCAAGGATTCTAAATGTTTGAGTCTTTGCACTAACTGATCGTACTCTAGATCTGTAACTAAGGGATGTGACTCTTGATAGTAGTGATGATCAAGTTCTTGGATGGTCTTCTTTAAGGATAAGATCTCATCTTGGATATTCATTGTAAACTCCTGTGTATGTATGCTCACGCAGATGGGTTCAGAGATATGATTTATATCTGTATCTTGATAGACGTATACACGTCATATAGCCCTGATACACCCATGGTAGGTGTATCAGGGTGTAAAGGGTTTATGTCGTAGGCCCTCTGAGCGGATCAGGGATGATCCGTGAAGAAATGACGTTTATTATTCCGGAATCGGCAATGGTTTAAAGACTTGCTGATCGTAAGTCAAGATCTTCTCATTATTCTTATCCCACATCTTACCGAGTGTATTGACGTGTAGTACTACTTTACTGGCATCGTTAGCGAGTTTGATATCACCATTGATGTTTAACAAAGTACAAGTGAGTCCTTTTAGCGCATTAGCATCAAGTGGATACTGCACACCACGAGGACTACGATAAAGTGGCGTGACCGTATGTTTTAAATAGATACGTTTACGATCCTTGACGTACCAGACAGAGAAATAACCAAAGTAAACATACTGGCTATTGCTATAACCTTGTTTCTGTCTGAAGTAAGAGACTTCGATACCGTAGTGGTTGAGCAAAGTGTTGTCGATCTGATACTCTTTACCGTCACCCATCGATCTTAACGCCACTTTGGTACCCGATAAGGTAGCGACATTATTGATCTGTGTTAGGGTTGCAGCAGTGGGTTTACTGGTAAACTCTATCAATGGAGATTCTCCTTTGGTATAGAGATCAGGATTGTTTCTCTGTGCTCCCATGGGTTTGTTGTTGTAGTAATAGACGACCTGATAAACATACTTACTAGAGATATCAACACCATTAGCCTCATTGACACGTAAGACCTGTTTATTACGCGTGTATATCTGGTTGTTGCGTGTGATATCATTTACCGCATACTGTTTTACCCCACGATAGTCTACTTGCAACTCCCCATCACTCGTGACTTCACCAAGGACATATTCCCCATAGGCGATGTTACCTTTAGCAAGATTGACATTAGTCGGCAACTGATCAAAGGTAAAGGGTTCTGAGTAGACGATCTTTTTCTCATGGGTAGTATTGTTCGTGATCTCGTATTTGTTACGATAGACGAACAGATTACCGACGTATTGCTCTTGACCATTACTGTTACGAGCACGTTCTAGTTGTTCAGTATCAACCAACTTGATCGAATAAGGTCTTTTATAGCCAATAAACTTCTTGAAGTTCTTATAGTCGAAGACCACAGCTTTGTTGTTATCGACGACCGCTGTGATAGATTTCTTCTCAGCTTCGGTGATGGGGTGATCTAGATAGATCATCTCCCCATCAACAAAGACTCTCCCAGCATCATTGATACCACGGTTCTCACCTGCAGTTTCAGCATAAGGGTGGTCGATATTACCGATCTTGGCAAAGACAAAATAAACAAATTGTGTCTCCATGTACATCGGTAGGTTCTTCTGGTCTTGTAAGGTGAACCCTAACTGCGAGATATAATACTTATCTGGGCATTCCCATTGACCATTTTCAGTGAAAGCATAGTTCCAGCGGACATTAGCATTCTCTGCTATATAAGGGATGATTTTATTATACTCAGCTTCACTAGGCACATGACCAAACTTCACAGGCTCTGATTCCATCTCAACAGTCCTGTCAGAGCTGTTTTCTCTGAAAGTGGTGATGACGGTATAGATGTGTTCATTGCTGTAGTCTTTATCGATACCGATCTTGGTTATTCTATTACCTAGCTTCTGTGATACAGGCTGATATGCTAACTTAGGATCTTTAGGATAAGCGACAAATCGATCATGATAGAGGATCACAGGCATGTTGAACTTAGCATTATAAAAGACGTTATGTTCAGATCCTTCTTTGGGTTCTATTGGAGTGATATTGATCATCCAGTAGTCCATCGTCTCAGTAGCAGTATGGGTCATACTTGAGATCATGCTATCTTTGTTGACAGGATCATCACTACCATCTTTCTTATACTGGTCGATATTGAAGAAATGCTCTTTAAAAGCACGATAGATCTTGTTAGACAGATCTTTCTTACATTCTGCAGTATCAGTGATCGGTTTATTGTAGATGAGATAGATCTCTTCACCTCTGGAAGACTTGATACCTTTCTTTTCGTACTTACCAATATTCTCAAGTTGATCTTTGATGATCTTTAACTTGACAGCATTTCCAGGTGTAGCTCTATGGTACTTGATATCGATCTCGCCGATGAAGCGTTTACCGTTATCGGTAGATTTGATCTTGACGATGGTGTTAGGTTTGACATACTTGTTATACTGAGAAGCATCCACCTGAAATACTTTCTTGTCTTTAGTACTTTTGTCAAGGATAAATTTATTATCATCCAGTACAGGATCACTTGACCCATCGATATTTCTAACATTCTCTACTTCGAAGTCTTCTTCTTCGATATCGATGTTCTTGCTCTTTAGGTACTTGACGATATGTTGTTTAAATGTTAAATTGTTCTCGATAAACATGTTGAGTATTCCTTTTGTGTATAAGTTCACATCATGCATCATACATCCTCATCCAGGAGCTATCTCCTGGATGAGGTGCTCCAAATGAAACGTAGTGGAATGAGGAACATCCCTGATACACCCACCACAGGTGTATCAGGGTGCTCTGTATGACGTGTAGTATAGTGGTATCACGTATTATAACGAAGACCTGAAGATGCGATCTCTTTAACAAGATTTTCAGGTTTAGGAGCAGGAACAAATATCTTTCCCTTGTACCCCTTGGGATAAAAGTCGAAGCTATTATCCTCCAGCACATAAGGAGATACCGGAAAAGTCATGGCGAACTTCTTCTGTCTCCCAGGTGTGGTTAACTTACTCTCAAGCTCACCATCGTGACGTAGGTTCAAGATCTCCTTGAACCTGTCACTGATGTATTTACGCTCGAGAGGGACATTCGCTCTACTGACTGTAACAGATACAGATGTCTTCCAAGCTTCACTCATCCCTTCGCTGAAATCCTCCCAAGTAGGACTCAATCGGTTTAACAACTCAGTTAAGTTCAGTCTACGGTAATGGATCTCAACTTCTACACCATTAACAACTGCAATCACTTTGGTGTTAGGTTCGATATTTCCATCGATACTCTTGATATCAGGATGATTAAGGTAGTAGTCTTTCGGTATATCTATACTTTCCACCTCACCTTTCAAGGTCACCGTTAATTTACTTTCATCGATACCGAGATAGTCTTGGTAGTACTGCTTGATCTTTAAGATCAAAGCAGACTCACCTTGACTAAGGTCTAATACTTCTTTTCTTCTTGTCAGCATAACTCAACCATACTCAAATTCATCCAAGACGATCTGTTTGATCTCCAAAGTAAGAGGATACTCAAGATCTAGCATCTGGGTATTCTTGATCAGACTACCGAGATCTTTCTTAGCTTTGTAGGTCTTGATATTGACCAAACAACCACCCGTGTAGATCAGGTTTTCATATTTCGGTATGAGCTGCATCAAGTACCCACCACCATTACGATAGAATCTGTATTCCAAAGCATCAGCGATAAATCCTAACCCCAGACAAGTGTGCTTAAAATACAGCTCGTCTATGTCTTCATCATCACCATTATTGATTAGACTCTCATCTATCCCTAAGTACACGATAGAAGGATTACCAACAGACTTCGTATAAAGGTTAAGCTGTTCTCCCAGATGGATCCTTCTATAGACAACAGTAACCTCACCAGCGTAGCCTTTCCCAGCAACGACTGAGAAAGTCACTTTAGTGTTGTTAACTACTGTGGTATTGACATCGTCTTTTTCGTAATTTTGAATCCCTTCTTCAAGTTCTTCGACTGCTTTTACTTCGATCTCTTTGATATCGAAACTAGGATTGCTGTCTTTGATTAGTTTTAAGAAGTTCTCCAAACTACTCTTACTCGGATCTAGTTTAACCATGTGTTTCTCCACCATGTGCTTCTCCTAGATCCGTGATGTCTAGTGATCCCATAGGTGTGACATCATAAGCAAAGAAGTCATCCCAGGTGTGGGGGATGACTTTACTTAACGATGGTTTCACGACCTTAGGTTTAAAACCAATGATCTTCTGTCCTGTGAATAAGTAACTATCTTCCTTAGCAGTAAGCGTTACTTTACCTTCTTCACCTTGAAGATCAAAATCCATATCTAGGAAGTCTAGCTGGATCGGAAAGACTCTAACAAAGAAGTCCATCAGTATCCCTTCTTCAGTTAGTCCTCCGACGTATTTTTCAGGAGGATAACGATAGAGACTGTTATCGGTTTTGAAGATGATCTTCCATTGGTCTTCGATACTAAGCCTTCTATACCTTAAAGTACAGGATCCTGTCACGAGTACACTATCATCTTTAGCAGTGATGATGACTTCTGTGTTAGGCTCGACGTGATCATTGGGGTGATTATAGTCGAGATGACTGCTGATCTCTACAGGCTGACCGATTTCAAATTCATCTTCATGTTTACTGAAATCAAAATCAGTCATCTGTCCTTTACTACGGCTTTGCAATAAAGCCAAGATATTTTGTTTTTCGGTTAACGCGATATTGATTTCCATGATAACTGTCTTTAACTTACAAAGGGTCCTGATGGATCGTGTTCCGGATAGAGTAAAATGGTAGTTTTGGTGAATACTTGTCTACAAGCCTCACCTACCAGATCAACCTGATACATGGGTTTACCACCTGATGTACTAGAGGAGATCCTGATGACATTGTCATTGTTAAGATAACTATACATGTTATCCAGATCAAAGATTTTCACTAAGACTTCTCTGACCTTCTGATAATCACCACTATGAGCGATCTCTTGGTCGTGATATTTAACAAAGTCTTCCCAGGTAGGGGTTCTTAGTTTCAACACCAATACCGGATCAATGCGGTGGTATTTGATCTTACCGATCTTAAAACCAAAACCGGTTAAGTTCTTATCAATCTGCATCTTGATATGTAAGATCTGATCGGTTTGAAAAGATGTATTACTAGGCAACTCTCTATTGATCTCACGTGGTGTTTTGCCATCGTAGAAGTTAGCAGGAGTCTGATCATCCTCAGTGACGGTAGCACTACTAGTAATAACACTATCAGCTTTTCCTTCTTCGATACCAAAATAAGTCTCAAGATACTTATTAACCACCTCTCCCAAGGGATAACGCATCGCGATTTTCTGTGTTCTCGTACTCATGACTCACCTACACCGTAAATGCTTCTAAAGTCACCTCAGGGATCTCAACGACAGTCTCATACTCGAAAGTATTGTCATCATTGAGATGGATACTCGAGATATCCTGTTTACGACGAGCGTATTCAAGATTGATCTCGATCTTGTTGCCATCTGTGGTATACAAGAGACTATTACTGATCGCATCTAGAGTGATCTTCGCTTGCTCATCATTGATCTTGGTGAACTCATAGCTGATCTCACTGTCGACATGATAGAGGATGTTATTGATGTGTTTCTTGACATTCTCTTCAGTGAGCTCTGGGATCATCTTCTGGTTATATTTCCAGTTAAGACGCGTTTTCCCAAATAACAAGGTCCATTGGTTCTGGAGATTGATTCTTCTGTACTGGATCTCTTTACTGCCTTTGTAGCTAGTACTATCACTTTTGGCAGAGATAACGATTTTAGTATCAGCTTCGATAGCGGTATTGATATTCCCTGAATCGATACTGACTACAGCTTTTAAGACAGAAGGTGTACCGATATCAAACTCATCGATATTCCCTTCAGGGATAGAGACCATCTTTAAGATGATCTCTTTTGCAGTTGCATTCTTAGTGATCTTCATCTACTATCCTTAGCCACTAAAGGTGTAGCCATTCTTAGCAGCATACTCCAGATCATACTCAAAACCACTCAAGCTGGTGGTGAGGATGACTTCTGGGAGCTGGATCTTATCATCACGTTGGACAGTGATCGTAAATGCTGTCTCATCTGCGACATAGACAAGATCATTTTCTTTAGCGGTGATCGTTGCAGATGCGTTATCACCAGTGTTGATGGTGACAGTGATGTCTACTGAGGATTCGATCAGTTTCAGTTCACTGACCAAAAGACTTTTAATAGAGCTTTCATCAAAGGTGGGGATCTTAGATTTGATCACCGTCAATGTAGGATTAGTCGATTCACCGATACGGAACTGATATTGCTTACGGATAGAGATTCTTCTATATTGGATCTCAACACTGCCTGCAGCATTACCTTTACCTGTCATGGTGACCTTGGTATTGACAGCGAGATTTGTATTCGCAGTGGTTTTGTCATGGGGCAAAGAAGCACCCGCGATCACAGAAGGCGTACCAAAATCGATATCTCCTTCAGCAAGGCTGGTGCTGTTGGTCTTATTGACAAGTGCCAAGAGGTTTACTTTAGCAGATTTGGTGTGGTCAAGTTTCATCAAGGTCGTCCTTTTTAAACAACTGAAAACATACTAGAGATACTTATCTCTAGTATGGGTGGAAATGAAAAATACATGTCTTCACAGGAGTCCCCGGAAAACATCATAGTATCTTCGTTTGCCTTCCTTACGGTAATAGCAATAATAAACGTCATATATCCTTAGTAGTACCTATCAGTGGTACTACTAAGGAATAAGGGGTATATGACGTGTTTTCGATGATCTTTATTTATAGACGTCAAGGCTTAGGATTAAGTTCATACTTAAATCCATCCAACTTCAACGTCTTTACCTTAAAAGTGACCGTTATCTCCAACTTACCGATATATAGCAAACTACCTCTTTTGGCAGAAAGCTTGATCTTCTTGATGTGATCTTGTCCTGTGACAGAGTCATAGACGATATCTAGACTCTCTTTACGCAGTTTAGCTTTAGCGATGATAGCATCACAGACACCACTCATCTCTTCTTCGCTATAGCTCTTGTTGTGGGTGGTACTATCAGATCCACCTAAGAGCTCATGCTGCAGATGGATATCGATCCGTCTATACTCGATCCCATCAGGACCATCGTAATCACTACCACCACTGATACTGACTTTGGTGTTAGAGACATAGTCCTGATTAGGAGCACTCTTACTAACGGTATCAATACCAACACCATCAATGACGGTAAGATCCGTGAAGCTAAGACCACTATAGGTCTTAGCCATAGCAGTATTGATCAGACTGGTGACATTGTCTACTTCATTTTTCGTGATATCGATATTCATCTATCACCACCTGCTGAAGATGATGTTACTACGCTGCGCTTGCTGTTTTCTTTCTTCTTCGATCAAAGCAGATAAGTTCTCTCTGACATGGATGATATCAAAGGACTCAGCACTGATCGATGGGATCTCATTGAGTCTATCTAAGAACTTCATGCCATCGACTCGGATCTGTTCGATCGACTCTATCGATGGTGTCAATAACTTCTCAGCGTTCCAGATACCTGGTTCATTGACATAGTCAAAGGTGATGATGTCAACCAGTTTCTTGATATAGGTACCATCCCCTCGAGGATAGTCTTTGGTTAATGACCTGATCGAGAAACATACCTGCTCACCAGGAGACTCAAAGGCATGGATCAAGGCTTCTCTGTAAGGACCAGAGGGGTAGATCGTTCCCATGACAGGTACGATTGTTCTACCTCTTTCATCTTTTAATTTCTCAGGTGACAACCAGATTTTGCGCCAAGTACCACAGATCATGGTCTCCTCAATACGAGTATATCTGATACCATAATCGTATTTGTCTTTTTGACCCATGGGCATCTTGGGATGACCATATTCAGCTCTTAACACACCACGATTGATCCGTCTATTGAAAGAGGATTGTTGCTGGAAGAACCTAACGCCTGCTTCTAGATCGTAGAAGTCTTCCATGCTGTTGTAAGCATTAAGACCACCGATCACCTGGGTATAACAACCATCAGCATCAGGTTTGATGATACCTTGTTTACCTGTACCACGGAGTCTGGTACATTCAAAGAAGATCTCCCTTCCAGGAGACCTTCTTGCTGTTGATAAATATTGCATTGCTATTTTATCCTTTCTTATTGTCGCAGTAAGCTCTCGATATTTTCTAGTCTTTCTGTCGGATTGATCAAAGCAGATGCGACACCTTCAGAGAAGTAGTTGCCACCAAGCTTATTTAGCGTGTTGGTGGCACCATACTCGATATTACTCATCTTGATCCATTCGAGATTCTTACTCTCAGGATCATCCTCAACTACTTGACGATAGTAGATCCTTTTATCTTCTTTGGCTCTTGCGATCAAAGAGATCATGAGTTGTACGACTTCTGGCCTACTACCGACATTGGCATCAGCATAGCTCTTAGAGGTCTCAAATAACCTACACATATCAACATAGCTCATATACGCAGGGATCTTCCCTTTAGAGATAAAGAGATCGTAGATGTGATAAGGTAAGGTATCTTGTTTTACGATATCAATGTTCTCAATCACCGTGTCTCCTGCTTCAAAGCTCAATTTGTAGTAAGGATCATTACCGTACTTGATCTCTTCTATGGAAGTAGGGTTGAAGGTGATCATGGCGTTGACACTGAGTACTGCGTATACCGTACCTACTGTGATCATGACTACCCCTAAGGTGTAGACATGATCACTTACTTCAGCAAGACCTTTAAGCTTATACTCGACAGGGAAATAGATCTCACAGTCCTTCAAAGCCACCCACCTTTTGTTGATGACTTTGAAGTTGCTTTTGGCGACATCACTATCACGAAGATAGCCGAACATATCCCCTCCTTATCTAGAGATCGCTATATCACTAGCTACCGCATCAACCAGATAGTAGATCGCAGCTATAGATGCTGCTTCTTTGACTGTGATATTGGGATATTTATAAAAAGCTGTATCGATACTACTTAAGAACAACTCAGCATTCAGACTAGGATAGATAGGAGCCAGTGATCTTGATACTAACTTCAATGTCAAGACATGGATGTTTTCGATATCTTGTTGACGGACGTATTGCAAGAGATCTGTGAACAGATTAATCACTTCACGATACTCTTGTTCACTAGCATGGAAAGGATCTTCACTGATCAAGTGGTGGAAGTTAAACTCCAGTGACTCTTTTACACGTTGTACCATGTCATCAGAAGTGGTCCGAGTGACATTGTTGACATGTTCTTGCCAGAGAGATTTCAACTCTTCTTTGTGTTCATTGATCTCTTCAACAGACTGATAGGTATTTCTTTGTAATGAAAGGCCTAATATAGCCTCTACATCACCACCATCTTTGATCCAACCATGATAGGTGAAAGGATTGACTCTGATCTCGTTATTAGAACGAGAGCTGATGATAATACCGTTTTGAGCTTCTTTATCAAGCTTCTCAAGATAGCTCTTGATCGCAAGACCTGCTTGACCTCTTAAGTACTCGAGGTGGTCGAGGATTTCATTAGGAGATCCAGTACTACCTTCAGGAAGATCATTGATAAACCAGTTTGCAAGAACAAAGACAATCAATGCAATTTTGACATGCTCTGGATGATATCTTAGGTAATGACCAAGATTATTTACTCCACGCCAGTTCTGTCTGAACACTCCATGATAGACTTCTTTGACCAGATCATCACTAAGATCTTTTACCAATAACCCACCGATACCAGGGTATCCTGCAAGCCATCCCATCACTACACTACTGTCAACATCTACGAGTACTGGAGATGCTGGGATCTCTCCTTCAACTATTTCAGAATGAGAGAATCTATTCAGTAACTCTTGGAACTGACTGTCTAAGATCACATCGGGGACTACAGCAGTATTGACTTTAGTATTGATAAGATCTTTAGGATCTAAAGAAGTTATTGCGTGTTGTACTGAATCCACCAGTGTTTTGACAAAAGGATTGATCTCACTTCTGACTGTTTTCAACAGTACTTGAAAATCAGGGATCGTAGTACTGACGATATCAGACAAAGCACTGTCGTATCTGGAAGGGATGAACTCTTGTGTCTCTACAGGGACTCTGTTGGTCACGCCAACAACATCATTGATCACTTCACTGTCTGAAAGATTAGTAACCACGTCTTCTGGAGGAAGACTGATCGCTTCCACCAAAGGTCTTAAATAAGAGTCTTCTTTGACAGTTAAAGTAATATTCTTATCTTCTAACTGAGAAGATACCATTAAAGCTTTAGCAAGATCATTTTGGGTAATCATGGATAGTACTCCTTACATCTGGGTGAAATGGTCTTGCAGTCTAGACCAGACGATATCTTTGACAGAAGACAGACCTTGGTCTTGGATCTTATCAGAGATGTCATCACCTGCGACCCCATGGATGGTCGTAGTGACAACATCATTCAGTGCTGCCAGGATAGCAGCATTTTGTAGTTTAGTGTATAACATCGGTATACCTTTTCTAAATAACTAAAAACATGCATGTGATATCCATAAACGGATACTATACGATTGCAAACAGCATATCTTGCATAGACGGCATATGTCCTCACCTAGGACCTATGATCCTAGGTAAGGAGTAGGGGTATTCTTTATTCACATTCGTTCATGCAGAGCACCCTGGTACACCTATGGTGGTGTACCAGGGATGTATGACGCTTACATAATCATCGTGGGAATGTCCCTGGGACGAACAACTTGGCGATGTCAGCAATAGGGTTATTGCTCGCCATCATACCCCAGTAAGAAGCATTAGAAGTACTGTCTTGTCTGGCTAACCTTTCACGCCATTTACGTACCAGTTTAGGGAAGAAGTAGATCTGTGCTGTCATATCCAAAGATCCGAGTACTGCCATGTAATCACTAAAAGGGCTATCAAAGTCGAACCATCCGCCTTCTAAGACGTTAGGTCCGTCGAATATCTTTGCTACTTGATCAAGACCTGCTTTCAACATCCCTTCAGCACCACCCATGTTCTCTACCATCGGCATATGGAGCATCGTCTCCATATCCTCGACGTCTAGTGTTACTCTGATGTTCAAAGGTTCTTGGTATTGCGTCCAAGAGACATTACCGGTACTACCTCTATTGATCGAGATAGATTTCACCATACCAAGTCTCGTCTGTGCGCGACCTTTATCAAAGACCTGACACAAGAAAGGCTCTGTGTAACTATGCCTACCAGTAGATCTGGTCAATGATCCAGCAAGCAGTAATGACAAAGGCATGTAGATGTTGATCAGCTGGGAGAAGACATCTCCATAAGGAGAGATAAGATCTATCGTGTAAGATTTGGTTGAGAGCTGTGCATCTGCTCTATCCCAAAACTTAGGTACTTCTGCATAAGCAGAGCCTGTTAAAGCAAATAGTCCACCCATTCCAATTTGTTCAGCAAATTTGCTAATGTTTGACATAGCACCAGACACCATACCTTCGATGCCATTAGCTACAGCACTATCACCGATGTTGCCATAGTTAGCGGAGAATTTAAAAGATCTTGCTGCAGAAGAAGTATTGTTGATCCATTGTGCTAATTCTGATTCTTTAAAAGAGTTAGAGAACGACTCTTGTGCACCACCAGTGGTTGTGACTCGAAATCCTACAAACTCAGCACCATCATGCAAACCACTTTTAACAATAGACATAAATGAATCCGGATCAGAGCGATCCGTAGAAGCCTCTGGGGTTATAAGTCCGTCTTTAGGATCATCTACAGCTTGCCCTAGACTAGATCCAAACCACCGACTGGTTGCATTACCTAGGTTGGTGATATGGGGATCCATGACGTTACGATAACTTGCTTTGATCCCAGATTTGTAACGGTTGACCATCTCTCTTTTCAGATCACTACTACCAGAAGCATTAAGATCACTTAGTTGCTTCATATACGCACGTTGTGCACGAGTAGCTACCCCGTAAAGGTTGATATTACCTTTATCGGTGATAATAGATCCAAAGTTGCTTTTAAGATATTCTAATTCAGCACCACTGGGCATCCAATTTCGATCTCTGTCTGAAGTGGTAGTATGTTTATCCCCCCCTACCATAGGTGCTAAGAATCCTTTATTGACCGCAATATGGTTCAATATCCCTTGTGCTGCTGACCAGTACAAGGGCATGGTAGGTTTCAAGTAGTACAACTGAGAAGTCTTGCCTGACAAGAATGATCCGATTTTATCTATCGTATCTCCAATGATACCAACAGCACTTAACCCTAGTGATACAATCCCTAAAGGCAGAGTTACCGTTTGACCGATTAACTGTCCAACTGAGTTAGCTATACTAGAAGCAAGACCACCGGTTCTTACAAATCTTCCGTACGAAGGAGAATAGAATCTACTATAGAAACCGGTGATAGAGTTAAATACAGGAACACCGAATCTAAAATAGACCACCTGTTGATGATCATCGTACATCTCCGAGTAGTAAGGAGACAGAAAAGTCTCTGTATTGTACTTATTGGCATTCTCTCCTTCTTTTAACACCGGTGGATCTGTCCATCTTGATGGCTGTGGTAAAGGGTTCACCGCTAGACTCCCACCAGGAGTCGTATCGGTAAACTTCATCATCGCTGTGTTATAAACTCTTGCAAACATCACTTCAGGATCTACACCTTCATTGTGTTCAGTGATGTTGCGCATGAAAAAAGCCCGTTGTACCCAGTTAGTACGTTCATCTTCACTACGGGCATTGATTCTGTCAGTATCAATCATGTATTTATCCTGATATCATTGTTCTCAATCACGACTCTACCAAAATCTCTTTTGATTGCTGATTTGACAGAGCTTCCTCCTAGACTTAACATGATCAAGAACTTCTCATCATCCAATCTGGTATTATCATCAGCGTTGATCTCATCTTTGACACTGTCGTTGATATGTTCATCAGTCAGTACTCTAATACGGTTACTGACCTGACATCCTTTTTTGAATAACTCTTTAAATCTCTCGGAGGCAGAAGTATAATCTTTAGCATTGATGGTAAGATCATTACCTCTTTTGGTGTATAACCAATCCTGACCGACAGAAGTCTTCTTCAAGGTCTCTTTGAGATCTTGATAGACTTCCATAGTAGGTCTATCTGCGTACTCGTTGCTCTTCTTCCAGTTAGAGGATAACACATTTCTGAAATTACCTTGCTGATGATGATTAGAAGTAAGCGTATTGAGCTTCTTGACACCAACAATATCAGTCATCGCTCTGATGGAAGAGAGATCTTGTTTATCGACAGCTTTGGGATAGACATCTTTGACGATCCTATCTCTGTATGGGTTGTTCTTGACGATGTCTTTTAAAGCATGTAATGATCCCGGGATATCATTATCCATGATGTCCCGCACGAGTCCTGTTAAGTAATCGGCTTGTCCGCCTAGTTTAGACAAAGAAAAGACATCCGATCCTGTCAACTCTTCTACCATACCAAAGAGGTTACTGACCTTAGAGAAGTCTGTATTTCTTATTCTGGATAAGGTATTATTGATATTACCATAGATCTCACGACCACGACTTAAACTATCAGCGATATTAGGTAAGTTATTCACCCCCATCTGAGTCAAGGTAGAGTGAGAAATATTGGCAATCCCTGATAGTTTATCAAAGATGTTATCTCCAGATAAACTGCTTCTGACTTGATCTACCGTAGAGGTGATACCAGATAAAGCATTACCTACACCACCTAAGAATCCTGATATCGTCGATAAGGATACCTTCTCCCCACCTTTTAACTGGGAAGCAACTTTGGATATCTTATTTGCAATACCACCAAACTCAGAGATGTACTGGCTGTTGCCTTCCTCACTATAAGCGTCTGGGGCTGCTTTTGAGTTGTCTCTGATCGTAGACCAGGATCCTTTAGGGGTAGGATCTGCGATAGGTGATGATCCACCCTTTTTACCGTTGTCTCCTTCGATATTTTTAGCCATATGGACTCCAAAAAAATAAAAAAAAGATGATGGTCTACCGAAGTAGACCATCGAAATAACAACATAGGAGTTTTATGTGTTTTTTCCCTGCGAAGCAAAGCGTTTATGATGTTTTAAGATCGGACTGATATCCGGTACAGGTAGTACCAGGTGCTCATCTCTCTGGTAAGCTTCTCGAAGCTTCACCAGATTAGAAAGTCTTGGGTGGGTCACATGGGTATCATTAAACCATGTTCTACCCTCCTCATCTTCGGTGATGTAATACATCTTCAAAGGAAGATCAGACTCAATGAAGGCTTTCTTCAGCAAGGGAAACTGTTCGATCTTTAAATAATTGGCATATCGGATATGTTCATAGAAGTTAGGGATACGCACCTTGTGGTAGTTACCAGCAAGACGCATATCACGGATCTGTTTTCGACATTCATGACCTGAGATGACTTTTAATAACTCTATCGGTCGATCACTACTGATGAAATGCCAGAAACCTTCTGTGTTAGTGAACTGTCCTAATCCTGGATAGTAGAAAGGAGAGATCCATTGGCTATCCAACCATCGTCCTAACTTCGTACTACCACGATTGTCGATACGGATATGGTTGACCCCATCTTCACGGATCAGCTCTTCCACACTCTCAGGACTGATCAGCTTCTGATGTTTCTTCTGGAGCATGGTTTTTCCCTTTCTTACTGTCTCTGACATGAGGACGATGGATCTCTTTTCTCTCTGCTTTACGGATTTTGTGCATTGAGTCTGCATAGTAGTCGATGTTACTTTGGATATCTTGTTTGACTTTCTGACGTTGTTCCTCTAGCACTTTTAGATACTCAGGATCGGCTGTATGGATACCGTGATCCTTACGCCATTCCTGTAAGTATTTTAAAGCATCTTCTTTACCCATGAGTAACACATCTAAAGAATGGGTAGATTTAGAACCATCAGCATTGTGTAAAGTGATATTAAAATCTACTTTCTCAACACCTAATACTCTCAGTCCTTCTAAGAATACCTTCCAGGTAAACTCAGGTTCACTGAACTTCTTATGGAAACTACCTCTAGCATTAGAAGCAGCAAGGTTGTTATTGGGATAGATGATCTCTAAGTATCTTGACAATGACTCACTGAACCTAGTACCAGTGATCTTGAGATCGTGTAATATCGTGCGATACCAGCGTGCTAGTATCCCACCAGCACTACTATTGGTTTCTTTGCTCTTTTTATCTGGGCTATTTAAGATCGGATCTAAGGGGTTCTCACCTGACCTGATGGTTTTCTTCATAGTGACCTCTGCTTAACAGGATTTTCATCAGTGTTCTACTTACTGATGTAGCTTCTTAAGAAATGACATAGTGTCATCTGGCTATCACGTAAGACATCATGCGAGAGTCTTTCTTTGATAGCACGTCTAGCAGGATTCTCTTCTTGAGAGATATCCTGTAATAATAACGTTATCTGATTAATGAGATCGAGTACACTGTCTACTTGGATCAAATAACTACCTTCATAGACGGTGAAGTAGTCCAAGGCATTTCTGTCTTGGTACTCTGCTTTGTAAGGATCATGAGTGAAATGTTCAAGATCCTGATAGTGGTGTACGCGATATCTGACGGCTTGGTAGAGATGGCTGATCGATGGATAACTGGTTCTGATATCATCAAAACCAGAGATGATGGTATCCAACGTCTCTTGTTTTTGCTTAGCGATTGACGCCTCCTTCTTCACCAGAGGAAGGATCCTTCGCAAGCGATCCACGTGATATCCTTTAAGATACTGTGAAACTACCGCGTTGATGAACATTTTTGAGATGATATTCACATAGACCTCTCCTGTGTTTGTTAGAACAGAGTAGGATATCCTACTCTAGTGGTATAATGTATATCTTAAAATTATTTATTTTGAGATATACGCTCTGAGCATAGCGAAGACATGTATATTTCAAGTAGCTTTGAATACAGGATATAAAGACATGACAGATATAGTAGAAACTCTAGATCCCATAGAAGAGGATCTTAAATATACCCAGACGATACGCAAAAGTATCGTCTCAGCTATCTCCTCCCAAGGTACCTACGAAGAACTTATCCGCAATGAGGATCTATCTAAACTCCTCATGCAGACTTTACGTGATATGGATCATCAGGCACTGACCAATAAACGGATCAAGTCTGATGATGCCAATGTTGATAAACTGGTAGCCAATAAAGCATTGGTGGCTGAGATCTTGTCAACATTCTCCCCTAGAGATGCTATCTATACCAATGGTAACAACCTTAACCGTACTTCTTTAGATGAGACAGATGGTCAACGAGATTACGTCTTAGACGAGACCATGGTAGGAGAATCCAATCTCAATGTCGATGATTTTCAGCAAAGACAAGCAGCATTGTAATAAAACATACTTATACCTCAGTAGTACCTATCAATGGTGCTACTGAGGACATATGACGCATAGACGTCATTTTCAGATAGCCTAGGCGTCATACATCCCTAGAGTACCATGATCGGTACTCTAGGGTGCTCTGACTGAATGGAGTGTAACGACATCTAGTACTCGTACTAAATGGAACGAAGTATAGTGAAGGAAGAAAAACCCTGTACACCAGATCACTCCAGTGTACAGGGTGCTCTTTCAACTTAACTCTCCACTTGTTTTATCTGTACCTACACGATCTGCGTAGTCATTGATCACACAGAAGTGATCTACTGGTAAGAAATGGATCTGTAGTAATGGCATATAGGTCTTCTCGATGAAGTCAAAATGATCAAAGTCATTGACCTCAAGCCATCCTTTCAACTGCTCTATCTCTTCCTCAGTAGGTTTTCTTTCAAAGAATATCCTTGGGCAATACAAACTGATATAAGGAAGTCCTCGATGCGCTAAAGCTTTTGCTCTCGCATTTAGCCACACATCGAAGTGATACATGAATAGATGCGATACATGCGTATACACCCAAGCACAATCCAGATCCTCTAAAGATACGTCAATAAACTCAATCTTCGCCATATCCAAGAGATGTTGTCTTAGCACTCCATGGAGATCACTTTTCTCAGCATCACTTAGCTGATACGGATGGATATTGACATAGACGATGACGTCGTTATACAGAGGATGTTCATAGACCTTGACCTTAAGATCAGCTACTGCTTCTTTTAAAACAAAGATCATATTCGATACAGCAGAATGCTCTAGTGTATTCTGATCTCTTCTCGAGTAAGCTTCATCAAAGACCTTTTTATCGAAACCAGGAAATACTTCTTCTACACGACAATAGTAACTATCATCATCGATCACCACCATCCCTTGTTCAGGATCTAACATCATCATCGTCCCCATACGGGTATCCAAGAGGGTATCGAGATCTATGTAGATCCCGATCCCTCTTTTCTGATAGACTTCCTCACTCATAGTCCCTGGATATCACTGATGTTGAAATGTAGGTTCAGTAAGATGATGGGGATCAAGAAGTCATTGTCCTTCAAGATACTCTCCATCTCTTCTTTAGTAGTCGTTGTGATCCGTTGCATCAGGCTATTGGATATTAAACATTCCTTACCATCTGGGATGCGGATCTGATACACGATCTTCTTGAAGAAGGTGTGGTATTCATTACCAGGAAGATCGAGTAATGCAAAGAACACACATCTTAAGGTCAAGATGAGATCCATATTGGTCTCATTCTTGAATATCGACTCTAATAGCTTCTTCAAGACTTCTTTATTTAAAAGCGTGTGTACCTTGAACCGAGTGATGATATCCATGAAGATCTGCTTCTGTTGGGTGCGGATATCAGCATTGGCTTTATCACGACTGACTCTTTTATCCAAAGTCAAAGAGATAGCTTCAGATAACACTGCTTTGATGTAGTCATGATTTAAAGAAGTATCTGCTCGCGTAGATTTCACGTAAGGTTCAGTAGAGTCTTGACTATAAGTCTCAGTCTCACCAGAATGAAATCTGCTACCGGGAGGTGATAATGTCATGGTAACTCCTCCTTAGAGATTGTTTTTAAGATGCATCGATGTCAAATGAACGTGTAAAGCATCGGTGGATTTGACTCTACCAGAATAAGGTTCTATTGCTTTCAAAGATACACCTCCTGTGTTGTTGATAGAGATGTTCATCTGTTGCATCCCGTATTTATCCCCACCACGATACTTCAAGAACTCTGTCAAGGTTTCATTAAGACCAGTAGCTGCTAACATCTGTACTTCAGGATAAGAGATCTTAGCCCCTTTAGAAGATCCTGCAGGTTGTCCTGTGAGGTTATCGATGGTTTTGTTGTTATCAGGGATGGATTTCTTCTTATCCAGGATCTGTGACTGACGTCTTACAGGAAGTCTTAAGATCAGATACTCATCCTGGGTGAGGTAATGACCCCTGTTGTCAGGGGTCTTGAGCCACAGTCTTCGATAGAGTGGGATATTGTACTTCTTCGCTACTGCAAAGTTTCTTGCAAGATCCAGTTTCACATCAGCACCATTGGGTGCGATCACAGAGAGATATTCTTTCTCATCATGGAGATCTTTAAGATATTGCTCAAAAGCCTCATCACTGAGGCTATTTAAGTATTTATCCATCCGATCTCGGTTGAAACCATCAGGCAAGATATCATCAATGGCTTCTAAGATGAAATCCGTGACTGCTTTTCTTTTGATGTTAGTTACTGCCACCATCATTATCACCTTTATCTAATCTGACTTCATCATCCAAGCTTTCCAAAACCTTCTTATCTCTTTTGGTGATGAAGTTGATAGTTGGTTTTAAGTTATTCATCCAGTCTTCTTTACTACCACTGTCCACCAGTAAGAACCGCTGATCACGAGTATCTTCTTCGTACTTACCAAGCTTAAGTCTCAATGCTCTGTTGATAATCAACCTCTGATAGCTCATCGGTGATCCTTTAAGATCATCAGGACTGAGTCTTCCGAGTGTCCAAGCATCAGGATCTGGATGACCAGCTTGTTCAAACATCCCTTTCACTTCTTGATAGAGATCACAGTCTCCTGCATCGATATCATGCTCTTCACGAGACTTCATATCTGCTTTTAACTCTTCAAAAGCAGCTTCTACGTTGTTATCTTGCACTTCTTGCATAGTCATACTCACTTTTTACCTTTACTGACTTTATCGACTTTAATGGTTTTCTTATCATCCTCTAACCAGTAGGGATGATATTCACCGACACGCATCTTTAATAGATCCAACACAGATAAGAAATAACTATCCTGGTGTTGATCCAAAGGACACCACCAACCTCTTGTCTGACTTAAGATCATATCCCAGTCATAGCCGAGGTTCTTGATGTCTTCATAGAGCACCTCTGGCTGACAGGCAAGCCTTGGATCAATCTTTGCATATCGGATACATTGCAATAACTCTGCACAGATGTTGATCGCTCTTGCAAGCTTAAGATCTTGATCTAAAGCAGATCTTACTTTCACACGATTTAATTTCACTTCAGGATAGAGTGCACAATGATAGTTCTTATCACCACCAATCAAACCAAAGTAGTTATTCTTGCGTAGATAGTGGAACTCGGTTAGTGATCCTAACACTCCTTGACGTTGCGAGATGATGACATCCAAACTCATGTTAGAAGCACCAGACTTAGATCGAAGTTGTGTCACATACACGAGATTAAGATCAGTATCATCTTTGACCCCTTCTTCTCCTTGGATGGGATATTCACAAGTACGGTCTTTACTGATCAAAGGAGATGATCCTGCGAGCCACCAACAGTTCATTGTCAAGAACGTGAAGTCCGGTGGTGCTTTGATCTTTAAGTTGTTCTTAAGAGCTGGTAGTACTTTCACCTGAGGTGCATAAGGGTCGATCTGGATCTTCTCGACCACGTGTGCAGTCATCGTCACGTAAGTAGACGATGCACCACAGTAAGAGTGGGTCTCATTGATGACACGGGTGTTGTTTCTATTCTGGGTCATGTAGAGCATGTTAGCTTTACTGTCCCCTATCGTGACATCATCACGCATCTTAGTAGTATCTTTGGTCTGGAAGTTCGTGATAGAGTCTAATAGCACAAATGTGGGCATAGGTACCTTTAATGGATTTACTACCCCTTTATCATTGACTCTGTCTCTAAAAGGTGTTTCTACCAAGATCTCTTTACTCTCGATTTTGCTCTCCATGAACGCTTTAAACTCATCAAACCACACCTCGCCTGGAACAGAGTCTTTATCAGAGACGGACCATTTGCCTTCTTCGATCCAGTTAGCACCTTCTCCATGGGTGGCTTCATTGATAAACTGCTGTAGTCTAGACTCCTGGATGTTGACTTCAGTATCGTAGACGGAGATAGAAGCATTATCACCCATGCGATAACAACCTACGATGTTTCTATAATGCGCTAAAGTAGATTTACCTAAGTTACCACTACCGATGATCGCATCAAAGCGACTCATCCCACCATTTAAAATAGACTCTCCATGAATACCCGTAATAAAGGTCCCTGTGGGGATGTCAAAAAGACACCCCACATTGATCAAGGGTTTCACTGGAGATGCTAGTTTTGTATTCATACGCACCATGTTCATGTTGTTCTGTACCTCTTATTTGAAAAAGCTCATTACATAATCCTTTCGATTAAAAACTCTATGAGTCGTACGCGACACATATATCATCTTTATCTATCTTTACTGGAGTTTATCGTCTTATGCGCTATATCGATACCTTGGATCATGGGTCTTTGCAATACATGCTGACCTATCGCTTAACACCTTCTGTAGAGTCTTTTACTTACTCAGAAGAAGGATTTCTCGATGCGATCAAACGTATCATCCCGTCTATCATTGACAGCTTTAATAACTTTGCTAGGAAGCTAGGCTTTGATGACAAACCGCTATCTTATCTTAGTCATGTAAGACAAGTCGATGTCAGAGAAGTCTCTAAGTCTCAGTATACTGATATCATGGACGCTATCATCCCAATCCCACAGTACTACACAGGGACTTATCTTGCTTATATCAGTCTTTTGAATAAGTTCTCTGATGTCCATAAAGAACTCTTGTTCAATATGGAGACTTTCCAGAAGAACTTAGGGATAGCGTTATCCTCTCCTACAGGACTCAATCAAGACTTCTCTTCTGATCTAAAACGAGTAAGACAGTTAAAACAAGAAAGACAGTCCTTAAAAGAAGAGATGGCAGCGTTGTTCACAGGACGTACTAATGTTGTCAAGACAAGCTATGGTAATGTCATCAAGCGCAATGCTGATGTGACTGAGTGTGCAAAAGTCATGGCTGAAGTTGCAGATAAGATCAATGCTATCGATAACAAGAAAGTCGTCTCTACGACGAAAGATCTAGCAGAGCAGCTCAATGCTTTCAAGAAGCATATCTCCAGTAAAGACGTAGTGATCAATGGTAAAACTGTACCGGATTACTTTGTAGAGTCTACACTAGAGCTTGCTGAAGAGATTGAGTTTTATGCATTGACACGATATCAGTATAGCATCTTCAAGTCTTTATTTGAAGAGATGCTGACTACAGTGATCAAAGCACTACGATAAATAAGCAAAAGACGTAGTCTCTCTGAGGGATACGTAGAGTATCACGAAGAAAAAAGAAAAGACATCATACACCCCTGATACACCCATAACAGGTGTATCAGGGTGATATGACATTTATGACGTGTTATCTATATCTAACTATGCTTGAGCTTGTTCATCATGCTCTTCTAAGACACGGAACAAGATCACGACATCTTTCTCAAACTGCATGTAACTGTATCTCAACCAAGGCGGCATGATGTTCCAGACTCTCTCTACTTTACTGCGATCTACCCCAGTCACTAGAGTCTTGATGATCGCGATACCACTCTCACCCCAGATCTCCTGACGCATCGCCATCGGATATCTAAGAGATTTGATCTTATCCGGATCTACAGTAAGCTTTAACGCAAGATTGATCCGTCTTAGATCCTCATCATCTATCGTGTCTTTCAATACACGATAGATCGAGGAGAGTGTTGTTGCTCTTTTCAATCTCTCTGGTCTTCTTTTCACCAGGAATTGCAGTAACCAATATTTAAAACTACGCATAATGAGATTTACCTTTTCTTATAGTAGGTGGAGGAATACGTGGCTTGATAGATACACCAGTCATGGTTCTTTAAGATAGTCATCACTGCATAGTTCATGAACAAACTATCCTCTTCTGACCAGTTGAGTAGTACCACTTTGTCGATATCTTTCTCAAGCTTCTTGTAGACGTTTCTTTCTAAGAGATCTATACCAAAGGTCAGTGTGACGGTTTTCTCTATCTCTCCTATGTTGATCTTGGCTTTGATAGACTTGACATCCGTGCCGATAGCTTTTTGGAACTGTACTTTACCTTTGCTGTTTTCTTCATAGAGGAGCTCTGTGATATTTACGATCTCTCCAGGGAATTTATCCTGCAGATAGTAGTTTGCCATCTCTTCTAGTAAGGTGAAAGAGGATAAAGTACGCATCGCTAAGAAAGGAGGATCCAAGATCAAGGTGATCTGATCTCCATAGAGAGATTTGATCTCAGCTCTCGTATATCCTGGGGATTTCAATAAAACATCTTTATTCGCAAGAAGATCAGGATAGACTTTGGATTTTGCGATATGATCCAGCATACCTGCAACGATACAGTCAGTATTAGCATCGTTATCTTCGAGATAACGAGCTTGTTCTAACATGATCCGATCTAACACCACATCACTTTGCTGCAATGAACATACAGCAAGAGCTGCATCACTGATCTCTTTACCGACAAAGGTATCTTCGACTTTGCTTCCTAATTCCCCGAGATAGTACTGGACAGACTTACCATTTTTGATCTTCTCTAGATGATGTTCTATCCTAGAAGGGTTGAAATAGAATCTCTCTGTCATCAAGAAAGGATGGATGGACGCTTTATTATCCACCTGACTTAAATCATAGTCCTGGATGCTATCATCTTCAATGACACCGAGTCCTATCTTTCTTCCGATAGATGCTGCAATGGTCGCTAAGTAATCCGCTTGTTCATTACCAGGATGACCATCATGTCCTTTGATCCAGTGGAGTTTGACTTCAGTATCTTTGCTTTTGATATAGCTTAGTTGATTATGGATGTCTTGCCAGATATCTTCATACTGGACCTTGTTACCATCTTTCTTACGAAAACCATTAGTACTCCATTGAGGGAGATAGTCATTAAAACCACTGACGACATTTTTACAATCAGAGTACACATGAGCTACTGCTATGTCTTTATCATCAGTCTTCTCTTTCTTGATGATATTCAAGCTATCTCTGAAGGCTCTTAACTCAGCACCTATGTTGCTATCATGGATACCGACTTTGCTATACTTGTTGAAGATCTTGACAGGTTCTACTCTGACTTTCATAGAACCATCGATGACACTTTGGTATTTATCATCAGTCTTCTTCATAGAAGACACGTCATGGATGTCTTCCTCTTTTTCTTTTTCACCCAGCTTTACGTAACCTATCTGAGTGTATTTGTATTCATCATTGTAGTTTACGATATCCTGGCATGTCTGGTAGGTATAGCCATGGATACCATATCCGATCATCCCAGGGTTTTTACCATGGTTACCACCGTCACAGTAGAGGACGATACCTTTAAGCATATTTCCATCCTTATATTCACAAAAACGCTATAAAGTATCCCTTATGGTTTATCTTTTTCATCATCAGTACTCTTTGATATAGGTGCAGGAGGTGGTAACTCAGCAGGCATATTGGGATCACGTGCTGGATCAGTTAAGATCTTCTTCACCTGCTGATCCTCTTTCTTGACTTTATCATCGGTCTCACGATCTTGGAGTGCAGCATCCCCGATCTGTTTGATCAAGGATTTCTGCATCTCTTTCATGAGCTCCAGCTCTCCTTTCATCGCATCTTTCTCATCATCGGAAAGATTAGCATCAGCGATACGCATGAACATGTTCATGCCACTGTCTAAGAGATTAGAGTTTATCTCTGTTAAGTGTCTGTTGATCTTGATCAGACGGTTGTTGTTCTCCATGGTGAGATTGTAGTTGTACTTTAGACTCGCGTAAGCTGCTTCCCATTTATGATTAAGGACGGACCTTGACCTTAAGTTGTTACCGAGTACATAACAGAGTCCCACTAAGAATAACATCAATCCCCCAACGGAGTATAAAAACCAAGGTTTCTTCCTTTTCTCTGGGTTGTGGAACCCCTCCCAAATAAAACTAAAAATGTATCTTATCAATGACCACATGTATCTGTACCTCGCATTATCGAATTTTATAGCTTGTCCCTAGACTCTAGGGATATATGTATACTTACTTCTCTTATAGGACTTCTGTCACATGACTATCTCTATCAAAGCCTTTGCTACTCATAGTGCCCTCAGAGCCAACAGTAAAAATGATGTCTACCCCATCGGGGAGATCTCAGCCTATGCCATCACCTATGCCAAAGATCGTGGGATCTATGCCAAAAAAGATGATGAAGATATCACTCTATATACGTTTACTTCTGTCGAAGATGGTAACTATATCGAACTCTCTGATACTATCCTTGACAACATCTTCACCATCGTCACTGACATCTACAAGAAAGTATTGCTAGGTCAAGCCTCCTGGGCAGACCAAGTAGAACAGTACTTGATCAAAACCTATGCATCTGTTGCAAACAGTTTCACCTGTGGACAAGTTATCAAGAGTGACAACTATGCATGTCCTGGATGGATCGAATGGAAGATCAATAACCAAGATACGACTATCCGTATCTGGTTTTCTGACAAAGCATTTCGTGCAACCTACGATGAGTACGAGATCTCTGTCGTCACCCCGATCAAAAATGTCGATGATTTCTTCAAATCCAGGCAAGAAGTGACCAAGTTTGTCGCTGATGAGAATGATCCGATCTCCATGTCAGAAAGAGGTCTCATCGTCCGTGACTATAAACCGGATACGATCAAACTGACCTTGATGTTTAAGTGGCATGATAGACTTGATCCTACATTCACCTTGGATACCAGATGGGATGTGTTCATCTATGGTGAACGTGGTAACAACCCTGATGCGATCAGAGATGCTATCATCAGACACATCTTAACCAACTCTATCCATGACCAAGATGATTGGAAACAGATCTTCCCGGATATCTTTCGTAGATCTGAGTTTATCATCATCCCGAGATTTGATCAATTTGCGATCCCTAATAGACAAACTGTCTCTGGGATCTACACTCCACTGGCTAAATATGCAGAGATAGTACCTACCATCAAGCAGTTTGCACAGCGTACTTATGGTTATACAGATAGCCATATCGAGACTTATGCCTCAGTACTTGCGCATCCTTATCGATCATTACAGTCATTAGTGATCTCTCATCCTGACAATAGAGATAACTACCACTACTTAACTGATCTTTATCCGGATCTGATCGCAGAGCATTCTTTATCGCAAGACTTCAACCGCATGAAAGCAACTACCCGTACTTTTGCAGAAGCCTTGATGGAGCTTATCATCGCAGCTGAGTCATTTACCCTGTACTCAACAACTCCTGCTAACGCTTACCGTATCGTAAGAGACGGTAAACTCTATCTCTCCAGGTCTTTCAACAACATCAACTTCCTGGTAGCTGCCAAAGCTAACTTTGACTAAAAGGAAAAGTCATGAGTACAACGAATAATTTTGACTAAGAGGAGAAGTCATGACTACAGAACTCCTCCCTCAGATCTACTCCTCAGGCATCTTCAAACTCAAAGGCAAACTCTCTACCTATCTCTCCTCTGAGACCTACTATACCACAGTAGCTATTAGAAAGATAGAGGAGCTAGAAGCATCAGGTATCGATGTCTATAAAGCCTTCTATGAATCCCTACAGCTTACTGAAGACGAATACGCTGAAGATCAGCTAGCCAACAGATCGGTAGTTACTTTAAAATCCTCTTCAGGTGAACTCTACCACATCCCTTCTTCTTATCTCTTATCATACCCCAATGGATCAGGGATCATCTACTCGGTAGTAGGGATAGCTTTGGATCTAGGAGCACTGCCGGTAAACTTTGATCTCTCAGATCTCACCGGTAAGCTTAAACAAGTCGTCTTAAGTGAACTAGGGGTGACACCACGTTCACGTGTGCTCACCCTCTCTAACCAAGAGATCATCTCTCAGAAGACACATGAAAGGATAGAAGCAGCAAGAATAACCAAGAAAGCAACACCTGTCAACCAAAAGAAAGTCATCCAAGACCTCACCACTGAGAACAATGCGCTTAAAAGTAAAGTAACGATGTTAGAAAGATTCATCGTGGATTATTTTGAAGACATCAAGAAACAGTCTGTGGTCATGTATGCTGATGGCTTTAATGATCTTGATGGATAAATATATCCAATCTCTCTGAGAGATACGTCTCTGAGGGATACGTGAAGTATCATGAAGAAAAAAGAATAAGCGTCATAGATCCCCTAGTAGACCATGATAGGTCTACTAGGGGTATATGCCGTATTTACGACTACTACGAACTACTGTTCCAGGTTATTGATCTCGTCGACAAGCATCTTCTTTATTTCATCTTCTGGTTCTTTACCGATCTCATCGATAATCATTTTTGCAAACTCATCAACACCACTACCATACTGAGCTTCACCAACAAAGGTTATCTTCAACCATTTCCACCAGTATCTTCTATAGATACTGGTGTATACCTTCTTTTTATGTTGTCTTGCATTCATTTCAGATAGACTGTAAAATCAGGTTTAACATAGCTACCAGCATCGATAGCAGGTTTCTTGGTGACTTTATTAGTGTCATCCAACAAGAGTTGACCATCGATAGCTTTAGAGTAGTTAGAGACGATGACTTCATTGAAAAGTCTTAGTCCATCACCATACTGGTAGAGATAAGTATATCCATAGCTGATGATATCACTCAAGAGTCTGCTATAGTCCCCTTCAGAGAAGTTTTTCCCGTATTGACTATCACTCAAGGTGTTGTCATACTGGATGAAGAAGGATAAAGATGCAGTCAGTAAATCAGAAAGCTTACCATCATTTACGGTGTATACCAAAGGCACTGTTACTACTTTGTCGGTGTCTTTGTATACCGTGTTACCGATAGAGACCATCATCATCGCTACCCAGATGACATCACAGATACCATCGACGATATCGACAGTAACATTCTGTCTACTGGCTTCAGTAAGCTCTAAGATCTCTTCTTTTAAGCAATGATACTGTCTTTCTAAGATCTCTTCCAATGACCAGTCTTTTTCTTTATACTGATCAGGATAAGCCATCTTACGCCAGGTGTCAACCATGCGATAGATCTGATTGATCTCACGGGTCATGGTCTCTGTTTTAACATTGGTTTCTTGGGTACGTAGTTTTTGGATAGCAGGGTCTTTGTACATAATGCGCCTTTTGTGACATGAAAATAAAAGATATATAGAGGTGTTGTGGGGTGATCCCTGCAACACCTCATTGATGCAGCAGTTTATCTTAGACCGAAGTCATGATAAGTTCTTACTGCTATTAATATGAACGCCATCAGGCCGCTTGCATGGAACGATGGCATGTTCATGCTAGTTAGAATTTCATTCATATGAAATTTCTCCTTATCAAATAGATTTTTGAAAATAGCATCTCTCAAAGCGGACGCCGTAGCTTATATAAAGGTTAAGATGAAGATACGAAAACAAAATCCGTCCTTCATGTAAGATGATTTATATTTGAGGAAATCTAGATTACACGTCATACACCCTACCCAGGATACCGAGTCCTGGGTAGGGGTATATGCCGTTTAGGTTATTTTTCAGTCAGATCATCACCAACACGCCCCTCTTCTTGGAGGAGCTTCTGTGCTTCTTGCCATGCTTTCAAGTCTTCTAGTGAAGTAAGCACTATTTTCTTTTGTTTAGCCATGTTAGTTAAGGTTCTCAGTGATAACGATTGTACTGTTCAGTAATAAAATCCTTGAATACATCGATGATATCTAGGATTTCGTTACTACTCTGGATGAGATGGTTAAGATTATCTACTAAATCTTTCGTCATCATTTACAGATAATCCTTGATCCTGGAGTTTGGATCTATCTGATAAATGGATGGATACTTCTCTTTGAAAGAACCAGTTTTTGCGTTTCTTGCGAGTTTATCGCAAAACGCTTGATATCCACGTAAGAAGCGTTTCTTCTCTAGACGTTTTGAAATACGTAAGTAGAGTTTCTTCTTTGTCATATGTCGGTTCTCGTTACTCGTGTAAGTGTTTAGTTGACATGATACGCTTACGCGTCCGTGTCTCGATTGTGTTCTTTAAGGTATCCATAACAGCTTTCTCTCGATGCTTGGTAAAGGTATTCAGGTGTATGAAAACGTTGAGGTCTGATGATGTCTTTAACGAAATCTATTTCTTCTGTAAAGAAGACAAAACCTTCATTGTGTTTATAGATACCTTCAGACCGATCAAGTCTGGTTATGGTGAACACATCAGTTGATTCTTTCATTTCTTACCTCTGAGCTCCTGAACAAAATCTTTAAGACCTTCAATGAAGATAGCTCTTTCATGTTCATCGCTAGGATTTACGATGATAGGATCTTTAAAGAGTATCGGTGTGTCATCTACCTGGAGATCACTAATCCTTCTCTTAGGATGCCTTTTAACATTAATAGCGTTCATTTTCCTTTACTGAGTTCTTGGGTATACGCCTTAAATTCTTTAAGGCGATTAGATCTTTCTTTGGGATCAATATCGCCAGTCATGTAGATAATGCTTTTAGCATACAAGACACAAACCTGTCTCATTAAAGACGATAAGTCGTCTGAGATGGACTCTCTTATGTCATCTAGGATGAAACTATTGCCATCGATAAAAAGATCTCCGATATTGGGTGCATGGATATTGGCACGTTTTAAACCCTGATCAACATCGATTAAACAACCATTACTGATACGGATGACGTAGTTGCCTCTGTATATTTCGTTAGTGACGATGGTAGGAAGACACATGTTGTTACCTGCGGCCATTTTCGTCATGAAGTCATTAAAGGCATTTACGATGTCTTCTTCTGTATACCTCATCTTCTTTTCCTTCTATGTTGTTTGACGAGATCTTTGGCTCTGTTGTACTTCTTCACCCATCTGATCCATTTAGGATCAATGGTTATCCATTCAAGATGGTTTCTCTCAACAGTGATCACAAAAGAGTAAGGTTTCTCTCCTTCAGTCACAGTGATTTTGTCAGTAGAACTGAAGATTGCATTTCGATTAGCCTCTACCCATTCACTAATCTCATTTTTGAGATCTTCTTTAGATTGAGGTGTATTAAAAGCCTTCTTTAATTCCTCTACGTGGGCTTTAAATAAAGCTTCTTTTACAGCTTCATCTATAGGTTCATTGTACTGCACACTGTACTCCTGATTGATTTTGATATTTACCATCATAGAGCGTATCACTACCAGATGTACGCCAGAAGATCATCTGTCCTATACCTACCCCTGCATAGAGGATAATATCTCGAGGAGATCCATTAAAGATCTCCACGACGAGTTCTCCTTTCCAACCAGGTTCAGCTATCGTTGGTGGGAGTATGAGTCCCATCCTAGCCAAAGTAGATTTACAATACAGACTTCCAACAATATCTCCTGGGAGATCAAACGTCTCTTCAGTAACTCCTAGAACAAAGCATCCTGATTTTAGAATGAATGCTTCACTCTCTCTTTCCTCAAAATACTCTTCGGTGTTATCCAAGATAGATACGGGATCAGGATAGCGATGTGGTCTTAGATTACCTACACCATCGAACATTATCTCTTCTCTTGCGAGTCTACTATGCTTAGTACTTGCAGTATTGCTGTAGTATTTCCATTTAGGCTGTAATACCACATCATAGCCTGCATGACTCAGTCCAAAAGAAGGTACCCGATAAAAAGTATCATTGATGATCTTACTAGAGATCTTCTCATCACGAAAAGGATGTATCATCCCTTGTAAGGCAAGTTCTTTGATCTCTCTGTCTACTAATACACTCATGTTCACACTCTACTGTAAATAGCTGCTTAATACCTGTTGTTGACGATGATCCTCATCAAGAAGATAGTCTTGGTTTTCTAATATCAATCTTGATATCTGATACAGTCCTTCATCTTCGTTGATCCTGTAAGGGATCACGAGTACGTGGTGGTGATCTCCACCATAGCTCATGAAGTCATAGCCGTATCCCCAGAAGAGTCTTCTTAGCTGATGTTCAGTTAAGTCATCTTCATTTAAGGAGAAGATCTTCAAGAAGCGTTGTAAGTTATTAACGATGCGCTTAACCAGCGTTACTACAGTCTGATCTTCGACACTGTCGATATCAAGTAGTTCCAACCCTGTGATATCGACTTTTAAGTAATTCTGATACGTGTACAAGGATCTTAGTCCATCTAGTAATTGTATCGCTGTTAACAAATACTCGTTATGGAAGTATCTCTTAAGAATCTCATCATCCAAGATACCTTTGACCTCAGCAAACCTTTCACTTGGACTAAAAGCATTAACATTCACTCTACCACGACTCTCGTAGATAGAATCCCCATAAACGTTGATGATCTCACCACGTTTCACCTCTTGGATCTCATGGCTTTTCTTAAACAACTGAAACATGCATAGACTCCTACATTTAAAAATCACTGGGATAGTTACCAGCTACCCCACCTTTACAGAGCTCACCGAAGAACTGTTCGTTCATCCCGAGTGACGAGTAAGGGATGAACTGTAAATAGATAGAACTGTTAAATGGATATCGCGGATGAAAATATCCACTGTGATACTCTAATTTACCGCACAAACCCACCCCATCCAGATATTGATAAAGATAGTCTGCGATACTTGATATCGCAAGAGCACAAGCGATATCGATATCACTATCACTGACATCAAGATCCACAGAGATCCCCATGTTCTCGATCATCTGCCTTTCGATATCCCAAGGTTTGGTGTCCACATTGATATAAAAACTAAATAAATCTCCGACTAATGACTCTCTTGTGAATAACTCTATCACATCTGTCGTAATCGTCGGTTCCCAGGTATCTAGATAAAGCTTGTTGATGAAGTACAATATCTCGTAGTAAGCGACATGGATGATCATGCTATCTTCCTTGGTGATGGACACAAGCATAGCTGATCAAGAGCTGTCTTTGATCCATACAGACGATGTCTTCTATACAAACCAGCTCTACCGGAGGATGCGTTATTAGAAACTCATGTAAGAAGAAGATATACTTATTCATCAAAGCTATCACAAACCACTGTACCTTCATGGGGAAAGAATAAGGAACATCACTTGGAAGATCACTTAAGTTCAACTGCCATAGATCAACAAACTGATCCATGATCATCTCTGATAACATCTGGATACTAGGTCTTTCTCGATATAAAACTACCTTAGAGACGGATCTAAACTCATCTGTACATAAGACATCCATCGCATCATGTAAACTCTCTGGATCTAATACAGAGATCAACTCACTATAGTCGATTAACATTAAGGTTTGCACATAAACCACTCCTATAAAACAAAGTAAACGTCATAGATCCTAGGTACACCACTATCGGTGTACCTAGGAGTAGAGGCCATATGACGTCTATACAGATATATAAACTTAGCCACCAGGGTTGCCAGCCGGAGGTGCAGCAGGCGGGGTGCCTTGTGCAGGACCACCACCTTGCTTCGGTCCTTTGCCACCTTGACTGCTACCACCCTCGCTACTAGCAGGCGGTTGACTCGGCGGCAGACCTGATTGACTACCAGGAGTTACCGGCGGTACTTTGGGAGCAAGCACAGGTTTCTCTTTCGGAACGAGATAAGCTTCAGTAGCCATCTCGATCTTACTCATGACACGGTTGTTGTGGTTAGGACCGACTTGGACGAGGTATGAACCAACGTCCGTGATCAGGTAACGACCATCGATCGGCACGATGACTTTGTCAGAGTCCAAGAACTCTACATCTTGGCCATCCGGCAAGAGTTTCTTAGCATCTGCTTGGTTAGCTTTGACCAGTTGTACCGCTTTAGCGACATTACTGGAACCTACAAATTGATACAGAATAGGATCTGCCATATTGAAATATTCCTTCTTCAGTTTAATTAAAAAGAAGCTTAAGGATCAAGCCTCATATGCTTTTCACCAAAATGACAGTATCTTATTTGGTCAAAGATCACCGTATATCCTGGTACTGGTAGTTGACCAGCAAGGATATCGGTATACTCAGTATGCGCTTCGATGATGATAAAAGGGATATATTCCCCTAACTGTGCTGACCACACACCACCACAGCTTTTCAAGTATTCATGTTGATTTATCACTAAAGATGGATCTATCAGTAGTACCAGATACTTGACTCCATAAGGGTCAATGTGTACTTTATATCCCAGAAATGACTCAGGGTGGATGACTAGGTGATCAATACTTGCTAATTGCACAAATACTTCATCTTCGTAGTCTATCTCTGGAAACCCTGCTATCTCATCGTAGCTATACATCAAAGTCACATGGGGTTTCTTCAGATAGCTGTTGGTCGCAGGGATATGTTTGGCTCTCCATGAATACCAATACTGTTCCAGTGGGTAGGACATACAGTAGCTGACATGATCAACTAGTTGTACATCATGGGCAAAAGGATCTCGATGGTAACGTTCGTAATCAGTATTCATGGATACCTCTCATTGTCAGTAAAGATCAGAGCTATCTAAATCCGTGTAAGATAGCTCGTCACGGAAACGTGCTTGGTCTTCTGCTTTGCCAGGATAGTCCTCAACAAAGTCATCTTCCCGGTCCCAAGTGACTTCTCCAGTATCACGATTGTAGTGTTCTGACATGTTAAATCTCCTTAAATCAATAAAGTTCAATTTGATCTATGTCGTATATGCCTTCTAGATCGCTCTTTAAGGCTCTATAAGACATTATCCCTATAACAAGTATTACTTACCGTAGATAATGTCTTAAAACAGCGTATACAAAGGAATAAAGAGTTATCTCAATATACGTCATAGATCCCCTGTGGGGACACCATGTAAGTGTCTCCTACAGGGATAATAAATATCTCTATCACTTTTATTTACGTGCTGACAGGGATCACGAGTTTATCGTGATATTGATATCCTGTCAGTTCGATATCATCAAGATCAAAATCATCAATACTCTCATGCTCCCCATGGATCACTAACTTCGGTAAAGGATAAGGATCTCGAGAGATCTGTTTGGTAAGCACAGATATCTGATCTTCGTAGATATGCATATCACCGATAGAGTGGATAAACTCAAAGGGGATATGTCCTGTAAGCTTAGCTACCATCTGTAACAGTAAGCTATACATAGAGACATTCCAACCACCAGCTGCACCCACATCTAAGGATCTCTGATAGAGCATCAATGAAAGACCTGTTTTCTTTAAAGGATAGTTAGAGTAATCTTTGGTAGGATTACTTCTAACGTAATCGGTTACGATACGGATACATTCCTCTTTCTCTTCTGTCTCACAGCAATCAGGGTCTTCATGGATGATGAGCCCTTCTTTAGAGAGATCATGACACAGTGCTGATAAGGTAGCTCTGTTCTCAGGCATCGATAATGCTTCTAAGGTGGATAACTCCCTCACAGAGAACTGCATCAATGTTGGACAAGGTGCTAATGCCATATTCCCTTGTTCGACATTCTCAATAGGACTATAATTAGTATCTGGGAGATAAGTAGGATTCCAATAAGAGATCACATGACGTCTTGAGAAAGGATCATTTTTGATTCCATCTATTACAAGCGCTAACTTATCGATGTGTGCTTTATACCAGATAGACCCAGCCAATGTAACTTTCTCTTCAGATTTGACCATGTGCTTCGGATGTGGTGTGGTTCTGAAAGATTTATAGTTTCTAAGCTGTACAGGATAGAGTGGTCCGACTGAGTTAGTGTGTGGATCAGTCCAAGCTTTCCAGATCTTCACGTCATGTTGGTCTAAGTAAGTACATTCACTAGAGCCTGTGAAATACCAGAATAGCTCAATAGCAATCTTTCTAAAATCCTGATACCGGGTTGTTAGTATCGGAAAACCGTCTTTCATGGAGTAGACATACTGACGACCGAAGACGGATAATGTCTTCGTATCAGTGCGGTTGCTGGTCAGGTGGCCGTTGGCTAAGATATCACTGACCATGTCGTGATAGTTCTTCATGGATTCTCCTTATTAGAATCTAAAGGAACAGGTACACAGATGCTCTCATCTCTCCCATAGATCGCAGTACTCATCTTACCAGTAATGTTGGCAAAGATCTCTGTGATCAAAGTAGGATACTCTTTAAAGATCGCTTCTGCTTTCTCATGGGTGCACATGATGTCCCATTCATTGGTTTTGGTGATCTCATTGATCATTCGAGGGATCAATAAAGTCTGATCGATGATCATACGTGTAGTGTGATCGACGATCGTGATACAGAGATTACGATCGACATCGACAAACACGAGAAAATCATAGTTGTCTTTATTAAAGACCATAGTTAAAACTTCCTTTCGGTATCATCTTTGTTATAGATATCTCCATCAGTAGTAGTATCTACAGGATCTACGTACTCAGGTCCTACAGGCTCAGGCTGTACATCTTGGGTAGTCTGTCCTGATGGATAGGTCTGTGGATAAGACTGAGTAGATCTGGGATATTGACTAGGGTACTGTGTAGACTGAGTGGTCTGAGTAGAATGATTGATATTCCTCGGACCATGTCCTGCCTGGATATCATGGCGATATAGGTACATGATCAAAGCTAAGATAAAAACAAAGAGTACTAGGAGGAATCCTGAAATGTATTTCAGCACCCTCCATTCATGCTCTGTAAACATAAGTGTCACCTCTTTTTATAGTGTTATTAATATTTACCACCGAACAGACTCGCCAGACTCATCGCAGGCGAGCTATTCGACCCACTCCCACTCATCCATCCTTTCGCACCTCCTTTCAGCTTCTTGGTGTAAGCTTCAGGAGACTGAACATCGTTCTTGACAAGCAGTGATAAACCTGTATTGGTCACAAAGGTCTCTTGGATGAGGCCTTTCTGTGGGAGATAGGTAGAATGATGGGCTTTCACCACAACGCCTTCAAGTGACAACGTCTGACCTGACTGATCCAAGTAATGGATCTTAGCCAAAGTACCAGGTTCGATGATGATCGGTAAACTGTTCTCCCAGAGACAGTTGACTACACCCAACTTCGTAGCCGACATATCAGAGAGTTCTTTATAAGGGTTGATGGTAAAATGATTCGGTGCATAAGGAGATGGTTTCTCTTTACCTGGTAATTCTAACTCTTCTTTCTTGTTTAAGGTATCCTTGGAGAACATGGCTTTATTCCCTGATCTCTTAGGATAGACTTCCTGTAAAGGCACATGGGCGTGAGAGTATCTCACCCCTGAGCCTACATTAAGTTGGGTAGGGTTGACATGGTTTTCTAACGTGATCCTGCCTGTACAGAGGATCTTGTAATGTTCTCCGTCTTTACGATAACTTCTGTCTACTGATGGTAGTGAATCAGGAGGTATGACAAAGATCGTGATATAACGACTACCGATAGGATCCCTTTCTAGATCATGTCTTGGGTAGATATACCAGACTTTGTTCTGGATGTAAGAAGATATCCCATGTTTGTATACCCCATGGAGTCTATTTTGCAAGTAGTCTGGGATAGAGAGATTGCTTGTCCCTTGAGGGATAACGATCTGCTCTATCTCTTCGGTGTTATCAGGTTCTATTAGATCAATACCAATGATCTTCTCATCTCCTGCAACATCTATTTTAGACAGTTCATGCGTAAGCCATGTCTGCATGAACTTCTTCACGGTAGTCTTTCTGGCGATACAGCCTGACTGACTCATTCTTAATAAGAATATCGCCTTCTCTGATAGCTGAAAATTCACCGTGATCATCCGCACCAAGTCCATCTCATCAGTCTCTGCAGTCCCCTGCGAGTCTGGTGAGATACGAGGGTTATCGCCTTCTATGATCTTGGCGATATATCTTCTCTGTACGGGATTCTTTCTTTTCTCTCCATCTTGGGTCAATGTAGCAGGAGTAGCTTCTAAAGTAAACTCCAGATTCTCTTTGTGTGGATAGATGATGTCCATGTAAGTACCGATCGGAAATACACAAGACACAGTTAACTCATCCATGTAGTTATTCTCGTAATCACGGATGATATCTAAGTTCATGATTCTGACAGCTTTGACATTGATATTAGAGTCTAAGAGATGTACCGTACCGGATACGACCCGTATCGGTAAGGTAACATCATTAGCAAGTATCCTTGCGATCTCAGAACCCATCGGAGATCCTGCAAAAGGAAATGACATGTTCTTATTCCTTATTTACTAAAGATGTGCTGACGACGATAGTTCATGCGATCTTGTAATGAAAGCATGTCTTCTTCGTGAGGGGGTTTTGGGATATCGACGGTGTAGTCTTTCTGATAGTACTTCTGATCGAGTTCTTTTTGTTGTTGGATCTCTTGATCTTTGGGGACTTTCCTAAAGATGTTGTCAAGATCAAATAAAGGCATACCGTAGTCATGACTAACATCTTCTTTATCGATCTCTTTATTTAAGACATTGGCTACTAATGGATAGATCTCGGATGCAAAGTCAGACAGTACTTGTAGATCTTCCATCGGGACGTTGTTATACGAGATAGATATCTCGAGTTTGTCATTGAAATCCTTGATGTGACGATGGATGACTTTGTACATCTCAACGAGATCTTCGCTGTTGATGACTCTTAGTGATATCCCTTGTTTACGAAACTCTGCCATCTGTGCGATGGTGAGATATTTCTCGATCAACTCTTCTGCAAAATAACGGTCACCGGCTCTACTTCCCGTAGTTGGTAGACCATAGCGCTCAATATACTCTCTGCTATAACCGTCGATGTTGTGCATCTTCACCCGATAGAGTTTATTGAAGATGATCGACCTTGCGGTATAGCCTTGTTCTAAACTAGACATAAGTGAACTCCTTGAGTTTTAACGAGAGGAGTGAACGTATACTTCGGATAGTGTTCTGTGAAACAGGTTACTATCCGAAGTATATAAGACTCCTGATTGATGATAATCACATATATCACACAGCATACACGTCATACATCCTAGGTATACCATAATCGGTATACCTAGGAGTAAGGGTATATGACGTTTATTTTACAAGTCACGTATGCTCGCGTTCATCCTGACGGAGGGACGCTTCACGTATAAGAGACTTATAAGTCTCTTATACTAGCGTTCATCAACATCAACAATATCGGTGTATAGTAGAACTGTTCATGTGGGTACCAGTTCTGCCAGTCTGCGATCATCGCTTCGATGATCTCTTTGATGATGTTGTTGCTATCTAGATAACGACAGGTCTCTAACTCTAGATGAGAGAGCAATGTTCTCTCATTCTGGTAGAAGTAAGGACTGAAGATATAGCTGTTATTAAGATCTAGTCTCGGTAACAACTTGATCCCTTGGTATTCTGTCTCCGTATAGCCATTAAACGCAGGTAATGGTGAAGGAGATAACGATAACTTCGCTTGATATTTATCCTTCGTGTCTACTGAGTAACTCAAGTCTATCGGATAAACCAGATAATCCAACCCCACTCTTGCTATCTGTGGTATCCGACCATGCGTCGCATACGCCTGTTCAGAGACCATACCTACTTTAGAGAAGATAGAAGATATCGCATAACCATCATGATCTTCGATAAGATCAAAGATAGACTCTGCTTTAAAAGCCTTGATATTCTCGATAGGCAGTACTCTTAATTTAACTAGCTTATAGTAATCCGCTGGTGTAAACCATCTTGACACTGCTCTGGTCAAGAAGTGATCATAGATCATCATGTCATCTCTTGGCAACACCATACAGGCATATCGCTCTGAGAAATACTTCTTAAAGTAGTTCTCCGCTATGATCGGATAGTAATGCTTTAAGGTATCAAGTAACTTCTTCTCTGATGGTAATATAACAGGATTCTGACCATGTTTAACAAAGTCTAGTTCAAAATACCTGGTGTCTACGACCTTTCTTTCAAGATCTACTAAGCGATCTCCTTCAGCATAGTCGATAGACTGATATTCTACGCGATAAACTGATTGCTTAAACAAAGACTGTTGTTCAGAGACGATGATCTCAAAGATCGCTGCAAATCCATCCCCTATGTCTGCGATAAACATATCCCCGACATTGGGAACAAAAGGAGGATAGATATATGCAGATCCTTGAGCATAGCCTGATTTGTTCTCGTTATTCTGCGTCCAGTTTAGAGCAGTATCTACTTTCAAGATCATGTTGATGATCTTGATGTATTGCTGATACAGTCCTTCTTTATTGGGATTATGTCCAGCAAGAGCAGTATGATCATCTACTACTTGTTGAAAGTAGTTGACTTTCCAGTTAGAACCTTCGATGTTGGTGATAAGATTACTTAAGTTCTCCCATCTGGAGTCTACGACGATGGATTTATGGTGCTCACTGTAGACTTCAGGTCTAGTTAATTTCTCTCTTTCAGGAAGATGTTGACGTTTAGTAATAATAGATGCCGACTTCACTGCGGTCTCCTTCTAAGTTGTGTGCATCGATAAACTGTGTCTGTACGGTGAATATAGACTTCTGATCAAATCTCGTATTGGAGACTCTTTGGATCACCTCCCACCAGAGGTGATCTGGGACTTTATGCCATTTATCCCAGATGGTGTACTCATCCTCTTTCGGAGGATAGGTAAGTACACCTTGTTCATTACGCCAGACTTTAGCATCGATCCCACGTAAAGCATTTTCAGTGTCGATATGGTGGTATTTCTCATGCATACCAGAGAGGATCTGATTCAGTAAACCAATATCAATCCCTAGGAAATCCAACAACCCTTTGACGATCTTAGGATGATTCTGTAGTCTTTTTAAAGCATCTGCTGACAACTGTGTCCAATCATGGTAGACTGATAGTCTAACATGATAACAGTTTCTCAAAGTCAGTTCTTTCAAAGAGGCTAATGTCAGATCTTCTTTGACTCTGATATAACTCTCATGGAGCTGAGACCATTGGTTATAGAGCTGTACTTGAAATACTGATTCTCCTCGTTTATGCATGTATTTACTTTCCCCCTGCATGAACTCTACCATCAGTTCACCAAAGGTCATGTCTTCTATGTCATCGATGATGTGGATAAGATCATTAGGTTCTTTGTTTGACAAAGATAACATCACGTCATAGATGCGTCTTGCACCTTTGATGGTGTCCTTAGGGACAAACTCATCAAAGTCAGGTATCGATATCCCTTTGATAGCAGCTCTTCTTCTCCGCTCTTCTTGAGCAGAAAACATCTCTAGATTAAGTCCAGATAATGAGAAATGTCTTTCATCTCCAAGTCCTACTTCTGTCATCTTGTCTTCCCCTGAGGGGATGTAAGGAACAGGCAATAACTGTTGATGAACCATTAAAGGATACATGAGTACCATCTGGGTAGGTCTCGTATATCTAACACGATAACTAAAGTTTGTCACCCAAGCAGTGGTCTCCATCTCACGTCCTCCTCTATCAGGGACGACATCAAACTCAAACTGACCAAAGACTCTTGTTTGGTTCTCAGTGATAGCAAGTCTTTTATTGTGTCCTTTGAAGTTACTTAGAGTAGTTAGTCTTACACTACCATGGACTAAACCTTTAGAAGTGAGATAGTCCATGAATGACTCGTTATAACCATCGATGTTCTCACGAAACTCATGGATCTTCCTAAGGACTTCAATGAAGACATCTGGGATTAAATAATGGTATTTTAAGTTGTGTGGTGTGAGATGACCATAATCACTCATCTTACTACGGATAGTGTTACGCCACATCTCCGCATGAGCTCTATCTTTGGTTCTGTATCTGTAATTGATGTTCAACACACAAGGCATATAAACAGGTTTCATGATGATGTTTAAAGCATCATCTCTGAAGACTGGCATGTATTCAGTCTGCCATACAGGGGTCGATGCTACTTCATCATCGAAGACTTCATCGACTTCGATGGTGATAAGTTCATTGGCATTGAACTTAGCGCCATGGGGTTCATTCTGGTATTCCTTCTTTAACGTAGAGCGATGTTGCATGATCACCCCTGCTTCATCAGCATACAGGATAGGAAGATCAGCAGGAAAACCCATCTTGATGTTTAGTTGCGCTGTGATATCTGTCATGATAGGACGCATGATACTGTCTTTGGTATCTTGCAAAGGAAACTTAATAATCGGCATAGCGAGATCCTTGTAAGGGAAATTCTGGAATCATAGCATCCTTAAAAGAGATGATATCGATAGACGTATCCAATATACACGGCATAGATCCTAGGTACACCGTTGGTGGTGTACCTAGGAGTAAGGGTTATATGACGTTTTACTTACGCAGCAGCGTATCCTAATTTCAAAGTCGTATCTTGAGGGATATCGACTTTAGCTTCACTAGAGATACGATCGAGTACCAAAGACAGGGACAGTGAACTCATTTTCAAAACATAGAAGTTGTAATCCTTGATCACAGACAAAATCGTCGAAGTGGTCTGCTTCAGTAACATAGAGACCATGAAAATGATCAGGTGACCATTTTGTTCCCTACCCGTTCCTGCTGTGAATATACCATTAACACTTTTAGACTGGATCTCCTTAACAAAACTCTTGTAGTTTCTGTTAAGGTCTTTCAGCATGTCTTGATCTTCTTTGATCAGTTTGGAGATATGTTTAGCTTGTTCACAGATAGTTTCTAGACCATCTTGACCCACTTCTTGATAACTAAGACTATCAGGGATATCTCCGACAGAGACCATGGCAGATTTGATCGTACCAGATGCTTGCATGCGTTGATGCTCAGGGATCTGCTGTTTGGTATACTTCTGCATATCACGGATATCGATAGCATAACAGATCTTCTTATTACCTGGCAATGTCTCTGTCTCAAAGTAGTTATTGTCAGATCCTTTATTAAAGTACTTAGGTGCAGAGGATACTGCTTTGGTGATACCTAGTGCATTATTGAGATTACCTACGATAGACATGTAAGGACCGAAGACATTAGCATCCAACGCACTTTCAGACGATACATACTTGAAGTTCTTCTTCATCTCTTCACACATCTTGGTCGAGACATTAAGGACTGCTTTAGGATCTAGTAACTCAAACTGATTGACGATACGTTGCATAGCGTTTGCGACAGAGACTTTGTCATCACCGTAGTAGAACGCTTTCGCATATTTAGCTTGTTTCTCTTCTGAAAGATCTTGGATGGACTCTGCTTTCTTCAGCGCTATTGATATCTTCTCAGCTTTCTTGGCATTCTTATCAGCGACACGAGAAAGTCCCATCACGAACTGATAGACTTTCTCAGCGATCTTGACAATGAAATCCCATATTGCTTGGAAGAACTTCTTGATCCGAGATTGTTCTTCTTCCATAGAGACGGTGATATCGCCATGGCTTTCACAGGAGTGTCGTTTGACATCGATACCAAGTCTCTTGTAAAGTGAGGCTTGTGCGTTACGATAGAGTCTTTGGGTGTTAGGATCAAAAGACTCATGTGACTTAACATCAAACAGTGTATGATTGAGATCTAGGATACCAGAGAAGGCTTCTTCTGCGTGGTCTAATGCATCAAACATGGTGTTGATGTATCCGTCTTCTTTGGAGAGATTGATGTAGTTCTCGATAGAGACGCTACCGTCTTGTGGTTCTACATTGACAGCAAGATCATCTTTGACATCTTTATCGGGGTTGTGAGGAACATCACCTTTCTTAGCAGTCGTAGTCGTATCTTTGAAAGAAGGGTCGTTGTCGACATTGGTTGTCTCAAGTACCGAGGTCTCTTTGATAGAGATCTCTTCATTCTTAAGAGACTCCTCAGAAACGTTAGCGCTTCCGTTGTCAGAATCACCACCCTTAGTAGAGATAAAGACCATCTCTAACAACACTCTTGCCACTTGGACCAGATATCCTGCAATCTTAGAACAGGTGTTGATATAGCCTTGACAGAACCGAATTTGAGCAGAGTAGGCTCTGGTTAACGATTTTATTTCGTCGTCTGACCCATCGGGTTTGTCAACTACAGCCATATCCTCGGCGTAGTCGATGTTCCACACGTCTCCTTTGAACTTACGCAGCATCTCGATGACATCGATGATGTCCGTTACGGCATCACAAGCGGCTACCGCAGTCGTTTTGTCAGCGATTAATTGGTTATCATTGATATCGCGGCTATCATTCTCACCACGACTGAACTTAAGACCTTCTTTTTTACTAATACTAACAGTAACGTTACCGGGTAGTATTGCAAGCATTGCGGTACCAGTGGCGAGAGATACACCGATACTGTCAGCGTAAGCATCAACGAATTTAGCAAAAAGACCTTCTGCCGTTTCACCTGGATTGCTCTCCGCAGTGTCGAAGGCTTTTTTCTCGCTGATGATATTCCAGGGTTCCTTATCCAGTATCCCACCGATGAAGCTATCAATCGACTTGCTGACAGATGCACTGATCTCTTTAACAGATACCGCTTTACCATCAAGTACCAGATACTTACTAAAACGATTCTTCTGGATCTCAGTAGGTTTACCAGAGAAGTCACTGGTCTTACTGACCAGATCTTTTGCTTTCTTGAGGTTAGACTTCAGTCTTCCGGTAGTAGTCAAGAGTTTTGCGAAAAACTCTTGGACTTTAGCGATAAGCGCTTGGATAAAATTCTTAGAAGTCTCAATGAACTTCTGGAAAGTATTACGCTCTTCTTCAAAAGAAAGGACAACATTACTGTAATAGAAAGACTCCATCGAGAATGACTCGATGGAGTGGATGGCCTCATTGATCTCTTTATCAGAGATCAGAGGAGCTGATGTGTAGTCTTCTTGACTCAAACGGTCAACTGCCATTAAGGCTTCTTCTAATTTGATACTCATTCTGTTTTATCCATGTTGATTTCAGGGATATCTTTCAAAGCTTTATTACCACCGATCGCATCGATGATGATATCGATAGCTTTATTGGCAGATTTCAGGCCGACATAAGAGAGGTCTTTACTGGTTGTGAGGATGTCGCCCACCACAGAGTCTGATTCTTCATGGAGATGGGCCAGCAGTTTGTAGGTTCGGTGGACAGATTTATTCAACCAACGAGAGAGAATACCAAAAGTATCAATAGATTTTTGGATGTCATTATTGGCTTCTTTGTTAGCAAGTCTTGCGATCGTTTTATAACGATCGATCGCATCCAAGATATCTTTTCGGTTACCCGCAACAGTATCTGCGATCTGCACCACAGATGCCAAGATCGCTTTCACGTCTTTCTTATCGATCGGATCAATGACTGCATCGCGATCACGTCCTAGATTCACGAGTTTTACTTGGATCGCAGAGATCGCACCATCGGATGCACCTTCATCACTACCATAGCTCTTACGGGCGAAGACGATCTTACGGTTACCAGGAAGGGCTGCAGATTCGTAGACTTTACTGTTATCTACTTTACGGAAACTACGGCTGACATACTTAGGTGGAGTAGAGAGCTCATTAGTAAGACCCATGGATTTTGGAGCAACATTACTGAAACTACGATAGAACTCACCCAGATCTTTGATCTGCTTCTCGATCTCTGTGGTTTTATCTTTTTTACCTTTTGCAGCAATGATATCTGTAGTAATACCGATAAACTTATTAGAGAACTCTACGATAGAAGCAACAACAGGTTTGGCATGGAAACTTGCCATGGCGTTACGCAGTCTCTGCAGACCTTCTTTGACAGAAGCAGTATCTTCCGTGACGAAGTATTTGCTGTATTTACTACGCTGACCATCAGTGAGATTGAACTCTACGTCTTTACCGGTCGCGATATACTTATTCACAGCAGCAGCTTTGCTAGAGACCTTACCAGCCAGTTTATTAAGATTGGTGAAGAAACCAACGATTTTATCAGCGATCTTACCGATGAAGTTCAAGATCCCTTGATAGAACTTCTTGAAGATAGACTTCTCTTCTTCCAAAGATTTTACTACTGGACTGTCGTAGTTCTCCAAAGAGAGCGTACTACCAGGATAACCAAAAGAACGATAGATGCTGTTTCTTTGGTTACGATACATCAGGTACATGGATCTATCGAAATTGCTGTGTTTTCTACCGTAATCTTCGATAGACAGCAGCATAGTCTGGAAGTCCTCAAGGGCCACGACTGCATCATCTAAAGACTGACGCATATCGTCGATATCATCAGACTCCTGATCGATATCTGACATATCGGTATCTTCAAAAAGATCACCTTCTCTTTGTTCTAGCATACGAAACTCTGCTTCTTCAGCAGACTTAACCAGGTATTCAAATATACCTTTTGACATGATTTTTCCTTATATAAGGTTGATAGAAACAGTCATAGTCGTCACCATGACCAAGGATACAGATATGTGTTAACATATCTGAATAAGTATAACTACACAGCAGATATGCCTCTGTACTACCCTAGATAGGTAGTACAGAGGATGTATGTCGCGTAGCGGCTATCTGAGAGGATCAGGGATGATCCTCGAAGAAATGACGTGTAGTTATTTTAGCACTTTACGGATATAGTCCAGTGCTAGTTGAGATTCTTTCAAGCTGTACTGGGTGATCTCTTTGCCAAGATACATCAGAGAAGTCAATAACGTCCTATTTAAACGCATGACTAACTCTACCCAACCCGTATCAGCGTCCCAAGCATATTTTTCAAAACGAATACGCAAAGCAGTCTTCTCGTAGGCTTTAGAAGCCTTACTGAAGTTACTGACGATATACTCGACTTGTCTGCGATGCTCTTGGATGGTCTTCGTGATCTTAACGACATCATCTGTAATACTCTCGATATCACGATCTGTGATCTGGTAAAGTCCGTTATAGACGGCATCCCCTGTATGGACAAAGTTTGCCTGATAGCTATCTAAGATCAATTCTTCTTTCGTGATCAGATTAGTATCATCATTGGGATCTTCAGCCCAAATGGTTGCTTTTTTCTTGACGTCGACCATGCAGACTTTCCAGCCACCAGGAAGTGACATGGATTCAAAATAGTCTCCTTTACCGAAGTTGTAGTATCTGGGAGCTTTTGCTATGGGATGCAAACCAAACATTTCTCTTAAAGGAACAGAGAGCTCTTTCTGCTTCTTACTGATCTCACGTCCGAGACTACTCAGTTCTTTAAACCACGATCTATCACGCTTCTGATAAGTCTCTTTGGTTGACGTGATCATCTCCATGTACTTATTCGCCATATCCATGACAGCGATAGAACCATCAACAGCTTTAGGGTTGTTGAAGAAATACGTGTAAGAAGCGATGATCTTAATGGATGTTGCAATATTAGTCTCTTCCTTGCCATCAATGTTAAATGCTTTCAGATATGGGAAATCTTTACCATTAGCAAAACGACTGGTGTCTATGGTCTTACCCTTAGCAAAAGCTTTAAGATCTATAGCTTCTTTCTCGATGACTTTAGCCATTTTAGTGATGCTACCGAGATATCCTAGTATCTTATCACCGATCTGACTGATGAAGTCTCCTATTTTACTAAACAAAGCAGATATCCTGGATTGAGATTCCTCTAAGGACATCTGGATACGAGAACTAAAATGCTCGTAGCTGATAAAAGAGATCTCTACCCCCATACGAGCGTATATAGATCTTGCAGATCCCTTATACATCTCGTAAGAAGCTCTATTGACCCCTTCTTCTACATAAGCAGACTCTAAAGACTGATGAAGATCATGTAACTCTTGATAAAGCTCTTCTGATTTACAATAATCCTTGTACAGATGATCGATCGCGTAAGACTCACTTGCGAGATCATTGATATCATCTCCCAGTTCTTCTGTAGGTGTTGTCTCTGGTATCAGTTCACCATTAGAGATCGACTGTCCTGCAAATACTTTCATGTTCCTCATACCTCGATAGATTTATTAATAGCTAGCATTGCTACTCTTCCTGCTCTGACAGCATACAGAGAAAGCTCATTGATGATCTTAGTGATATCAATAGTCGCTGTCCTGACAGTAGAGAGCAGTTTAAGATAGTCTTCGATGATCTTCTTCTTGGCATCCCCACGTTCTATCTCTTTAAGGAACTTACTAGCAGCGATACCTTTTCTTCCTGCACGATGGATATCAGTACCGATACTATCGATATCCCTTTTGCTATCGTATACGTATTTCACGATAGCTTCACAATGACTCAAGATACGATTTGCAGCATTATTGTCGATAGGGGTGATGACCTCTGGTTCAAGTTTAGCTGTCTTTTTAAATACAGCTTTTATTTTCTTTCCAACAAAAGCAGTTTCTTGTACACCTTCGATCTCTTCTTTATAACCCAGAACCTGATAGCCTCCTGGGAGTAACATGGATTGGATATATTCTCCTTCACCATGATCAAAGTCATTGATCTTACTACCTTCAGAGACATCTACCAAACCGAAATCATCTTTGATCTCGTAGAAGAGACTGTCGATATCATCACTACGGTTTTTGAGATACTTCTCATGGCTGTCGACATCTTCTTTTTTGAGAAGATTGATCTTATCGATGGTGTTATTCATGATCGATTTAAGATCATTTAAGGTGTTTTTAGGATCGATATCACTTAAGTATTTGTCAATAAGACCTAAGCCATCTGAGACAGAGACATTGCTGTTGCCGATAGAGAAGGTATTTCTTACTCTACTGTAGATCTCATCAGGGACTTTCTTGAATCTGACAGGATTACTTAGCGTATCTTTGGTTTTCTCGATATCATTACTCAGTTTCCTGGCAGTCGCGTAGACCTCACCGAAGTGTTCTTTGATCTTATCAAAGAGGTCCAGGAAGTAATTAAAGAGTTTTTCCAACACTTCTGCTACACTATCCATGAAAGAAGAAACAGACTCTTCTGAATAAGAAAGCTGTTTATACAAGGAAGATTTGGTCTGTTGATAGAAGCGTTCAGCAGAAGCATTTAAAGAAAGATGACGCGGGAGCGCAAGCGCAAGAAGCTCTTGAAAAGCTTCTTCGGCGCGATGGTATTTCATAAAGGTGATTTCATTAGACATAAGTCAACTCTTATTAATGGAGAAAAGGAAGTCACAGTATACTCGTGTGATCATCTAAGTACTTGTACGAAATGTCAGTATGGTGCATAGCGTCATAAATCCTAGCTACACCCACCAAAGGTGTAGCTAGGAGTAAGGGTCTTCTTTATTCGCATACGCTCATGCAGAGCACCCTAGGGTACCATTATCGGTGCCCTAGGGATGTATGACGTCTAGCACATAAAAAGATTAAGCTTCTGCGGAAGCAGCATCTTCTTGATTCTGAGAAGCACCTTTCATGCTAGTCTCAACGACCTCAAGATAGACACGGGAGAGGTTGGAAAGATAACCACCCACTTTCGCTATCGTACCCATGTACTGGCGAATAAAACTACCCATGGTAGAGCCGATGATGATACCATTCTTCTGGATGACAGCTGTTTCATCATCACCCTCTTTAAACTTGACACGATCGGCTGCAACATTAACGAGACTATTAGCGATTTTTTCTTTCAGGCCAGTCTTTGTCAGTTCTTTCAGAGCTTCAACTTCATTTAAGAAGTTAGTAAGAATGGTCAACATCTCTTTAGCTTTACCGGCATCACGGATCATCAGTTCTTTACCGATCTTGACTTCACCAACGTCTTCGCTTTGTGCAAAGGTGATACCTTTGGTTTCACTATTGACACCAGGTAATTTTAACTGGTAATTAGCTGGGAAATTCGCAAGTACGACGTCTTCTTTATCAGCATTAACACCAAGTTTATTATTGAAAGCTTTCTTCATCGCTGTAAATGCGTCGTTTTTATCGATAGGTGTAACACCATTGTTACCATAGAGGTTAGTAACAACCTCACCGACCAAACTAGCCAGATCAAGTTTGCTAGATACCAACAATGCTGTCTTCAGAAGTGCTTCTACTGCTTTTTCACCAGAGGTACGGATATCAACGGTTTTACCTTCTACGACGAAGTACTTACCAAGACGTTTTTGTTGTGCTTCAGAGAGCGTGCCTTCAAATGAAGCTCCATCCAGTTTACTAACGAGTTTCTCAGCACGTTTACGCACAGCGTTGTTGGTATCCAAGATCTTCAGGATGAAGTTTTGGATCTTCTCAAAGAGATCCAGCAAGAACTTCTTCGTACCATCCAAGAACTTCTTGAAGTTGGATTTCTCTTCTTCCAGAGATCTTACTGTCGCGACCACACGAGTAGCTACATCATCGAACGCTTCCATCGCAAAAGACTCAGTCGTCACACGGATACCGAGACGTCCATAGATGGATTTACGAGAGAGCTGATAGAAGCGTGCAGCTTGACGGTTCATACCACCGTCTTGTGCGATCATCTCCAGTGACTCGATGAGTTCTTGATGATCATCGAGAGCACCTTCTGCATCTTCCATAGCGTCATCCATCTCATGGATCTCTTGCTCTTCTGCTTGTGCTTCGAGAAGTTCAGTCTCTAATTGTTCATTCTCCAATACTTCTGCCTCAGCCTCTGCTTCAGCAGCATCTTCAGCATCTTTAACCTCTTCAGCTTCACCATCAGTAGGAGCACCTTCTACAGGTGCTTCTGCTGGAGCATCGGTAGCTTCTGCGTCAGTTACCTGATCATCAGTCTTCTCAACGACTTCACTCTCTTCAACACGCTCTTCAACGACAGTATCACCTTCTACCGGAGCTTCTGCTCTATTCTCATCAAGATCTTCAAGACCTAAACCATAGCTAAAAATACCAGCCATAATTACAATTCCTATTTTAAATTGAACAAAACGTTTTGTTTACAAGATCACTTCGACAACACATCCATCATCGTAGTGATCTTTGCTATCGCATCTAAGGTAGCTGCTTTATTAGAGCTTAAGTCAAATGACTCTAAGCTATACTGCTCTACCGGATGATGTTTGGCGATAGCATTAAGATGGATCATGATGGCTTTGATACCATCACGACTCAGTCCACCTTCTTCTAAAGAGGCATTTAACAGCCCCCTATAAGCTTCTAAGGAATCTAAGACCTCAGAAGCATCATCATAAATGGTCGGTTCCTCGAGATCTTGACCGTATTCACTATCAAGATCTTCTAAGGATTTCCCAAGAAATATCGGACCTGCCATAAATCCTCCTTTAAGATTTAGTTGCATGAATGAGTTTAGTAAGCAGCATTCTTTCAGAATAAGAAGCCATCTTTGACAGATCAAAGAAAGGTTGTTTGATGGTTCTGGTGATATAAGAGATAGCTGCCATGTTGAAAGAGAGATATTTAAGATCACTAGTCTCTGTAGCATTAGACTCACTAAGCTTAAACTTCCTCAGTGACATTCTTAGTTTGTCCAAAGCAGTATAGATACGATCTGTATAGTTCACCACTTGACTACCAAAACGAGAATAAGACTTCAGATCCATAAATAGCTGCTCCAACTGGATATCACTTAAAGTCAAGGTGATATCTCCCATACTCGGTTTACTCGTCTCCATGATCATCGCATCAGAGAGACTGAGCTTATTGATCGATTTATCCGTAGATGGATTGAAATGTCCGGTATCTGGCATCACAGCTTTTAATCTGTAACCATTAGGAAGATCTGGACCGATATACTCGTATAAGTCAGTCGAAGGATTATGCTTCGTACTGACTACTGGAAACACAGGTGTGATATAAAGATCTACATAAGCCCTGACTTTGGTCGTCATCGACATCGCTGATGCGATATTCTCAGTGACATGATTGTCACTGATATAGAGCTCAAGTAGGTTACGATATCTTGCGATCACATCCAGTGGATCAAAAGTCTCTTGACCACTACTGTCTTTGATAGTAAAATAACCACTCTCTTTTCCAGTAAACACGACTTCGCAGCCATGGATATCCTTACTTGACATCCTGGCGATGTTAGCTCTTAGCCTGTCAACATACCTTCCTGTATCGGTGAACTCACTTTTGATCCACAAGAAGAACTTTCTCAGGATACTTAAGAAGACATCTAGAACGTTGGTGATGATAAGGAGTACTTTATCAGCAGATCTTGAGAAAGACCGATCGTCAAAGTTATCGACAAAACCTTCTTGTGATCTGACGGTATCAGGACATCTCTGATAGAAAGTACGCATCATACTCGAGATCAAGGCTTTCTCACTATCCGAGAAAGCCTCACTAGAGTGTGTCTTATCCTTAATAGAGACCAAGGTGTTAAAACAGTTCACGGCTTCTTCTAAGGATTTATTCACCTCAGATAGAGAGATGATCAGATCTCTTCCTGTTTCATCATGCTCGATATTGACTTTCTGAAGATCATCAGGAGAGAGCAACGCCTCTCTTGTGATCTCACGACCATAGAGTCTTTCACTCATCATGCGCTCCTGTGAAATCCCCGTACATCAACCACAGTGTTGATAACAATACTCCATAACCACCAGGTCTACGCACAAATGCTAACACAAAGTCAGTAACCGTTCTGATGTTATTTTCTTTCAGTACGCCATCGATAGACTTCTTCAAGACAGACTTGTCTACTTTGATACTATCTTGACCCATGAGGAGTCTCGCATCGGTGTTTTGATTAAGGAGCATCTTACCATGGATCAGGTATTCTAACAATCTCTTTAAGTACTCACTGTGGTTACGACCAAAGCTACCATACTCAATCTGGGTAGAGATGAAGACATTGATGTCTTTTACTACACCATCTAGAGAAAACATCCTTTTGGCTTTCTTGATCACTCTTTCTCTGAAATCAAAACGCATGATCAATGAATCATTCTCAATGAAAGCCTGATAGAGAGATTGGATCTCTTTATCAGGGGTGACTTTGGTAGACTCCTCGTAGTTGACTTTGAACGTTGCACCTGCGATAGAGACTTCTTTTTTACTGGGTTTGGCATCTGGGTTATCGAGTATTGGTCCTACAAACCCTCTTGGGTATATCTTAAGCATTATTCCCTACCCTCTTATTGATAAGCTTTCTCAGACTTCTCGATCTTGTACTGTAGTACCTGTACCTGACCTTCCAGATATTCGATTTGTTTAGTAAGTGTCGGATCTTGGTTTTCACCGCCATCTTCTACTTGTCTTCTTAAGTAGATCAGTCTCAGTCTGATCAGCTCTCTTTCTTCCAAAGCTTTCTCATACTCCAGATGATCTTTCAGTGCTTGACGCATCTGTTTCATGTAGAAAGGATTGCGTTTCACGTCGTAGAACATATTCAGTCTTAAGGGATCTACTTTGTTAGTCCCTAAAGTAGACTCTACCACTTCGATGTTCTCAGGGACGATTAGTACATCAGGGACTTCTTCTAAAAGACGCATCACTTGCGGGATGTCTTGTACAAAGACTCCCGTCAAAAGACAGAATGAGTTAAAACCATTCTCGACTTGCTGTATCTGTGCTTTATTGAGTCTTTTACTGATGGTGTTACCTGGATCAAACTTTGCAGTCTCTGCGATGATAAGATAATCCAAGAACTCTCTGGTGTACTTGATATAGAACTTGATCGCATCGATCAGTTGTAAGTATTGGGCTTTCTTATACGTGATGGCAGAGGCGATATTAGCATCTTGGAAGTTACGTTCCACGATAGGTCTGATCTTCTCAATCATCTCAACCAAGTTATTCAGAGCAAAATGAGTAGTGGTGATGATGTTACCAGGACGTTTCTTGACTCTGACATTAAAGGTCGGTAGCAGTCTTTTGATCTCAGTCGAATGGAAATCGTATCCTGTAAACTGCTGATCAGCATCTTGGTAGACGACAAGATTAGTCTCTTTCAGCTCTTTTAAAGCATTGACGATCGTATCTGTCAGATCTCTTTTGTAGAGTGTCGGGATCAACAAAGAGAGCATTTCTTTTAATTTCATCGGGAGTTTCTCCGTATATACGTAAGGTTATTCAGAACAGCACTATCAGAAACGAGGAACTTGACCCATCGCTAAAAGCTGTGCGATGGCCGTGATATCAGGCTCTTTCTTCCCAGCAACTTTAAGATCATTGAAAGAAGCATCCATGTACTTCTCCATGGAGTGGAAGTAGATGCGCACCATGCGATGGTCTTCATTGACCACACAGAGCATCATGCAGCCGGTGATCTCCATCAGTTGGTTTCTCTTTTGGAAGTTATCGAGAGAGATATTTAAGTTCTGTTCTAGTGCTTTTGCGGTAGCTTCTGTCAAGATAGCCGTTGAAGTGATGTGTGCACCACTGTCTTTACCAGAGAAGAGCTTGTATAAGGATACTTCACTTGCACGTTCCATCTGTGCTTTCAAGTATCCTGTCTTATCACGCATCAGGTCTTTTCTAAACTGCTTATAGAGGTCTTTGCAGAAGATCACGTCTTTGACATAGTCGATCTTACCGAGCTTATATGCCATCTTGCGATCTAGCTCAGAGATGTCTTTCTGTCCGAATGACAAGAGCTCTACCAGATGGTTGTTTCTGACGTATCCTGTCATCATGCGGATACCGATAGGGACAATTACTGTCTTAGTGACATCTTTATCCCCATCTTTCTTCGTCTCAGAGATCTGTACATTGACGACTTTACCAACTGCAAAACGATCATCCAAGATGCTATCTAAACTGGTCTTGACCCCTGTAGCATTCTCACCACGGTCTTCTTGAGATACGGTATCTCTTACTCTGCCGGTGAATATATTCTTATCCAAAGACTCAAGGGATGCTTTCAGTCCTTGATAGCTATTCTGTTTAACGAGATAAGACTCTACAGACTGAGCGACAACATCACTTAAGTGACCTTGATAGTCTTTCTGTTTGAGATATTTATCAGTAGCATCAGTAAAGTCTTCTTGTGCTATCGCCATCTCAGCTGTTTTATTAACTACTGTGTTCAGCAGTTTTTTGGTGAGATCATTTTTGATGTCTTTATTAGCGATCTTAGTGGAGTCGATGACAAAAGGTGCAAGTTGAGAAGCGACATTGACTTCTTTGCCTGACATGGCGATCGCTATCGCCTGTACATAGAAGCCAGAGAAGAGATTCAGTAGCGTAGCCTGCAGGTCAGCAAGCATATCTGCACCACGTAACGACATATCCACCATACAACTCGGTTCTATTCTAACCAGTTTAGTCTGTTCGACAAAGCTTTTATTGCTTTGCTGGAGACGATTATAGTAACCGATGATATCCATGATCGTCGTAGTCAGCGAAGATGCTGTAGATTTCGCAAATGCGATAGAGGTAGGGTTCATTGAGCCATTCCTATATAAAAGTAAAGGTTTCATCTCTTCTTTTTTGAGAAAGAAGAGACATAGAAAAAACAAATCTTCTCTAAAAGACTGTCACTGTATATTACAAGAAAATCTGCTATATCTTATTTAGGATGCATCAAGCTATTTTTTGAACTAGACGTCATATCTCCCTCAGTAGGACTAATGATAGTCCTACTGAGGTACATCGATTCTTCTTAACTAGGACTCCCATGGCAACAGATCCCTATAACAAAATCACCATCGATGATGTCATCAACAAGATCTCTAACAATCAAAGAACCGTCAGAGACTACATCGATGAGATCTTCTTAAGCTTTGGTCGAGGGAAACTCACGACCATCAGAGACAAACAACTCAGTGGTTTTAACCATAGACAAACTGCGGTGAATCTACCAGATCATGCAGATCACAACGGATACTGCTTCTTTGTCAGACCTACCATGAACCTCTCCCGCTTCAACGCCATGCGGGATCGTCATCTTGCTCAGCTGATCACGAACATTCCTTATTCTATCCAACAATGGGTCAGGATGACTTTAGACTTCACTTTAGAAAGTAAAGAACAGTTATCTTCTCCATTGATAGATAACCAAAATGTCTTTATCCCATTACTGTCTAACTCCTTAAAGACCTTAACCGGTGTACCTTCAATAGTCGCAGGTACCCACTCCTCTGAACGAGGGATCGCTAAAGAAGTCTTTACCATGATAGATGATAACATCTACAACTACGAAACCTACACTGTCACAGCAACATTCCGTAACATGAATGGTAATCCTTTCTTGCTGCTCTTCTACTCCTGGATACTAGCAGCATCATTGCAGTACATGGGTAAGATTGTAGCCTCCATGCCAGATATCATCCAAAGAAGGATGAACTATACTAGCCGTATATATCGTCTTATCATGGATCACACCAAGACTTACGTCACAGGTATCTGGGCACCAGCATACTGTTATCCTGTCACTCTAGAGACAGGAAGCATCTTTAAATACAATATCGAGGAACCCTTAAACCGTGATATGGCGACTATGGATGTACAGTTCCAGTGTGCAGGATCTATTATTAACGATGATCTATTATTCCATCAGTTCAATACAGCTGTCGCTATGGCAAACCCGATGATGGATAATACTATCCGTAGTCAAACACTAGTGAAGCTAGATCGGGTAGAAGTAGATGTATTAAACTACTACGGATATCCGAGAATCAACCCAGTGACCACAGAGCTTGAGTGGTGGGTACCACGAGAGATCTATCAGTCTGCTGCAGAAGCACTGAAGAAACAACTCAGATTCCCGAATAATAACCCTGATCCTCAAGTAGAAAGAAATAACCAGATCATCGAGGAAAGAAAGAATCAACTCATGAACCTCTCCTCATTTGTCGATAAACTGTAAGGAGTCTACTTATATCTCAGGCACCCCACCATCGATCACGTATTCTCCTTCCATTTACAATTACAGGAGCCTACTTATGGCACAATTTCAATACGTCTCTGATATCATCAAAAACACCAAAGATTTCCCAGGGAACCCTTTCAAGATACAAGCAGCAGTATACGAGCATCTAAAGAACATCATGGGAGATAAGATCCCTGATAAGATCGATCCTACTTCTCCTTTCTCTTTTGATCTTGAGTCTGCTGCTGTTTTAACATCAGCTTTTATCAGCTACGACAATGATCTTAATCGTAAGCAGTATCCTGCAGCTGCGATGACAGAAGAAGATCTTTATCTGCACATGTGTGATAAAGACTACATTGGGAGATTTGCTCTACCCACGACTGCAACATTTAACTTCCTGATGCGGGTAGATGAAGTCTCATCACACATGGTCTACGACCCTGATGCAGATCTCAGAAAAGTCATCATCCCGAGAAATACCTTTATCGTGGTCGGTGGTACCACATACACCATGGAATACCCAGTTGAGATCCGTGAGATGAAGCACGGTGGTATCCAGATACTCATAGACCACAAGATCGCCTCTCCTATCCAAGTATTGAAAACCAACACCGTAGACTTTGATATCAGGCTAGAGAGATCTGATATCCCGCATGGTCGAGATATCAAGTGGTTGCAGTTTAGTCTAGAGCTTACACAAGTAACCGTAACCCCATACGAGTTTCCAGTCTCTAGAGCAGTTGCTTTCAATAGAAGAATAGATCTCACGGATCACTACTACTACGCGAGAGTCTTCTATCAGGATCAAAACAGTGTCTGGCAAGAGATGTTGACCACACATGCACCTGATGTCTACGATGTTGCTAAACCTACAGCAGTACTGAAAGTCCTTGATAACTCATTGCGTATCTCTATCCCACAGGTATACTCAGATCTAGGATATCTCGATACCAAGATCAGAGTCGATGTCTACGAGACCAAAGGTGAGGTCAATATGGATCTCTCGGGATATGAACCCACAGAGTTTAGTGTCACATTCCGCGCGATCGATGGCAGAAGAGATCGTTCTGCTTATACGGCACCTATGCCTAAATTGGGTACCTTTACCGTATACTCCAATGATCTTGTCTCTGGAGGACGTGAACCATTATCCTTTAAAGCCTTACGGGAAAGGGTCATTGAGAACTCTGTAGGTATCAGACATATCCCGATATCCAATATCCAGATAGAAGACTATCTAGAAGACAATGGTTTCCGTATCATCAAGAACATCGACCAAGTCACCAATCGTGCATATCTCGCATCACGTTCATTACCACCCCCGAGTAATGAACGCTTACTCACATCAGCAGCAGCGTCTATTGAAGCATTAAACACTTCTCTAGATGGACTCATTGCAACAGGATATGTCTACCAGAATGAAAAAGCGATTACTATCTCACCTGAAGCTGTCTACGAGTCTAGTAAAGGGATCCTCTCTATACTGCCTAAATCAGAAGTAAGATCTATCTTAGCACTGCCTACCGATGAGAAAGTCTCTAACATCAACTCAAGGAACCTCTATCGCAGTCCTTTCCACTATGTCTTAGACATGAGTGAAAGGGTCTTTGACTTTAGAGCTTACTATCTTGATCATCCCAAAGCGGATAATAAATCCTTCGTAGACAGTAATGATACCACCCAACTTCTCCAGATCACCATCACCAACTACCAGATCGAACGTATCGAGAAAGGTTACCGCTTGGTAGTGGTAGCTAAAGGTGATGCGATGGTCGCTAGGATCGATGACAGCAAGATGTACACACAACTTGCTTTCATCCCACCAGGTGAGATTGACTACGCGTATATCAATGGTAGATTCATCGGTAAAGAAGGTGAGAATCGGGTATTTGAATACATCATTGAAACCAACTATCATGTCAGAAAGACTGACTACATCGAGCTCACCAATGCGAAGATGTATAACTTAGATGATCGTATCGTGCCATCTCGCCTCATGGAGGAGTTTGATATCTTATTTGCGACCAATGAAGCCTTGTCACAATCCTGGCGATCTTCTCCTATAGACAGAAAACTAGGGAAGTTCTTACTACCTACTGATACGAAAGCGATCGTCAATGAAAGGATCCGTATCACTTTAGGTTATCCTTTACATGCCTTGTGGAAGAGATGTCGTACACTTGCAGGCTCTGAGGTCTATGAGACATGGGACAGAGATGTCTATCTCACTTATGATCACGATGTCCTGGATACTGATACTGCATCATCATTGTCTGTAAACAACGGTAATGTCGAATACAAGATCAAACACCATAAAGGAGATACAGTACTAGGACCCAATGGTAAACCTATCTTGAAACACAAGAAAGGGGATATCAAGTTCAAGAACTCCTTACCAGTACTGATCAACAACAGAAAGATCTTAGTACAGCTTGATGTGATGCTCCTGGAATGGGTGTATTTCATTGCAGACCATCCTGTCATCCAAGAGTATCGCAAGAACATGATCGACATCTATGTCGACTGGATCGTAGATAGCTTGGAAGATGTCAATGATAGAGTACTGGAACAGACTCGTATCTACTTCTATCCACGAGCAACACTTGGTCAAGTAGAAGTGATGTATAATGATGGTATCCAAACGAGAATCAATGCAGCACAACGGCTGACTATTGATCTCGTAGTGAGACCTCAGGTATATGCGAACTATGCATTAAGACAAGAGATCACTAAAGCTACTACCAAAGTCATCAACAGTCAGTTAGACTCAGGTATGGTAGCCACCAATGAGATCTTATCCTCTTTGACCAAAGAGTACGGCTTTGATGTTATCGGTGTAGACATGCATGGTTTAGGTGGTAATGATCGCATCATCACGTTTACTGTGTTGGATGACAGTAAACGTTGTTCTTTGAAGAAACGATTGACCGCTGAGACTAACGATATCTTGTTTATCGAAGAAGATGTCACTGTGAACTTCATTGAGCATGCTAAGCGCAAGCTCTAGCATGCCCGCTACTTTGTAGTGAGCATGCTAAGAAGAAGTTATAGCGTGTCCTGTTAAGCAAAAAAAAAATAAGTAGATGTCATAGTACCCCTAGTACACCACTATAGGTGTACTAGGGGCATATGACGCATGTTAACGGTTTATGGTGGGATATCATGGGTTATTATAAATAGTTATTAAATGACATTAGTTCACTTGGCTTCTAATTGAGCCTTGAACATGTCATAATGCATCGCTTGATAGAATAATTTATCGCGATACTTTTTCTCTGCTTTGTAGTTGTCGATGATAAAAGAGGGTATCATCAGACAGATCGTCATGAGAGTGGTGATGATGAGAATGTTGCCCACCAGACTACTTTCATGAATGTATTGCACTACATGTATTCCTGGGAATAACATTAGTAAGTTCAACACTACGGAACCTATCTTTTGACGATGGGTTCCACTTGACGACGTATACGTAATGTACTGTGTCGTTATCACGGCTGTCAGTGCAGCTACTGTGATAACTAATGCTGTTGGTAAAGTCAACTCAATCGTTAACATAAAAAACTCCTTGGGATACTATCCCGTTGGATATAAACGTAATGGATGAGGGTAACAGCAACTATCCTCATCCAACTATCATCTGTGCTTATTTTTAAAAATTAAGCAGCAGAATCATGGTTATGATTTATATCTGAAATAAAATAGATCGCATTTTTGCGATCACTAATGTGCGTCATATACCCTACCCAGGATACTAAGTCCTGGGTAGGGTATATGATGCGTAGCATCAATCTGAGAGGTTACTTATAGTAACCTCGATGAAATGTCATGTGTATCATGGTTAACTGTCTAAACAAAAATAAAGATGTGGTGTACTACCCTCACTAAGACTACTAAGTCCATAGTGAGGGTGTGTGATATATATTTTGTGGTTGGTTTTGCATTGATTCTCTTTTATAGTGATTTAGTTATTAAGTGTTTTAGTTCATCGAGCTTCTACCTGTGACTTCAACATCTCGTAATGGAGTGCTTTGTACAGGATTTGTTGTCTGTATTGTTTCTCTGCTGCAGCATTGTCTTTTATGGCTTCAAACAGTATAAAAGCAATGCCTGCGAGAATGGTAACCAATGTTAGGTTAGCGACAATACTGGAACGACCAATGTTGTATGCAAAATCCCAACCTGGATACACTGTTAGTAAAGTTATGATGATCGTTCCTACTTTCTGCTTGAAATTAGCATATATAGATAGGTACGACATCTGCTGATAGGTTATTCCTATCATGAGGAGTGTTGTTACTCCTGCAAGTATTGCAGATAAAGGAAGAACGGCTATTTCATTCATTTGCTATATTCCTTGGGATATTATCCCGTTATTTTAGATATAAAGGAGTTGATATTGCAGTTATCAACTCCACTACCACCCACCCCTTGTTTGAAAATGATAAGAGGCGGATGGGATCCTAAGATCATGGTTATAATTTATATTTGAAAAAATTTTAGAATGTAATTTTTTGCATCATAGACTGCAATTTCTTGCGATCATTTATACACGTCATACACCCTACCCAGGATGATAAGTCCTGGGTAGGGTGCTATGCCGTATGCCGTTTACACTGTTGTAGCTGTATTGGCTGAAGTGATCAGATTCACATAGAACAGAGCTTCTCTTTTACGCTGTGATTGATCTTTGATGGGGGATATTTTCGGAAGTTTGATATCTTTCTCAGCTGCATGCTTTGGTGTCTTATAAGAGAACTTAGGTCTACCTAGTTCATCTACATTAGGTCTAACTTGCATAGTGTGGACGATACTGTATCCGTGGTTGATCCCAACAAATGAACGATAAGACTCAGCGTAGCGTTTACTGATATTGCGCATGAAGAATAGCTTATCATCCAGACTATCAATACTTATCTGATCCACTTCTTCGATCAGGTATTGCTCTCTGATATCACCATAGCGGAAAGCTGATTTGGTAACGTGTTCTCTGAGTTCTTCATCTACCTCACCTGAGGTGATGAAGTAGGCATAGAAGGAGAACGAGTCATTCAAGGTCTTATGGGTGATCGAGAACCTACCATGAGACGCTATATCTGATATCTGCATCAAGTGGCAGAAATGTCTGATCATCGCTCTGACTTCAGTGGCCTTCTGTCTGATGGTCGCAGACTGCAAGATAGAGATGACTTCTCTAGGTGTTAGTCGATATATCGATACTGTTAATGGAAGATCTTCGTTGGCTAACAGATAATCGACATCCATGACTAGCGTAGCGCTCGCGTTATAAAAAGCATTATGCTGGGAGGGTGGAAGCTTTCCTTGTTCATGATAGGTTGCTTCGATGAGTTTAGAGAGTGTCAGGAGTTGACTGTCTTTAGGTCTTTTACTGCCCATGGGTTACCTCTTAGGTTTGATGTGATATTGAAGATGTTTTAAGAAGTCTTCAGAGAGGTGGGTATACACCTCTTCTTTTGACATGGTGATTTGATAGATCTCGTAGCGTTTTTGATATCTTAGACGATAAGAGATCTCGTTGTTGCTACTGTAACAAGTGATCGTTAAGAAAGAGATGGGTTCATTGGAAATGCTGTAAGCACAGACGATCTCATCTGCTGTATACTGGGTGAATACTCCTCCATCAGGACCATAACAGATTCTGTTGGTGAGATCAAATTTCATCAAGAAGTCGATGTCTCTTTTAAGGTTCTTTAAGAGTTGTTCTTCATCGATATCGATTCTTTTAAGTTCTATGTACATGGATTACTCCTTATCTTTAGTTTCAATCTCGGCGAATACTCCATCTTCTATCACGTCAACACCATTACTCGAATAAGAGAGTTCGAGTTTATAGTGTCCACCGATAGGCAAAGCATCTAAATCCACCTGGATGAACTTAGAGATCTCCACACCGAAGGCTTGTGGGATCTCATCAGAGGTTGCTGTGATGGTGATACTAGTGCCTTCACGAACTTCTTCTGATTCAAGATCTATGGTATTATCACCTGCTTGCATCTGGTTGTAGATGAAGGTATAGAGGATGGGATCTTGACTAGATTCATGGGTTTTCTCGATGATCAAGGTTTCTACCTGTCCATCGTGGTTATCCTTGATCAACATGATCTGTAGCGTAGAAGGTTCACGTCCAAGATACCATTCATCAGTCTGACAGAACTCTTGAAAAGATGATTTTTTAATCGTAGCATCTGTCATGGACAGTAGTTTACCTTGGACGATACCAAAGGCATATTCAGGACCTTCAGAGAGGTTTGTATGTAAACGCATGGATAAGACTCCTTATGTTTCATCGAGGATCAAGGATGATCCTCTCAGATTGATGCTACGCATCATTTAGTTAAAGTTTAAGAAAAGAACTTCAAGGATATGAACTTCAACCGAATGTGAAAATCATGAGTATCCAAGAAATGAAGGATTTTATCAGCATGCAGAATGATAAAATCCAGAAGAACTGTAAAATCAAAGTCCCTGACGATAACCATCCTTTTGCTATCCATATCAGTAAAGACCATCAGTTAAAAGAGATGTCTCCTTACATCAGTCGTAGACAAGCCTTCAGTGAAGACAGAACTGTACCCAGAGTCTGTGTCGCTGATAGCTTATATGGCTGCATGGTAGGATACGCTGGGATCTATGGTGATTATCAGTACTATCACCCCATGCCTAAGATGAATAGCCGTGACAACAGTGGTGTAGTCTTTCGTGGTGGGTGGTACATCTACGCGATAGATTATCAAGAAGCATTGAAGCCAAATAAATCATTGGTCTATGATGCTTCTGAGACAGGAGAGTATTGGTTGGTGAACTATCAAAAGGATCAGAAACCTTATCACCCTGTCAATATCGGTAAATTCTTTATTGAATCTCATACCAGACGTTATCGTGATAAACAGGGTACTGAGACGACTTATGTCTTCTATATCAAAGTCGATAGAGATATCTTCTTTGATAAAAATACACCCCTTCATGCAGGCTGCTATAAACTCACTCAGGTGTTCCTAACAACAGGTAAACCTGAGTATAATGATAAAGTCAAAAGCTACGAATATAGCATAGAGAAAGTCGATGAAGAGATCTTTGAAGATACGAGAAAGATCACTTGTTCGATGCTAGACTATCAAAATCCTTCTCGGGTATGGTGAGCTATGAATAAACATAAACTCTATATTGCTTTTGTCATGATGAACCGTCATGTCACCTATCCCAAAGACTCACTTGCTGAGATCAAAAGGATCCACAACAGACGGTGCTATCATGCTTTCCTCGTATGGTCAGATGGATTTCTGATCGACCATCGAGAAGATGGTCTACATCTGGGTTGGATAGACTACAACAACCCTCTTGAGAAATACTGGTATCCATCAGTAGGAGCTGACCAGATCAAAGATGTTAAAAAAGGTAGTATCCATTATCCACGAGTCGTGAACTACGAGATGGACTATGTCTACACCTATAACAACATCAACCACAGTGATGATGAACGTGAATTACTTGTTGATAAAATCGCTCCTTATTACGGCATCTATGGTGAGTCATTGACTGATCAAGTATCGATCATCAATGGGGAAACCGTAGAGCCATTAAAATCCAAGAACAGGTTTACTCACTCTACATTGATAGCTTACTTATTCGATAAACCGGATTTCTATCTCTGGGATACAGATCGTATCTATACAGACCTTGCAGAAGTGGATCTGAAAGGTACGATCGCTGATTTTGTTTTAGAGGAACAATGAAACCATGAGTCTATTTTCTACATTTAAATCCTTAGGGAACTCTGTCGTCGGTAACATTGAAGTCAGCGAGTCTAATAAGTACATCACAATACATGGTTTTAATGGACACAGATTGATCGATGCTATCAACAAAGCCTGGGGTACTTCTAAGATCAGTAACAACATCTTCCATAGTGCTACCTACATTGCAGTTAAGTTCCACAAGTTCTTCTTGATGGATATCATCTATACCTTAGAGAAACTCATTGATGAGCCTAAGGTGCCAGTATCAAGAAGATCACTTAGAATCGCTGTCAGTAAACTCAAAGAGCTTACTGAGCTTCGAGCTGTATTTCAACCAGGAGTAGATAACTCACTCATTGATAGAAATGCTGTCAATCTCTTTAGTGTGTCACCACTGCCATGGCAGTCAGAGTACTTGGATATCTATTCAGACAGACTTTTAAAGTATAGGCTAAAAGGACATCTCTTAGATGCCAAACCTGGTACCGGTAAAACCATAGCCTCTCTGATCCTCATGGAGTCATTGAAGTCAGATACCATCATTGTGGTATCACCTAAGAATGCTGTCATTGATGTCTGGAAGGAGACTTTGGATAACAAGTATAAGAGTATCCCTAAGTACTTCCATTCATTATCTGGATTACCACCGACTATAGGTCAACATGTCTACGTCATCCATTACGAATATATCCCGAAGTTCCTAGAGTATCTCTCTAAGGTCAATGTGGGTGATTTAGGTAAGGTAGGGTTAGTGTTGGACGAATGCTTGGATCCTAATACAGAAGTACTTACCCCAACAGGGTTTAAGAAGATCACAGATGTCACGACGGATGATCTGGTCCTTCAGTATCATCCAGACGGAAGCAATAACTGGGTAAATCCTTCTAGAGTCGTCAAGAAACATACATTAGAAGTACATCATTACCAGCATGATGAATGGGAGCAGGTGGTTACTCCTAACCACCGCATGATCTTCTTTGATGATACCACCAAGAAGATCAAGGAAAGCTTGTCTCGTAATTGTGATTTATCTATTGCAAATTACAAAACTATCGTCAGAAAAGATGAAGTAGATGTCTTGGTGGATAATACCACTACTACCAAAACCATAGAACATCTCGATAAACCCGTAGACTTCTACTGTGTTACTGTACCTACTGGTATGTTCTATATCCGTTACAATGGTAAAGTCTCTGTCACAGGTAACTGCCACAACTTCAACGAGATCAATTCTCAAAGAACACAGTCCCTGATAGAGCTTACCAAGAAATACGTGCACTACAGTCTCTGGATGTCGGGCACTCCTATCAAAGCACTCGGTAAAGAAGTCATCCCTTTCTTGCACTGCATTGATCCTCTCTTTGATGAACAATGCGAGAAATCCTTCGCAGCAGTCTTTGGTAAGAATTCAGAGCGAGCACTTGATATCCTCGCTAACCGTATCGGCATCCTTTCTCACACGGTGAAAAAGGAAGATGTGGTTTCTGATGTCAAGCTCTACAGATACCAAGCTAACGTTACTCTGAAAAATGGCGATGATTACACTTTACCTGTGATCAGACTGAAGATGAAAGCTTTCATTGAGGAACGTAGTAAGTTCTACAAGGAGAACATGAAGTCTTTTGAAGAAGACTACAAGTACGGGATAGAACTTTATCGTAACTCCATCAAGAACAAAACACAGGAGATCAAACTCCTCGATGATTATCTCTCTAAAGTACATGAGATCAAGAAAGGATGGGATCCTTACACCATGAAGGATATCTCTAGGTATTGTAATACCTTCGAGCGTACTAAGATCATCCCGATGTTACCTAGTGATATCAAGAAAGCTTTTAGAAAAGCGAAATCTGTCTACAAGTATGTCAATCTGACTATCATGGGGGAATGCTTAGGATCAATACTTGGTAAAGCAAGAACCCAATGTAACGTTGATATTGCAAGTAATCTTGGAGAGATGAAACTCATCCCACTCAATTATGGTCCTGATCTAGGTCTCATGACCCTAGATGAGATACTCACCAATGCGAAGAAGAAAACGATCATGTTTACTTCCTTTGTTGAGGTAGTAACTACTCTAAGAAGTAAACTAATGGCAGAGCAGTATAGACCAGCCGTGGTATTTGGGGAAACCAACAAAGATCTCCCTAAGATCGTTGAGTCTTTTGACAAAGAAGATGCGGTTAATCCCTTAGTAGCCACATTCCAGTCACTCTCTACAGCAGTCCCACTCATCATGGCTAACACCATCATCATGCTCAATATCCCCTTCAGAGATAAAGACTACGTACAAGCGGTGGCTCGTGCACATCGTAAAGGACAAACTGAAGATGTCTATGTCATCGATGTGCTCTTAGATACTGGAGATGTCCCCAACATCTCAACAAGATCCAAAGATATCGCAACCGAAGCTGCACAGATGGTCGCTAAGATCATGGGGGTAGATATCGATGAAGAGACCTTGATGTCGCTCACTGGTGAAGAGTATAGTGAAGAAGGATGTGTTGCTTGTGGCACACAAGGAACTATGTTTAAAGACAGTAATGTTCAAGTCAGTCAGCATCCTAGTAATGAGGATCCAAGGCTTCCTTATTACCGTACTGACATCGGTCCTAAAGTAAATGAGATGCTTGAGATGATCGAAGATGATCCTGATCTCGATCAAGTAAGAGCTGATCTATTCTCTAGTGATGTCACTAAGAAAGACACTATAGGGGTTGAGATCTCTAACACTGATGCGAAGAATCCTAAGTTCTATCAGTGGATGTGATATAAATAAAAGACGTCATATTACCCTACCCAGGACCTAGTATCCTGGGTAGGGCGTATGACGTGCGTAATCATTCTACTAAACATCTCATTTTTGCATAATTAAGCACACGTAAGACATCAGAGACATATTCGTAGATGACATATCCTGCTGACCTGTCCACATATGGATCCACCCGTGGGTGGATAGATTTCTCTATGGTCATATGGACAAAATCATAGTCATCATCAACGATGATCTTTCTGTCTCCATCGTATTTGATCCTCTCTTCACCATTCACCTCAAAGACAAACTTGTCATGGTCATAGCCTGTCAAATAAGCTTCTCTTCTCCCTTTAAAGGAGAAGAGATCGATATGACTTAGATCGATACAGATTAACTGGTTATCTCTAACGATCCAAGGTCTTAAGGAGAAGAGGTTAAAGTCATTACCAAATCTTTTCAAGAGTAACTTGTGTAGTAACTCAACGGGTTTTCCGATTCGCTCTACTTTCCACCAACTATGTTCTTTGTATTCTGTATAGATATTATTCAATCTCTTCAGAAGAACATGATCTTCCTCGCGATACTCTCGGAGTTTTTGAAGTTTACTGAAATCCAGGTAGTAATCCATGATGTGTTTTTTAGTGTTATCCACACAAACGATATCTTTAATCATCATACACCTCATATAAGCCCTCTAGGAGGCTTATATAGCCTCCTGAGGACTCTGTCTATATATCTCAATAAAAGAATTGAATCAACCCCTATGGGGATAATCTATATTTCATTTATAATGGAATATAGATAGCGAACATGGTGAGCGAATCTATATCCCAAGGATTTTAGATTCATGCATTATCGTATACCAGAACTGATGTACCACAACACTTGTTCTTCCAGAGTCTTGGTGATCGCTTTCCCTACTACCCGGACATCATCTGTGGTAGCAGTATATACACCATTATCATAGTACTCCAGATACGGTTTCTCATGTTTAGTTGTATAGATGATGTATTCATCACGGAGACAGATATCGAAACTCACCGTTTCCTCTTTATCCTTATCGTCAGCCCAGTGGTGATAAGAGATATAGCGTTGATCATCATTGTCATTCGTGATCGAGAATTGCCATCTTCCGATATCTTTGTTATAACGATGCTCAGCACGATAGTTCTTAGCATGATTAACAAAATGCTGCAAGAGAACACTCGCCTTTTGTAACACTGTCTTGAACTCGATTATCTTTTCGATGTTGTCACTGTGAGTAACATCGACGAGATGTTCTAGTAGATACTTCTCGATCTGTGCTGGAGGTCTTGGATAGATGTAATCCCCATCGATACGTACTCTTTGGTAGTTACCCAGATAGAGATCATAGTACATCTTAGCTATTGCATATAACCAGGATGAGAGATGTTCCGGATACTTCCAAGGAAGAGGAGGTTTTTCATGATGGATGTTATAAACGATATTCTGCGAAATACGTACGTCTTTGATCTCGTCATCATTCACAGTGAAGAAGAGACCTATGGGTTTCTCTATTGAATTCGAATACTCTTTTAATATCACACGAAAGACATGACCGTTAACTTCATGATCATCGATACCAAAGATGTTCTGGTAATGATAACGATGTAGAGGATGGTTCATTGATGCGATATCACGCATCTTTAAGGTGTAGATGTGTTGACGCATCGCTAAGTTGATCTTCGTGATCCAGGCTTTATGATCACTAACATTGGTTAAAATGATCCCTTGTTCATACAAAGCGTTCATGTCGTCAAAGACGTTTACTTTACTTTCAACGCTGTCGTGAAAGACATATTTTTTCATGGATATACTCCTAGTTTTACAGTTTACAAAAAACACCATAGACCGTGTTTTCTTTAGGTCTACAGTGGGGTCATCTCTCTATACAGAGATGTAGAGTGATGATGTCAATCTGACATCATCGGGAAATGTTCATTGATAGGACCACGAGGTCTACCCTGATAAGTCTGGGTGAAGTCTTGTGCGTAGTCGTGTAGCTTCCATAAGAGACCCTTTAGAGGATCGCAATAGAGATTATAGATAGGGTTGTTAGCATGGTCAGACTTATCAAGACCTGATGGGATCTCCACACCTTCTAGGATAAGAGTGTGTTGTCTTTTATTGAAGATGATAAGTGTTTGGTTATTTATACTAAACTCTAACCAATCTCCTTCGATACCCATGTTGACACAAGCATAAACCGTATCTCCAATATAAGGACTATAACTGATGTCGATACAGTATCTACCTTCATTAGAGAAGCATTCGCAATAAGGGACACCGCTACAGCGCAACCATCGATAGGTGAACGCGAGCTTCAAGTACTTTGTTAATAAGAGAGCCGGAACGGCATAGTCCTCTACCTTCCAGTATACCCCACTCTCAAACATGTACCGGAAATGATCGATATCATAGTACGTCCAATAAGCTCTTTCTTTGATCTTCTTTAGATAGTATTTGATCTTATTACGTTCTTTCTTAACAGAAGGTAATACAGGTATTTTCATCATGAGTAACTCACGCAGATTCATTGGTAAGTAAGGATCGCAGTCAAAGACGTGATGTATCACGTCTCTATGGGTATATTTAATATCTGAAAAATAAATGATCATAAAGCCCACCTAGCTACACCTACCATGGGTGTATCAGGGATGTATGACGTGTTACGTACGGATACGAGTGATGCTGCTATAGAGGATCTCTTTCGCAAGACGATAGAAGACCCTGCTTAGTTGATAAGCAGATTTTGATTGCACTACGACATGATCCCCATCTTTGCTGTACTCAACATCCACGTGTTTCTCGGGTCTGAAATCAGGATCATTAGTTGTGGTGTATTTGACATGGATGTATTCGTCATTAAGGTATAAAAACATGCCATAGTACACCGTATCCCAATCATGGAGATCGACATTACGAATAATCACGATACTGCAATCAGACATGTCTTCCAGACAATATTCGAAGACATCAGAACCGTGTTGCCTGCTATCGTACTTATATACCAATCGATCAGCATGCTTTACAAAGTACTTCAAGTGATCGACCATCTTCTCCATCAGGGGAAGATGTTCTTTGATATGCACGAAGGGTTTATTGGTAAGCTCTACCAGTCTTTTGAAGAAGATCTTCTCTACGTCGATAGGCATCTCAGGTTTATCTAGATCGAGTTCTATCTTAAAACGACCTAGGTAAAGATCAAAGAGATATGCGACCCAAGATTTGACATAATCCTGATAACATTCCGGGATATCCCACACTCTTAGTGATGAACCTTTATCTAACCATGTCGGATCCTTAGGTTTGTACATCACTTGGTGATCAGTGATCTCGTCTTGATAATCAACATGGAAGATTACATGGATGCCTTGATAATAAAGACTGAAGATCTTACGACCTTTATCGTATCGTCGATAAAGTCTTGTGATCTCTTTACTTCCTTTATTTTCGACAAAGGTATATAAAGCGTTTATCATCCTTTCAAGGATCTTTCGATCATCCTTACTTCCTTTAGGAAGGATAACATCTCCTTGTTTCTTGAGATCTCTCAGGAAGTCGGTAAGTTCAAGTTCTGGTTTTGTGTACATGGTTTATTTCTCCAAAGTAGGATTAAAAAGGAAAACATGGATAACTGTGCTTACGCATTACGCACTCAAGACGTGTACAGTTACCCATGGTGGAGAGATAGAAGTCTCTCCTATAGTGATGTCTTACCTGTGGTAAGTATCATCATTGACAGCAGAAGGAAGTTCGGGTGGGGGATAGTCGTCTTCTGTGATATTATTACTTTCGATGTGTTCTGCTATTGCTTTGTAGTAGCGATACATGACCTCAACTGACAATGCGTCTAGGAGATAGATGATGGATCTATCTACGGTACCTATCTTCTCTATCAGCCCATCTTCGACTTTGTACCTATCATACTCACGCTCAAGTACCATGCCATTAGGGACGTAGATCATGGCGTGAACCAAATAACATAAAGGGATAGGAAAATCAGGATCTGGGAAGCTATCGATATCATGCTTATATCTCGCGATATACTGGTATCTCCGATAAATGAAACTGATCTCTTTGATCAGATAGAACCTAGGATCACTGTCATCACAGACAACTTTTATCAACACATCATCGAAATGTTCCATGAGTTCTACGAAGTTCTTGAGGATATCTCCGATGACTTCATTGGACCCGTGAGGTTGCATAGCGAGAGTACGAGGATCTCCATCCCGGTACTTGGCATTGTTAAGGATAGGTTTATAGTGGAAATAGATTGCATCATCTTCGATAAATGCATCACGGATGACTTTGTTGGTGTTGGTTAGGATGAGTTCTTTCACGGATAGTGCTCCTAGATAAAATATAAATCGTCATAGAGAAACACCAGGATAGCTGTAAAAGGCTATCCTGGTGATATGACGTTTACATTGGGTATACAGGTATACCGGTCATCACAGCAAAGATGGATTTTTCAATCGCATCTGCTGTACAGGGTCCAAGATCTGTATCCACTTTGGTGACAGCATCTCTGTTGTTACCATCATGTTCGAGTAACAATTCTTGATCTCTGTAGATACGCAGATATCGATCATCGTTTTGGATGGTGATATCACGGTACCTCATCTCGAAATGGTCGTCGCGAATGTCACGATAACAATAACAACCATCGTGGAGATACCATCCGCGAATATAACCATCATTGCTGTAACGGTTCTCGACATAGACGTTCTCACGAGCAATCGTCATCAGCATGCTTTTGATGGCGTTCTCAATGTCATCACCGGTAGCCTTATCGATTCGTCGTATGAACAGCAAAGGTTTTTCTAAGACCCTTAGCTGTTCATTTTCAAAGTTTCTACGTAGTCTACCTTTGCCATCGATGATCAATCGGATCAAATCAGCGATGTTCATGATCAGAGAGAACACCCGCTGATCCCAGCAAAGTTCCCCATTGATCTTGGTCACCCACTTATCCTCGTGTGTGTACGACACGTGGATTTCTTTTTCAGCATCGTGGAAGGCTTTAATCTCACCGATGCTGTCTATATACAGCAAGTACTCTCTGTAAATCCTGTCCCCTTTGATGTCTTGGAGACAGTTGATCTTGAAGTACCCACCATGGTCGTGGGTTCCGAAGAACTTCCAGTTTTGTTGATTGATGTGTTTCATGCACCAGTCTTTAATGCATGATGCATGTTTAGCAACTGTTTTCATGTAAGGGTTGCTAATGTCAATACCTGTATAAGGATTGTCGAGGTAAAGGTCAATGAGGGAATTCTTAAACACATTCTTTGCGTTCAAGAAACCTTCCTGGGACTCGATCTTCCATCGAGTACCTGAAAATAATGGTTTCATGTTTCACCTATTAAAGTTGATTAAAAGGAATGTGATATCTCTATCACTACTGACGAAGGATTGGATGTCCTTCATGTTTAGTATATATACCTGAAGATATTTAGTTTACACTTTGGATATCCGTCTAAAACGCATTTTAAGACGATATCTTACAAAACTAATATAACTAATCGATAAAACATAGATAACGCCTCAGAGAGCCTTACAGAGGCTCCTAGAGGCATATACGATATTTATCCAAACAAAATGTCATTTCCTCGATGACGACTATAACGTCATCTCAGATAGCCTGCGGCATATATCCTAGCTACCCCTGTGATCAAGGGTAGCTAGGTACCAGGGCTATATGACTTCTATACACCGATCCTGCCGGTGTGAACATCTCCGGCAAGCATCGGATTTTCATTCCGTTCAACATGTTCATCTGTACTGATCTGATTGGGATGGATGTCCTGGACAAAGACTTCCATGATGATGTCTTGTAATGTATCACCATAAGCACGATAAATCTCGTCATCGTAAACATCCCCTCTACCTTCTGTAAAGCATTCTACATTACCGAGGTAGTCTCTAACAAAGATAAAGTCAGGAGTCTTGATGAGGAGCGCATGGTCAGAGACCAGTCTGATCCAGTAAGGGATCAGTGTTTTCTCATCGCCATTCTTAAATAAGGTCAGATCGATGATCTCTACAGGGTCTTGATCACTGTACTTATCTTCAAAACCATTGACCATGCTGATATCTTCAAAGTGATCCACGAAAGGTTTTAAGGATTTCCAGACCATATCAGATAGGTTTCTAAGTCCGATCTCATGTTCATCGACACCTCTGTCTTTACATATCGACATCGATCTCTCGCGACATAAGCTCATCAGGGTGATGAGCTTATTATGTTTATCTTGTTCAGTCATATCGCATCTCCTGCTATCTCATCATGGACCTCATTTAAGATATCCCTAAAGATCTTACAGAGTTTCTCTGTATCGTCTCCTTGATAGCAGAGCTTAAAGGAGACTAGATCATGGTCTTGGTAATGATCTCTTTCTTCAAAGACGTATAAGTAATTACGGTTATTACGACAAACGTACTCAATCCCTGACGACATATCTCCAAGGTAGAACCCTTGATCATAGTAGAGATAATAACCAATATCTCCTGCGATCAGTTCTTTCTCATGGCTCTTATCCAGACAGATGAGGTTGATTTCAAGATCATTGTAGTTGATCAATGTCTGTAGATTCTCTTTGAATATAGATATCGCATGGTGAAACCTTGCAAAGATATCGATTCTTCTCTCTTGAAATGCTTGATGGAGCATCACGTTTAACTGATGCTCTCTTTCTTGATAATCCATACTAGACTCCTATAGATGAAATAGATAAGACAACATATATCCACACTAGGACTACCTAAAGTCCTAGTGTGGTATAAGGGTGCTATGACGTGTATATATTTACTCAGATGACTCAGATACACTGCTTTCTTCTGTCATCGGAGCTACTGCATCATTTCTATCGATGATGTAGTGCTTATCACGGAAGATGATCTCTGCTTTCTTATAACCAAAAGCCTCTAAGTACTTACAGGTGTTATTGAAGAATATCGGTGGACAGAGTCCTTGACCACCGAAGTGCCAGGTAAGTTCTTTACCTACTTCCAGATCTCCATCACTCGTGATATCATAAACCACTCTTTCACCGATGTCTGGTAAAGGTTTCTCAGAGGGGAAGTTGATGTAGGTGAGTTTAACTAACTTCATCCGGCAAGCATCATCAGAGATCTTCTGCACGGCAAAGGTGACTTCTCCACTATACTGACAAGCTGCATAAGGGAGGATCTCGTAGAGATCATGGAAAAGATAGACGATGTTACCAGGTTCAAAGACGTTAAACTTCTTCTGGTTGTACTCTAGAACCTCAGTCTCTGTGGTGTTCTCTAGCGTCAGATAGACATTACTTTTATCATCTAAAGCTTTCTCTAGCGTAAAACCTGCATGCTTGCTATGGTCCATATAGACCGTTGCTGCATCGATCATGGTGTTCAGTAGCACCTCTTGACCACGTCTGACGATAAGCTGCTTAGGCAGATCATTATCGTCTAAATAATAGCGTTTCTGATAGAGTCGAGCTTTGTTCTTACGGTCTAAGACAAAGATCTCGACATATTTCTCATCGACACCAGTACTCGGGTTGGTACCTGAGATAAAGACAGGAGATGCTGCGATATCTTGGTTGTCAGCAATGTGTAAGATAAAAGAATCCATATATCACTCTCAAAATAGGAAATCAAACAAAAGATAGGTCATCATCGTCATCAGAAAAATCCCCATCATCGGCATACTCATCACCATCATCAACATCATCAGGGATATCCCAGTCTTCATCATCTGGTATATCTTCCGGGAATAGATCTTCCTCGCCGTAACGGATGTCTTCCGGGATGTCGCTAATGTCATCGTCTTCATCACTGACACCATCATCAAAGTCATCATCCTCAGGACGATCATCAAAGTTGTCTTCGCCACTAAAGTTATCTTCGTCTAAGATATTGCCGTCGTCATCAATCATAAATCACCTCATGCATATACGTAGCTATGGATCACACTGTCCTTATAACAAGACAGTGGGATCACCTCAATACCTAAAAACCCTGTTTTAAAACCTCTTCTCTTCTGGATCTCCTCATGGAAGCTTACCACCTCATCAGGTTGACCTATGATCTTGCTGACAAGATCGCTATCATGGAAGTACTGATTCAGAAGTCGTTGGTCTGTGTGAGTCAAGAGTTGTTTGACATAGACCTCCTTAGGAGAGACCAGTGCCAACACCTCAATATCTTTATCCAGATCACATCTTAAATAAGGAACATGATCAATGGACTCATGTAACACATCTCCATTGATACTGATTTTACCTTCTATCGAGTATCTGATTACCCCTTCTTTGAACTTACCATTGCTTTTGCTCTTACTGACGTAGTGTGGTCTGTACTTAGGTGTGATCAAGAACTGTTCATTACCTTGATCATGATACTCCTTAATAAAGGCATGTAGCTGATCATTACGGTAACGTCTTGCAAGCATTTTGTCCTTACTATTTAGGTCACGATAGTAACGACTTCTGTTAGTGTCGATATAAAACATATTGCTCCTTATGAAAAAGCACCAAAGTCCATCTGCATTACCGTATTGACCTTGTCAAAAGGTACAGGGATCTCTGGTGATAATAGGCTTACATCAGTAGAAGTGAGTGCACCATAGGAGGATTCATAGTGGGAGACTAGGAATAACTGACTATGGATCTTCTCTTCGATGATGGTTTTGATGATGTTGATCGCAGACACGCGATGCTGCTGGTCAAAGCTTGCACCAAATTCATCTAAGAATAAGGGATAATGGTCAAGCTTAAGGGACTTCATCGCAGTTAATTTAAAAGCAAGATTGATGACTTCTTTGATCCCAGAAGATCCCAGTGATACATCTTCTATCGATTCTTGATTAAGCCCCACTTGCATCGGGAACTTGAAATCTAGATCGATACTGTCTTCTTGGGACTCTGGGAGTTTGACCACCAAGGGATAACTCCAGATAGAGGCGATGATCTGGTTCATCGCTCTTAGGAAGATGTCGATGAAGTGCTTTAGTCCTTCAGCGATCATCCCAGACTGAGGTGATAACTCATCTAGGAGTAGTCTCAATAAGCCTTCCTTGTAGGAAAGGCTTTTGATCTCATCTTCCAGATACTGGACCACCCTATGTTTATTATTTATATCTGATTTAGCTTTGATCTTATCACCTAGAGTGATCTTGAGATTCTCGATCATAGTGGAGAGTGCTTGGTTGTTTTGATGCTTGATGCTATCAAGCTCTAGCTGAGAGAGCATCTCTAGCAGTTTAGTTAAGCTCTCACGGTGCTTAGAGACCAAGGATTTCTGATCGACATACTTTAGGATATCCTGGATATGGGACTTAATATTAGCTCTATCTTGGTTTAGTTGATAGAGTAAACGTTCCTCTTGTTCAAGCGCATCAGCATAATACTCAGGAGATTTAAGATCAGAAGCTTCTAGAGTAGAGAGGATGTTATTTAGTTCCACCTGTCTTTTCAAGAGTCTCTCTTGATCCAGATAGCGTTCTATCTGATCAAGTTCTTGGTCTATACGCTCTACTAAGAGAGAAGGATGATCTATATTGAAGTCTTTTAAGAGATATCGATACTCTGGATAGAGCTCGGTGAAGAGCTGCTTAAGTTGATTACGCCATTGATAAGAAGCTGTGATATCATCTAAGTGTTTACGTTTAGGGATTAATGCCTCTTCTCTTTGTGTCAATGACTCTTTTAATGCTTTACCTTTCTGGGTCAGATCTTCGACTTCTTGGGGATTGTATCCTGGGATGAAAGCATGATTACAGTTAGGACAGTGGATGAGATGGTCTTTTCGTTTATCCATGAGGACTTTTAACGTAGTCCTCATGGTGATCAATGACTCTTGTTGTTCCTGATAGTCATGCTCTTCTTTAAGTAGTGTTTGCTTATATTGCTCGATCTCATCAGCACTTTCTTTACTAATCACATTGGGTCTAGCGGATAACCAATGTAAGATACGTGATTTCAAAGAGAGCATTCTGTCTCTATCTTTGGCTTTATAGGAAGCATTAGTTTGTCCTGTAAGCTTACTCTGGATATCCGTAAGTTCTGCATGGATCTTCTCTTTATCGATCTTAAGTACACCAGAGGCCTTCTCTAGACTGTGTTTGAGTCGATCGACTTCTGCTTTTTTGACACCTATCTTGACATCGGTGTCATTGATCTCTTTATTTAGTTCCTCTAGATAGCTAGAGATATCTGAAGTGGGGATGGTGTCACTGTGCTTATAGAGATAAGCTAAAGTATCCAAGAGATGCTGACGGATCTCTTGGATCTTCATCATGACTTTACTGATGTGTTGTTGGATCTCTTGGATGTTAGGATTACTGGGTTTGTCAATATAGGTCTGATGAAAAGCGATAGATTGCTCGATGGAGGCGATCTCATGTTCTATTCTCGTGATCTCATCAGTCGAAAGTACTGAGGAGAGCTCTTCAGCAAGTCTTCGTTTATGTTCTTTCAGTGATCCCTGGATATCTCTTAAGTAATCCTTAAGCTTAGACCAGACCCCAATAGCGTAATCGTAGTTGATGTTAGATACTTCAATAAACCACTCTCTTCTTCTCTTAGGAGACATCTCCGTGAAGGATTCTTTACTGTGGAGTAGCTGATGGATATCTGTGGTATAACCAAAGATATCCTGTACCAGTGTTTGTTGGATCGCTTGTGTACCAGAAGGATTTAACTCTTCATTGGTCGAGAGATCAATGAAACTACACTTGACATTACTGCGGTAGTAGGTAGTGAGTTTGTAGGATTTATGGTCATTTTCAATGATGATCTCTTTTTCACCATTAAGGTAGTAGTCATTCTTGTTACCTGGTAATGGTGAGATCTCTTTCATGAGTGTTGATTTACCAAAACCATTGATGCCCAAGATAAGCTGGCAGAATTGTAATGGTTTTAACGTAAAGGATTTCACTTGACCAAATCCCAGTCTTTTGAATCCTTTTAAAGTGATGGATGTGTAACGCATGGTAGACTCTTAAGGGTAGAACACATCAAATAAGAGAGATGAGTAATCAAAAATAAAAAGACGTCATACACCCTCAGTAGTACCATTATCGGTACTACTGAGGTGTTCTGTATGATGTTAAAACTCTACCAGCCCCTGATAGGAGAAGGTTGAAACCTTCTCAACGGTACCATCTTCCTTGACGATGTCCTTGCTTACGCGAGGGGTGTAAGCGTAGAATACTCGGAAACCCATATCTTTCATGGATCTTTCGAGCCATCCCATGAACCATGGGGCACCACCCAACATGACGCCTCTGGGGTGGTACACACCATCCTGGTCATCGTAATTCACGGCGACATCGTGGGCGATGGCTGCTAGCTGAGCAGCCCGCCGTTCCATGTCTTCTTTTTCAGGGAAGTCGTCGAAGGTCAACAACCCTTTGACGAGAGCTTTGTATCTGTCTGGTAGATCTACTACCCCATCTTTCTTTTGATCAGGGGTGGTATCGTGTTGAGTGAAGTTGTAGATGTACATGATAACTCCTAAGTTACTTCAAAAACATGTCCATGTATGGATATCTTTCGATAACATGGGCGAAATATTAAAGACATTGGATCTGTCTTCTTCATGTTTGTGATATATATCTGAATATTTTTTATTTGCAATTTCTGTATACATAAACACATACAAGCATAAAGGGGTACCCTAAGGTACCCCCATCTGTATCATGAAGACGTACCGACTACGATAGCTGTCGTCTCGTGTGGATAGACCACATCCACACAGACTCTGCCTGTAACGGTGTAATCGTAAACGATGATATACAGGTGTTTAAGCACATCATGTACATCACGCTCTTTAAAGAAGTCATAGGGGTTCATGGATTTGGTGAACCCTGCATGAAATCCTGCATTCGCTAATGTCTCGATACGGTCCCAATAACTAAGTTCTTTGATAGATGTTTTAGCATTAAACGTGCGTACACGCGGACCGATATCGTAAGCATAGAAACGTTTACTATGTTGATCGACGATACCTTTGACTTCAACACGGTATCCGTGTGGTATACGCATCTTGGAACGTTCCCGTATCGCTTGCGTGTCAATACAAGAGGGTAGCCCTTGCATGAGCATATCCCGTGTATGGGATACTTGCTCGTCATCATAGCCGACGACCTCTTGCACACCTAGTGTGCTCATGAGGTACGATCCATCACGACGATAGTACGTGTATGCTTCTTTAAGCTTTAAGAACTCAGGTTGTGCTAGCTCATGTTCAAAGATAAGTGCGTGATCTGTGTCCATATAAGCATGTTGCATATGCTCACAAAAGGCATCGTATTTCGTGGTAGAGAAGATATTAGGTAACATGATTAACTCCTATGTTTGATGATAAAAAAGCGAAATCCAAAGCATCTCTGCGATCGATTTCACACTTGTGATATATATCTGACTCGTTTTTGATTGCAAAATCACGACTTTTACGTAGTAACTTTTAACAGTTTTCAGTGGAAATGTAATCAAAACTTTTTCACTTATTTAAAGATAACCAGGAGATCATGACCCATGGATCAAAATCAAAAACCCTTGGAAAACAATCAGTCTACCAAGGGATCTCTATTCAGACTCTACTGTGTGGGGATCGTGGCGCTGAATAAGAAGTTCCACGAGAACACCATTGAATTCACGCCAGTAGAGAACGTCCCACATCTAGATGGTGAGTTAAATGACCAGTGGGAAGAGGTCACGGCTCAAGGCACCGATGCTGAACGTAAACCTTACGACAGCAACGTCAAGTTCACCAAAACCTTGAATGCCGTATGGCTTCCCATGCATCAATCTAACCGAATGACCGCTCCTGATGTCAGACGGGGTGAGAAAGTCCTCATCTATCAGTTCGGTAACGCCCAGAACTTCTTCTGGGATACCTTGGATAACTACACCAAAGTAAGAAGACTGGAAGCAGCAGTATACGGATACTGCGCTACCAAAGAAGAAAATGTCGAGATGAATGCAGATAACACCTATGTCCAAGGTGTATCCACTGCTGAAAAGATCATCACTCTGATCTCTACCACCAAAAAGAATGAAGAGAAATATAAATACCAAATCTTCATCGATACTAAAAACTACCACATCGTCATCAGAGACGACTACGAGAATCGTATCGTCTTACAGACCGAGAAAGAATTGATCAGACTAGAGACCAAGGATTGTAAGACATTACTACAGCTTGATAAAGGTAGAATCACCTCTAAAGGTACCTGGTTCCATCAAGGAGATTTCAGTGTGAAGCAAGGTGGAGTGTACGAGAACAATGTGCAACTAAGTACACATCGTCATCCTGAGACACAGAAAGTCACATTACCACCGACAAAAAGTGGTCAGCCATGGAATCCTCATCCTGATAAATTGGATATCGATTACCGTCAGCCAGAGCTATTTAAATAAAAAACACAGATGTCATAGAGCCCTACCCAGGATACTAAGTCCTGGGTAGGGTGTTCTTTATTCGTATACACTCATGCAGAGCACCTCAGTAGTACCATGATCGGTACTACTGAGGATGTATGCCGTCTATTCTTTTGCGATATCCATCGATGCTAGAGACGATGGAGTAATAAAGAGGTCAGTTCATGTATCCTTCGTGTGTGACTAAGGATCTCTTCTTTGTTAGAAAGATAGGAAAGATGACGAGATTCTTGTTGAATAGCATCTATCAAACCACCGATGCTTCTGTATTTCGTATCGTCTTGCATATTGGACTCCTGATGTATGGGTCATAATGCCCTTAGAGCGCGTGAGAGGCACTCTAAGGGGAGATAATGGGTTAGTCAATGGTGGTGTCTGGCATCTCTGTTATAGAGCCTTCTGGGAGGTCTAAGACAGGTTTTAAAGAGGAAGTATCAGCAGGTTCTACGACAGTATCTTCTTTACGATGATTTAGATATCGAGCTCTTGCTGTAGCACGTACTTCATTACTACGTTCTTTCTGGGTGATGTTATTACCTTCTAGATAGTCAAGCTGTTGGAAGAAGTATCTTTCGATATACATCGCAAACTTATCAACGATAGCTTGAGCGTATTCTTTCTGGTAAGTATAGCACTGATTACGATAAAGGATCATCATCTCAGGTTTATTGATGAAGAACTGATATCCACTTGTAGATATCTCGATCCCATCATCACTGATATGGATCGAGAGATCCTGGGGTTTACGTGCAGGATGATAGAGGGTAAGCTGATGATCAGACTTTAAGATGATGTTTTTCTGTGCTACTTGATACTCTGGATAGACATTGGTGTTGTAGTGGAAGAGATATTTACCATCTGCAGCATGGATCAGGGTAGTAAATACCGTAGTCAAAGCTTCTTTTAAGAAGTCTTTGCTATGGGCGTTATAGGTATCTATGTTTTCATCAGTGATTGGCTCTTCTGGAAATACAGATTCCTCTAGCTTACTTTCAATCTCTTTAAAGAGCTTCCAGCTGAAATGAATCAGTCTGACATGACCATCACTGTCGTTGGGTTTGATATCTGGTCTCAGTTTACTGGTAATGATCTCGATCATCTCCTGTAAGGCATTTGGGATGAACTTAAGACTTTTATCCTGCAGTAAGATAGATTCAGGGAAGTCTACTAAAGAGGTATCGATCTTCAAAGATCTGGTCTTGTGATTATAACTGATACTACAGTCAGACGAAGCAATCGTTAAAGGGTTGGTGGAAAGACGATAGCTTTGGTTATGGATAAGGATCTGATAGGTTTTGTTCTTGATGTTGTAGTGGATGGTCTCAGGACGGTTGAAGAACTGATCAAATACCTCTGTAGTACGCATCAATGCGTAACAGAGGAGATGCTTCTTCTCGTCAGAGAGATCCATCTTGGTGGTTTTGATGCGTTGCACTAAGTAAGAAAGCTTGGTTGAGAATTCAATACGTAGTGCCGTGGTGCTAATATTGGAAGCTGGGATATCAGACATAGTAAGATCCTTGATAAAAATAACGAGTGGATTAGATACCTACCAAGACTAGTAAGGTCTTGGTAGGCTGATATGACGTGTAGACGTGTAGACGTGTGATTACAAGATACCGGTCTCTACAGAAAACACCATATCCAACAAGATCTGGTGGATATTCTTGATAAGAGCAGTGGTGATCTCATCATCGAAGGTATGTTCTATATCACGCATCTTGACGTATAATGATTTACCTTTAGTAGAGACTTGATAATCTCCTTTAATAAGACTAAACTTAGGATCATTCAGATCTATGGTGATCTTGATGTCCTCGTAGCTTAAGGATTTACCTTTGTCATCGATGACCTTGATCTCATGGCTATGTTGATAGATCGGAGTTAAGATATCAGGGATGGGTGATAGGGTATTGACATAATCCATCTGTATTAAAGGATCGATGATATACCGCACTTGTTCAAATAAAACCCTGTTGAAATTCAGTTTCAAAGCTTTTAACCGTTTATCGATATCTGCTTTGTTATAACGACTGACATATCGACCTTCTCTGATATCGACGATGTATTTGGCAAAAGCAAGGAATACTTCATAGATAAGCTTTAAGGTATCAGGATTTTTGATGGTGCTGACGAGCGTACCATTGTCATTGGCTATCGTGACAGCACGAGACTTGACCCGATACGAGATGAAAACCAATACCCCTTCTTTGTCGACTTGGAAAGTCACAAAGGGAGGGTTATTCTCTCCTGGAGTAGTGACTAAGGACACGCAATGCACGGTTTTACCGATCTCTTCATAGACACGGATGTCTTTTAAAGTGATCTGTGGTATCCATTTCTCCATGTAGTAGCACAACGCAGGAAACGTCGTATGCATGGTGTTATCATACTGGATCGCGAGATGGTCTGTTAATTTGTCAAAATAAGGTTTCACAGTAAGTTGAAAACCTTCCATGAGACCAAGTTTGTTGGTTTTTCTTTTGGTTCTAGTGGTTTTGGTAACGCTATCGGTTTTGTTAGCTTTGGTTGAAGTAGACATGGGTTAAGACTCCTAGATAAAAAGTAGATGACTTATGTCATCAAGTCAGCTTAAGGTTGGTATGAGCTGCAAATAGTAATTCTGACAATGCTCTTATGTTGGTTTTGAATCGATCGGTTTTGTAGTTGACCTCCCAAAGTAAGGTTTCAGGTGATGTGTTTTCATCGTAGTGCATGAAACAATCACGATAAAAGTGGTAAGAATATCCGTTGTTGGATACAGCGATAAAGGATGATCCTGTCCAAGAGATGACATAGTTGGCATGAATCACCAGTACATTGAACAATATCCCTTCATCAGGGAAATGACGATAAGTGTGTGGGACATCTTCTAACAAGAGGATGTCTTGTAGTGCATTGATATAAGCAGTCTTCAACTCTTGATAATGACTACGATGCTTCTTGGTTACTCCTGGTTCGTAACCATCCTCTACCAATGCGAGTATCTTTTCTTTATACTCTGCTGTATCCAGGGTATTGTTATTGATATACCACTGTGGATCCAGATTGTAGATGGAAAGCAGGATATGGGTAAAATCATAGATCGCTTTACCGATAGGTCCACTGTAGTTACTGTTGATGCATGTCTTCGTATCGTCCTCTTTCTCAAAAAGACCATAGTAAGAGAAGACTTCACGTAAGTTGATACGACTGATCGCTTTACCGTCCTCTGTACGGTACTTGATCGAGAGGATGACATTTTTAGTGTGGTGTTCGTAGAAGATCACCTCTTGCCAAGGATGACAAGCTCTGATCTCTGTGTTCTTTAAGAACGAGAGATCTATGGTCTCAAGATAACGATGCATGAAAAGCTTGAGATTAATAAACATCTCATGCTCTCTTAACGAGATTTGCTTCTTTAAAACTTCATCAAAAGACTTATCAATGTCTTTCAATGCTTCAGTGATCGACACCCTAGGGGATTCTAGGATAGGTTTAACCTTGATAGACATAGTTACTTGATAAAGGTGAGATTAGGGATGACACGGATATTAAGTCCTGTAAGGACGGTATCTATCGTGTCGTATAAGACTTTGTTCAGTTTTGGGATACTATCCCCAGTATAGTTGACATTGATTTGTGCTTCTTTAGTATCAACTTGATACGCTGATAGCTCCTCTTCTTTCAAGACGAATAAACCATAACCAGGACCATGTAGCGCAAATCTTTTACTGTCGTTATAGATCTCAACCACATACCTCTGACCTTGGTTATTGATGACTTCATAGCTGTCTTTAGAGACCATGTGGTTGTTACTATCTGCAACCACTAGGTCTTTCTTACTATGTTTGACTTGATTTCTGTGGATCAACATCTGCATCATCACCAATATCGCTTTATCGACATCTCTAAATAACTGAGGAAACTGAGGATGAGATAGGTTCTCCTCTAGAGCAAGATAGATGTTCTTGATCAAGTAGAGTTTGGCATACTCAGCAGAAGCTGAGATATAGCCATAGGTGATGACTTTATCAGGGATATTACTTGGGATGTTCATCATGGTCTTTGCTCCATTTTGGTTTCTATGTAATAAATAATCAGTATAAAAGCGATGTATAGGACATCGATACCAATCAAGAGTAACCAGCCGTAGGCTCGATAGGTTATAAAAACCCCTGCACAGATAAAGAGACTGATCAGGATGACAGCCGAACCTGTTAAGATCAACATGGCTTTATTGTAGAAGCAGTTATCCAGACAGTCCTTCGGGACAGGGTATAATTTCAAGGTTAAAATAAAAGGTGATATAAAGATCAGTACCGTGATGATCATCGTGAGATAATCATACCACTGTGCATGATCCTTGATGTAGTGTAAAGTAGTCGTGATATCCATAGAAGACTCCGTGATAGTCATACATCCTCAGTAGTACCACTATCGGTACTACTGAGGTGTAAGGTGATATGACGTGTTATTTTTATTTATGCACCATTCTGAAGACTCTGGCTTTCACAGCATGACTGATGGTATCTCTATCCTGCGGTGTTAACAAGATAGTGTTATCACTACCTGGATAAGTGTACTGATACAATGCTGTAAACTCAGGATCATCACTACTTAAGTGATGATCCCTTAAGGTATAATGAATCCCTGTGGTATGATAAAGATTAAAATCCCCGTCCTGATACAAAGTAATATTGATCGGAAAATGAGGGATGTTGTAAATGGCAGCATCATCATCACGGTCTGAGGTGATTAATACCTCATTGACTGACACATGTCTCTCTAATGCAGAAAGATGGTTATCTATAAAACCAAGTAGTGCCAACAGATACTGATCCGGATAATCTCCTTCGATATTAAGTGGATTTTGTCCAAAGGTTAAAGATGGCATAAGTGATATCCTTAGATGAACTTAAACGATGTTAACACGTGGTGATAAAGTGCTTTGCTATCCTCTACGGATAAGAACAAAGAATCTTCCTCATCACCGGGTAAGAGCTCATCGTCATCCCAGGTGAAACCACCGTTGAAATCTAGTTGGTATTTCACTCCAGGACAAGTCAACATGAACTCATAGCTGTTAAGGGAAAACAAGATCTCTTTATCAGAGACGTTATAAATGATCACACCCTCTTCTTCATCTTTCCTGACATGGATCCCTGTCCTACTTAAGTAGGACAGGATCTCTGTTATGCGTGTATCAAGTGCTTGGATGACAGTTGCTTTATTCATGGCTTAAATACCTGTAGTCATCATACCAAAACGATGTTGTTCTTTCTCAGCACGAGCAAGCTCGATACCAAAGTTCAAGAACTCTCTGACAAAGAACATCAAGATCATCGAGAATCTTAGAGATAAAGGATCAGTATAGGTTTTGTCATACAGGGTAAGCGATTTACTATCTCCTTTGAGCCAGGGGTTGCCATTATCCATGAATTCATAGTGAGGATTATCAGGATGAAGATCTATCGTGAATTGGAAATACACCGGTTTTTCTTCATTGGAGAGCTTGGTTACTTTGACGACATGATGGTATTCTTGGCTGTCATCGTGACTGAAGCTATAAGAGAAGATGTTGGTTGTGATCTCATGGATAGCCTTAATAAAGGTGTCACATGTGGCGAAGTAAAGAAGACTCATGGCTTCTTGAGTAATGTTCATCGCGATATGTCGATAATAGTCCGCAAATAGTCGTGCTGACATGGAAACGACGTAGCTAGATTGCAAGAACTGTTGGTGTTGTTTTAATGTAGATTGACTGTCAGGGTTGATGTTAGGTTGGACAAAATGGTTATTGGGTTGATACATGATTAACTCCTTATAGGGAAATAGCAGATTAAAAGATTGACGATGTTATCGTCATGGGGACGATGATGACATCGTCATGGAAGTCATCACCACGATAGCCATCATCACGTTAGTAATATAGGTTTGACTGTATTTAGATTACGTCATTTCCTCGTCACTATCCACGATAGCGACTCAGATAGCCTAGACGGCATATGTCCTTACTAGCTATCCATAAAGGGTAGCTAGTAAGGATAGGGCTATATGACGTGTATACGTTTATCAATCTACATATCGCATGTGTCCTGTCTTGATAGACTGGATCACGTTGACAAAATACTCAAAGATGTAGTAGACAAACTTACCACTGATGAAGTCTAGTTCCTGTTTCTCATCTTTGATGAAGTATCCGGTTCTTTGGATGGCTTCATCACTACCACCGACTTGAAGACGGATACTATCATCACCGATATGTACTTCACCACCCAAATACCCTTTATCACTAGGGATGATGATCTTGACATCTTGGTAGCTTAGGGTCTGTGCATGTTCAGCAGGATCGTAATCGATAGCATAGTCCTCACGGTTACGATAGAAGTGATCTATCGCATAAGTGAGTAGTCCCGGCAACCGATAATAAACATGATCTTGATCTTGGATATCGCATTCACGAATGATATCCTCGATGCGTCTTTCGATCGTGTTGTAGAAATCAGCAATGATCTTCTCATGAGAAAGTCCGTTATCTTTGTTGATCACTCGACCAAACTCTACTTTGATTAAGAGACTGATGATAGATTCGATATAGTCTCTGACATGGGAAGCCATATCACCAGACAGTACTTCGCTATTGAACCTGACCTCATTACTGGAAGAAAAGTAGTCGTTCCCATAAGCGTCATTGTACTCAACACGTTCTCTCAGGCTAAAATGAAAACCATAACCTTTGATGATAGAAGTCCGATAGGTGTTTTGATCGATGGTTTGGTTTTGGATGATGAGTTGTGTTCTACTACCGTAGTAGTCAAGAGCAATCGCGTGTCGACTATAATAACTGAAGTTATATACAGATTCATCACCATCTGCACCAAAGTCAAAACTCTTATCACGACTGAAATCAAACTCCATTAATCCGATGTAGATGTCGTGGTTAAGATCGCTGAACTTACCTTGACTAAAATCACTGATAAGAGGGGTAAGTTTTCCTAGGATAGGGGTGATAGATTCTTTCCAGTAAGAATCAATGGTTTTTACATGTCTGAGTTCCATGATAGCTCCTTAAGCTGTGTGTCGATAAGATCAATAGTGGTATTACTGATACGTTCTCTGAACATTAAGATGTTGGTATCAGTCGTTGGGTTCATGTCGATCATTTTACCATTATAGGTAAAAGTGAACCTGTCATGATTAGGATTAGTGCTGTCAATTTTGAATTCAAATTCGTCTTTAAAAGTGATATAGATCTCATCTACACCAGACAGACGATAGTCTTTGATGGATACGCGATCTTCATCATCCCGACCTATAGGAACGAAGTATTCCGTATGGGTGGGGTAAGTAGCACACCTGAGACCTCTACCATGGATGATAGCAGCACTGGCACGGATCAGTATCGCTAGTACGTCTAAATAAGGGATATCCTCTTGGTACGGTTTGATCTTCTTATCAAGAGGGGATTTCAAGTAGTTGAACGCTTCGATATAACTATCTCTGACAGAGTCAAAATAGATGCGTTCATCGAAGTCAAAATCATGGATAGCACCATGCCAACTAGGACTTAAGTACTGGATATAATCATCCTCCTCTAAAGCATTAATATAATCTCTGAGGATGACATCAATACAATACCCATCAGTGTGTTCAGCATGATGTAAGTTAAGGTTATCCAGAGAGTTCTTTAACGATCTCTTAAGGATCCTCATTTTGACATGATCTGTATCTTGCATGTCTAAGACTCCTGTTTCTTGCAGTTAAATAAAACGATGTGGACGATGACAAACATCACCGTGTATAAGTGATAATGGTTCTGGTAGAAGAATAGCAGTAAGACGATATTGATCAACCCTTCAAAGAGGGCAATGATCGTCATCCCTTCAATCCAATCTATCAGGATACGGACACTCTTCATACCTGTAAAAAGATCCTTCTTATCCTCTACTCCTAGTAATCCTCCGATCATGACAAATAGAAAGATGATAGAAGTGATAAATAAGATCTCAAAGGAACTAAAATGAGCGAGGAGTCCTTGGTAAGACTCCTCAGCCACAGAGAGACATTCTGGGTTATGGATATATTGGATCATGACGTGGCAATCTGTGATAAAGGACCCTGATGATAAAGAAGTAGTGTCTTGTAGACATTAATGATCGATGATTTGATCTTATCGACAATACCAATATCTGCAATAACACTTATCTCAATATTAGGGTCTGTACAAAGTACCATGCTGTTTGCTACATGTACCATCACAGGTGATACAGAGATGGTATATTCCTCCGCACCTCCTTTTTCATATCGGGATACATAGCGTCTATCTTTATCCGAGGGATGATGACCCTCGAGATAAAGGATACCATGCGCACCACCATGTAACAATCCGTTCTCTTCATAGTAGAGATTCTCGATATTAACAGGATGTGTGAGATGGATGACAACATCTTCTGTGATCTTAAAGATCGATGTCATCGTATCTTTGTATTTAGGATGATCTTTACAGAGCGACTTTGCTCTGTAACGGATGTCTTTGATCAGTGCTTTGACATGATCCATATACTCGTTGTCATTCATGTATTTACTCCCAGGCTGTTGCCATCCAATAATCGATATATTCAGTCGTGATGATATTTTCATCTTCAAAAGGGTTGTTCATACTTCTGTATCTCCTGTAATGAACGTCATTTCTTCACTGACACTTGTTGTGTCAGCTCAGATAGCCACTACGCGGCATATATCCTAGCTATCCCATCAAGGATAGCTAGGAGTAAAGCGTTTATGACGCGTAATTGATCTATCGTGGTACAGCTGTCTTCAAGCACCACAGATAAGCTAGCAATACCGGGATATAGTCTTTGATGTATTGGTGAGTATTCTCATCAGTAAGCAGAGAGTTATTCTCTACTTGTCCCATCTGTTCGATATCGATCTGTAGATCTTCACCTTTCTGGATGATTGAGATATCCATCATGTCGTACTTGATAGAGACATATTCCCCGTATCCTGCTATCATGATCTCGATATCAGGTAAGGTATATGTCTCAGTACCAGTAAAAGTAAGTTCTTTATCAGGAATCAATACCCCTTCATCATTGGTAGAACCACGATAAATCTTCTTGATGATACCTGTTGGGTTATAGTTATACTCAATACCCTCTTTATCCATAAGGACTCTAAAGATATCTTTGAAGTATTCATAGACCTGTCCCGGTCTAGGATCATTTTCATCATCTGCCAAGTATGACTGTAAGGTGAGTGTGTCATACAGGTCTTTTTGATAACGATTGACCACCACCCAACTTTCATGATAGTGGCTTTCATTAGGAAGTCTTAGTCCACCGATACCGATGAGGTCGATCATCTTGAAGATCTCTACAATAATTGCTTTGATAAGATCTTTCTCATGTTGATCAGTAGAACCTGAAATAAAGGACTCTTGTGTCTCATCAGGAAGACCTTGGTTATTAAGCGGTGTATGTAAGGAGAAACTATATCCAGGGACCGTGATCCCTTGGATATGGTAATAACCTTTATCTCTGACTTTGATATCGGTTAAGTAATAAGGCGTAAAGGATCTGGCAAAGTTACTGAGCTTGGTGTGATACTGTTTGAAGAAAGTATATTCATACCCGGTTTTACGGATAGCACGAGATTCATGGAGATCGATGGTATCGGTGAAGTAGTACTTGAGAGACTCCTCGATCATGGATCTGAACTCCATGATGAGCTCTTCATTGCCAATACTGTTGTAGTAAGTATAGAGATCATTAAAACGAGGTTGGATGTGTTCATCCCAATAGACTTCGGTAGTCTTGATGTCAGTGAATTTCATAAAAGACCCTATGTGAAATATGGAGCGTAGCGGCTATCCGAGACACCCTCTGTGATACTGTATTAAGAGTAATACAGTATCACAGATAGTGAGTAAGCTATCTCTGAGACGACGATGATATCGTTGTCGATGAAAATGATGGAGTGTTGATGTGACCTACACTTATCCTTGTAGGGACACCAGATAAGCGTCTCCTACAGGAATAATAAATATCTCAATGGAAAATAAATGCAGGTCATAGATCCTCACTGGCACCTATAGTGGTACCAGTGAGGTGCTCTACATGGGAGTGTATAGATATCAAGCTTGCCTTAGGATACCGTTGTAACCTTGTTTGACCAAAGCTTCGATGTGTGCGTAAGCTTCTGCGATGAAGATCGGATCTTTGATCGTGTATTTCACGACTTCTTCACTACGTTCAGCTGCTTTAGGATCTGCTCGATAGGGGTTGACTGTCATGACAAAGAGCAAAGTACCATCGTCTTGCATGAGGACTTTATAACCATACTCTTTATTGACTTTCTTATCGACTGCATAGAAGGCAAATGTTCTTCTATCCGGATGAACCTCCAACATATGGCGATTGCTTTTATCTTTAGGAGAGAGGTAGATATGGAGATTCTGATCCTCACCATAGTCGGCAAGATAGTAATCCTTACGATCTACTCTCTTGAGATATGCAGTAGTCGCATCAATAGTCGCCAGAGTCGTTGCACGAAGTTCAGCTTCGTCTTTGAATCTGTCTTTTTGGACGGGAAACCCATCGTCTCCTGTCGAGACATTGCTCTTCGGATCCTCCTTGGGTGCTACGGGTTGTTCAGGGACCTTCGGTTGTTCAGGTTGCTTAGGTTCAGGTTGTTTCGGAGTGACAGGCGGATCTTGAGGCTTCGGAGGCTCTACACGAGGTTGATCCTGGTGATGATCTTTCGGTACTTGGACATCACCATGGGCGAAATAGTTGTTGATGATGTCCAACAACTCATCAGCTTGTTCAAAGGAGAGCTCCTTGATACGATCTGGCAGACCATCGATTAAAACAATGGTATCTTTAATGCTTCTTGACATAATTAAAAACCTTTTTCATGAGGGATGATACGAGTCCTCCAACAGGAAGACTCGTAAGATAAGTCTATATTGGAATAGACTTATTCCCAAAAATAAGTAGGGTACGTGGATATGCTAGATATAAACATATACGACAAAGATCTTAAGAACATGACCTTAGGAGAAGCTTACAGGATGCTTCTTTTAAAGAAACAACAAGTTGACCATAGTAGTCATGTCAAAAAAGAACTCTCAAGAAAGATGATCAAGTTGGTCAGGATGAGCCATGATCTCTATCCTGACAGTCATGATGGACATGATGAACATCATGACAAAGTCACACATTTCTTAACTGAGCTTTATTTTGCTTTAGCAGACATGATCGAGAATAAAGAATACGTGATCATCAGTCCTTCTTCTGAAGATGAAGTAAGTTATAGCCTACATCGCAATAACAAGATGGTCTGTAAGATCACAGACCATCTTTCTATGAAAGATCTTCATGGTTGGCTAGTAGAGATTGAGAATGGTAAATGCAAGATCGCAGTTACTGTGAATGAGGATAACTATCTCTTTAAGGTCTTCTGTGAAGGAGAACATCATTGGAAGATCACCAGTGATGATTTCACACTGCTGGTGGTAAAACCTTTCTGTATAAAGGTTGACCATGTCTTAAGAGCGGTGACTGATCATCTCTTGAGAGATTATTGCTAAAAAGAAAAAACATCATAGTTGACACCTCACTAGGACTTTAAGTAGTCCTAGTGAGGGCGTATGACGTGTGTTATTTAGTCTTCATTCTCCATGAGCTTATCAAGACACTCGATATACTCTCCCAGATCACGATTAACGTCTTTCATCTGTTCAATGATGGTGGACTCCAGACGATACTGACGGAAGTAGTATCGATTACCACCATAGTCAAAATAAGAATCCAGATAGTTTTTATCGATATAGATATTGATATCTTTATCTACATGTCTAAAGAAATAACCATCTTCACCCACACCCAGCCAATAGTCTTGATATTCATAGAGCTTGAAATCCACATACCATCGTGTCAATACTAAGGACTTATATCCGAACTCGATATCATCAGCATGGTCGATCAATGTCGATAGACCTTCATGAAAGACATCGATGACTGACCCTAGTTTGGCTTTGAAATATTGATCTGATATCTTAGGTGCACAGGATAAGAAGTATCTCAGGTTCTCTTCTATGTTATCACGATGCTTACGAGCTTGTTCGACGACTTTGGAAAGATTACCTAAGGTATCCTTAACTGTGGTTTTGTTGATGAGATACTTCGATAGACGAGAGGTATCTTTATTCTCAGTTAGGCTTTTGATATAATCATAGACCTGATCGAGCTGGTCTGTAGTAAGTTTAGGGAGATATTCGAGGATATCTTTTAAATCTGCCATAAATGGACTCCTGTAATGTTAGGGTGAAGCGATTAAAGTCAAAGTCTCTACTCGTAGTAGTGCGGTTTTAAGATAATGTCGTATCCGTTTTAAGACCTCAAAACAGTCTATATCAGCGGTTTGTTCGTGAGATAGGATAAACAGTACTGTGGGAACCAGGTCATCGACATCATGATCACGATACTCTGGACCTTTGCTTACTTCGTGACCTTTGGTTACTTTGAAAGTACGATTGGTGAGATCTACTTCGTAGATACTGTCACCATAGTCCAGACGATAGAAATCCTCTCTCACTTTGAGAACGTTTTTATTGATGCGTGTAGCATAGTCGTCTGGACTTCTAAAGTTGTAGTAGTCATTTGAGGAATCTCTACCACACAAGAGATCACGGACGAAGGATACGCTATCCCAATAAAGACTACAGAGATCTTCATAGACCATGGGATCCATGAAAGGATAGAGCGCTCTCAGGTATTTCTGGATATCATCTTTATCCTCTCCGATCAAGATACGATCTCTGATAAGGTTTATCGGTGTACGGAAGGTCACCAAACCACAGTTGATCTTATCGAAGATCTCATAGAGGGCGTATATCGCCTCTCCGATGAGATCGATACCTAACGACATTAGTGTTGTGATATTGTATTTTTCGATACAGAAGTTATCATTGAAGTACCTCAATGCGTAGACGATGCGATCATTATCTAGGAAACGTTCGATACCCACGAAGCTATTGCGTTTAGCTTCGCATTCGCAAAAGACTATCGTTGTGATATCTTTGTCGATCTTGATCGCAAGTGTTGGATGTGGACCTATACTTGTGTTACCAGCATGATAGGTTCCTTTCATGGAAGGCTTAGTATCTGTGACCTTAAACCCTCTGAAATAACGATGACGTAGAGGATCATCGATCTCTGCTTTAAAAGCAATATGGATCCCACGAAAACAACGGAATAGTTCTTTTTCTGCTGGTGCGACTACGTTCTCTTCGTAGTGTCGATAGACTTCTATGACGTGATGGTCAAACCACTCTTGATAGAGGTCATTGATATAGCTTTGTTGCATGATTTATATTCCAACTGTGATAATAAACATAGACGGCATATATCCCTAGTGATACCTATCTATGGTATCACTAGGTGTACTACTTATGACGTTTAGACGTTTTATAACGCAAGTTTGACCATGTTCACAAGTTCATGAGCAAACGGTTGGTTATTGATCGCAAATACTTCGGTACCTTCTTTGGTATCATTGAAGGACATATAGTCTCTTTCAAGCTTAAACTTAAAGGATATCATTCCTGTAGTCAGATCCACCTTGACATCAGCGTTTTTATAACGAATTAACATCACAGTGATTTCACCAGGTTTGTTAAACTCTATATCAATAAAGCCTTTTTCACCCTGGTCGATGTCATAATGGCGATGATACACATACTTGTCATTATGTTTCGTATCGGTGAGATGGATAGAACCTATACCGTGAAGATTCTCGATAAATAATGAATGAAGATCGGATAAGAACTGTTCAATATAAGGCTTACGATCATCTGCCAATCCTTTACAGATCGTATTGGCTTTGTCATAGCGTGTACGTATCCGATATTCGCGTGCAAGCAGTCGAGTATCTTGTTCTTCTGACATGGTGTGTTTGCTATCGTTATCCCGATTAGAAGTTGTCTCATCTTCGGTGAGAGACAACAGATCTAAAAACACGGAGAATAACTTCCCCGTATCTACCTTATCGACAGGGATATCCAGGTTTTTGATCGAGTGAACTATAGCTTCATTGATTTTTACATGTTTCATGGATCATACCTCTAAGGTTTCTTCATAGTAGGGGACACTGGTCTCTTCTCCGAGTCTAACGTAATCCGCTCTATCTTTGGTCCAAAGATAGAAACGATGTTTGGTGTCCATGACACCGTGTTCACCATCGTAAGTGTAGATGAAGGTGATACGAAAATGACCTTTTTGGAAGATCACACGTGATAGATGGTTTGGATAGAGCTTCATCAAGGGAAACTCAGTAGAAAGGATGTTAAAGAATCCAATCTCTGTGTAGTCTCCACGAGTATCAACAAAA